CATTACAACTCAACAAGCACTCAACGAACAGTGTGGGACTCACTACAACTTCTTCCAAGTTGCTACTGCGGGTGATAATCTTTCCCGTCTTTGCCAAATTAAGAATCAGACAGTGACCGTCAAATGACTTACCAAATCACCCGACAACTTCGTATTCACAACATTGAAGATGATTGGTTCTACCAACTTACTGATGATGGTCAAGGTCTTGTAGAGATTAATCAATACACATCTCACGGAATTGAAGAAACTAAAACAGGGGAACCTTTTCACATTCCCAAAGATTGCCTTGAAACCTTTATCTCTGTCCTTCAAGAACTGAAATGAGATACTACGAAAGTAGAACCTACGAACACCAGTGCGACTTTGATGCTAAAAACAGAGCACAAAAAGCATCACAAGATTACTACAAAAAGTGGATAAATCTTCGTAAAGAAGTTCGTAATCTTGTAAGAGAACAAAACCTCACCATTACTCCTGAATTTTCTAAACTGATTGGACTGAAATGACTAACCACATCATTCCCAAAGTCGCATACATTCCTCTGGAATACCATATGTCTGTTGAAGATTTCTTGGAAGTTTGGAAGGATATGGAAATGGAAGATGAACCAACCCAAGAAGATTATGATACTTTTATTCTTGATAGGGGAAAATCGTATTTTTATGATATGAGAGGTGAGATTGAAAACAACATTCGTTTGATAGAGGACAACTGAAATGAAAATGACTAAAGAGGCACAAGCAGTCGCAGATGCTATTGAAGAAGTGAGATTTGACTGGGGTGATATGGAACAATCTCATCCTCATACTATTGCTGTTGCTACTCTTCGTAAAGTTGTAGAAGAACTCAAGTGGATTGGTATTACTGAAAAGAACATTCTTGAACTTGCGAATGAACTGGAGGAACTGAAATGACTGCCTTCAATTACAAAGGATACGGACGCATCTACACTAATCCAGAAAACATTCAAGATGTAGAACAAATCATTCAAGAACTTGATGAGTTTGAGTGGGGTTATTATACAGGAGGACTTGTAGCATCTTGGGATATGTATCCAAATGTTGAGTATGTTGGTAAGTTTGAACTGAATGAAGAAAAGTTCAAACAAATCTGTAAGGAACGAAACATTCCTGTTTTTGTCTTTAATGCTTATGATAATGATTATCCTCGTGGTTATGTCAAAACCTTGAATGTAGAAGAAATCAAAACACTTTCTTATGGAGAACTGAAATGACTATCAAAGTAACTGAACTTCTCAAACTCTTTACCAAAGCAAATCAACTTGATTTGAGTGTTGAGGTTCGTGAGGACAAAGATGGTGATTATGTAGTTCGTATCTATGAAATGTTCCGTCCAGAAAACTTTGATGAAAAGGCAGTCATCACTCAAAAAGGTGAAAGTAACTGGAACAAGGATGGTTATAGTTTTGATTATATGATGGATGTTCTTGATGGAATGTTGGAAGAAAAACGACAAGAAGAAATCAAAGAACAAAAACGACAAGAACTTCTTGCTCGTTTGACTGATGAAGAAAAAGAACTTCTGGGGGTAAAATGACTAACGAAGAAAAACTCAAACTTATCCTCAAGGTTCTCAAAGAATACGCAGAGGTAAAACACTGCTATGAAGGTCTATTTGGAGATGATTATACTCCAAGTGCTGGTAGTTATGATGATGCCTTTGAGGATGGTTGTGCTTATGGTGAGATTACCTTTGCCCGCACTATGCTAGAATGTATTGGTGAAAAGTTTGAATACCCTTGTATGAAAGAAAATGACTGAACCTGAACTGGGACAAATTTTATTTGGAAATCCCACAGAGGAATATAGTGTTCCTCGTGAGAAATGGATGGGTGGTCCATTCCAAATCTTGATTGATGCGATTACAGAAAAGACAGGAGAAAAAGATTATGGATACACTCCACATTTCTCCAACGATTTCTTTATCATCCGTCCTTATTATTGGGGTGATGAAGAAGATGAAATGGATAAACCTAACTTTGAAATCCCAAGTGAAAACTTCCGTTTGACTTGGTATAAGTATCCTTTTAGGAGTTCTTATGCGAGTGAGAAACTTACTCCAAAGAGGTGGAACGACCTGATTCAAAAATGTATTAAGAGTTTGGAAGAATGACTAACAAACTAAAATTTACACAAGTATCACGAGTAATCTGCCCCAAGACTGGTGTTCATCATCTTGATGCGATTGATGAGAATGGAATACACTGGGTTGCTCAACAAGAAATTGGTGTGGAACGGTGGATTACATACAAAGAAGTTTGGAAAAAAGACCCTCAACAACCATTAGACTTATGACTAAACAATACCCAATAGAAGACTGGGAGTTTGTTGAGGAGATTGAAACATCCTTCAACGACTGGTTTTATGGAAATCATACTGAATGGACTTGGACTGTTGAATGGTTTGCGGGAGACTGTTCTGTTGAAGACCCAAAGACCCGTGAAGACCTGATGAGAAAATGGATTTACGCATCGTTCTATGAGGGTTTTATGCGAGGGAAATATGGTAAAATAGAAGAAGAGGTAGAAAATGATAATAAATAAAAGTGTCTATAGGAACCGCAATTCTCTACAGGCAGATTAGGTGCTCTTATGGGCACCTTTTCTATTATAAATAATAATGCGGTTTCTGTAGAATAATGATGACTTCACAAAGTCCAAGAATTTACATATACAAAATTACCTTTGAGGAAGTTTTGTATTACTATTACGGTGTTCATAAAGAAAAAACATATAATGAGTATTATATGGGTTCTCCTATAACAAACAAATGGTGTTGGGAACTTTATACTCCAAAGAAACAAATATTGGAATTATTTGAGTTTAGTGATGAAGGTTGGATAAAAGCACAAGAAGTTGAAAAAAGATTAATACGACCTTTTTTTAATACTGATAAATGGTGTTTGAATGAGGGTTGTGGAGGACAAGTTTCTCTTTCTATTAGAAGAAAAACTGGTAAAAATATCGCAGAAAGAAATAAAGAAAAAAATATTGGTATATTTGTTATGACGCAAGAAGAACTATCTAAAGCAGGTAGAAAAGGTGGTAAAATGGGAGCAAGAACACAAATGCAAAATAAAACTGGAGTGTTTGGTAGAACCAAAGAACAAATGACGGAAGATGGTAAAAAGGGAGCACAAAAAGTAAAAGAACTTGGTATAGGAATATTCTCACTAACAAGTGAAGAATTATCTGCCTCTGCTAAAAAAGCATATGCGAATGGACTTGCTAAATTACCAAAAGAAGTAAGAAGTGAATATGGTAGAATGGGAGCAAGAACACAGATGAAAAATGGAACTGGTATTTTTTCTTTAACACCAGAACAAAAAAGTGAATTAGCAAAAAGAAATAACGCACAAAGATGGATGTGCCTTGAAACTGGTTATGTTTCTAACTCTGGTGGTTTATCAAAATACCAGAAAGCAAAAGGTATTGATACTTCTAAAAGAAAACGAATAGCATAAGGACACTTTACGAACTGGAACACGGGCACTTGAAAACGGATGCCCTTTGTCGTATAATATTTTCATACACACAGACACCTGATGACTGACGAACAAATCCTTAACCTTGCTGAAAAGCATCTTGAAGTATTGGTTGATGATTATGAGGGAATAGAGTATTTTTCTTCAACCAAAAAACAAATGGTTGAGTTTGCCCTAAAAATCCACGAAATGGGTTATAATATGGGAAGAATGGAAGGACTTGAAGTAGGACTGACAAACAATGATTGAAATTGACCCCTCTCTTATTCTCAAATATGATAATCATATTTACTATCACGGAGAAAAGTATCAAAAAGTAGAAGAACCCAAAAGTTTTTATGATAAACTCTGGGAAGAACTTGGGAAGAAAGTTGGATATGGTATTGATTGTGATGAACTCACTGATAGAGTTATGGATTTGATTAGGAATAATATTCCAGAACCTATGGAAAATAAGTATCACTCTGATGTTCTTCAAGGATATAATACGGCACTTAAAGATATAGATTTTAACTTCTATGGATGATATAATCTTCAAAACCAAAGGCAAAGAAACATTCCGTATTCCTTTTCCAACTCCTGGAACCAAATGTCCCGAAACTAAACTTGAAGTGAAAGAAATGACTGAATATCAACCAACTCCACAAACACCAGAACAAGTAGATGAAGGTCTGCGTAATGCTTTTAGACAAGCAATGAAAGATGGTGTGATGGATGCTACTCCTTACCTGAAACAAATGAATTCCAATAAAGAAATTGAACTTCTAAAACAAGAAATCAAAATGCTCAAATCCAAACTTTCCCTTCTGGAAGAACTGGAAAAAACAAAATCACCAGTAGAAGAAGCATACAAAGAGTGGTGGGGGCAATATCCTGAATTGGAAACTGATTCCAAGTATGATGATATGAGGTGGCAGGGTTTCCAAGCAGGTTTTCAGGCAGCATATGAAGAGAAGGTAAGAGAAGATGATTATTATAATGAGGTTATTACACAAAAAAATACTGAACCACAGTGTCCTGATGAACCAGAGTATTATGATGAAGTAGAATGGGATGAAAAAGATAATCCAAAACCTATGGATGAAGTTGTGAATAGATTGGTGAGAAAATACGAAGCACAAAAACTTTTTAATAGATTGGTAGATGAACTTGGTTATGATTTTGATGCTTGTAATGATGTTGTAGATTTGGTAGAAGATTGGTTGCCGAAAGAACAATCAGCAGCAGGAAGTCAGAATGTAGATACTGAATTACTTGTGGATGGATTTAATCACTGTTTGCAGAAAATGAAGGAGATGCTACGATGACTAAACGAAACATAAAACAACAACTCCAGTATTCCTACTATGAGGATATGGAGGATGGTAGAACAATTGAAACGATTGATTATGATGCCTTGATTGAAATTATTGATGATTTGTATGATAAAATTGAAACACTTCAAAGAGATAATGAATTTCTAAAATCTTATGCTTGGGAACGATGACTGACGAACAAATTGATACAATGCTCCAAATGCATAGGTATCTTATTCATTGTGAGATGAGTTATTTGGTTGATAAAACATTGAACCAAGATGACCGTGCTGCCGAACTTCAAGAAAAAGTAAATAACGAAGAATGGACTAAATTTGCTCTATGGTTGAAGAAGATTAGAGATGAATAATGAAATGCCGTGGGTTAATCTCACACAAGAAGAAGTAGAAGAACTCCGCAGAAAAAAACACGAATTAACGGAATATGGAAAACAGAGGTTGAGAGAACTTATCTACAAACAGGATATGAAAAAAATGGAAGATGCTGCAAAAGACCTTGTTCTTGAAAATCTTACGCACGAAGAAATGCTTTCTCTTGCTGAACAAAGAGAAGCAGAAAACAAAGCACTTGAAGCATTAGACAAACTTTATGATGAAAATGGTGAAGGTATGAAACAACTTGCTGAAGATGAAAGAATCAAAGTGATTCAAACCGCTTGTGGTGCGATTGATAAGTATTCTGATGCTCTCAAAGCACTTGCTGAAACAGAAAAGGTAGAGTTGCGAGTAGAGTTGGAAGCAAAGAAAAAAGAAAACTTTCAAGAACTTGCTGATGCTTGTATGAAAGATTATGAACAAAAGTATGGTCGTGATGTATTTCCAGTGGATGAGCATTGGGTGTATATGGTTTCCGAATATTTCGGCACAGGGGAGGGTCAAACTGTGTGTGTTATGATGACACAGGCAAATCCTGGTCATCCTGAAGATTTTGAAAACTCTACCAATAAGTATGTTGCTTGTACTACACAGCAATATCGTGCTGTGAGAGCATTCCATGAGCAGTTTGGCACTTGGTATCTTCATGGTCTCAGATTTCTCACTAAAGAAGATTTCTTTAGTGAATATTCATACTACATTCCTCCAGCAATGATGAAACTTCTCAATAGGAGTTGCTTCAAAGACTTCTACACCCGTGTTCATTACAATTTCTCATAATGACTTACGACCTAAACCAAGAAGCAAAACCATTCTCTTACACTCGTGAAGAGTTGTTTGAGTGTATCACAAAGATTATTACTTATCCTCTTGTGATTACTACCGATTCCGAAAGAGCAAAGGCAGCAGCAATCTTTATGGTTTTCAGTGACTATCTTGGAAACTATACCGAGAGTGATAATAATGGTGGGCATTATGTTTATGAATCTGATGCCACTGACTTTGAGGGTTATGTGATGGAAAGGTTTGGGTATCTAAACTATGGTGATGCAAGTGCAACGGAGTTGATGCGATGAGTAGATTTCAAGAAAATCCTGATGAGATTGTGCTTCAAGACATTCAAATGTTTCATCTTGAAAGTATGAATGAACGCACCCTTTGGATTGGTGTTTATACTGAAGATGACAAAATCTATCACTTAAACATTTCTGCTGATGGAGATAAACTACGTTATTATTGGAGCAATGAAACAGTTTAGAACTTGGTTAGAAGATGCTTGGTGGTCTTGGGGAAATTGTATTAACTTTAGGTTTGTCAATTACAATGACAACATAGACAGGTTAGCATTTTTTGAAGAATTGAATGTTGGTTGGTATCAAGAATACATCTATCCTTATGATGATTGGTATAATCCAACTATCAGTAAAGAAAGAAAGTTGCGACTGGATGAGGGTATCCCCACAATCTATGTGACTGAAGAGCAATATGATGCTCTGATGGATGCAATCAATAATCCACCTAAACTTTCGCAAGGACTGATTGATTTAATGAATCGTAAAACACCTTGGGAGACAGAAAATGATTGAAGTAAAAGAAGAAACTGATGGAACATTTACAATCAGTTGGGATGAAAATGACCCAGTAGAGAGTATCCTTAATACTTGGTCTGAAGAAGATTTCAAAAAAGCAATTGAAACAAATTTAATTAAACTTATGGAAGAGGAAAATAAAATATGATATCGATACTCTAACGGGACTATGGAACGTATAGTCATGTGACACTTTTTGTACTGACCCCAACATTCCCCGTTGGGGTTCAATCCAGGGTATATTACTTGAGTCGGTGGGGGAGGGAACCTCACCAAAACCTGTCCTTCATTTTCAATTTTAATCATGTCTTTCTTCGATCAAATCCGCACTGCTGATCAATCTGCTCCTGTGACTCTGCTTCTGAATGAAGAAAGCATCACTCTCAATGCAGATCAATTCCGTGGTAAAACTGTTTCCCAACTGTTCGGAGAGTATGGTCACACTCTTGGGAATGTCTCTCGCATCAACCGTTTTGTTCTCAACGGTGAGGTTGTTCCTGGTGATACCGTAGTGCGTCCTGGTGAAACTGTGCGGGGTGCAGTTTCTTCCGAAAGCAAAGGTTGATCACAATAACTCTGATTTGAAACCACATCAGTTTTTCTGATGTGGTAATTTTTTATTATTCTACACACTAAATCAATGACTGCTGTTACTGAAGAAATTCAAGATCAAACTGTCCAACAACAAGAAACTCCTAGTGTTCTTCGCACTCGTAGAGATGGTGTGTGGGAAATTTATGATGGTCCTTGGGGTTCTTATCTACGGGTAACTGATGATCCCGAAGCAAATGTAGAAATTACCGAAGATCATCTTAAAAAGTTTGAACTGAAAAAAGATATTCACCGCATCCCTGCAGAACTTTGGGCACGTTGGGTTAAACTTTGTTTCTATTTTGTAGACAAAGTTCCCAACTCTGTGGAAGTTTCTATTCGTATTCTTCGCAGTCAGGAAGATCCTAGTCAATATCGTTTTCTCGTTCCTCGTCAGAAAGTCTCTGGTGCTTCTGTGCGAGTGGAAAACTTTGATGAGGCAGTTGATATTGAGACTGGTGAAGAGATCGAACAGTATCCCCCTTCTGGTTGGATTCCTGTAGGATCTTCTCACTCTCACAATACCATGCAAGCATTCTTCTCAGGTATTGATGACAAATATGAACTTGATGATCCTGGTATTCACCTAGTCATCGGTTCAGTTGACACCAAAAACATGAAGTATACTATTGCATCTTCTGTTGTTGGAAGTCGTCGTCGGTTTGAGTTGCCTTATGATAATCTCGTAGATGCAACTCCCGTGGAAGGTGTAAATTTCCATCCTAAAGTGATTGATTATGTTGATTGGTCAACACCTACTGTAGTTACTCCTAAGAAGTCTGGTGGTTCTTTCCTTAAAGTTCCTACCCAATGGACTAAAAAGGTATCGGATACTCCCAAAAATAACTTCAACAGTATGGAGTATTGGGGTTGGAATGATTCCGATGATTATAATGATCCTTTTTATTGGAATACTTCTTATTCTAATAAAGATGATGATATGGGTTTAGATTCAGTTAAGATCTGGCACATTACAGATACACTTAATGATTTTATGAATCAGAATAAAACTGAAGTCCACAAACTCAATAATCTTAGGGAAGAACTCTATGACTTTTTGAGTGACTTGGAAGTTCTGTTGGATTCTCAAATCGAACAGAACTTCGAAGAACTTATTGAAAGTAACGTATATTGATATACCCCTGGACAGTTTCCGAACTGTCCAGGATTCCCCCATTTAAAGAGAAATGTCTGCTACACTACTGGAACAACCAAGAACGGAAATGTCTGTAATTTTTCCAACTAAACCTGCAACTGTGAAACTGCATCCTCTTCCTAAAAATGCAGAGGCAATTACATATCGAGTAGAAGATAATATTATTCTTTCTGCATGGATGCCTGATGGTTATCATACTGTGCAAGAGCAATATGAAATGACTGATGATGATTTTTACCATGAGAACTGTGAGGGATGTGAACGTAATTGTTATTCATTTCTAAATCAGTATACTGATGAAGAAACTGATGAAGTAGATTGGGATCAAGTTCCTGGTGGTTATTATGGACATTGCAATGTTTATGATGAAGGTTATTGTGGTCAAGATTGTCCTGAAGGTCATGTAAAAAAAGATTCCAATCTGGAATTTGATATTTCTAACATGGTGTTTGAAATTTCACTCACTCATCTTGGAGATTCTGCACGTTTTACTCCAGTTGCTGATAGTGCATATCTTGCCGCAGGTGTTTTTACTAATGATAATGTAAAAAGTACAGAAACTAGGATGCCCGCAAATGTTTTCGGTTCCGAAGACAACCCTGAAGGTATTTGCTGGGGATATAATAGCAAACCACATACTCTCAGGGAAATTGTAACTGAATATTACAACACTCCATTTAACAATGATCTCACACCCATCGAGTGCTTTGAGGAAAATTGTAGGAGTATTCGATCTATGAAAAATCGTCATGACTTCTGCAGTACAGATGATAATTATCTTTGCCAAGGTGCAGATCAACTAATCATGGTAGATGCAGAGAAAAATAAGACTGCATTTTTCCATCTCCTGACTGCAGGATACAAGTCACTATCAAAAGCACCCCATATTATGATACTCCCTGTCAAAGAGAGTACTATTCATAAAAATGGAAATGTATTTGAAGGATATTTGACAGATGAAGATTCTGTGGGAAAGCAGTGGTTTATTACAACTGATGGTCTTTTGATTGGTCAGGTGTGACACTTTTTCAGGTGTCCACTACCCCTTCAAAAGTCCATCCTCACCTGCTATAATAACTTCATAATCAAAAAACAAATGAATTTCACTCCCGACAAAACTTTCGTTATTGGTTCTGGTGGAAGTGGTGGTCATCTTATTCCAGCACTTGCTCGTCTCCTTGCATATCACAAAAATACGCAAGATTCTACTCTAACCGTCATTGATGGGGATGAGTATGAAGAAAAGAATATGACTAGGCAAATTGTTGCACCTTCTCAGGTGGGATTGAACAAAGCACAAGCAATGAAAGACTTCTGTAATTATCAGGGTCTTGAGAACGTAGATTATAAAGCAGATTTCATTTCTGCTTCTACGTTTATTCCAATGCTTCGACGTTCAGAAGCACCTATGGTCATTGCATGTGTAGATAATGATGCAACTCGTCTTGCACTTATCAATGCAATCAATTCAATGCCTGAAGATAAAGACTTTTTCTTCATCACTCCTGGTAACTCTGATGGAGTTGAAGATGTAAAAGGTCAAACTCTTTGGTATGGTAGAATCGGTGGAGTTAAAGTTGGTTGTAATCCTGCTCTAGTGTATCCCAACATTGATAATCCTCAAGATAGTATTCCACATCAAGGATCTTGTGCTCTTCATGCACCTTCTCGTCCTCAACTGATTGCTGCTAATTTTATGGCAGCATCTATTACTCTGATGGTGATTCAAAATCTTTTGGATGGTCAAATTGATCCATCTCAAAGTTCTATGTTCTTTAATCTTCGTAACCTGAAGACATCTGCTGCATGAGGACACAAAAGGAACTGGCACAGTGAACCTCCAGTTCCTCCACAGATGCCCTATAATACACAAGTAATCAACCAATCCAATGTCCACCGAAACTATTGCTGTCAACGACAATCTAGTTAAAATTGATAATGTTTTGACTGCTTTGAACTACCTCCTAGAGGAAGTTCAGACTCGAAAAGAACAAATTGTCAATTCTATTGACGTTGGTGAAAAAGTTCGCAATGAAATCAACACCCGTCGATTCAAAGATGAATTGTTTTATTACATTCGCAATGAATATGGTGAGGGTCTTTGTCGTGAAGTTGCATTTATGGTAATGGAACGAATTGATGATGATATTGAAGCATTTATCAATTCTCGGGTAAACAAAGCACTTGCTGCTGCAGGTGTCAATCTAAACAACAATAACGTCTGATGGAAATTTCAACTTACAGTTTTTCAGGTGATATTATCACCGTCATTGGTTTTATTGGAGTTCTATCTACACTGTTAATTGTCTATACGGCATTTACTAGATATTTTAAAAATGCTCTTCGCAAATAATACTTCTAAATAAATCAACCATTATTATTCACATGGAAAACGTCAAAACTATTAAAGATTACGAAAAAGAACTGAAAACAGAGAAGAAGAGATACGATAAACTTCTAAAGGCACTTAAGAAGTGTACCAGTTCTTATCAGTATGAAAATCTTTATGATGAAATTGAAGTTCTCGCAGAAGATATCAATCAACTTCAAATGATCATCACCGAACTTAGACAGAAGAAAAAGAAAGAGCAGGAAGAACTACTTGAAATTTGAAATGACTAATATCTATTCTGAAATTCTAAAAATGGATAGTTTTGAATTGAATAATAACCCGATGAATGAACAATTCTATAACATTCCATTGACTCCAGATCAACTTAAAACAGTGATGGATCTATTGACAGATGTTGGAGAGAATGCTATTCTCAATGACATCAGAGTTTTTCTAAACGAGGAGTATGGATTTGATTACGTTCCATTTTATGAATTTGAGGACTAAATAATGCCATTGTGCCACTTCTTCAGGTGGCACAATATGCTTGACAAACCACTCAAAACCTGTTATATTAGGTACATAGTCAAGGAGGTTCTTCAAATGATCAACACCTATCTTCTTCACGACGATTACGAAAGTTTTGCTTCCAAGTATCTTGGAATTGATTACGAAGATTATGTGAATCTTCAACTGAGTCTTCCTGATGAAGATGAAATTGAGGAAGTTGAGTACGAAGTTCCAGTTTTTTGATAACTAACTTTCTAGGAAACTAGATTTTTTAAATACTACACTTCATAGTGTAGTATTATTATGGGCAAGTAGCATAATGGATAATGCATCAACCTTCTAAGTTGCCGATTGTAGGTTCGAGTCCTACCTTGCCTGTTAGATTCTAATTAGAATCTAAATTATGCGAGTGAGACTTGGTAGTCAGAGAGGTCTTATAAACCTTTTCCGCCAGATTAGCGGCTTTGAGATGGTTCGAATCCATCCACTCGTATTACTCTAAACTACACTTAGAGTATAAATAAATGTGTAGAGTGATCTAACTCCTATGATAGGAAAATGTAAAAACTGCGAAAAAAACTTTAAGTATTCTCCATCACAAGGAAAAGGAATTTATTGTTCAAATAAATGCCAACAAAAAGATTACTACAAACAAAATATTACCGATTGGTTATCCAAAAAAATAACTGGAAAGGTTAGAGATGGAAGACCAAGTGATTTTGTTAGAAGGTATATGCTTGAAGAAGCAGGATACAAATGTTCTGAATGTGGTTGGGGAAAAGCAAATCCAACAAATGGTATTATCTATCTTGAAATAGACCACATAGATGGTTCAAGAAAAAATGGGTATAGGGAAAATCTTAGAGTATTATGTCCCAATTGCCATACCTTAACTAATACCTACAAAACACTAAACAAAAATATAGGGTATCACAAATCAAGAAAACAACAATTAAATGATTAACTTGCTGGTTTAGCTATCTGGTGAAAGCACCCGACTCATAATCGGTATCAGGTGGGTTCGATCCCCTCAACCAGCACTTAATTTTTACTTACAATGGACTTAATTCTTGCCCCACTTATTTGGTTATACAAACCAAGAGTTTCCCAATATAAGAATTCATGTTCTTATGAAGTAAATGTGGTTCAAGGATCACCAGAGTTTATTGATAATTCTAGTTCATTATTTAAACAATGTCTAAAGTATAGGATACAAGACTCTTTAAATGATAGCACAAGACCATGAAACTGAAAGTCTTAAGTGATTTGCACCTGGAACATTTTACTGCCTGTCAGGTTTATCCTGTAGGTGAAGGTGATGTTCTAGTTCTTGCTGGTGACATTCTTAATGCCAAGCACTTCAAGACTGATGGTTATGTCCACGCAGTCTATGATAGATTCCTGAATGATTGCAGCAAGAACTACGATAAAGTTCTTTATGTATTTGGAAATCACGAATACTATGGATATAATTATGAAGGTGCAAAGAGGAAGATAAAAGAGAATCTTCCTCATAATTTTCATATTCTTGACAATGACACAGTTAAAATTGGAGACTGGAACTTTATAGGTTTCACTCTCTGGACAGACTTTAGAGATGAAAATGCTCTAGAAATGATGGAAGCAGCACAAGTGATGAATGACTATAAAGTTATTCGTATCACTCCAAAGTATCGGAAACTGAATCCAACAGATACTCTCAACTTCCATAAGGATAGTAAGAAGTATCTGCTAAATCAACTACAAACACTGAATGAAAACGTATTTGTCATCAGTCATCACGCACCGAGTTATCAATCTATTCCGCAGGAATACAAAAAGAATGCAAATGGTGCTTATTGTAGTAATCTTGATACTCTTATTCTAAATCATCCACAAATTAAATACTGGGTTCACGGACATACGCACACTGCTTTTGATTATATGATTGAGCAGTGTAGAGTTATCTGCAATCCTGGTGGTTATCCTGGTCAAAACACTGGGCATGATTGTAATATGTTTATTGATCTTTAATTAAAATTATGGCAACTTGGAGAGCAGATCTTTTCGTCAACTCAAGAGTGGGTAGAATCACCACTGAAGTTGAAGCAGCAACATTTTCTGGAGCAAAAGAACAAATTTATGCAAAGCATGGAAATGTTCAACAAATCACAAATTTAAGAGAAGTTAGAAATTCAAACGGGAGTCAAACTTCAAGTGGTGATTACAGTGGATTGTTACCAGCAATAGCAATTCTATTTGTATTAGGATTGATAGTAACTTACTGGTACATTGCAGTTCCAGTCTTAGTGTTGATCGCAATTCTCTATTTTTATGGGAAATCAAATGACTAAAATTAAAACTCTACTTATTTTTTGCATTTTTAGTGCATGTCCAGCAGTAGCACAAGAATATGCTTATATCAATGTGAATCGAGTATGTGCTGCCATCGTTAACATTCCATATGCATCTGATAATTTTACAGATGAAGAATGGAATCAATTTCAAGATTGTGTTAAATTCATTGACAAATTTGACCGTGTAGAGTGACATTGGTGGACACTTCTTCAAGTGTCCATTACACCCAGGATTTGCCCTGGACACCTGCTATAATACTTACATACAAACAAAGGAGGTTTCACATGTCCCCGAAGTTCAAGTTCCCTCGCATCGAAGCAGGTCTTTATCAAGTTGTTAAAGATAAAGAACCTGTTGGACTGATTCAAAAGCAAGTCGATGGGAAGGAAGTTACTTGGTGGATCTATAACACTACCAATGTGGATGAAATTGGTGCTGTTACTTGTGTGGGCAATCCTGATGACCTACTGAGAGAAGCAAAGGAAGTTGCACAAAAATACTTTACTGAAAATTCTGAATCTAAATCTACTGTGGTTGAGCAGGAAGTAGTAGTGAAACCTGAGAAGAAAGTTGAACTTGAGGAAGACTTTTTTGATAGTATGAGTGCATTTGAAGATTTTGAAGATGGTTTTGTTAATGAGGAAGTTGACCTCTCTGATATTGACCTCTCTTACTCTGAAGAAGAGGAACTTGCACTTGTTTAATTTTAATATCTCGGATGATGGGAGCACTTTCCATGAGGATGCTCCCTCTTTTTTTATTGACGATGCAGAAGAATCTGCTTATGAATTTTGCTATGAAGTAGAAATGAAAGCAGCAATGCTTGGTGTAACTGTAGACTACTACCTCATGGAATTTGTATGACTGATTGGAAAGTTAAAGTAGAAACTCAAGATCATCAAATTAGAACTGTTACTGTCCAAGACTTTACATACCCTTCAGATGCAAGTCGTGCAGCACTCGCACAAAGTGCAGGAACTAGAGTAATAAGTGTTACTCCATCTTATCATGATGAAGATGATCCTCGATATAATTATTATTTCGATCATGATTATCATAAATCGGATGTATCAGATTATTCTACAGAAACAAGAACTTACTATGAGGAAACAAAGTTAGATTGGTTTTCTTATTACTTAATTGCAACTTCAATTCCTACTCTAGTTCTATACTTCATCAATCCAGTATTTGCTATCATCTTTAATGCTTTATTCTTGTGGTGGTGGTACAAAAAGTGAACTGTCCATATAAACCCACAAAACAAGATCCCACATGCTATAATAACCCTAAGATAACTTGATTATGAAGCACCTTCGACCTTACCAAACAAAAGCAATTGACATTCTAAAGAAGCATAACAAAGGTAAGGTGATCTTTCCCACTGGTGCAGGGAAAACTATTGTCATGCTGGAAGATGCAAAGCAGAGGATTCTATCTTCCAGCAAACCACTTAATTTTGTAATTGTTGCACCTAAGATTCTTCTTGCTGCACAACTTGCTTCTCAATTTCAATCATATCTGAAAGATCAGGATATTTATATTTCTCATGTCCACTCGGGTGAGAATGGAACAACAGACGTAAATCATATTAAAGTAGGTTGCCAAGTCATCAAAAGCATTGGTAAGCATCATTTCATGTTTACCACTTATCAATCACTTCCTCGTATCAATGATGCAGGAATTGAGATTGACTTCTGCTATTTTGATGAAGCACATCATTCTACAAAGAAAAATAACTTTGTAGGTGTTGCTCAGACATCACATGTCTCTAAAAATACTTTCTTCTTTACTGCTACACCAAAGCACAATGATACTGAGAGTTCAATGTGCAACTCTCATGTTTATGGTGGCAATTTGATTTCAATTCCTGCAACTGACCTGGTTTCGGATGGTTACATCATTCCACCACAGATCAGAACTTATACTGCAGAAACTGCAAGGACAAAGGATAATGCACCATTTGTAGATGCAGAAAATATAATCAATTTTCTGAACAGTATTGATGAGGAAATTCAAAATCCTAAAGTTCTAGTTGCATCTCCATCTACACAAGTCATTGTAAACATGTTCAGTGAGACTGACTTGCTGATGGAACTTTCTGCACGTAACTTTACAGTTTGTCACATCACCAGTAAGTATGGGGCAATCATCAACAATCATAAAGTAACTCGTGAAGAGTTTTTTGAACGTCTCAATGCTATGGGTGCAGATGACAATGCAAGGTTCATTATCTTTCACCATTCGATCATCAGTGAAGGAATTGATATTGCAGGCATGAATTGTGCATTGCTTCTTCGCAATCTTCCTTACATTGATATGGTTCAAACTATTGGAAGGATCATCCGAATGCACAAGCAAGATTATCAAGACATTCAAAACGGATTGATAGTTCCTGGTGACTTCTCAAAGTATCGGAAACCATGTGGCATTGTTTCAGTTCCAGTCAAGAACAACTATGGTGATGCTATTGCTCGTAGGTTGCAATCTGTTGTTGATGCCATCTTTGTAAGGGGTGAAACTCCAGTTGCATAGATATTGCAACTTATAAATTTAATATGCCATTTACTAAGAAATTCCCAAAGTCTGGTGAAACTAAACACATTCGAGTTCCTGCGGTTTATGCTGACCTAGTGCAAGAGTTAATGGAAGTATTTGATAAGAAATTTGATCCAGAAAGAGGTCAACATTTTCTTAGAAAATACATCTCAAGTCTTCGATAATCTTTTCTTTAAGGACACTTCTAAAACCGTCTGTAATACCTCCAGGGGAGGCAGAAAAGTGCTATAGTAGGTTCATGAATGGAAAGACCTATGAACACTCCGAACTGGGTCAAGAACTCAGGAAAACAGAAGAAAACAAAAGGTATTTCTAAAAACAAATTAAAATCCAGAAAACAAGCACTTCAAGCAATTAAGAGGAAATTTGCATTATGAATTGTGTTCTTCAAGTAGGAAAAAATAATACCTCATATTCTAGAGGATATTATTATGTTGGAGGAGAAGATCCAACTCCATATATACATAGAGCAACAGTCTATGATTCAGAAAAAGATTTTGTTAAAGATCTTTTACAAAGTCATGATGATATTTGGAATGTTATTTTCATTTCAGATATTGAAGACTGTAGTTCACAAACTCCATATTTTGATTGTTACGAAAAATCAAGGAGGTTAAATTATGTCTAGAACACATCGAATTATTCCTGAATGGAGACATCCTTTTAAAAAACCAAAAACAACTGGGGAAATTAGAAAAAACGTAGGGTTACTTGCTGATGTAAAGACGGATGATCTTGAATATAGTATTTCTCACCTCAATCGTCTTCATCGTAGTATTCCTATTCATTGGGATGATAAGTACGTTTCTTCTCTCTTTGAAGACAAACACAATTACAAATACAAATCAAAAACACAATAAATAACCATCAAAAGTATTCTAAAGTCAAATGGAACTTAAACTCACTGACAAAGAAAAGAATATTATTCTACAGGCCTTGTATTATTATGAAGATAATAAATGGTTTGGTAACAAAGATGACGTGAATGCATTGATTAAAAAGTTCGAAAAGAGTGAAAAACTAAATACAGAAAATTGGATACTCTGCGACTACTAACATGGTTTATTCGCATACTCCTGGAACTTCATTAGCATTTCTACAATTAGAAAATGCTATTAAGGGAAAAACAAAAGATAATCTTAACGAATTAGTTGGTGAGTTAAAAGTTCTATATGACAAAGCAGTAGAAGTAGATTCTATGTGTAATGATATTAAATCTGGTTCTTATATTCTTTAATATAGTAATTCTCCAAACTCCACAGAGTTGATTATATTCATATTTTGATTATTGTCAATATGGGTTTCCCTACCTGATAATATCTTTTAAAAAACTGATTTTGATGTTAATGTAAAGCACAACAGATGGACTACTTACAAATTGAACCGAATCAAACTATTCTAGTATTGAATAGTTCTTATGAACCCCTTAATTTTACAAATTGGAGACGTGCAGTAGTCCTTCTGTTGAAGAATAAAGCACAAGTATTATCTAATCGTGTTATCAGACTTTTAACTTATGTGAGGATACCTCTATCTAAGATAAGAGCAAATCGACCAACTCGTTCACTTGTCTATAAACGTGATGATAATACTTGTCAGTATTGTGGATCTAGAGAAAGACTAACTATAGATCATATTATTCCAAAATCTCGTGGTGGAGAAGATACATGGGAAAATTTGGCAACTGCATGTTATTCATGTAACATCAAGAAAGGAAACAAAACACCAGAAGAAATTGGAATGTTTTTGCTTAAGAAACCAAAAGCACCATTGAGTAAGATGAACCTATCCCTCAATAAATCAAATATCAAAGAGTGGAAAGAGTACATTTATGTCTAGTGCCACTTTTTGAACTGTCTATATATCCTTCGGTTGGTCCCGATCCCGTGCTATGATTACGGAGTAATCGAAAGGAAAGCATGACTCTCAAGTTCGAGAAAATCGAAGCAGGTCAATATCGCATTGCTCAAGGTAGTGGAATGATTGGTTTTGTTCGCAAACAGTCTGCTAGCAAGTGGGTTATGTATAAATGCACCAATCTTTCTATGCTTGGCAATCCTGTTGCTGTAACAAAGACTCTCAAGGATATGAAAGTTCAAGCAGAAGATATTTTCAGCAACTATGAAGTTCCTGAAATTACTGAAGAAAGTCCTGAACTTGATGCTCTTCTGAATGAAGTTCAATCTGCTCCTGATAAGTTTGAACTTATGAAGGAAATGCTTGAGAAGGGAAATTTGATTGAGTTTAATGAGTACAACCTCGAAGGTGAGCAAGTTCCTTTTAGTGAATTTCTTACTGAAGATCAAGCAGTTGCAATTTAATTAAAATGATTACGGTTGAATTGACTCAAGAAGAGTATGATTCTGCATACAAAGCAATTCGATCTTGTGCAGATTGTGGTTCACCTTCAATTTGGGAACCACATTATCCTTTTTTAAATCGTGTTCTTTTGAAAATGATGAAAGCAGAAGACCCAGAGTATTACAAAAACATTGGTCCTTGGTGATGAATGAAAGACATATTGGATATGAAATAGATTGTGATTATCAGTGGGTGAACATGCTCACAACAATGAAAGAAAAGAATCCACAGAGATTCTATGAGTTTTATGATGATAACACCATTTACCATTATATGGATAAACTTCAGTATCGTCATTTGACTACTGACTGACACTTGTGGAAGTGGCACAGTACATTACCCACTGAGTCCAAATTTACCCTATAATGAGGACATCGAGAAAAGGCAATGACCAACTCAAATCTCTCTAAAATCAAACCCAAACTTCGCACTCAAGGTGTTGTATCAGGGAACTTCGGACGTGCTAAAGTTAAAGCAGGTTCTCCAATGCGTGATCTTGGTGTCACAAATGCCAAGGTAGTTAAAGTCAACACTCAAGAGGAGTATTTGCATCGTCTATATCGTGCTTATGCAGCAGCAGATGATGTAAAATTGAAGAAGTTTATTTTTGATGAGATCAAAAAGATTCTGATTCAAAGGGGAGAATGGTAATGACTGGAATACAAATTGAATGTGAGATTCAAAAAGCAGTCAAGCAGCACTTGCTTGACTGTATGACAAGACCAGAGTATTATAATTATCCTCATGTAGATCTAATTGCAGATTATACTGCAAAGATTGAAAAGATTGATAAATTTCTAGAAATTTTTGATAAGTAACTTGTTTTGATTCCCTCTCTTGAAAAAATGAAACCAAAAATCTACAACATTCTTTCAGAAGCAATAGAAGAGGGAATTACTTTAGGTTATCGAAGAGCACATAAACATGTAGATAACCCATCTGAACAACATATCCTAGATTCAATTCATGATTCGATTATGAATCAAGTTTGTGAATACTTTGATTTTGAGTGACATGACTACATTTGTTGCAGGATTGGAAGTATATTATAATGGGATGTATGGTGTAATAAGACACGTTGATGATCAATACATTACAGTTTGTACAAAACTTGGATATCATAAATCTAAAGATGTGTGTATTGTTGTTTATCGAGACCGATACGAATTGATAACACTTAAAACCGAGTCAGAAAAGTGAGGATGTGCCACTTGTAGAACTGGCACAGTAAAATCCCATACCCTCAGTTTCTGTGCTATGATACTCGTATCAAAGGTTGAAGATGTGCCCTGATTTCAGTGGTAAGTTTCAGTTTTAATTCTCTTTTCTTTTTTTGGTTTTCATCAAAATGCAACTCAATTTTGAAGAACTTGATGCTATCCTTGCACTCATTGAGTTCCATGATGATTGGGATGAAGTTAGTGAAATCATCGGATGCAACATTTCAGAACTCTATGACAAACTCTCTGAAATGAGAGATGAAGTCTGATTTAATAAATTATTACACCCATTTTACACTAAACTAATGCATTTCATCGACTATCTAGAAACTCAGGTTAATTGGAATAAAGTTTTTGGTGTTGTTGATTCCGTCTATTCTGATGATGGATTCAAGTCCAATGCAGACAACTTTATTCGATCTATTTCCATTGAGAAAGCAATCGAAAAGTTTTCAGATGTCGAACGTGTAGATAAAAATGGGTATGATTTTTTGTATGATAAATCAGTAAAGGTTGAAATGAAAGTGGGTAAGAATTTGTTTTATAAAAACAACCCATTTACCACCAAAAAATTCAAAGTTAAGTCTTTTCTTTCCGCAACAAAAACTGTTGAGGATTTTCAACAAGTTAGCACATTCGATTATCTTTTGGTGATTGATCTTACTGCACGTCGAGTTGTAGTTGTTGAAGATGAAGTTGCACGTCCACTTTATGAAAGTGGTGCAGATGGTGCTATGATTCAACTGACCAAAGGTACATTCTATGAATGTGAAATTGGTGAAGTTAATCCTATTGCACCAAAATATAAACTCTCTGAGTTGATTGAGAGTGCATATCAAACTTTTCTTGATTTTTGAGGTTTAGTAAAATGACTTACCAAGATCTTCTTTTGTTTCTTCAGACTCTCGACCATAATCAACTCAAATGTGAAGTTGCAGTTTATGATGAACTATCTGACGTATTGAAAGATGCTATATCTTTGAGAATCACCGATCGTGAAACACATTCAGTGATTGATAAAGATTATCCATATCTTGTAGTCTAATTATTATATGAGTGTGCCACTTGTACAAGTGGCACTGATGCTATTGTGGTGCCTAAGATTCTAGGGTATTATAGATTCATGGTTGAGGAATTCCAATGACTTACATCCCGCATCTGTCATACATTCCATATTTGAAGGTGCCTGAAAATCGGGTGCGTCTTGCATTTGATTGGTATAATAGGAATGTAAACCATCCGATGAACTTTCCGTGCTATGCTTACTGGATTCAGGAGTGTGAAAATGATGGAACCGACTACTAAAAATATGCTTGATACTGTACTGATGATTGAAGACATTTTATCTACAAAACAGATGACTGCTCTTCGAGACATTCTCTACTTCTACAAAGAGTTTGAGTTGGAACTTTATAAGTATCCCCCTGAGGATACTTTGTTCACTGAAACTCAAAGAGAATTATTTAAAATCTTTGACATTAAATGACACACATTTCTTTTACTTCTGGTGAGATTCTAGACATAATTTCTGCACTAGATGAAAAAGCAGAAAATGCAGAAGAATTTGAATATTATGAGTTGTCTGCTTATTACTTAAATCTTGTAAAACAATTTAGGATTGTTTCTAATACATTGAATGAGTATCAACCAGAAAATCGAGTAGCAAATCTTATTCTCACTATAAATTGAGAATTTGTACTCAATAAGTTTCAAAAGGTTGCGAAATAGACTCATCTCTGATACATTATACAAGTACCTTTTAATTTGACTAAAACCATACTAATGGAAGAAACTATCACTACTCATAAATCTGTAAACATTTCAGTCTATTTCAATGATGAAATGGATGACGGTGAAGTACAAGATTTTGTAGATCGCATCCTTCACAAGTATCAACATCCAGATGATGTTGTAAAAGATTATGAATATTGGTATGAATAAAGATTATAAATAACGAGAATACTATTTTTTTAACTATGACTGAACAACAGCAACATCTAATTCAACTTCTTCAGCAGAGAGATGAAATCTCTAAAAGAAATGCTAATGATAGGGAACTTATTCTAAAACTTCAAGGTGCAATTGAATATCTAACCCAAATTGGGGTAACATTGCCCGAACCCCCAACAGAAGAAACTGCAGAAACTGCAGAATCAACTGAAGAAGTTAGCACAGAAGAGTGATATTCTTGATTCAATGTGCCACTACTTTTAGTGGCACATTGAATCTCCCAAGCACACGTTTGGTGTGCTATGATACTCGTATCAAAGGTTTTGAAGTTCTCTTGTTATGACGTTTTTTGAAACCCTGACTAAAGAAGACTATCTAGAAAAGTATAAAGATAGCACAAAGTCAAAAGTTCGATCAAAAATCAATGAACTCCTTGATGACGGTTGTAGTCAGGAATCAATCGAGGAGTTTATTGATATATTTGGTGAAGATCAAATAGAAGGTTTTCATGATTCTTATTGTGGAAATCATTATTCTGGTGCAGAATATGCCAAACAATTTGTAAATGATTGTTGGTATGAGGTGTTTGATAGGATGCCAGGATTTATGGAAATTGACTGGGTAAAAACCTGGAACAATTTAACTGATGATTATACGATTACTGATAAAGGTAACGTTTTTAATAAAAACTTCTGATTTTTACTTATTAGCATGAACTACAAAGTTACTGAGATTGAATTTGATTTCACTGATGATCTTAATGAAGATGCACTAGATTTTGAATCAAAAGATGAAATCTATGATGATGTATTGTCTACCGTTTGGGAAGCAGATGATGAAGATGATCTAATTGAAGAAATCACTGCTGCTCATGGTTGGTGCATCAAGTCCATTGATTATGTTCACGTTCTGAAATGACCGAACTCAAAGATTATTACTTCACTGATGGGCAGATTGACTTTATCATGAACTTTCTCCGTGATAATGCTCATAATCCAGAATACAAAGGTGACAAAGATTGGATACAAGATTTGTCCAATCAAATTGAAGACCAAATTGTCAATCATCCCACCAATGACTAACAGTGACCCAAATTATTCCAAAAATCTCATTAGTTGAGTTTAGTTTCTCGGTAGAAAGTTTTATGGATGAATGGGAGTATTATACTCCTGATGAAGAACCTACTCAAAAAGATTATGATGAATGGGTAATGTCTTATACTTATGAGATATTAAAAGATCCAGACTATTCTCCACATGTTAAATTGATCGAAGATAACTGATTATGTATCGAAACCTTGCTAATTTGAAACAACGGGTCGATGATCTGATTGCAACATATGGTGAAGATGCCAATGTTGCAGCATTTGTCTTCAGTCCTGCTGATGTATTTGAAATGGATGAAAACTTCAATGAGGTTTATCTTCCAAATGAAGATGCAAATGAAGTTCTCTATGAAGTGGGAAACACTGATTACATTTACGAGCAAATTGGTGAATGTATTGATGATGAAATTCGCAGGTTAAAGTTGAAAAAAACCTATTGAATTTGAAATTTATCTAAAAACTCTGGAAATTTGTAATGTCTTACACTCAATTTGTTGCAACTGCATCTCTGTCTGTTGTTGATGACTTTAACTTGAAAAGTTATCTCGATGCAATCTCAACTCGTTCATTAACTGAAGAGAACTTCTTGCTTGAAGAGTATGGTGAAGTTGATGGTAAAATTGATCTCGATTTTGATAGTTATGTTCATCAAGTTGGAGATCGAATTCTAATTGAATGTGACACTGAAGAAGATAATAACAACTCTGAAGTTTGGGATTGGTTAATTGATCAATTTCTTCCTATTATGACTTCTCAATTTGTTGAAATTAAATCTGCAACTGTTGATAGTCGCAATGGTGTTGATATTGATTTCACTCTTTATGGGAAAGATCATAAAATTGTTCAACTGAGTGATTTGGTTGGAAATTATCTGTCCAGTCTTGCAGTTCAGTGATGCGGTGTGCCACTTGTACTGGTGGCACAGTAAATGAGCACGGTGCCCAAAATGTGGTATTGTATAGGGGTGGTGAGGGAAGGGCAACCAACCCACCCCACAAACGTCAAACTAACTCAAACTAAAATGACTGTTGATTTCTCGAAAGATGTTATGCTCGGTATGCTCCGCAAGGGTGCTACTGGCAATCAGATTCTGGACATCCTGAATGTGATTGTGAGTGATAAAGATGCAGACATTGAGGGTGGTTATGCTGCTTTGAGTGACGACGACATCTGATTAAATAGAAACGATAGAGTGCAAGTCCCTGTTACATCCTGATGAGGTGTATCACACTTGCACCATCAACTTAATTCATTTGCTTTTGACTCCAATGTTTGTTGCTTGCCCTGTTACTTTCACTCTTGAAGATGCAGAGTGGTTTGATGACATTGATGAAGCAAAAGAAGATGCACTTGATTGGAGTGTAGAACTCTCTGGTGAGAATGTGATTGTTTATGAAGCAATCGAAGGCAATTATGGTTACGACTTCAAACCTGTAAGTTCTATCTGTGCCTGATCGACAGTGCTACAACTGTCCACTTTCATCCTAATCGGCACCTGTGGGGTGCTACAATAGGTTCATCAACCAAAAAGGAACAATGAATCAAACTCAAATTGTTGATGCCATCCTTGATGCACTGAATAATCTCTATAATTGGGATGTAAATTGCTTTCACTATTGGATTGAAGAACTGTATGATGGTGATGATGAGATTTGGAATAACTGGACTCTAGATAATCTTGCTCGTATTGAGAAGGATGTAATGTATTCTTTCGGTGATTTGATGGATCAGGGTCGTGCCGAACTGATTGGCAAATGAGAAGCAAGACATTAACTTTCAAAGCACCGAACAAGATGCGAACTATAATTCTTATCTTTGCAGTTGCATTTATCTTCTCTCCTGGAGTAAGAAATCTAACTGCAAATACTCTTCACACTGTTGCTGACATTATTTCTTCCAAATGAGCAAACAAGAGTTTATGAAGAAAGTTATTCTTCAAATTCGATTTCTTACCAATCATGGAAGGCATAAAGAAGCAAGTGAATTGTATATCAAGCACTTTGGAGTTTAAGATCATGTGTGACACATGTTTTAGTGGCACACTACACTCCCCAAACCCCCTCTAGACCTGCTATACTGAACGGAGTTCAGACAAACGCAATGGATCGCACCCAAGTTATTGCAAAGATTCAGTCGATTCTGAAACTGAAAGAAAACACCACGTTTGATAGTGAAGCAGATGCTGCTGCAAAGATGATTGATAAACTTTGCAAGCAATATGGTGTAACTATCGGTGAAGCAACTGAAACTCAAGTTTTTGATGAGGAGTTTGCATCATTCAAACGTCTAAATACTGCACTTTCTCTTCTTCTCAATGCTGTTGCTACTTTCTATGATGCAAAAGCATATTTGAAGAATGGTGATAACAAGTCTCTGCAAGTGATCGGTAGTGAAGCACAACAGATTCAAGTGCGACTCTATTATGATTACCTTGTTCAGGTGATGGAGAAAGAGGCAGAAGTTGCACATAAAGCAGAGAAAGTTATGGCAGAACTGACTGGTGCAACTGTATCTCGTAGTTTCAAGATTAACTTCCGTAAAGCATTTGCAGAAAAAGTTTTTGAACGTCTGCAAGATATGAAACGTGAAGAAAATCGAGTACATGATGATGCAGAAGCAGTCGATAAGAAACTTTCTACGATGCGATTCGGTCGTGCTCGCAGAATGAATGGTGCTAACGGTGCTGGTGCTTTTGCTGGTTCAAACGTTGGTGCTGGTGTATCTCTGAACCGTCAAGCATCTGGTTCTGTTGCAAAACAACTGTGTGGAGTGTGAGTTAATCTCACTTCCTTCTTTTCCTTTTATTCTTAATATCATGAACGCACAAATGACTGTTGATGAATGTAAAGTAATGTGGGTTGTTGGAGCACTCGAACGACTTGCAACTTTGGGTTTGATTGGTGCTGATATTCCATTGAAACTTACTGCTAATGCAGTAGAAGATTATCTTGAAATTGATGAGCACAGGGAACTTCTGTTCGATTCTGATTTTGAAATTGCAAGTATTTTCAATGCGATTGCCAATGATGAAACTGACACAGATCCAGATGACATTAAACCAATGATTGAACTTCTTCTGGAGTATAAGAACAACCGAACTGAGGTTGTAAAGTATGCACTGTCCCAACAATTTGTTTGATTATCATGACACAAACTGTAACTCTTAAATTTAATCTTACACAAGAAGATTTCGAAGACATTATTGATGCTGCAGGTTACTCGATTGGTTACTGGGCAACCGAAGGATTTATAACTGGAGAAACATACAATTTGATTGATGCTGAGTTTGAAACATTTGAAATCACCAAAGATCAAGTTGAACTTGCCATGGCAAATGTAGTCAATGGTGAGTATGATGTTTCTAAAACCATTCAAGAAAGTGTAACAAATGCCATTACACAAAATGAGTTTGGTGAGATTGATGGTGATTGTGCAGATGTATTGATTCAACTCTGCTGTTTTGATGAAATTGTCTATGCTTGAGTGAGTTGTTGATGTCATGTGCCACTTGTTTTAGTGGCACAATAAATGAGCACAGACCCCTCTGGGGTGCTATAGTGAACGGAGTTCACAAGGATGAGGAATGACCACTTTCACCATCAATAAAAAGGGTCAAGAAATCTCTTTTGAGAGCAAGTTTAATACTTTGGAAGATGTAAAGTCTTATCTTGCTGAAAATGTCAAATATAATGATTTTGTCGATAGTTTATTATCCAAGAAAAGTGTATCTGTATCGCAAGTTTCTTGGATGCACTATCTCGCAACTCAAAGTGTGATTGATTCTGAAACTCCAGTTGAGTTTGGACCTTACAAGCAACTGGTCAACAAAATGTATGATGCAGGTGCTTATCGTGCCAGCAAGTTTCAAGTGAGACTGCCTGGAATTACTCTGAGCACTGTAACTAAAGGTGCCAACATTGGTTGTATTTATCTCTTTGAAAACAACTATTATGTTGGTAAGATTACTGCTACTGGTGAACTGAAAGGTAATGTCAGTGATGATGTAAAGAATTTGCTAGAAGATGCCAATGATAATCTTCTGCAACTGGCAAAGATTTATGGACATGAGACTGGTTCTTGTTCAATTTGTGGTCGCACACTAAATGATCCACTCTCTATTCAAATGGGAATTGGTCCTATTTGTGCAAAACGTTTCTCCTGATTTTTAATTCTAAAAAATGACAAATTTTAATCGTGACCAACTGATTTCTGATTATGTTGATCAGATTCTTGATAACATGACTACCAAAGATTTGATGCAAATTGTTGGTAGTCAACTCGAAGAAAATCTTGAATCTTATTCTGATGAAGAACTTCTAACTGAAATTGGTGATCATTACCCAGAACTTCTAACTGACTGATTCTTTATTTTTTCATAGAATAATGTTTGATCAACTTGTGTTTGAAGCACATCAGATTCCTGGTGCAATTCAAGGAAAGTATAAGTTCAGCAATGATTGGAGTATTTCTGTTGTTGCTGGACTTCCTGGAAGTGGATTGTATGGAAATGTGACTGATAACACTTATGAGGTTGCAATCTTCCGACCGAATGGTAACATGACTGAAGATGTAATTGGTTGGAATACTAAAGAGGAAGTAAGTGCAATGATGAAAGTTCTTGTGCATCTGTAAGCATACCCATCAGGGATGCTGATAGGTAGAAGAACCGTAGACCCCTTGACAAGCACCCAGATTGGTGCTATGATGAACGGAGTTCAGAGATGAGTCAAGTGACTTCTTTCAGTCAAGTGTTTGAGAAAGAGATTGAAACTGCCTGGAATGAAACTGTTTCTGATCTGACTCCTGAACAGAAAAAAATGCTGATGAACTCTACTCCTCAAGATTGGGCACAAGCAATTTCTGATTGTGCGAAAAGTCCTGAGTTTTGGATGAGTGTTGGTGCTGCATTTGTAACTGGAATTGCTCAAGGTTTCAGTAATGCAATGAATGACCTGTAAGGTATCATCCACTCACCTGAGTCCAATGATACAATGTGCCACCTGTAGCACTGGCACAATACACCCCCCAAACCCCTGCTGGGGATGCTATGATTACGAAGTAATCAAGGATGACCTGATGACTGCTGCACAACGGATGGAAAAGCAATTCTTTTGCAATTTCATTTCTCTTATCAATGAGGTGCAAGGTAAGCAGAAACTTCCTTCTCAACTGAAAGGAAATCGTAAATCTGCTTGGTGCAAACAAAGCAAAAATCCCAAGCAAAAGAAAGATGCACTCTCCCGAGTTTGATTTCAAAATGATTCAATCCATTGCTGAAATGATTGTAGAATCAAAAGATGATTCTCAAACTGCAATCAACATTCAAGAGATGCACAAAACACAAGAAGGTGCAGAAACTCTACGATTGATTGTAAGAGATAACATTGCAGGTGCTGGTGATATAATTGCCAATGCACTTTGGAATCAACTCTAAATCCCATCTGTCCCACATAAACAACAAAAACTCATGATTCTTCGATTTACGCAAGACATTCAGACCAAACAAACTGTTTATGTTGTGTGTGATAATGATGGAACACCCAAAACATTAACAACTGATATTACAAAAGCAATTCAATTGACACAATCAAAATGACAATAATTGCATTGATTGGATTGATTGTTTTACTCATCATTGGTTATTCACTTTTATCCATTTAATGATTACATTTGCCTGGATACTTCTTATAGGAAAGACTCTTACAGCAATCTGGGCATTAAGTTTAGTATGGAAAGAGTATCAAAATTACAAAAAGAAAAAGGCACATTATGACTGAAGAAACACTGAATCTCTTTATTGAACAAGAAGAGAAAAGACAATATATTGAAGAAGCAGAAAAGTTGAATATCACTGTTGAATACTACATTCTTGAGTTTCTAAACTGACTTATGACATACAAACAATTCCTTGATCTAGCAACACAATATCATCAACAATATCCAGAGATGAGGAAAGGTCAAGCATTTATGAATTGTCTTTATCAAGTCAATCCATACTTGCATGATTTAATCTCCACTACTGAGTTTGATTGTTTTTATGATAACTCACGTTATTGGAACTTTCTTCAAATCGTAGAAAAAAACATTACTGATCAAGTAGAAAACAAACGTTTTAACTTACCAAAAGTAATTAAATTGTATTGATTATTACTTGTTTAAAAATGTATTAAAAAATATATTGTTGTGTTTATATTAGTCTGATAAGATGTTGTATAAATACTCTGTTTTATTTGCCTCTGTACTGCCTTATAGACTCTATCTATTCCCTTATAGACTCTATCTATTCCCTTATAGACTCTTATGAGTACCTCAATTAAATGGTGATATTTATAGTCATCTAAGGCTGCATAAGTATAGCACACCTCTAAAAATCTGTCAACCCCCCACAAAAACTCTAAGAACCCAGCAAAAGTTTTCCACAGGTTTCGGAGTAAACTCAGTGTTTGCAATGCTTTATAAGAATTGCCCTGTGGAAAACTTTATAAAATCTGTGGAAAAACCTGTGGAAAACTATGTCAACCTGTGGAAAACTATTAGAATCTCAGCATGAGTCTCTGATGTGGTGTGCCACTTGTGAAACTGGCACAGTAAATGAGCACAGACCCCGATCTGTGGTATTATTAAAGGGTGGAGGGAGTGCCCACCACAAGTTCACAACACTAACTCAAACAAAATGCAAGTTCAACTCTCCCGTGATCTGATGCTTGGTATGCTTCGCAAGGGGCAGATTGGTTCTCAGATTCTTGCAATTCTTGATGTAATTACTTCCATGGACCCTGAGACTTCTGAGGATGAGGAAGTGCCTGCTGCTGCCTGATAAGATCGTTCATCACTTCGATATAATGCAACATCGTTCACTATATCTGTGGTGAAATCATTATCTTCGTGGTACAATGCATCATGAACAGTTCGTCTATGAAGTTCGTTATTAAACAACCTCTGAGACAATGAACTTCGTGGTAATTCTCATACGTGGGGGACTTCGTTATTCTGAACTCCCAGAGAGTTACTGAGTTTCATACATTTGCCGCAGTATAATACAAACTGTTCGTCCATTAAGTTTTCTTAATGTATGGACAGTTTTTTATACTATTGACAGCACATAGAAGTTCGTGGTATAATCTTAGGGCAATCAGTTCGTTATATGAATTGTAGTTGCTTCGTGATTGTGTTTTTATGATGAAGTTCGTCAGTATTTCATACGTGGGGGACTTCGTTATAAAAATCACACAGTATTGTTAATATCTTATACGTGGGGGTGTTGGGTATAAAAATCACTCTTCGTTGTTATACACGAATAACGAAGTCTTCGTTGATTCTTATTAAACAGCACTGTTTAATTCTTATTGGCAGTTATTTCTGATTGTTGTTGATTGTTATTATAAACCGATGCCCCCGATATATAAAAACAAGGGTCCCTTATAAGCTATAAACGTTCACCAACGGGCATTCAATTGTCACTCACTTAAAAAAATTCCGAGGGATAAAAAGAAGTTTCAAAACCTCGTGCCCTAAAAAAATTTTCCGAGAAAATTTGAGAATTCTGTAAGATTTTTGCAAGGGGGGCACCTCTCAGAAAAGTCGAAGAATCAGAATTACTATATAATCTTTGAAAAGATGTAAAGAAGAATAAAACATGGAATTAAATTTCGATGAATACGAGAGAGACTTGCTGATTGATACAATTCAGTATAGATTAGAATCTGACGAGGAGTTAATTTTAAGTGAGAGTTTGAAGGATGAATTACAGGACCTTCTCAGAAAAGTAGAAGACGATGAATACTTATAATGTATCAGTAAATGGTAAAGAAGTACTTACACAAATACATTCAGAGGAACTTGAAGGATCTCTTAAAATATTGAGAGGATTGGTATGGGCATCTGGTGGATCTGATAAGGATATTGAAGTATTTCTAAATAACACAGACACGACGACTTGACTTGTTGTGGTATAATAAAAGTAGTTAATCAATGAAATTTTTATGGCAAAAGGTTTTACAGTAAAAGCAAAAAGTCCTGAAGTATCTTCTGACGAGTTTGATATCAGTGCAGCAAAAGAATCAATTAGAGGTAAGTCGATTGTATTCTGTTTACCTGGACGGGGAGTTTCATATACATATTTGAAGAATTTTGTTCAGTTGTGTTTTGATCTTGTACAGAATGGTGCGAGCATTCAGATCTCACAAGATTATTCTTCCATGGTGAACTTTGCACGTTGTAAAGTACTAGGTGCAAATGTTCTTCGTGGACCAAAGCAAGTACCTTGGGATGGAAAACTTGCATATGACTACCAGTTGTGGATTGATAGTGATATTGTTTTCAGTACTGAAAGTTTCTATCGTCTCGTTGCAATGGATAAAGACATTGCTGCTGGTTGGTACTGCACAGAAGATGGAAAAACCACGTCTGTTGCCCACTGGCTCGAGGAAGATGACTTCAAGAATAATGGTGGAGTTATGAATCACGAGACTCTTGAGAGCATTTCTCGTCGTAAAAAACCCTTTACGGTTGATTATACGGGATTTGGATGGGTTCTGATTAAGAAAGGTGTCTTCGAATCTCTTGAGTATCCCTGGTTTGCACCGAAGATGCAGGTCTTTGATAGTGGAGAGGTTCAAGATATGTGTGGAGAGGACGTTTCGTTCTGTCTCGATGCAAAAGAAGCAGGTTTTGAGATTTGGTGCGATCCTCGTATTAGAGTTGGACATGAAAAGACTCGGATTATCTGAGAATCTTTCTTGACGAACGTTTCTGAAACTGTTAAAGTGTCTTTCATAAGGCACTTTTTTTATTCTGATGTGTTCTTATTGCGTTTTTAAGTCTTATATGCGTTAAAAATGCGTTAAAAAAACCAAATTGGAGATATTGAAGTATGGCAATGAATAAAAAAACGATGAAGATCGAACCAAATCCCAAAAATACTCGACAGGGACAAGGTAAAAACACAAAATATGCTGCAACTTCACGAAATCGAGCAAAAAAAGCATATCGTGGACAAGGAAGGTGAATGTATTGTCTTGAAGGGAACGACGAGTGGACTCAATTAGACCCTCAAGACATCTGGGTATACAATAAATTACAACTAAGTGCCCTTTTAGGGTATCAATGTGGTCCCGTAGGAACGTCCGTACCTTCCTCGGGACTTTATATTGTCCGTCCAGTGATGAATTTCTTAGGAATGGGTCGTAATTCTCGAATCGAATACTTAAAAAGTAGTACCGATCACCTACATCCAGGTGAATTTTGGTGTGAAGTCTTTAAAGGTGAGCACTTAAGTGTTGATTTTTACAAAAAAGAATGTGTTTTAGTCGTAAAGGGTCATAAAAATCATAAAAATCCACTATATAAATGGTCATGTTGGTCTAAAATTAATAAGATAATCGGATTTCCTCCGATTTTGTCTTCATTAATTGGAAATTATGAGTGGATTAACTGTGAATTTATAGGAAATAAGTTAATTGAGGTGCAATTGCGTCGAAATCCAGATTTTCGATATGAAAATACGATTGCAATACCTGTATGGAAGGGTGAAAAAGTTAAAAATATGAAAAATTATCGTTTTATTTCTGATCCTGACTATCAGAGAGAAGGATTTTATGTAAAATAAATACTAAATTGGGAGATTTATGTAAATTGGAAAAATTCTCAATGGGTAATCACCTCTTACTAGAGGTTTATAACGTAGAATATACATTACTTAACACTTTAGAACCGTTACTAGAAGTCATGCAGAATGCCGTCTGCCGTGCTGGTATGACCATTCTGAATACTTCTAGTCATGTGTTTCAACCACAAGGTCTAACGGTCGTTCTAACCCTCTCTGAGAGTCATTGCTCTTTACATTCATGGCCAGAACAGGGTTGTGCTGCAATAGATGTTTATACTTGCGGTGAAGGAAATCCAAAAATAGTTGCAATTGAACTTTTAAAATATTTTAACTCAGAAAACTATAATCTTCGTGAGTTAGATAGATAAAGTGTAGGAGATAGCAACCTCCTTTATAAAAGTTCTGTTTTTATTTTTAAAAACAGGAGCTAACCAATGTCAAATTTACCAGTAGATAGAGATTCAAATTATATGAGAGAAATGTGGGGAACCGCAAAATTAGTGACTGACTATCAGGCAGATTCAAAGGTATTACAAGAAGTTGTTCATGATATGGCACCTTCTTATCGTTTGACAAAACAATCAGAACTTCATGAAAGAATTAGAAATGATGAAGACTATGATGATTGGAGTTATGGACTAGAACCTTCTTATACAAATCATCCATAATTTTGTAACTTATCAAAAACATCATAAATATTCATGATTATTTCTTTATAATCTAAATGGGTCTTAAGATTTCGAGGGCATTTAAGGATATTAGTCTGTCTTTTAGTAGACATCCTGTGACTAATGATATTCTTGTCCTTAAAAATGAAGACGCAATTAAGAAAACAGTGATTAATTTAGTCAGAACACGTATTGGAGAGAGGTTCTTCAATAGTTTATTGGGGACCTCTATTGCAGATGCATTGTTTGAACTTGCTGATCTAGATTATGTAACTTTATATAAAGAAGAGATTTATAATGTCCTAAGAAACTTCGAACCCCGTGTCAGAGTTAATAATGTAGAAGTTCAAATTGAAGATGATACATATGATTTAAATATTAGAATACAATATGATATCATTGGATTGCCATTTCCAGCACAAGAAATAGAATTTTTACTTCAACCGACTAGAATATAATGTCATTCAATCAGTTTACCAATTTAGATTTTAGTTCATTACGAACTCAAATCAAAGAATATTTGAGATCTAACAGTAATTTTACTGACTTTGATTTCGAGGGCTCTAATTTCTCAACTCTGATTGATCTATTAGCATATAATTCTTATATTACATCATTTAATACGAATATGGCTGTCAATGAGGCATTCATTGATAGTGCAACCGTTCGTGAAAATGTTGTATCTCTTGCTAGAAATATTGGATATGTTCCACGTTCAAAAAGATCTGCAAGAGCAAATATTTCATTCTCAGTAAATACTACAGGATTTAATTCTAAGACTGTAACTTTAAAAGCAGGAATTGTAGCATTAGGTGCAGTTGAAAGTGGAAATTATATTTTCTCTATCCCACAAGATAAAACGGCAGTAGTTGATAATAATAATATTGCTACATTTACTGATATTCCCATCTATGAAGGAAGTTATCTAACAAAGTCATATGTATTAGATAATTCACAAACAAATCAAAGATTTATTATTCCAAATGCTAATGTAGATATATCTTCCGTTAAGGTTTACGTTACTGATACCAAAACAGAAGAATACAAACTATACTCAAATATTTTTGAAGTTGAAAGTACCTCTAGAATCTTTTTGATTCAAGAAATCGAAGATGAAAAATATGAGGTTATATTTGGAGATAATATTTTAGGAAAGAGACCATCAAATGGAAGTTCTATTGTTATTAGTTACATCGTAACTAATGGTAAAGAAGCAAATGGATCTTCTAGTTTTACATTTTCTGGTGTATTGATTGATAATAATCAAAATAAATTAACTACAGGAATATCTGATCTATCAACCACACAATCTGCAGAAAATGGTGATGATATAGAATCTGTAGATAGCATTAAGTACTTAGGACCTAGAGTTTATTCATCTCAGTATAGAGCAGTCACTGCAAATGATTACAAAGGTCTAATACCATATATATTCCCTAATGTGGAAAGTGTCACTGCATATGGTGGTGATGAATTAGATCCACCAGAATATGGAAAGGTCTTCATTTCAATTAAACCTAGAAATGGATCATACATATCTCAAATTACAAAAGAAAGTATTAAAAAAGATTTAAAACAATACTCAATTGCTGGAATTAAACCTGAGATTGTAGATTTAAAATATTTGTATGTTGAAATGGATGTAAATGTTTATTATAACAAGAGTTTTGTCTCACGTCCTTTAGATATTCAATCTGCAGTAATTAATACTCTTAAAGAGTATTCAACTTCCACAGATTTAAATTCTTTTGGTGGAAGATTTAAATATAGTAAAGTTATATCATTAATTGATAATGTAAATTCTGCAATTACATCAAACATCACAAAAATAAAGATAAGAAGAAATTTACAACCAGCTTTAAATAGACTGGCAACTTATGAACTTTGTTTTGGTAATCAATTCCATCTTAAGAGAAACAAAAATGGTGATATGACTGGTTATAATATTAAGTCTACTGGATTTAATATAAAAGATGTAGAAGGAACCGTATACTTAAGTGATATTCCAATTGATGATGAAAAGGGATCTATATTCTTCTTTAGAATTAAAAATAATTTACCAGTGATGGTAAGCAAAAATGTAGGTACAATAGATTATAAGAAAGGTGAGATTCGATTAAATCCAGTTATTTTTACAGGAGTGTCAAGTACTGAAGGTATTGAAGTTCAAGCAATTCCAGAATCAAATGATGTCATTGCTTTGAGAGATATATATTTAGAACTTAACATGGCAAATACTGTAGTAAATATTATAGAAGATACAATTGTTTCTGGTGAAAATCTATCAGGATCAGATTATGCAGTAACATCCAGTTATGTAAACGGAGAGTATACAAGATAAGATGTCAGACATAAAGAAAGTAAAAATTCAGAATATTATTGAGAGTCAAATTCCAGAATTCTTAAATGAGGAAAATCCTCTTTTCAAAGAATTCTTAAATCAGTATTACATATCTCAAGAATATCCAACAGGTGCAATAGATTTAGCAACAAACATTTTAGAATATAAATCTATTTCTGGATTTAATAATGAGAAATTTTTCAGTGCCTTTGTACCTCCCGTTGTAACGAAAGCAATTCTTTCAATAGATGATGTTATTAATGTTTCCCATACAATAGGATTTCCTGATAGTTATGGATTAATCAAGATTGATGATGAAATTATTACATATACATCTAAAACAAAAACAACTTTTGAAGGTTGTGTAAGGGGTTTTAGTGCCATTGATAAGATCCCATCTGATTCACAATTAGATTCAATTTACTTTACTTCCACTGAAGCACAGGATCACCCAATAAATTCATCAATTAATAATTTGAATTTATTGTTTTATCAAAAGTTATTTGAAAAGTTTAAGTTCCAATTCTTACCTGGATTTGAGAATAGAAACTTTGTTCCTGGAATAAACTTACAAAATATTTTAACAAGGGCAAAAGATTTTTATACTACTAAAGGTACTGATGTATCATATAAAATTCTTTTTAAAATTTTATATGGAGTAGACATAAGTTTAATTAAGCCTCAAGAATATATGCTGAGGCCTTCTGATAGTAATTATTTTGTTACTAAAAATATTTTAGTTGAAAAAATCTCAGGAGATGTCAATCCTTTAGATCTTGATGGTAAAACATTATTTCAAAATATCCCAAATGTAGGTACTGCAAGTGCTGCAATTTATAATGTAGAGTATAGACCTGTTGAGGGTAGAAATTTTTATGAAATATCTTTAGATTCTACTTCATTCATTTTTGATTTTATATCAACTAAAAAGACAAATTTATCAGAATCTGAACCTTTAAATACAAATTCTCTTTTAGTTGATAGTACTATTGGATTTCCAAAATCTGGAACATTACTAATAAAAACTAAAAATGCAAATATTCCCATAGTAGCTAATTACTCAGATAAGACTGCAAATCAATTTTTAAATGTTTCTGGAATAGTCGCACCACTAAATGAAGGTGATGAAATTATTGAAAATAATTTTGCATATTCATACCTAGGTTCAGATATAGTTGAATTTAGAATACTGAACATTATAGATACTGTCGATTATTCACAATCATCTAATTTAAGAGTAGATGATAGAATCTCACTATCTACATTTGGATTAGATCTCTTAGATAAACCGGAATTTAATTCTTGGATTTATAATATCCCAACAACTCACAATATACAGTCAGTAACACCAACATCTGAAGATAGTATTTGGAGAATTGAACTTAAAGATGCAGTAAAATTTACCATAGGTGAGTCTATTAAATTATTAAATCCAGATTTTCCTGATGACAATGAATTGATTGTTACTGTAAGAACTACTATTAATACTAAAACTATAGAAGTTTTAAGTCCAGTAGTTATTACAAATAAATCTCAAATTAAAAAAATTATTAGAAAGTCCAATGTATTAGCATTTCCTGAAGTTAACAGTTTGACCTCAGGAGTTCAAAATACATACTCAGATGAGCAAGTAAACAATTTATATGTAACATCATCTGGATTACCAGATTATCAAGTCTTAGCTGATAGTAGAGCAGTTCGAGTTAGTACTCCTCCGATGCCAGTTAATGCTGGATCTGCTACTACTACGATTCTTAATACAGATAAAGTACATAGATTTTATACTGGAGAAAAAATATATTATTTTCCATCATCAGTATCCGGAATTATTACTGGGCAATACTATGTTACTACAGTAGGAAATAGTAACGATAGTTCCCAAATTAAACTTTCTTTAAGTAATAGTGATCTATATTCGGAAAAATATATTAATGTAGGATATGGAGTAACTAATGATTATTTTGTAAAAAATGATTATGAAAATAAAACTCTAGAGCATCAAAAACTATTAAAAAAAATTACTTTAACTAAAGAAGAAAATACATTAACTAGTCCAGAAGAAATATCGACAAATAATAAAACTGTAGGAATTTTAGTAAATGGAGTAGAAATTTATTCATCTACTCTATATGATGAAAACATCTATTATGGAAAGTTAGATAATGTTCTCATCACCAATAATGGATCTGGATATGATGTAATTAATTACCCCAAAGTAGATGTATTCGATTCTGAAGGATATGGTGCAAAAGTATGCCCTTCAATTACAGGATCTGTTAAAGAAATTAAAATAATACGTCCAGGTATAGGATATCAATCTAAACCTAAAATTTCTATAATTGGTGGAAATGGATCAGGTGCAGTTTTAAAACCAAACTTAATAAAATCTAGAATTACCTCAGGATTTAGAGGTGATGGTAATGGTGTAAACCCATCTACAGATGTTATAACATTTGTAAGTAATCATAATTTTGACGATGGTGAGCAGGTTATATATTTAAATAATTCAAATTCTCCTATTTCACCATTACAAAATAATTCAGTTTATTTTGTAGGAAGAGAAAATGATACTCAGATTAAACTTTACGAAAATCGAGAAAATGCTGCTAAAAAACAAAATAATATCAATTTAGTAGGAATAAGTTCAGGATTTCATTATTTTAGAACACTGAATAGTAAAAATACAATAACAAAAATTTATGTTGAAGATTCTGGATCAAATTATTCAAATAAATTCATAAGAGTACCTTCAATCCAAAGTACAAATGTAAATGAAGTTAATGGTGTAAACACTTTTGACAATTATATTTTTGCAAAAAATCACACCTTTAAAGATGGAGATTTAGTTGTATATTCATCTACTGAAACTGAAATAGTAGGATTGAATACAGAAACCCAATATTATGTTCATATAATCGATGAAAATAAATTTAGATTATCTTTAGCAGGTGTAGGTAATAGTACAAATATAGAAAATTATAAAAATAAAAAATATGTAAAATTTAATAGCATTGGAGTAGGTACTCATACTTTTTCATATCCTCCGATTCAAATAGTAATCGAATCTGTTCCTGAAATATCATCTTCAGAAATTATTGAACCTATCTTAGAACCTGTTGTCCTTGGATCATTTGACAATATTTTTATTGAGGAAAGTGGGTTCAAATATGGTGTACCAAATATAGTAAACTTTCATAGAAGACCAAATATTGGAATATCTAGTATTACTTCAGAAGCAATATTAAAACCAATTGTACTTGATGGAAAAGTTGTTGATATCCAAATTTTAAGTCATGGAGCTGGATATACTAATGATATAGATGTAGTAATTTCTGGATCTGGAAGATATGCAGAATTTAAACCAATTGTAGAAAATGGTGAGATTTCAGATGTTATTATTCTCAATGGTGGAATTAATTATCTTCCAAAAAATACTGAGTTGAGAATTAAAAGAAGAGGTATAGACGCAAAGTTTATTGGAAATATTTTTGAATGGAAAATAAATCAAGTAGAAAAAAATAAAAGATTACTTACAAATTCAGATGAAGGAGTATTAGTTCCAAGTAAAAATCAACAGTATGGATTACAATTTATAAATTTCTACCCACCGAAATTATTAAGAAAGAGTTTAAATGATCACTTAGATAATCAAAATAGAGAAGTATTGACTGAACTACATTCACCAATACTTGGATGGTCATATGATGGATATCCAATTTATGGACCATATACTAAAATTGGATTAGAAATGACTAAAGTGAGAAGTAGTTATCAAAAAAGAGTAGAGACTGATAGTAAACTTAGACCTATTGGACAGGGATTTCCAGATGGATTTTTCATACAGGATTATCAGTACGATTCTTCAACTGGAGATTTGGATCAATATAATGGAAAATTTGTAATTAATAGTGATTTCCCGAATGGAACATATGCATATTTCTTAACTATTGATAATGAAATAAATTCAAATCCCGTTTATCCATATGTTTTTGCAAGTGAATTAAAAAATTCAATTATTAAAGAGAACACTAACCCTGCCTTTAATCAAGATTTAAATATTTCAGACTTAGGATTGATTAGAAATGTTGGTCCTTACTATATAAATTCAGTAAATTCAAATTATAATTTAATAAACAAGGTAAAAGATTCATATAGACAAACTTTTATAGTTAATGAAATAGAATCTTCAGGAATTGATGGGATCAATGTATATAATGCGGGGCAAGATTATAAAGTAGGAGATATTATATTTTTTGATAACTCTGGCACAGATGGTACAGGAATTTCTGCAGTAGTATCTGGAATTAAAGGAAAAGATATTTCAAATTTACAAGTTGGAATTAATACTTTTAATGAAACTACTTTTATAAAATCATCTAATAGAATTACTGGAATTACAGAAGTTCCACATGGATTTAGAAATGAAGATAGAATTGTTGTATCTTCAATGTCTAATATTGATTTTAGATATCTAGAAGGATTTAGACAAATTATTGTTAACGAAAAATCAGTAGGATTGTTGAAAAATATTGGAACTATCCTAGAAACTGGAACTCAAACTTCTATAGATGTAAATGATACTTCTGTATTTGAAGTCAATGATTATATTAGAATCGATAATGAATTATTACAAATTACAAAAATATCAGAGCAACAGTCAAAACTTTATGTGAATAGACTTGAAAATATTGGTGTTCATACTGTTGGAATCTCCAGTGTAACATTACTTCCTCGTAAATTTACATATTTCTTAAATGATTCTTCAGGTAGAGACATCATTGGAAATAATACTTTCTATTTTAATCCTTATAGTGAAGTAGGTATTGGAAGTACAACTACAGTGTATGAACAATTTGATGGTTCTCTATTAACTATTCCATCAAAATCAATTTATATTCCAAACCACAAATATCAAACTGGTCAAGCATTAACTTATGGAGTTGGCATAGGTGGAACTGGAATGTTAGTTTCAAATAATTTAACATCTCCAAGTTATAATCTTGATGATGGACAAACGGTATATGTAGTAGATTTAGGTAGAGATTTTATTGGACTATCTACTATAGGTTTTGTATCAATTTCAGGAATAGGTACAGATTATAACTCAGTATACTTCTTACAAAATCCACCAGGAATAGGAATTGGACATTCTCTCACAACTCAAAATGAAAAAATATTGGGAGATGTTAAAAATTACTTTATTGACGTTGTAACTAATGATGATCACCAATTACTTACAGGAGATAAAGTAAAATTAAATCTCAATCCCAATGATAGTAGAACTATCAAATTAAGATATGATCCAAATATTAGAAAAATAACTACAGATTTTGTAGGATTTGCTGGAACTTATGTTAATTTAGAAACATCTGAAATTTATATTGAAAATAATACTTTTAAAACAGGTGATAAAGTAGTTTACTATGCAAGTCCATCGGGAACAATTGGAAACTTAGTAGATAATGGAACATACTTTATCATTAAATATAATTCAGATAAAGTTAAATTGGCAGAATATCCATCAGATGCTAAAAGTGGGATTGCTATCAGTTTCAGTTCTACTGAAACTGGAACTCACAATTTAGCATTAATTAATCCACCACTAGAGATTACAAAAGGAGATACTGTTACATTTGATGTTTCAGATCCAAGTCTTCTTGAGATGAATTTTAAATTATATAAAGATTTAAATTTGAAAAAAGAGTTAGAAAGTTATAAGTATCAAACTAATTCGGGTGACTTTAAGATTAGGACTGCAACAACTCAATATCCATCTGAATTATATTATACATTCTTGTCTAATTCTAAATTAGACACCAGAAAAGATGAGATATCAAAAGATGATGAAGTAATAGGTAGAAACATGATTAGGATTATACCCAGTCAGTTTAGAAAAGAATATCCTATAATTTCAACTGGAAATACTTCCTTTAAGATAGATTTCCAATCTATTCCAGAAAACACAAATTATAATGTTAATACTGGCGTTTCTACAATATTCTATACTTCAAATTCTAAATTTATTACTGGACCAATTAATGATATTAAAATAAACTTTAAAGGAAAAGGATATAGAAAAGTACCAAAAATTAAAACCATACGAAGTGTATCTGGTAAAAATGCCACACTAGAACCAAGATCCAGTTCGATAGGAAAAGTAAGTATACTGAATAGAGTCAAAGATGGATTTGATTATCCAACAGATGCTACATTAAAACCATTTTTAAGTTCTCCTGCAATTATACAAGTTAAAGATATTTTAAGAGTTGAAAAAATTAATATTTTATCAGGAGGATCAGGATATAATACTCCACCATCATTAAGAGTTATAGGAAGTAATGAATTAAAATTATCTGCATCTATACAGGGAGGTTCAGTCACTTCAGTAAAAGTAGATAAAAATGTAAATGATTTAAAAAATCCGTTAAGAATTGTTCCAACAAGAAATTCAAATGGATATGATATTGATAATATTACTAGATTGGGAACCAATGTAACATTAGAGTTAATTAATTCAAACTCTCAAATTTATCCATTGGTTTCATCTGGATATGGGAAAACAGAAACAGAATTCCCATTTGCAGTTGGAGACGAGATTTTTATTGAAAATTGTAGAGTAGACTTGAGTGAGACTGATGAATCTGGAAATATAATACCAAAAAATAATTATAATTCTTCAAACTATGGATATAGATTCTTTAAAGTAACTGGAATAAACACAAATAATTATACTGTTACTTATAGTATGGATGGAATAGGTTCTAATTTGGGAAATTATGTTAATGATTTTGGTTATGGTAGTGTTGTCAACAGAAAAAATATGGCAGAATTTGAAATGATTCTTGCTGATGATCTATCATATTTTTCTAAAGAGACTGTTGTTGGTATTGATAATTCTGGAAGAGAAGTATTTTCTGCAGAAATAATGGAGAATGGTTGGGATAATGAAATTAATCAGATGAGAGTGATTAACGCAAAAGGTACTCTTAAGGAAGGAAATAGAATCAAAGGTTTGATATCAAATCTGACTGGAACAGTGACAAATGTAAATTCATTTAACATTCCAACTTCTGTTGGAATTTCTAGAGAAAAAGTTAATGACTTTGGTGATAGAAATGGATTACTCAATGATTACCAACAAAGAATCTCTGATAATAACTACTATCAGAAGTTTTCATATTCAATTAAGAGTACTTTACCATATTCTACTTGGAGAGAGTCTGTAAAATCATTAGTACACCCTGCAGGATTTAAAGAATTCTCTGATCTTGATGTTGTAAGTATTGGTTCTACAATATTAAACAAAGATATTTCAGTAAACGTATTGGGATCATCACTAGACTTAACTATAAACATTGATAGTGAAAAATCAATGTATACTAGAAATAATTTTGGAATGGTTACAGAGGAAGATCAATTTGAAGATGGATCGATTCAGAGAATAATATTCGATGAAGGTATTGCACTTAAATCTTATATTTTAAATAAAACTAATAAAGTCATACCAATAGATGATATTAGTCCACAATTTACTGGATTTACAACTACTACTGGAGGGGTAGTTGTTGGATTAACCACATTTAAACTGAAAAACAAAGGAAATCCACTATTCTATAAAGAATTCAATTCCTCAAGTTCTTCTATTGTCAATTTAAATAACAATTCATTTAAAATTATCAATCATAACTTCCAATCTGGTCAAAAAGTTTCATATGAAGTGGTGTCATCAGAGGCAATACCTACTGCAATAGTTGACAATATTATCGAATATTAAATATTTTTACCATTGCATTTATTAGTGAAATAAATATTTTAAACATATGTTACTTTTTATCATATTTTGAATAGATTCAGTAAAATATTAACCTAAATTTATGCCAACAAGAGTAGTTCCAGGTTTTGGTGCTGTTTTAAAACCGAACTTTAATACCAGTTATAGTGTTACTTCAATAGATGTAATTAATGGTGGAACTGGATATGCATCAACAGACCCACCTAAAATAGTAATACAAGGAACTAGCACTCCTGCAGTTGAAGGAATTTTTGAGCCTGTAATAAATATCGATGGAGAAATAACAGAAATAATAATAATTGATGGGGGTAGTGGATATATTCCTAATAAAATTTTTGGAGATAAAATAGGAATACAGACGACTTCATATGTAGAAAGTTCAAAACTTGTACAAAAAGGAACAGATACCAATAATCCATACGTTTCTGTTGCATCAACCGAGTCTAGTATTATTATGGAAGTTATTGGAGGTAATGGATCCTCCATATATGAAAATGGATATAATGTTGCAGTGTCTACATCTGTAGTTGGAGTTTCTTCTTCAGTAATTCCAAATTTTTCATCAAATCAAAATGAATTTTATGGATTCTTTAATCCATTTCCTGCATATTTAACTAGTGGATCAGGTACTGGTGCAAAGTTCAGTGTTTTTATCGTTTATAATTCTACTACAGGATCTCCAATATCAACATCTTTAATTTTAAGAGAGGGTGGAAGAGGATATTCAATTGGAGATACAGTTTCAATTGCAGGAACTTTTATGAATGGGTCATCTCCAGAAAATGACCTAACATTTACGGTATCAAAATTATCTAATACAAGGATTGTATCTGCAGCTAACAGTTCATTTAATGATATTCCATCATCAACCATAGTTGGATTTGGTACTGGTGCTAAATTTAATGTCTCTAGAGATTTATTTGGAGATATATCAGTAATTGATGTCTCATATGGTGGTTCTGGTTATGCAATGACTGATAAAATTAGTGTGGCAGGAACTTACATTGGAGGAATAAGTCCACAAGATGATCTATTATTATCTCCAATTTTATTAGGTACAGATAAACTTCCAAAAACTTTATATGTTAATAAAACAGATGATAATAATATAAAAGTATCAGGTCTATCTACTTCACAACCTTTAAATCTTTTAAGTCTTGGAATAGGAACACATAGTTTCACTTTAGATGATCCAAATGCAAGTTCATTAATTGCAATTGATAATGTTGTTCAAAATCCAATTTATAATACTAATTTAAATTTAGAATTGGATGCAAATATTTCTACTGCATCTTCAAGTATTACAGTAAGTTCTGGAATATCTTCAATATTTACTACGGATATAATTAAAATTGGTAATGAATTAATGAAGATTATTAATTTGGGAATATCAGGTCCCAATGACATTGAAGTTGAACGTGGTTTTATGGGAACATCTGCAGATTCGCATATAGCAGGTTCTTCAATTGAAATTGTAAGAGGAAATTATAATATTATTAAGGATGAAATATATTTTGCATCTCCACCATATGGTCCAACTGGACTTCCTGGAATTGAAATTACATCTAGATTCAATGGAAGAGCATTTAGTAGAAGGTTTGATCCAGGAATTCCAAATGATAAAAATATCATTTTTGATGACATCTCAGATCAATTTACTGGAATTGGAGCAACGGAATTTATATTAAAGTCTAAGGGTGAGGATGTAGTTGGAATATTTACTAATACGAATAGTATTTTGGGAAGTACAATTGATATTAATAATAATCCATTCATCTTAATTAACAATATTCCTCAAATATCTAAAAAAGATTTTACCATCGATACTCCTGGTCAAAATACAATTAGATTCATTAGTGGAGTTCCATTAGCAGGAAAAATTACAAAGGTAGGCATTACCACAGGATATGGATATGTGCCCCTTGTAGGTGCTTCTGCAACGGTCTCAGTATCCTCAAGTGGTTCTATTGATAATGTGTATCTTACTGGGTATGGAAGTGGGTATAGAACCCCTCCAGTTATTGATATACTGTCCACTGTAGGATCTGGAGCAAAGATCTCAGCTTCAGTAGGAGTAGGTGGAACTATAACTGGACTAACTATAGTTAATTCTGGATATGGATATACTAATTCACAATTACCAAATGTTAGAATTGGAATCCCATCAAGTTATAGTGATTTATCATTAGAGTATGTATCTGGAAGTGGATTGGGGCAAGGTGCTAAAGTTTCAGTAAATGTTGGAAGTGCATCTAGTATTATAGGATTTAATTTAGAAGAAAATGGAGTCTCATATAAAGTAGGAGATATCCTAAAAGTTGTAGGGTTAACTACAAATCCGAATGTAGGTAATTCTTTTGAAGAATTTGAAATTACAGTTGAAGAGATATTTACTGATAAATTTAGTGGATTTTACCCTGGACAATTCATACAATTTGATAGTATCAGTAAATATTTTAATGGAACTAAAACTAAATTTATATTAACAGTAACTGTTGCAGGAACTACTGAAGTTTTAAGTTTAAAAACTGATCCAAATTCTGATTTAAGAATAGAAAATAATTTATTTGTTTATATTAATGATGTACTCCAAGTTCCAGGTGAATCTTACACCTATTCGGGATCTAGAATTATTTTCAAAGAAGCTCCCAAAACAGGATCTAAGTGCGATATTTTATTCTATAGAGGATCCGATTTAGATGTTGAACAAGTAGATCCACCAAAAACTATTAAGGAAGGTGATATTGTAAGAATTAAAGAAAATATTTTTGATTTATTTGATAGAGAACAATTTGATAGAGTTGTTAAAAACATTGTATCAACTGAAATTTTAGATACATTCCCATATGATAGTTTGGGAATTAATACGAATCCAACAAAAGAAAGACCTTTAGATTGGACAAAACAAACTCAAGATAAAATAATTAATGGAGTTTTATATTCAAAAGCAAGACCTGGATTAAAATCAAGAATTATCCCCAATACAAGTATTATTAAAAACGTATCACAAGATGATGAACAAATCTATGTAAATAATGCATTCCCATTATTTTCAGATTTAGATAAAAACAAAGGTATAAGTGAGGAATTGAGAGACATATTTATTGTAAACAACATAGATATCAATCCCGGAATTTCTACTGCAATAGTTTCTGCTGCTACTACAATTTCAAATATAGATTTAGTAGATCCTGGCAATGGTTATTACCAATTAACTAATCCTGAAGTTTCAATATCTCCATCATTCATAGTTAAGAAAGATCCAATTTATAATTGGCAAACTATCAGTGGAATTACAACTTTAAATTACAATGCAGTATCTGCAGGAAATCTTATTGTTGCAATAGGTGAAGATAATAATTTGGCAATAAGTACAAATGGATTAGGTTGGAATAATGTTTCAATAGGTGGATCATCAATTATAGATTTTAATGCAGTTGAGGTTGCACAACCTTCAGATAGATACGTTGCTGTTGGAAGTAGTGCAAATGTGTATAGAGCATTGGGTGTAAATAATTCTACTACAACTTGGACAAAAGTATCTCTAATCAAAGAAGTCCAATATGTTGGGCAAACTTTATCTAGAATTCCAAGTACATATTCAGGAACATTTAATGATCTTTCATATAATAGTGCTAAAGATGTATGGGCAATAGTTGGAACTTCAGGTGGATTGTTTTCTTCTGTAGGAATAAACACTGACAGAATGGTTGAACGTATAATATCGTTTAATGATTTAAATTCAATTACTAATAATAATGATACATTTGTATCTGTTGGAAATAATGGAGACATAGTTTATTCTCCAGATGGAATTTTCTGGTATCCATCTCCAAATAAGATTACAGTTCAGAATTTAAATGATGTCGTTTGGGATGGTAATAAATTTGTTGCAGTGGGAAATAATGGAATTATCTTAATTTCTTCAAATGGAATAGATTGGTCAGAACTTGTAATTGAAAATACTTCTATTAATTTTAAAAAGATAAAATATTATGATAATTTCTATACTTCACTTGATAGTAATGGAACTTTACTCTTCTCTTTTGATTTAATTCATTGGGTTAAGAGAGATACAAATCAATTAAACCCAATTAATGATTTAATCTATATCCCAAATCTTGGAAATGAAGGTAGATACATTGGTGTTGGAAATAGTGGTACGATAATATATGCGGAACCTATAATTAATAAAGCAGTTGCTATAAGTACAGTGTCTGATGAAAAGATTTCATCTATTACTATAGTAAACGGTGGATTTGGATATTCTAGAATAAATCCACCACCAATTCTTATTCAATCAGATACTATTAAAAAAGAAGAAATTAAATCTATTAAGGCAATTGGTGATTATGGAACAATTATTGGAATTAATACATTTTCTGAAGGATCTCCTGGAATTGGAACTACTTCACCTAAACTAGAATTTGTCCTTAAATCTGAATTTTATGATAATGATTCTCTAGGAATAGGATATTCATCACTCAATACATATGGTGTACAATATAGTTCACTTTCTGTTGGAGATTACTTTGTTCTTGTAGATACTAATGCAACATGTGGTCATGCTTTAACTGGAATAACGACCAGTAAAAATGGAATGGCAAATTATCCAGAATCTAGAGTTGGAACTGCAGTCAGTTTCCTGGATGGAGTTTATATTGTTGAAAGTGTAACTCCAGCATCTCTCGGAATTGTTACTGTAGGATGTAATTTTGCACCAATTCCTTCTATAGGTGCAGATGTAATTGAAGTAAATCCAGGTGTAAATACTACTGGTTATTATGGAAGTTACAGTTGGGGTAAAATATTTGGTTATGAATCTAGATCTAGAGGAATTCCTAAAGATTTCGTAGTCAATACCAATGATGGTCTTGTTGGATTGAATACTGGTCCTAAGATTTATAGAAGTCGTGGACTTATTTAATAAATAATAAAAAGTTTCTCGTGTAAAATGCCTGCAATTATATCTGACCAATTTAGAATAATGAATGCTGAAACTTTTGTAAAAAGCATCGTTTCAGTAGGAAATAGTACAAATTATTACTATACATTTTTAGGTCAACCAAATTGTTATAACGAATTGGCAGGTGGATCTCCAAATTGGGGAGAAGGTCTACCACCTCTAGATGGATTTCAAGAAGAAAATGAAATAAAAAATAGTATTATATCTCTAAAAAGAGTAACTGATAGTGATATCAGGAGAATGATACGTAAGTTGAAATGGATTTCGGGAAATACATATGAAATGTATCGTCATGATTATTCAATCTATAATAAAACACCAAATACAACTCAAAGTAGTTTATATGAAGCAAATTATTATGTAATTAACGAAGATTTTAGAGTTTATATTTGTCTACAAAATGGAACAGATCCAGAAAATCCTAGAGGGAAACCATCATTCGATGAACCAACTTTTATTGATCTAGAACCAAGACCTGCAGGAACAAGTGGAGATGGATATATTTGGAAATATTTGTTTACAATTAAACCATCAGAAATTGTAAAATTCGATTCAATTGAATATTTACCAGTTCCTGAAAAGTGGGGTGAGATCGGTGAAAGTATTTCTACCAAAAATAATGCTATAGAAGGAAAAATTGAAATAGTTACTATCAAAAATAGAGGTTCCGAATATCAACCTATTTCTCAAACTTTTACAAATGTACCTATTCTTGGAGATGGAACTGGAGGTAGAGCAACTATAACAGTCGATTCATTTGGTAAAGTTTCTGAAGTTTATGTTACAGATGGTGGACATGGATATACTAAAGGTATCATAAAGTTTGAACCAGGTGCACCTGGGATTACAACTTCCTTATCTAATGGTGGAACAATGGCAGAATTTGATGTCATTATTCCACCAAAAGGTGGTCATGGTTATGATATTTACAGAGAACTAGGAGCATATCGAGTTCTTATTTACTCTAGATATATTACAGATGAAACAAATCCTGATGTTATTTTAGGAAATGATTTTGCAAGAGTTGGAATCCTTAAAAATCCAACAGTTTTGGGGAGTGAAGTAGAATTACTTAATAAATCTGAAGTCAGTGCATTAAAATCATTAAAATTAGTTGGAATTACCTCACAAACTACTTATGCAGTAGATAGTAGAATTACACAAACTGTCGGTTTAGGTAAAACTGCAATCGGATTTGTTGCATCATGGGATAATGTTACTGGAGTTTTAAAATATTACCAACCTGTTGGACTTGCTACTGTAGGTGTAAGTTATAAATTACATGATTTTACATCTTCCCCAGAGTCTGGTGGAAATATATTAATTAATTCATCATCAATTGTAGGACCTGCATTAAATATTCATACAGGTTTTACTGGTCTCAGTACGGTAATAAATAATAGGACTTATCAATTGGGTAGTTACTTTAATTCTGGTATTTCATCTGCCGAATATAACACTAAATCAGGTGAAATAATTTATATTGATAATAGACAACCAATTCCTCGTTCTAGAAATCAAAAAGAAGATATTAAAATAGTTTTGGAGTTCTAATAAAAAATGCCTCAAAATACAAACCTAAATGTTTCTCCATATTTTGATGATTTTGATCCATTAAAGAATTATCAAAGAGTACTATTTAAACCTGGATATCCAATCCAGTCAAGAGAATTAACTACATTACAATCAATATTACAGAATCAAATTGAAAAGTTTGGGCAACATTTCTTCAAAGAAGGATCTGTAGTAATTCCCGGACAAGTTGCTTATGACTCTGAATATACTTCAGTACAAATAAATGATACACATTTAGGAATTCCAGTTTCATCCTATATTGATAAATTAGTAGGTAAAAAAATAAAAGGTGAAACTAGTGGAGTTGTTGCAAAAGTAGAAAATTATATTACAGGTGTAGAATCAGAACGTTCAAATTATACTTTATATGTAAAATACTTAAGTTCAAGTGATACAGATTTTACTACCACTACATTTTTAGATGGAGAAAATTTAATAACTCTTGAGACAATCGATTATAGTTTAACGTCTATTGTTGCAAACACTACATTTGCAACTACAATTATTAGTGAATCCACCTCTACAGGATCTGCAATTAAAATTGTTGAGGGGATTTATTTTATTCGTGGATTCTTTATTACAGTACCTTCCCAAACTGTAATATTAGATCAATATTCAAATTCACCATCTTATAGAATAGGTTTACTGATCAATGAAGAATTTTCAGTAGCTTCAAATAATAATGATGATTTATTTGATAATGCTCAAGGATTTTCTAACTTTGCTGCTCCTGGTGCAGATAGATTAAAGATAACTACAACTTTAATCAAAAAAGAGTTAGAAGATTTTAATGATGAAGATTTTGTAGAGTTAGTAAGAATTGAAAATGGTGAAATTAAAAAATTTGTAAACACTACTAATTATAATTTAATTAGAGATGAATTAGCAAAAAGAACTTATGATGAGTCTGGTGATTATTATATTAAACCTTTTGTAGCATCAATAAAAGAATCTCTAAATGATAGAGTTGGAAACAATGGAATTTATCTAGAAGGTTTAAAAACAAAGCAAGGTAATACAGCATCTGATGATTTGGCTTGCATCTCTATAAGTCCAGGTAAGGCTTATGTAAGAGGATATGGGATTGAAACAGTAAGTAATGAATTAATAGATTTACAAAAACCAAGAACTACTAATAAAGTTATTAATTCGGCACTTCCATTTAATATCGGTAGACAAATTACAATTAATAATGTATATGGTTCAGTACCAGTAGGATTTTCAACATTATCTACTGTATATTTGTATTCAGATAGGACCACCACTCCTGGAGTTTCATCTGGTGAAATGATAGGAGTTGCTAACGTATATGATTTGAAATCAAAATCATCTGAGTATGCAAATCAAACTACAGAATATGAAATATCTTTATATGATGTCCAGACATATACGTTATTAACTTTAAATGCAAACATACAAACTTTAGCAGAATCTACATTTGTCGAAGGAACAAGTAGTGGAGCAACTGGATATTTAGTATCTACTATTTCAAATTCAAATATTTTAACTTTATATCAAGTATCTGGATCTTTCTTACCCAATGAATCATTAAAATTCAATGGAGTGGATGATGGTAGAATTGTTGTAAGTATAAAAGATTATAATTTATCAGATGTACACCAATTTGTAGGAAATAGTGGAGTTTCTGGAGTTGGAACTTTTACTGCAGATCCAGTCCTATCTAATAGAATTGTTTTAGGAGAACTTGCCGCACAGTTTACAATTACTGGTGCTTCTGGTGGAACAAGTAATGTTTCAACATCAAGTACAATATTTTATTCTACAGTAAATGTTGGAGATATTATAACATATACAAAACAAGGACAGACTGTTCCAACATACAATAAAGTTTCTAGTGTAAATGATTATTCTTACTTAACAATAATTCCAACAACTTCAGTTTCTGGAGTATCCAGTGGAGGATTACCAACATCTACAATAGTCGTAAATGATTTAAGAAAAGCTACATTAGAAATTCAAAAAACATCTAATGCTTATCTTTATTCTAAATTAGAAAATTCTAATGTTTCAAATGTAGATCTAACTGGATCTAGTATTATATTTAAAAAGTCTTATGATCTAAGCTCTGGTGATATCTCATCTGGATCTGTAAGTAAAACTTTAGAGACAGATTTAGATTTAACTTTAGAGCCCTTTGACGAAGAGGATTATACTTTAACTTATAAAAATACTGGTAAGGTTGAACCTTTAAATGATCAAAAAGTTTCAATTTCAGGTAGAACTATTTCTATTTCAGGTCTTACTGGATCAGGACCTGCTACTTTAACTGCGACTTTCAAAAAAATAAATACAAAAAATAAAAAGAAAGTATATAATCGTTCAACATCTTTAATTGTATCCAGATCTAATTCAACATCTTCAGGAATTGGGAAATCAACTTTAGATGATGGTTTAGTATACAGTTCAATTTATGGTGTAAGAGTACAGGATAAAACTATTTCATTAAATATTCCAGATGTTGTAAGTATTACAGGAATATTTGAATCTTCAGATACATCTGATCCAAAACTTCCAGTTCTTACACTTACTTCTTTAAATTCTGCATTAACTAATGCAGTGAAAGGTGAAAGAATCATTGGTAAAACTAGCAATGCTGTTGCTACGTATGTAAATAGATTAGATGCCAATCAATTAGAATTAGTATATCTCAACGAGAATACATTTAGATCTGGTGAAGTTGTAGTATTTGAGGAATCTAAAATTTCGGGTGAAGTTTTAGATATTACTGTCGGTGATAAGAATATTAAATCATCATACACTTTAGATTCTGGATATAGAAGTGAGTATCTAGATTTTTCTAGAATTATTAGAAAAGAAGATAGTGCATCTCCAACCAAAAAAATTAGAATTATATTTAACAACTATACATTAAATGCTGAAGATAATGGTGATTTTGTAACTGTAAATTCTTATGATAAAGAAAGATTTAAAAATGATATATTGTCAGTAGATGGTTATCGATCCACTGATGTGATAGATCTCAGACCTAGAGTTCTTCCATATTCTGGAACATATTCTCCGTTTGAATATAGATCCAGACAATTTAGTACATCTTCAAATTCATCACCACATATCTTCTCACAAGATAGATTTATAAATCTATCCTATGATTATTATCTTCCAAGAATTGATAAACTTTTCTTAAGTAAAGATGGTATTTTTACTTTAAATAGTGGAGTTCCATCAATTAATCCAAAATCACCAGATAATTTAGATTATGCTTTAGAAATTGCAACATTATATTTACCTCCATATTTGTATGATGTAAAAGATGTTAAAATAAACTTTACAACACATAAGAGATATACTATGAAAGATATCTCTAGGTTGGAGGATAGAATATCTAATATTGAATATTATACTTCACTTTCACTTTTAGAATCAGACACTCAAAATTTAGTAATTAGAGATCCGCAAACAGGATTAGATAGATTCAAGGCTGGATTTTTTGTTGACAATTTTAAATCAAATAGTGGTGGGGATCTTTCAAGTCCAATTTATAAAGCAAGTGTAGACACTGCATTAGGAATGCTGAGACCGCAGCACTATACTACCTCCGTTGATCTTTTACTAGGTTCCGAATCTATTGTTGGTATTGGAACAACATCAAATCCATCAGTAGACCTTAGATTTGCAAATGATTTAGGATCACTTAATATTAAGAGAACTGGAGATATAATTTCTTTAAATTATTCAGATGTAAAATATATTGAGAATAAATTTGCAACCAGAATTGAAAATGTTAATCCATTCTTAGTAACTACTTGGATTGGTAGTCTTGAATTAAATCCATCTACAGACACATGGATTGAAACTAGAAGAACAGAAAGAACTGAAGATATTGAAGGAACGTATAGGACTGCTATGCAACTTCTTGGAGTTGATAGTAATACTGGATTATCTCCAGTTGATTGGGGTGCTTGGGAAACTAATTGGACTGGAACAACAACTGTTGCGGGACCATCATTAGGTAGAATTAACGTAGGAAGTCAATTAACTAGCACAAATTGGTTTGGATGGGGAGTCACCCAAAACTTCAGAGATACTATTATAGATGTAAGAAATGAAACCACGACTACTACAACAAACCAATCAAGACAAGGAATTCAATTTGGAGTAAGTGAAAGATTTGATAGCACAAGTCTAGGAGATAGAGTCGTTTCTAGATCAATTATTAGTTTAATGAGATCTAGAAATATTGAAGTTATTGCAAGAAGACTGAAACCTAATACTAGATTTTATGGATTCTTCGATAATGTAGATATGACTGAGTATATTGTTCCAAAACTCATTGAAGTTACAATGAGCAGTGGAACATTTGCTAAAGGTGAAACTGTAGTTGGTGTATTGGGATCAAAGACTATCAGATTTAGACTTGCAAACCAAAATCACAAGTATGGTCCATATAATGCACCAATTGAGGTCTATAAGACTAATCCATATCAACCAGAAAATTCATTATCAACAAATTATTCATCAACAACAACAGTTCTTAACGTAGATACTGCAAGTTTAGAACTTCAAGCAAATTCAGAATTCTTTGGATCTATTTCTGCTAATATGAAATTAGTAGGTGAAACTAGTGGTGCAATTGCCACTGTATCTCAAATTAGACTTATTACTGATAATGCAGGAGTCTTTATTGGTTCATTGTTTATCCCAGATCCAACAACTCCATCTACTCCTTCATTTAAAACAGGAACTAAAACATTTGTATTGACTTCAAGTTCTACTAATTCTTCAATTGTTGGATTTACTCAAAGTACGGCAGAAAATAACTTCACTTCAAGTGGAACTTTAGATAATGTTGAAGAGTTGACACTTAGAATTAGAAATGCTGATGTAGAAAGAATTCCTAGATCAGAATCTAGAGTAGTAACTAGTGTAGAAAGTGGTCTTGAAGTTGCTGCAATAACTGAAAATAGATCAGTTACAACAATATTCCCACCACCTCCAAGAAGAATTGATCCACTTGCTCAATCTTTTGAAGTCACTGATCCAAATGGAGTATTTGTTACTAAGTGTGATGTTTATTTTAGAAGTAAGTCATCAAATGATATTCCAGTTGTTCTACAAATTAGAACAATGCAAACTGGTTTACCAACTCAAACTATATTACCATTCTCTGAAGTAACATTAGATTCAGATAATGTAAAAGTTTCAGAAGATGGAACAGTTTCCACTACATTTACATTCCCATCACCTGTATACTTAGAGTCTGGGAATGAATATTCTTTAGTATTACTTTCATATTCAGATGAATATACAGTATGGATCTCCAGAATGGGTGAAGCAGATGTTTCAACATTAGATTTACCGGAAAGTGAAAGAATTATTGTTTCTCAACAACCTCTTCTTGGATCATTATTTAAATCACAAAATGCATCAACTTGGGATGCAAGTCAATATGAAGATCTTAAATTTACTCTTTATAGAGCAGAATTTTCTAGAACTGGTGGTTCCGTAAGATTCTATAATCCAGATCTAGGAATTGGTAATAGACAAGTTGCATCATTAAGACCAAATCCAATAACTGCTTATTCAAGATCTGCTGTCATTGGATTGGGTAAGAGTTTGTCCTCAGCAGACTCTGTATTATTCACCAATGGTAGTACCATTACTCAAGAAAATAATACAAATTTCTCAGGTAATTTAAAATCAGTTCTTGGGGCAGTTGGTGTCGGATCTACCTTAAGTATTACAAATTCTGGAACAGGATTTGTAGGATTCTTAACAACTTATTCAAATGTTGATTTAGTTACTCTTACTGGTTCAGGATCTGGAGCAAAAGCAAGCATTACTGTTTTCAATGGAGTTGCTATAGCAGCTACAGTCTCTAAAGGTGGTTCTGGATATGCAGTTGGAGATACTTTAACAATAGATTCGGAAAATACTGGAAACTTTGGTAAAAACTTAATTTTAAGTATTCCAAATAAAGTTGGAGTTATATCCGCATACAATTCAATAATTGTAGATAATATACAAGGAACAATTAGTATCAATAATACCGATGATATTATTGTTGGAGTTAATACTATATCTGGTGCATATGTAAGTTCAAATCAAATTATATCTGATGGATTACACTTTAAAGTATTCCATAATAATCATGGAATGTATGCTGCAAATAATAGAGTTACTATTTCTGGAATTGATCCAGATGTTGCACCAGTAAAACTAACAGCAAATATTACTGCCACATCTACCACAATTAATGTAAACTCCGTTGGTATATTTACCAGTTTTGAGGGTCTTCCTGTTGATGTGTCTAATCCAGGTTATATCATCATCAATAATGAAATAATCGGATACACCTCATATGATTTAGCATCAAATACTATTTCTGGAATTTCTGGATTAAGAGGTTTAGATGGAAGTACTATTAATTCACACATCACTAATGACAATGTATTCAAATATGAATTTAATGGTGTATCATTAAGAAGAATTAATAATTCTCATCTTTTAAGTAATACAGATACTACAAAATATCCAACTGAAATGGATTCATATCATGTTAAAATAGATATGAGTAAAAATGGAAAAGATAGATTGGCCATTAATCAATTGTATTTTAATAATACTAAGTCTGGAGGTACTTATTCTTCACAGAATGTTCAAGTAAATAGCATAACTGGACCAAAAGCAACTCAAAATATGGTATTTAATACCATTAGACCAAATGTTCAAACATTACTCCCATCTACTACAAGTATTCAATCTAAAGTTAGAACTTTCAGTTCTACATCCATAAATGGATCAGAAAGATCTTTTGTAGATAAAGGATTTGAAAATATTTCATTGAATTCTAATAATTTATTTAATGATTCTAGAATGATTTGTTCTAAAATAAATGAAATTAACAATTTACAAAATTATCCAGGAAATAAATCATTTACATTAGAAATGTTCTTAAGTACAGGAGATACAAGAGTTTCTCCAATGATTGACTTGGATAGAGTTAATGTTATAACAACAATGAATAGAATTGATAATCCAATTAACAATTTCTCTGAAGATCCTAGAATTAATCAAATATCTGATGATCCAAACTCTGCAATTTATGTTTCCAAGATTGTTAAATTACAAAAACCATCTGATAATTTAAAAGTCATATTTGATGCATATAGACATTCTACAAATGAAATACGAATAGCATATCGTTTGTTTAGAAGTGACACTCCTTCAGATCAACAACTTTATGAATTATTCCCAGGATATGATAATCTAGATCCTATTGGTAATATAATAAATCCATCAAATAATAGTGGAAGATCCGATAGATTTATAGAACCCTCTAATACTTCTAATGATTTTGGCAATTATGAATATACTGCTAAAAATCTTCCTATATTCGATGGATTCCAAATAAAAGTTATTATGACGGGAACAAATCAATCTTATGTTCCATTGATCAGAGATTTAAGAATTATCGCAACAATATGATACCAGTAGAAGGGCATCGAAATCTCTTTAGAGATGAAAAAAGTAATGCAATTGTAAATTGCAATGATTATGAATATCAAGAATATCTTAAAATTAAAAATAAAAAATTAACTGAACAAAATGAAATAGATAAATTGAGATCCGAATTGGATGAAATTAAATCCCTTTTAAAAGATCTATTAAAGTCTAAAGTATAAATATAATAAGAAAGATAATAGTTTAATCATGTCGGTATACGTAAGTAATATTACTATTCCAATTGGGGCTGACTTTGAACAAACTTTTAGTTTGGAAGATAATGTTTTAAATTCTTATTTGGACTTGACTGGTTACACTGGATCTTCCTTACTTAAAAAACATCCTTCATCTCTAACTACTGCTGCATCATTTGAAGTTCATTTTACAAACAGATCATATGGTGAATTAACTATTTCTTTAGGATCTAGTATAACATCATCATTAAAACCTGGAAGATATTGTTATGATATATTGATATCTGATGGAACAAAAAAAAGTAGAGTAGTTGAAGGTAGTGCCTTAGTTACTGCAGGAGTTACTACAAGCTAAAATGACACAAGTAAACAGCAGGTTAGGATCTCAAAATACAATAAAAGTTATTCCCTCAATAGGAGCAGCAACTATAGGAGCTTTGCGTGATGTAGATACAAGTAATCTAGGTAATGGATACGTTTTAGTTTATGACTCAGCAACAAAAAAATGGGTTGCTACCGATCAATTAACACCAGGGGAAACTCAAAATTTAATCATCAATGGAGGAAATTTCTAAATGGCAAGTTACATCAAGATTAAAAGGTCTACTGGAACAGTAGCACCAGCATCACTTCAATATGGAGAACTTGCTTATACCGCTGGAGTGGGTACCCACGGAAATAGTGGTGGAAGGCTTTTCATTGGTGATAATGTACCAAATGCAATAGCAATTGGTGGTAGATACTATGCAGATTTACTTAGTATTGCTCCAGGATTAGTAGCAGGACAATCCAATCCAACTACTGCTGCAAATGGATTTGTAGCAATTTTAGATCAAAATAGAAAAGTTGATCAATGGAATGTAGATAATCTTACTTTAGATGGTAACACTTTATCATCCACAAATGTAGATGGTGATATTAATTTAGACCCAAATGGAACGGGTGAAATTGTAGTTCCAGATGATACATATTTAACTTTTGGTACAAGTAAAGATACTAAAATTAAATATGATGAAACTACAGATAATAGATTAGAAGTAACCGGTGCAGACTGGAACTTTGCAGATGGAGTAGCAATTAGTGTAAGTGACATTACATCATCAACCTCCACCTCAACTGGGGCATTTATCGTTTCTGGTGGAGTAGCAATTGGTGAAAATCTCAATATCGGTGGAAATGCAGATTTTGATGGAGACTTAAATTTAGATGGTGGAGATTTAACATCTAATCTCTCGTCATTTAACATTTTTCCACAAAATGTAGTAACAATTGATGCATTTGCTGCTGCAGAGACCATTGGGATTGGCAGTGACTCATCTTCAACTACTGTAACTATCAGATCAACCACACCTTCAACATCTCCTACTACAGGGGCACTTGTTATCAATGGTGGGGTTGGTATTGCCAGTGATTTAAATATTGGTGGAACTACTAACTTTAATTCTAATGTAGAAATCCAAGATCATTTAGTAATTCATGATTATTTGACCGTAGAAGGTAATACTAATTTAGGAGATTCTTCTACTGATCAAGTAACCATTACTGGAAATCTATATCAAACTGGAATTTCAACTATTGTCGGTGAACTTTATGTAGATGCAGTTGGAATCAACTCAAATACCATTTTTACAAGACCTGGATCTGGTGATAAATTATTCATCGATCCTTTCCCATCTGGCCTCAGTAATGAAGGAACTGTTGTCATTAAAGGTGATCTTCAAGTTGATGGTACTACTACAACTGTTAATTCTGTTACAGTAACTAGCAATAACCCAATTTATATTGTAGGTGATAATGCATCTACTAGAACAGTAGTATTAACTGTTGCAACTGGAAGTGAATTAACTATAGACAGTGTTGCTGGAATCAATACTAATGATGTAGTAACTGGAAATAATATTCCATCAAATACTGTAATTTCCAGCATAGACTCAGGAAATAAAGTAATTACATTATCAAATGCAATTACTGGAACAGTAAATTCTGGAGATCAAATTACAGTAAGTCAAGGTGTCGATACTAATGATGATAGAGGTATCGGATTTAAATATGTTTCTTCTGGAATTGGAACACAGGCAGTAGTCAAAACTGGATTCTTCGGTTATGTAGATGCAAATTCACGTTGGACCTATGTTCCAGATGCAGGACTTGCAGGAAACGTAGTAACAGGAACCAAAGGATTCCTAGATATCAAAGGAATTTATTATCAAAGTGGTGATTTCTCAACCAATGGTGTCACTTACTTTGACAGTGATGGATTAATGAAGTCTACAGTTGCTCCTGGATCTGGAATTAGCACCTCAAACTATATTCTAACAACAGATGAGTTTGGAGTTCCAACTTGGACTGACACAATTGATGGAGGACTATTCTGATATGCAAAATGATGTTGATGTGAATATTTTAATTAATACTTATCACAATAAAATTTCTACGTTATATAATCAAAATATACTGTTAGAAGCAAAGGTCCAATCCTTAGAAAAAGATTGGACCTCCGAAAAAAATGCATTGTTAATGAAAAATTTAGAATTGCAAAAAAAAGTAGATGAACTTTCCAGATCAAGCAATAAAAAGTCATCTCAAAAATTTTCTGATGCAGAGGTAGAGTAATGTCCCAACCATCATCTAGACAAGAACTCTTAGATTATTGTTTAAGAAAACTGGGATATCCAGTGTTAGAAATAAATGTAGATGATGATCAGTTAAATGATAGATTAGATGATGCTCTTCAATATTTCCATGAACGTCACTTTGATGGAATTGAAAGAGTATTTTTGAAGCACAAATTATTGCATGAGGAAGTAGACCTAATTAAAAATAATCCAACATATACTACTGGACATGCTACATCTGGAATTACCACTGCAACTCTAGAAGAACCTCAAAATTTTATCCCATTACCAGATACTGTAATTGGGGTTAATATGGTATTTAAATCCGATGCTAATACCATTAGTGCAGGAATGTTTAATATTAAGTATCAAATCTTTTTAAATGATTTGTATTATTATGGAGCATTGGATTTAATGAATTATGCAATGACTAAGATGTATCTTGAAGATATTAGTCGAATAATTACTCCAGATGTTCAATTAAGATTCAATAAAAAGCAACATAGGTTATATCTTGATATTGATTGGGGTATGGTAAATAGTGATTCATATATTGTAATAGATTGCTATAGAATTGTAGATCCTGCAAATTTCCCAAAAGTTTATAACGATTATTGGTTAAAGAAATATTTAACAGCATCTATTAAAAAGCAATGGGGACAGAATTTAATTAAATTCAATGGGGTTCAACTTCCAGGGGGAGTAACAATGAATGGAGATAGATTATATACAGATGCAGAAAAAGAATTAGAAGAGATTGAAAGACAACTCAGAGACGAGTATGAATTGCCACCTCTTGGTCTTATAGGATAGGGAGGTGAGATATGCCTCTTAATCCATATTTTTTAAATGGATCTCCATCTGAACAGAGATTAATTCAAGATTTAATCAATGAGCAGTTGAAGATGTTTGGGCAAGATGTAGTTTACATGCCCAGAAAATTTATAACAGAGAAAAAGATAATAAAAGAGATTTTAGTATCTAAATTTGATGATAATTTTCACATCGAAGCTTATATTGCAAATTTTGATGGATTTGGTGGAAGTGGAGATATCTTATCAAAATTTGGTGTTAGAAGTACAGATGAAATAACTTTTATTATATCTAGAGAAAGATTTGAAGACTTTATATCACCCTTTGTTTCTGGGCAGAATGATGTATTTTTAACTACAAGACCACAAGAAGGTGATTTAATTTATTTTCCATTAGACAATGGTTTATTTGAAGTAAAGTACGTAGAGGCAAAAAAACCATTTTATCAATTAAACAATTTGTATGTTTATGAATTGAGATGTGAACTCTTTGAATATGAAGATGAAGTTATTGATACTGGATTAGAAGAAGTTGATACTACGGTCCAAGATTTTGGATATACTATAACTTTGAATATGGTAAAAGAAAATGCAAATAGTGCAACAATTAAGACTGAACCTGCAATAAATCTTTCTCCAAATCGTATTCCAAATGCACAATCTGTAAGATATATTGATATTTTAAATGGTGGATCTGGATATAAATCCACCCCATCCATATCTTTAAGTAAACCTGTATCTGGAGGTGTTCAGGCAACTGCAGTTGCTATTATGACAAGTAGGGGTAATGATTCTACCGTAGATAAGATTTTAATAGTTAATCCAGGATATGGTTATACAACTCCACCAAAAATTACGGTAAAATCAAATTCGGGTAGTGGATTTATTGGGACTTCTATTTTAGCATCTGGAACACTAGGACCTATAACAATTTTGGATAGTGGTGAAGGATATACATCTATACCAACTATAGGAATAACATCTTCATCTACTGGAGATTCTGCAGAATTGGTTCCTATTATTAATACATCAGGTAAAGTCACTGCAGTGTATTATAGTGATGCAGGAATTGGATATACTGCAATTCCTAATATAACGGTATCTTCACCAATAGGTGTTTCTACTGGCAATTATATCTTTAATGAAATTGTTAAAGGTGTTTCTACTGGAACTAGTGCATATGTTAAGAGTTGGGATTATGATACTAGAATTCTCAAGTTAGCAATAGTAAGTGGGAAATTTGCAGTTGGGGAATCTATTGCAGGTTATGGTGCAACATATAAAATATATTCAATAGATGATTATGATGTATACGATACTTATGCATCAAATGAAGAAATAGAAGAAGAAGCAGATCAGATTATAGATTTCAATGAAAAGAATCCTTTTGGGGAATTCTAAATAAAGTAAGGATTGTATTTTAAATCATGTTAGGTAATCATACATACCACGAAATAATCAGAAGGACTACAGCATCTTTTGGCACACTTTTTAATAATATCTACATACAGCATAAAGATGCTGAAGGGGATGAATTTAGTTTAATTAAAGTTCCTATTGCATATGGTCCAATTCAAAAATATTTGGCAAGAATTGAACAAAAACCAGATTTAAGAAAAAGGAATGCCATAACTTTGCCAAGAATGTCTTTTGAAGTTGGGCAGTTATCTTACGATCCTAGCAGAAAATCTTCTACATTACAAACGTTTAAATCTATCACTGGAACTGATAACAAACCGGTAAGTACTTACATGCCAGTTCCATATAATTTACCATTTGAATTGACAATTGCAACCAAATATAATGATGATATGTTCCAAATTGTGGAGCAAATATTACCATATTTTAGACCAGAATTTAATATTACAGTAAATCTAACTTCAACTTTAGGTGAGAAAAGGGATGTACCCATAATTCTCCAAAATGTTTCACCATTCCAAGACAATTATGAAGGGGGATTTGATGAACGTAGGTTTATGCAATGCACATTGACTTTCGTAGCAAAAATATTCTTATTTGGTTCAGTTCCATCTGATCAAGATGGCAACATTATTAAAAGAGTTCAAGTTGATTATTATTCAGATACTAATAGAGTAAATGCATCTAGACAACTGCGTTATGTGGTTACACCTAGAGCAACAAAAGATTATAATAAAGATAAGACTACTACACTTTCTCAAGATATTGGAACAGAAGTTACCGAGTTTACAGTTTCAAATGCAAATCTTTTAGTACCAAATAGTTACATACAAATAAATGATGAGAATATGTATATTAAATCCATCAACAATGATGAGATAACTGTGTTACGTGGTCAGGATGGAACAACTATATCTGAACATGAAGAAGGTGATTACATAAATGCAATCACACAAGAAGATGATGATATGATTATACCAGGTGATGATTTTGAATTTGATGAAGAACTTTTTGATTTTGGTGATGGTAGAATTTATAGCCCAAGAAAGGGTGAAGACCTATGAGTAATAAATTTGATAAAATCAATGAAACTTTAGATATTGAGGCAGAAGCAGTATCTACAGAGTATATTGAAAAAGTTAAAAAAGAAATAAAAAAACCAGTTTCTGAAGATGAGGCACATAATGATTATGAATACACTCGTCAAAATTTGTATGACTTAATAGAAAAGGGACAAGAAGCAATTTATGAAATGTTGGAAATTGCAAAAGAGACCCAAAAAGCAAGAGATTTTGAAGTTGCAGGACAATTGATAAAGAGTGTTGGTGATGTTTCAGATAAATTATTAGATCTTCAACATAAAATGAAAAAATTAAAGGAAGAAGATAAATCATCTTCACCTACCAATGTAACTAATAATGCTCTTTTTGTTGGTTCTACTGCAGACCTTCAAAAATTTTTAAAAGAAAGTATGAAAGATAAATAATCAAAAAGACAATGAAATCATATTCAGAACTAAGTAAAATTTTTGAGCAATTAAAAGATTACAAATCTCCAGAAAATATTGCTAAAAAGCATAATGTTCTACTGTCTCTCATTAAACAGCAATTAAAAATTGGAAACAAGGTAGAAAGAGAACATACTAATTCAAAATCTCTTGCAAATCGAATTGCATCTCAACATTTAGAAGAATTACCAGATTATTATAATCGACTAAAAAATATAGAAAAAAATAAAAAAGTAGATCAAAAAATCTCAGAACAATATACTAGAATACAAACTAGAGGATCTACATATACTATATTTCTATCTTGGAGGGGGAAACCTCTAAATATACAGATATTCTTCCCTCAATTTACTAGGCCAACAAAATCTGAAGTAAAATATGAGGTAGACAAAATATATCCTGGAGCAATTGTTTTAACATATGTTCCATCACCAAAGGATCCTACTAAACCATTTTTCTTTGCAGGAGATACTGATGGACCCAGATAAAATTGAACTAAAGAATCTAAGTAAGATATTTGAATATGAAAAAATAAGTAGAGAATTAGATGAATGCTCTGATATAGAAACACTCAAGTTGGTAGCAAAATCTTATTTTAAACTTTACCTCTCAACTTTAGAAAGTATTGTAGATTTAAATCTTCCCATTTAATCATGACTGACCAATATCTTGGTAATCCTAATTTAAAAAGAGCAAACACAAAAATTCAATTTTCTGCGGAAAATATTGAAGAATTTATAAAATGCAAAAAAGACCCAGTTTATTTTGCTAGAAATTATGTAAAAATTATATCTCTGGATGAAGGTGTAGTTCCTTTTAAAATGTATAAGTTCCAAGAAAAACTTATTAAAAGATTCCATAAGCATCGTTTTAACATATGTAAAATGCCTCGTCAGACAGGTAAAAGTACTACATGTGTTAGTTATCTACTACATTACATTATATTCAATGATAATGTTAATATTGCAATTCTTGCAAACAAAGCACAGACAGCTAAGGATTTGTTAGGAAGATTGCAATTGGCATATGAATATTTGCCAAAATGGATGCAACATGGTGTAAAGATTTGGAATAAAGCATCTTTAGAATTGGATAATGGATCTAAAATTCTTGCTGCATCAACCTCAGCATCTGCAGTTAGAGGTGGATCTTATAATATTATATTTTTGGATGAGTTTGCGTTTATTCCAAATCAAATTGCTGATGACTTTTTCAGTTCAGTATATCCAACCATTACTTCAGGACAAAATACAAAAGTAATTATGGTTTCTACCCCTAAGGGTATGAATGCCTTTTATAAATTTTGGACAGATGCCGAAAAGGGTAGAAATGAATATGTACCTACTGAAGTTCATTGGTCCGAAGTTCCTGGAAGAGACCAACGGTGGAAAGAGCAAACAATCTCTAATACTAGTAAAGAACAATTTCAACAAGAATTTGAATGCGACTTCTTAGGATCTAGTGATACTTTAATAAGTGCATCTAAATTAAAAACTTTAGTTTATGATGACCCACTAGAAAAAAACAAAGGATTAGATGTTTATGAAAAACCAAAAAAGGATCATAATTATCTAATGACTGTTGATGTCTCTAGAGGAACGGAAAAAGACTACCATGCATTTATTTTATTTGACGTAACTACAATACCATATACCATAGTTGCAAAATATAAAAATAACGAACTGAAGCCAATGTTATATCCTGATATTATTCATAGGATAGGTACTGCATATAATAATGCTTATGTTCTTATAGAAGTAAATGACATCGGAGAACAAATAGCAAAAGAATTACATTTTGATTTAGAATATGACAATATTCTCATGTGCTCAATGCGAGGTAGAGCAGGTCAACTTGTAGGTCAAGGATTCTCTGGAAAAAAATCACAACTTGGAATTAAAATGTCCAAACAGGTTAAAAGAGTTGGATGTTCAAATTTAAAAAGTATTATAGAAGATGATAAATTAATTATACATGATTATGATATCATTAGTGAGTTAACAACATTCATTTCAAAAAATCAATCTTTTGAAGCAGAGCAAGGTTGTAATGATGACTTAGCAATGTGTTTAGTTATTTTTGCTTGGTTGATAGTTCAACCATATTTTAAAGAAATGACGAACAATGATGTTCGTAAGAGAATGTATGAGGAGCAAAAAAATCAAATTGAACAAGATATGTCTCCATTTGGATTTATATTAAATGGAATTAATGATGAAGAAGTATTTGTAGAAAAAGAAACAGGTGATCATTGGTTAGTTGCATCACCGACATCAAATTCAAGCATGGAATCTTGGAATGTTGATGAATATGGAGATGTGTCTTACATGTGGGACTATAGATAAGTAAAGATTACCATTTTATAAATATTACTAGAGAAAATAGACTTCTTCACGAGGTAATCAGATGGCGGTAAATTTAGTATCACCTGGAGTCAACGTAAGGGAGGTTGACTTAACTGTTGGAAGGATTGATGCATCCAGAGAATTTGTAGGAGCAATTGCAGGACCATTCCAAAAAGGTCCAGTTAATGAACCAGCATTAATTGAGAATGAGCAACAACTTCTAAACGTTTTTGGTAAACCTCAATTAGCAGATGGTCAGTATGAATATTGGTTGAGTGCTTCCAATTATCTCTCATATGGTGGAACTTTAAGAGTAGTTAGAACAGATGTAAATGAAATTTTATTTCCAAATTCACTTATTAATGCTAATGCATCTCCAAATGGATTTTTAGATGATTTAAAAATTACTTCAGATGAAGATTATTTAAATAATCACTACAATGATGTTAATTGGTATTATTCTTCAAGAAATCCAGGATCTTGGTCAAATGATCTGAAAGTATGCATGATTGATAGTGCTGCAGACCAAACAATAAGTGGAATTAATACAACTTTTGTTAGTACTTTAGGATTTTCTACAGATTTTACTAGAACAAATATAACCATTGGTATCGGCACAGATAAACTTGTAGGTATTGATACTACTGGAATTACACTACAAACTAAAATTAATGAGACTGCTTCTGGCGCTATATCCTTTAATACTCTAATTACAGATATTTCTGCGGATGATGGTGGTACAATTACATTTTCACCAAGTTCAGACAACACAGGTATTGTAACAGAATCAGTTCAGTTTGGTTCAACTATTGAAATTCAACAACCAAATCAATTACAAGTTGGTGCGGCAGTAACTCAAACACTATCAAAGAGTGGAGTTGAAGGTTCCCAAGTTGTAACTTATAATGGATATTTAAGAGGAATTATTACTCAAATTGGAAATAAAGAAATATCAGTAAAAATAACTGATAGAGTTGATGAAGATGGTGTTTCATATCCTATAGAATATAAAAATCCAGGAGCAAATACTAATTTGAATGCATATTCATTTGATGTTCAGAGAGCTCTTCCATTTTTTATTACAAATCCCTCACAGATTAGTGCAGTACAATATAATTCTGATGCATTATCTTTATCTGATTGGTATGATAATCAGACTTTAGGACTTACAAATTCAACAATATATTGGAAAAATATTGCACCAAAACCTGGAACCTCTCAATATTGTTCAGAAAGAAGTTCTACGAATGATGAACTCCATATAGTTGTTGTGGATGATAAAGGATCTGTAACAGGTGTTAGTGGAAACATAGTAGAAAAATTTACAAATATTTCAAAAGCAATTGATGCTAGAGTTTCACCATCTCAACCAATTTATTATAAAGATCTTATAAAAGATGGTTCAAATTACATTTTTGCAGGTGTACCTGAAATTGGAACTGCTTCTGGACTTATTGTTACAGGAATCGGAACTGATGCACAACTACAAAGAACCAGTGGATCATGGGGTTCCGCAGCACAAAGCACCAAGTTTAACGTAGTTGGAGCTGTCACTTATGATTTACAGGGTGGAACTGACTACAGTGGACCTGGTAGTGTAGGTGGATATTCTGCATCGGTTTCAGATTTGATTACTTCATATCAAATTTTTAATAACCCAGCAGAGTACGGAATTAACTTCTTAATTAATGGTCCTTCAAGTGGAACAACAATTTATGAATCTCAAGCTAAAGCAAATGCTTTGATTTCTATTGCACAAAATAGAAAAGATTGTATTGCAGTCGTTTCTCCACATAAACAATCTGTTGTTGATGTAACTAATCCAGAAACACAAACTTCTAATATTATTGAATTCTTTGAACCTTTAACTTCTTCATCCTATGCCGTTTTTGATAGTGGTTACAAGTACACATATGATAGATTTAATAACAAATTTACATATATTCCATGCAACTCTGATATTGCAGGATTAATGGCAAGAACTACATTAAATAATTATTCTTGGTTCTCCCCAGCAGGATCCAATAGAGGATCATTAAACAATGTAGTGAAACTTGCATATAATCCAACTCAAGCTCAAAGGGATCAAATTTATACCAAGAGAATTAATCCTATTATTTCATCTCCAGGTGCAGGATTTATACTCTTTGGTGATAAAACTGCACTATCTTATGCTTCAGCATTAGATAGAATTAATGTTCGTAGATTATTCTTAACTATTGAAGAATCTATCGAAAGAGCAGCAAGAGCACAACTATTTGAGTTCAATGATGTGATTACAAGAACCAATTTCATTAATATCGTTGAACCTTATCTTCGTGATGTAAAAGCAAAGAGAGGAATTACTGAATTCTTAGTTGTTTGCGATGAGACAAATAACACTCCTGACATTATTGACTCTAATCAATTTAGAGCTGATATTTTCGTAAAACCTGCAAGATCCATTAACTTTATTGGTCTTACTTTCGTTGCTACAAGAACCGGAGTTTCATTCTCCGAAGTAGTAGGAACCGTTTAAATTACTTTAGGAGAACCAAATGGCTAAAGAAGGAACTACAAATTTACCTCAATTTACTGAAAGAACTATAAGTGATTTCAAATCTAGACTAGTTGGTGGTGGTACTAGATCTAACCTTTTTGAATGTGTATTAAACTTCCCAGATGGAGTTGGGGTAACCCCTGATGATGATTTCCGTTTCATGATCAAGGCAGCTCAACTTCCAGGATCTACTATTAGTTCAATTCCAGTACCTTTTCGTGGAAGAACTTTAAAAATTGCAGGTGATAGAACATTTGACCCTTGGACTATAACAGTTATCAACGATACCAATTTCAAAATTCGTAATGCTTTTGAAAAGTGGATGAATTTTATGAATAGACATGACGATAATGCTGGTGTAATCACACCTGCAGCATATCAAAGAGAAATGTTGGTTTACCAATTAGGAAGAGGTTTTACAAATGAAGGTGGTGCATCTGGAGCATCACTCCCAGGAACTGCATCACAAATGCCAGTTTTAAAAACTTATAAATTCTACGGTTGCTTTCCTACAGAAATTACACCAATTGAATTATCATACGATAGTTCAGATACCATTCAAGAATTTTCTGTAACTTTACAAGTCCAGTGGTGGGATACCTTTGCAGCTGGAGAATCTACAAGTATGTTGGGCACTTCAGAAACCACCTAAATATTTTATACTTGATTTTATATATTGAATAATGTCTAAACTGTTTGGATTTAAAATAGAAGAGACTGGGGAAGATAAAAATAGTCAAATTATCTCCCCAGTTCTTTCTAATGATGAAGATAAATCTAATTTTTATATTACTAGTGGATTTTATGGTCAGTATGTAGATATTGAAGGTGTATATAAAAATGAAGCAGACTTAGTTAGAAGATATCGAGAAATGTCACTTCATCCAGAATGTGACAGTGCTATCGAAGACGTAGTAAATGAAGCAATAGTATCAGATTTAAATGATAGTCCAGTGCAAATTGAACTATCAAATTTACCAGCTTCAGATAAATTAAAAGAAATTATAAGAAAAGAATTCAAATCCATTAAGGAAATCATGGATTTCGATTCTAAAGCACATGAAATTTTTAGAAATTGGTACGTAGATGGGAGAATCTATTACCACAAAGTAATTGATTTAAAGCACCCAGAAGAGGGAATTAAAGAAGTTAGATATATTGACCCATTAAAAATTAAATATATTAGAAGACTTAAGAAAAAACAGGAAAATACTGTATCTGCACAAGTTAAATCTATACTTGCAAGAAACGGTCAGACTAATGTTGATGAAATTACAAATCCAGAAATTGAAGAGTTTTATTTATATGACCCCTCAGTAGGATATTCTGCCACAGTATCTAATTTACATGGAAGTTATACTTCTGCAACTAAAGGGATAAAATTGTCCCCAGACTCAGTTGTCTATGTAACATCTGGTCTTGTTGATAGAAACAGACAAACCGTACTATCCTATTTACATAAAGCAATCAAATCACTCAATCAACTTAGAATGATTGAAGATTCTCTAGTGATTTATAGACTATCTCGTGCACCTGAACGTAGACTTTTCTATATTGATGTCGGCAACCTACCAAAAATTAAAGCCGAGCAATATATGAGAGATGTTATGAACAGGTATAGAAATAAACTTGTTTATAATGCAGATACTGGTGAGATTAAAGATGACAGAAAATATATGGCAATGCTTGAAGATTATTGGTTGCCTCGTAGGGAAGGTGGAAGAGGAACTGAAGTTACTACTCTACCTGGTGGTCAGAATCTAGGAGAACTTTCAGATATTGAGTATTTTCAGAAGAAACTTTACAAATCACTTGGGGTTCCATCTACAAGATTAGATTCGGGTGGTGGATTTAACCTCGGAAGATCTTCAGAAATTCTTCGTGATGAATTAAAATTTACCAGATTTGTAGGAAGATTAAGAAAGAGATTTTCTAATGTCTTTTTAGACATGCTAAAAACACAACTTATATTAAAAAATATTGTAACTCCAGAGGATTGGAAAGTATTATCTGAGCATATTCAATTTGATTATCTTTATGATAACCATTTTTCAGATCTTAAGAAAAATGAGATTATGAATGATAAACTTGGTGTGGTTGCAGCAATGGATCCATATCTTGGTAGATATTTCTCTGCAGAATATGTAAGGAGAGAAATTCTCGGACAGAGTGATAGTGAAATGCTTGAAATAGATAAACAAATGAAAAAAGAAATAAAAGATGGAATAATTCCAGATCCTGCTGCAATGATGCAACCTGAAATGGGAGCACCTATGCAACAAGGAGATATCGGAACAGATGCTTTAGGTGCTCCGATGAAAGAACCCGGAGTATCAGACTCTAATGTTCAAGCTGGAGAAATTTGATAAATAATCAGAACTAACAAATTAATTTTATGGAAGACCTAATTACAATGATTGTTAATGGTGAAACTCCTTCAGATGTAAGTGACAAAATTAAAGAGCTTCTTTATATGAGAGCTGCAGAAAAAGTGGAATCACTAAAACCTGAAGTTGCAGCAAGTGTTTTTGGGGATGAGCAATCTGAATATTAATAATAATAAATAACTAATATAAGTATCAAATACTATGTCTGCGTTTAAAATTGTACAAAATTTACCTACTTTGAGTGTTGCAGGAACTGGAATAGTGACTTCAACTCCTATTGCACTTAAATCCGGTTATTTGCGTATTGTACCAGAACAAAATACTTATATTGAATTAGGTACAACACCAGTAGTTAACACCTCAACTTCAATATGGATTCCTGCAAATGGTGAATTAATCTTAAAAGAAACTGTAAGATCACAACCAACTGTAGGAATACAAACAGGAGCAACTACAACAATTACAGTACCATCTGGAACTGGATGTGCATTTGAAGTTGGTGATTATGTATCACTATCTGGAATTTCTCCCGCAGGAATTAATACTAATTTTGCACGAGTTTCCAATATTGATCAATCTACATCATATGATAGCCCACATCAAACCAAAATGGTTTTGAGTTGGGATACATCATCACAAGGTCCTGTTACTGTACCTACAGGTGAAGTTAGAAAAGTAACCAAAGTTGCTGCCTATAATGACAGTGGTTCCTCTTCAAAAATTCATATTACAGAAGTACAAGTCGTATCTAATTTCAGCTAATGAAACTAATCACAGAAGAAATTGAACAGGTAGAAGTTATCGTTGAAGAAATCAACGGTAAAAAATCTCTCTACATTGAAGGAATATTTTTACAAGGAAATATTGCAAATAGAAATAGAAGAATGTATCCAATGGACACCCTGAGAAAAGGGGTTAATTTGTATACTGAAAATTATTTAAGCAAAGGTAGAGCAGTAGGTGAACTTGGTCACCCATCTGGACCAACTATCAATTTAGATAGAGTTTCTCACAATATTATTTCACTAAAAGAAAGTGGTAATAATTTCATAGGCAAAGCTAAAATTTTAACTTCCTTACCAATGGGTAAAATTGCAGCAGGTCTTTATGAAGAAGGTGTAAAACTTGGAGTTTCTTCTCGTGGTGTTGGTACGTTAGTCCAAACCAATGAGGGTTACAGTAAAGTAAGTGAAGATTTCATGCTTTCTACTGCTGCTGACATTGTGCACGATCCATCTGCACCTGAAGCTTTTGTAAATGGAATCATGGAAGGTGTTAGTTGGTTATATGATTCTAAAAAACAAATTTGGATTTCTGAAAATATTAAAAATAAGATTGAAAATGATGTAGTTTCTAGAAGATTAACTGAAGAAAGAAAATTACAACATTTTGAAAATTATTTAAAACTCATATAAAAACTCAACATTATAAATAAATACAGAATAAAACAATAAGGTTATTCGGAGAGTTCAAATGTCTCGTGGTAAAAACTTACAAGAAATGGAAGTAGGCACTAAGCAATCCAAAACTGCTGTCAATGCTGGTGCAAAGGCAGGAGACCCAATGGCAAAGTTAACTACAGGTATTCCTGATGGTCAAACAGCTGGATGGGAAGATTTGGGAGGTCCTACCCCAGAAAATAGTCGTCCTGATGATGATAGTAATAAATTGAAAGATCCTGCTGCAATCCTTCAGCAAGTAAGAGACGTAGTAAATCGTGGTGCTAAAGCAGCCGATCCTATGAAACATCTTGCAAAAGGTGCAGTTAAAGAAGAGGAAGAATTAGATGATGAAGATCTGATCGATGAAGACTTGGAAGACGAAGTAGTTGAAGAAGCTGCAGAGTCTGAAGATGAAGAAAAATCTTCTAAGAAAAAGTCTAAGAAAAAAGACGAAGAAGAAGATGAGGATGAAGAGGACGAGGATGAAGAAGACGAGTCCATGAAGGAGCAAATCGAAGAAATCGAGACTCAGATTGAAGAAGATGTAGAGGCACTCCTTTCAGGTGAAGAACTTTCCGAAGAATTTAAATTCAAGGCAAAGACTGTTTTTGAAGCAGCACTAAATGCCAGAACTGAGCAAATTGAAGAAGCAATCGTACAAAAGTACGAACAGCAACTTTCAGAAGAAGTTGAAGCAATTGCTGAATCTTTAACTGAAAGAGTAGATTCCTATCTTGAGTATGTTGCTCAAGAATGGTTGGAAGAGAATGCAATTGCTCTAGAGCAAGGTCTCAGAGCAGAAATGACAGAGAGCTTCCTCAATAATCTCAAGCAACTTTTTGAAGATCATTATGTAACTATCCCTGAAGAAAGATATGATGTACTTGAGAGCATGGTAGAAAAACTTGATGATATGGAGACTAAACTCAACGAGCAAATTGAAAGAAATATTGCTCTAAACAAAAGACTAGCAGAGTCAGTTACCGATGTAATCTTTGGTGAAGTTTCTGAGGGTCTTGCACTTTCTCAGAAAGATAAGCTTGCTTCTCTTGCGGAAAATGTTGAGTTTGATGGTGAGGAAGAATATCGTGAGAAACTAGTAACATTGAGGGAATCTTATTTCCCATCTACTACTGGTACTCCAAGAAACACCCAAGATTATCTAGTAGAAGAAACTACTGAGACTATGCAATATCAGTCAACCAGTAGAACTATGGATGCATACTTAAATGCACTTGGAAAGGTTTCTAGAAAGTGAATTTTAGATAATAAAAATCAAACAAAAAACAATTTTACACAGAGGTAAATTCAAATGCAAATGTTCAATGCAGAACAGCTGCAGGAAAAGTGGGCACCACTCCTTGACTACAATGGTCTTAATGAAATCAAAGATCCACATCGTAGAGCGGTAACTGCTATCCTGTTAGAGAACCAAGAAAAAGCTCTTAGAGAAGAGAGAGAATTTCTTACAGAAGCAACCCCAACCATGAACACTGATCCCGCAGGATCAGGTGCAGCAGGTTTCAGCTACGGTGCTTCCGCAGCAGGTCCAGTAGCAGGTTTCGACCCAGTTCTGATCTCACTGATCAGACGTTCAATGCCTAACCTTGTTGCATATGACCTAGCAGGTGTTCAACCAATGAACGGTCCTGTAAGTCTCATTTTCGCAATGAGATCACGTTATACCAACCCACAAGGTAATGAAACATTCTACAATGAAGTAGATACCACCTTCTCTGGTCAGAATGCTGGCAGAAACAATGACAATGGTTGGACTAACGGTAACGTTGGTTTCGGAACCACTGCACAGGTTGGTTCAAACCCAGGTCTTCTCAACCCAACTTCTGCACCTCTCGGTGAGTACAATGTTGGTCAGGCAATGAGCACTTCTGAGGCAGAAAGTCTCGGTAATGATCTCAATGATGCTGGCACCTTCTTCAACGAGATGGCACTTAGCATCGAGCGTGTATCCGTTACTGCTAAGTCTCGTGCTCTGAAAGCAGAATACAGTCTTGAGCTTGCTCAGGATCTGAAGGCAATTCACGGTCTGAATGCTGAGGCTGAACTTGCAAACATTCTCTCAACTGAGATTCTTGCTGAGATCAACCGTGAAGTTATTCGTACCATCTACATGATTGCAGAACCTGGTGCACAAAATAACGTTGCAACTCCTGGTATCTTTGACCTTGATGTTGACTCCAACGGTCGTTGGTCAGTTGAGAAGTTCAAAGGTCTTATTTTCCAAATGGAAAGAGATGCCAACCTGATTGCACAAAGAACTCGTAGAGGTAAGGGGAACATGATTCTCTGCTCTGCAGACGTTGCTTCAGCACTGTCTCACGCAGGAATCCTGGATTACACCCCAGCACTCAACGCAAACCTCCAGGTAGATGACACCGGTAATACTTTTGCAGGTGTTCTCCAAGGTAAGTATAAGGTTTATATCGACCCATATTCTGCAAACAATAGCAACACCCAGTTCTATGTTGCTGGTTACAAGGGAACCTCACCTTACGATGCAGGTCTCTTCTATTGCCCATATGTTCCTCTCCAAATGGTTCGTGCCGTTGGTGAGCAGTCCTTCCAACCAAAAATTGGATTTAAGACTCGTTATGGCATGGTTGCTAACCCATTTGCTGAAGGTCTTAACCAAGGTCTTGGAAGACTCCAGAGAAACTCCAACACCTACTACAAGAGAACTCTTGTTAAGAACCTCATGTGATCCATTCACATTAAGTTCACTGGACCCCTCAGGGGGTCCTTTTTTATTGGAAATAAATATATTGTATGAATATTTTTTCAATAAAATGTCACAAAATCCTTGGAAAAATCAAATCAATAATAAAAGTTTTTTATCTCCAACGGGATTTAAATTTTCTTTAGTTAAAAAACCAAAAATTGATTTTTTTTGTAATGAAATTTCAATTCCTGGTATTAATTTGGGAGTTGCAGTCCAGTCATCATATTTAAAACAAATTCCAGTTCCTGGTGATGTATTAACTTATGATGATTTAACTCTTCGTTTTAATGTAGATGAAGATATGGAAAATTATCTTGAAGTTTATAATTGGTTAATTCAATTTGGTTTCCCAAGTAGTCTAGAGCAATATCAACAACTTCTAAATGAAGACGAGAATAGCAAAGGCAAGCAAACTGCTATTTCAGGTATGTCAGATGGAAGTTTAGTAATTTATAATAGTAACTACAATCCTAATATAAGAATTGATTTTAAAGATTTATTTCCAGTATCTCTTAGCACGATACAATTTAATTCACAAGTAAATGATATCCAATACGTGACAGCACAAGCAACTTTCAAGTATACTATCTACAATATTGTCAAACTTAATTCATGAATATCAATGAAATTGAAGATCTTTGGGAAAAAGATTCTCAAATAGATCCCGATAATTTACATCTAGAAAGTATTAAAATTCCCAATCTACACTCCAAATATTATAAAATTTATAATAATATTTCACTTTTAAAAAAAATAGAAGAAAACAAGTACTTAGAAATTCAAAAAGAAAAATGGTTATATTACTCAGGAAAGGCAAGTCCTGAAGTGTACAAGGAAAACCCTTTCGATCATAGAGTAATTAAACAAGACCTAGATAAGTATATGAGTTCAGATCAAGATATTATAAAGTCTGCAACTAAAATAGATTATTATAATTTAATGTTAAAATATCTGGAAAGTATTTTAAAAAATATTGAAAATAGAACTTTTGTAATTAAAAACAGTATTGAATGGTCTAAATTTACTGCAGGATATAGTTAACATGAAATCTGATGTTGTTATTAAAAAGAAAAATGAAGTCTATCTAAAGTTAGAATGTGAACCTCACGTTTTATATGATCTATCCCCATATTTTGCATTTGAAGTTCCCAATGCAAAATTTATGAGAGGTAATAAGTATAAAAATTGGAATGGTCAAATTCATCTACTAAACGTACACAGTAAAGAAATTTATGTAGGACTTTTAGATAAATTAATAGAAAAAATAAAATTACATGATTATACTTACGAATTTGAGAATAGTAAGTACTATGGACTTCCATATGAAGAGAACGAGATGATTTCATATGAAGGTGTTAAATCTTATATGAAAAAGATTATCTCGTCAAAATATGAACCTAGAGATTATCAAATTCAAGCAGTAACAGACGCATTAAAAAATAATAGGAAGTTATTAGTATCACCAACTTCCTCTGGTAAATCTATGATGATTTATTCATTGGTAAGATACTATACTGAAAAAAATATGAAAACTTTATTGATTGTTCCTACTACTTCTTTAGTTGAACAAATGAGTAAAGATTTTGAAGACTATGGTTGGGACACTCAAAACTATGTGCATAAAATTTATGCAGGTCGTGCTAAAAATACAGATAAAAAAGTTACTATTTCGACATACCAAAGTTTATATGATTTGGAGAAATCTTATTTTGAAAATTTTGATGTAGTAATTGTAGATGAAGCACATACTGCAAAAAGTAAATCTATAACAGATATTTTGCACAAAATGCATGGTGCTAAGTATCGTTTTGGATTTACTGGTACAACTAATCCAGAAAAAGTAAACATTTGGATTCTTGAAGGATTATTTGGTCCTGCATATAAAGTTATCCGTACTCAAGAATTGATGGATAAAGGAAATATTGCAAAACTTCAAATTAAAATTTTAATTCTTCAACATAAAGGTCAAAAATTTGAAACCTATGAAGATGAATTGCAATATTTAATTACACATGAAAAGAGAAATAATTTTATTAAAAATCTAGCATTAGATTTAAAAGGAAACACTTTGATTCTTTTTAGTAGAGTAGAAACCCACGGATCTGTTTTATTTGAATTAATAAATAATTCAGTCAAAGAAAATCAAAAAGTATTCTTTGTTTATGGTGGTGTGGATACTGAACAAAGAGAAAAAATTAGAGAAATTACTGAACAAGAAAATAATGCAATTATCGTTGCATCTTATGGTGTATTCAGTACTGGAATATCAATAAAAAACTTACATAATTTAATTTTTGCAAGTCCAACTAAATCTAAAATTAGAAATCTCCAAAGCATTGGAAGGATTTTAAGAAAATCAAATACTAAAAATAAAGCAGTTTTGTATGATATTGCTGATGATATCACTTATCAGTCTAAAAAAAATTATACCTTAAATCATCTTATTGAAAGAATCAAAACCTATAATGAAGAAAATTTTGTTTATGAATTACATAAAATTAATTTTAAGGAAAAATGAAAGAAGAAGAATTTTATGCAATTATTAAATTAGTATCTGGTGAAGAAATCTTATCAAAGGTATGTCCTTTTGATGAAAATGATGATACAATGGTTGTGTTAGACAACCCTGTATTCATTGAAACTGCTTTTGTACCTAAACTCGGTGTTCCCATTGCTAAAATAAATCCTTGGTTAAGACTTTCTGAGGATACTATGTTTATAATGAGTTTAGATAAAATTATAACAATGACTGAATGTAAGGATGTATCTTTAATTAAGATACATCAACGTTATGTTAGAGAACAAAATAAAGAAACTAATCTAACAACATTAACTCCTAATATGGGATATGTTTCTTCTATTTCAGATGCTAGGGTTTCCCTAGAGAAACTTTATAACTCGGAGACTTCAAACAGTAAATTCGAATGATTTCCTAGAGTATCTTATAGTATTATTAATATAGTATTTTCCAAACTCAACAGAGTAATTATACCGGTATTCAGGTATAGTGTCAAGGGTATAAATACCCATATTTTAAAAAATTGACTTATTAATTATTTTGAGATTAAAATCATAAAAAAATAAAATACAACATGTTAAATCAGGTTATGAATAAAAAACAAAAAAATGTCCACTATGTAAACAATAAAGATTTCCATGATGCACTCATTGCTTACAAAAGGAAGGTAGACATTGCTAAAGAAAATGGACAACCGAAACCAAGAATACCAAATTATCTTGGAGATTGCTTTTTAAAAATTGCAACCCACCTTTCATATCGTCCAAATTTCGTAAATTATATGTATCGTGATGATATGATTTCAGATGGAGTTGAAAATTGTGTTCAATATATTCATAATTTTGACGTAACTCGTAGTAATCCTTTTGCATATTTTACTCAAATAGTTTACTACGCATTTCTTCGTAGGATTGGTAGAGAAAAGAAGCAAGTGGAAATAAAAGAAAAAATTCTAGAAAGAACTTCTTTTGATGAAGTTTTCACAGCAGATGAACATTACAGCAGTTCAGATTATAATTCTATTAAAGATGCTGTTTATTCTAAGTATTATTGATTTTGATTTAATTTATAAAAATAATGAAAGTAGCAGTAATTACGGACACTCACTTTTGCTTTAAAAAATCTAGCAAAGTATATCATGATTATTTTGAACGATTTTATAGTAATGTGTTTTTCCCTACTCTAGAAGACCGTAAGATCACCCATGTCATTCATATGGGGGATGCTTTTGATAATCGTAGAGGAGTCGATTACTGGGGACTAGAGTGGGCACAGAGAGTAGTTTATAATAAATTTAGAGACTTAAGTATTGAAGTCTATCAAATCATGGGAAATCATGATGCATACCACAAGAATACTAACACTATAAATTCAGTTGAAACTCTTTTGTATCATTATGATAATATAATTCCAATAACAGATCCTAAAGAATATAATATTGGTGGACTGGACTGTTTGATGCTTCCATGGATTTGTAAAGATAATGAGCAGAGAACATTTGAACTAATTCAAAATACAAAAGCAAAAGTTGTTTTTGGTCATTTGGAACTTCAAGGATTTTCCTTATTCCCAGGACACCCTCAAACTCATGGTATGAGTGTGGAAAAATTTGAAAAATTTGATAGAGTATATTCTGGTCATTATCATACTCGCAGTAACGATGGAAAAATATTTTATCTGGGAAATCCATATCAGATGTTCTGGTCAGATGTGAATGATAAAAGAGGATTTAGTATTTTTGATACAGAAACTTATGAGATAGAATTTATAGAAAATCCATATTACATGTATGAAAAAATCTATTATTCTGATCTTGATTATAAAAAATTTGACTTTTCTACTTTAGAAAATAAAAATGTAAAAGTTTTAGTGCAACAAAGAACTAATCAACTTCAATATGAAAAATTCATTTCAGAAATTTTAAAAAGAAATATTGTAGATCTTAAAATATCTGAAACTGTTGATTTGGAATCTGAACGTGTGGATATCATCAATATTGATTCCGAGGATACTTTGAGTATTCTTAATAAATATATCGAAGATGCAGATTTTAACTTAAACAAAAATAAAGTTAAAAAAATATTGCAAGATGTTTATAAAGAGGCAATAGAATTAGAAATCGCATAATATTTTTCATATGCACTTTTACAGATGGGGAACTAATGCATGTATATAATTACAATTAGTGGTAAAAAGGATGAAGGTGCATATGCAGTAATTGATGAACATGGTGACAAAACCTTGTGTTTTTTTGAAGAAGAAGATGATGCAATTAGATATGCTGGATTATTGGAAGCAGATGATTATCCTGAAATGGAAGTAATAGAAGTAGAGGATGAACTTGCAATAAAGACGTGTGAAATGTATAATTACCACTACGTGGTTGTAAAACCTGATGATTTCGTGATCCCCCCAAAAGAAGATGCTCTGTATTCAGAAAATAAAATATAAAAACTTTTTAAGTACTGGAAATCAATTTACTGAAATATGTTTTACTGACACAAAAACTACATTAATAGTAGGAAAAAATGGAGAGGGTAAGACTACACTACACTCTGCTTTAGTATTTGGTCTGTACGGTAAATCTAATAGAAACACAACAAAAAAACTATTGGTCAATAGTAGAAATAAAAAAGATTGTGTAGTCGAAGTTTATTTTTCAAACGAGGGTAAAGACTACAAAATTGTAAGAGGAATTTCTCCAAATATTTTTGAAATTTGGATAAATGGTAATTTGCAAGAAGAACTTTCTGCAGTGAAAGATCAACAAAAATATTTGGAACAAGTAATTCTAAAAATGAGTTACAAAACTTTCATGCAGGTTGTTGTTCTTGGGAGTAGTAATTTTATACCATTTATGCAATTGTCTTCTTCTGATCGTAGAGATTTAGTGGAAGAATTATTGGACATTAAAATCTTTTCTTCAATGAACATTGTATTAAAAGATAAAATTAAAGGTTTGGAAAGAAAGTCTAAAGAAATAGATTCAAATATTTCATCAATCAAAGACAAAATTGAAATGCAAAAAGTCTTTATTGAAACACTTAAAAATAACAGTAAAGATATTATCACTAAACATAAAAATAAGATTGGTGAGTTGGATTTCCAAGTGCAGGAATTGATTAAATTGAATGATGAATATTTAAAATCTATTGAAATTGAGCAAGAAAAATTAAATTCAATTTCTTTTTCATCTAAAAAATTAAAACAATTATCTGGAATACGTGGTAAATTAGAAACTAAAAAATCTATTTTTGAAGAAGAGAAAGATTTTTTTAACGAAAATGAAATTTGCCCAACTTGTAAGACACACTTACAAGTTGATTTTAGAGAAGAAAAAGTAAAAGAAATCGACATTCAACTTCAAAAAATAGAAGAAGGATTTATCGAATTGCAAGATGCTATTTTGGAAGAAGAGAATAGAGAAAGTATAGTTAAAAATATAACCAAAGACATCAGTAACATAACATCAAATATTACTGTCAACAATTCTACAATAAAACAATATAATAAACAGAAGTTAGAACTTGAAAAAGAAATTGAGAATCTTCTTAGCAAAAATAAAAATGAAAGCAAAGAAGTAAAAATTTTAAGAGATATGATGAAAGAAGAAGATAAGTTGGATAAAGTAAAGTCTCAATGTAATGAAGCACTTCATTACTTTGAATTTGCACATCTTCTTATGAAAGATGGTGGAATAAAATCCAAAATAATTCAAAAATATTTGCCAATAATAAATCAGCAAATAAACAGATATCTCCAAATGATGGATTTGTTTATTAATTTTTCTTTAGATGAAGAATTTAAAGAAAGTGTTAATACACCAGTCCATGAAGATTTTTCTTATGGATCTTTTAGTGAGGGTGAAAAACAAAGAATATCCTTATCCATTTTATTTGCATGGAGAGAGGTTGCTAGAATGAAGAATTCGGTAAATTGCAATTTACTTTTCCTAGATGAAATTTTTGATAGTTCGTTGGATACTGAAGGAACAGAATACTTACTTAAAATAATTAAATACGCAATTCAAGATTCTAATATTTTTATAATTTCTCATAGAATCGATGACCTTACAGATAAATTTGAAAGGGTATTAGAGGTAAAAAAAGTTAATGGATTCTCCAAATTTTTCTCTTGACTTTTAACCCGAAACTTACTATACTTTATTCTTGATAAAAGCAATTATGGAAAACTTTGACATGATCAATGATTACATTGGAATTTCATCTTCTTTACCTTCACCTTATGCGGATACTACAATTTTAGGAGGGGAAGACTATTTGAGTTTTAATTCTAATTCTTACAATTCAGATTATATTACATTTAATACAATGTCAGGTTCTAGTGCTGGAAGTCCTATGACTAATGAAAATGCAAATGGTTTTTGGAAATATAATGAAGATAAAATTATAAAGCAACTAGAAGAATATATTAAAGGTACATATCGACAGCATTATGTAGATCGAACTGGTGGTGGAAATGAACAAACACTAGACAAGATCAAACACAATCGTCGTGAAGGGTTTTGTGCTGGTAATGTAACTAAGTATATTGATCGTTACGATACCAAAGGAACTCCTCGTGCAGATCTCTTTAAAGTACTGCATTACACTATTCTCCTGATCAATCATCTTAACCTTATTGAAAACAAGTGATGAAACTTTCTGAAAATACTATTTCTATTTTAAAAAACTTTTCGACTATTAATCCTAGTATCTACATTCGAAAAGGTAATGTCATCAGAACTATTGCAATGTCTGGAAATATTGCTGCATCTGCAAAAGTTGCAGAAGAATTTGATAATGAATTTGCAATTTATGATCTGAATCAATTTCTTAATGGTCTGAAACTTTATGATAATCCACAACTAGATTTTTCTGAAGAAAATTGCGTATTGGTGAAGCAAGGAAGTCATACCATTAAATATTTTCTAACTGATCCTACTCTTATTTTCGCACCTGAAAATAAAGATATTGTTCTCCCTTCTAAAGATATTTGTTTCCAAATTGATGAAGCACAATTTGAAAAATTAGTTCGAGCTTCATCTGTTTTTGGTCTTCCTGACCTTTCAGTAGTTGGGGAAGATGGAAAAATCGAATTGCAAGTTCGACAGAAAGAAAATGTTACATCTAATGAAGTATCTATTGTTGTGGGTGAGACTGAGGATGAGTTTTGCTTGAACTTCAAAATTGAAAACTTGCGGATTATTCCTGGATCCTATAACGTAGTTATCTCAAGGCAATTCATTGCAGAGTTTACAAATCAGAATTTTGATTTGACTTATTTTGTTGGTCTTGAGAGTGATAGTTCCTTCATCTCTTAATTTTTATTATGGACTTTTTGTTTTATCTAACACCTATAGGTAGAGAAATCATCAGCAGTGTTATGCTAAAAAACTTTAGAATTCAGGAAAATCCTCCTATTTGTAAAAAATATAAAGATTTGTTTGGATATACTAAAAGTCCCAATTTTGTAATTTGCACAGATAACATTAAAAATAATATCAGTCCAGTATCACATTATGTAAATGAAACTGTATACCATGAAGCTGTTCATGTTGTACAATCATGTAAAGGTGGTCCAATTAATATAAAAGACATTACACTTAGTTCTGAAAAATTGAATGATGTAAATCGTTCTGTAAATTATGGAACTTCTGCAAGTGTTTATGAAATGGAATCTTATTATTTGGAAGATAAACCTGAGTTGGTTTCAAGTTATTTGAAAAAATACTGTTTTTAATTTGTTATGAACATTTTTGTTGTAGATCAATGTCCAAAAAAATCTGCTGAACAACTTCCCGATAAACATATTGTAAAAATGCCCTTAGAGACCTGTCAAATGGTCTCTGTGATATATTCGGATTGGTATTATAATTGGGGAACAATTAACAAAGTAGATGGAAATCCTTATAGCACCAAACGAGGAGCATTCCGTAACCATCCATGTACTAAATGGGCATCAGAATCTTACGGGAATCTTGCCTGGTTGCTTTCCCATGGACTATTTCTTTGCTTAGAATATACTGAACGTTACAATAAAAGACATTCCTGTCAGAATACAATTGAGCAGGCAATTGATATATTTAATAGTAAAAGTGATAGGTTATTCTCTAATTACCAAGATGTAATAGAATTTACTCGTGCAATGCCAGATGAGTTGAAAAATAATACGTCTATAAGTACAATGGAAGCATATCAAAAATATGTTGCATCTAAACCTTGGGTGAAAGATAATTACCTAAGAAAACCTGAAAGACTACCTGAGTGGATTTTTAATTATGCGTGATGACTTTTTGTTTGTTGAAAAATATGCACCAAAAACCATAGATGAATGTATTCTTCCCGAAGAACTGAGGAAGTTTTTTAATGAAATTAGAAACTCTAAAGAAGTTCCTAATTTAATCTTGTCTGGTCCTCCTGGGATAGGTAAAACTTCTACAATTAAAGCTCTATCCAATGAACTTGGATTGGACTTTATGATGATTAATGGATCAGAAGAAGGACGTTTTATTGATACTATTAGAAATAAGGTTCAAACTTATGCATCCACAGTATCACTTACAAATACTGGTAAAAAAATACTTTTGATTGATGAGGCAGACAATGTAACTCATGATGCCCAACTTGCTTTACGTGGGGCAATTGAAAAACTTCAAAAGAATTGTATTTTTATTTTTACTTGTAATTACAAAAATAAAATTCTTCCACCTCTTCATTCTAGATGTTCAGTATTAGATTTTACTATTCCTACAAAAGAAAAACCTAAACTGGCTCTAGCATTATTTGAACGTATTGAAAATATTTTAAAATCTGAAAATATTGAATATGAAAAGAAAGTTCTTGCACAACTAGTGCAAAAATATTTTCCAGATTTCCGTAGAACTCTAAATGAACTTCAAAGGTATTCATCTACAGGTAAGTTAGAATTAAATTCAATAACATCTTCATCTAATGCAAATGTTTTAGAATTAATGGAATACCTGAAAACTAAAAATTTCACAGAAGTCAAGAAGTGGACTACTTTAAATATTGACAATGATATTAGTAAAGTTTTACGTCAAATTTATGATGAACTTTATAAAGTATTGGTTCCATCTACTCTTCCTGCTGCTGTTTTGGTTTTAGCAAAATATCAATATCAAAGTGGTTTTGTGATGGATCAGGAAATCAATCTTCTTGCATGTTTAGTTGAAATTATGTGTGAATGTGAGTTTGTATGAGCACTTCTCCTTGGGATTGGGTAAAAACAATAACGAGTACTAAAGAAAATCTATTAGAGACTGAAGATTTAAAAACTTATGAACCTTTCATAGTAAATAAAGCTTTATCGTATCATTTTGATTGTACTTTATATGCAAATGAAATGAATAAGCATTTTTATCTAGATAAAGATATGCAGTATTCTTTTTACTTGCATGGTATTCGTAAAATGAAAAGAGGATTTTCTCCTTGGATTAAAAAAGAAAGTATACAAGATTTAGATTATATCAAGGCATATTATGGATATAATAATGAAAAAGCACTTCAAGTTCTTAGTATTCTCTCAAAAAAACAAATAAACTATATAAAAGATAGACTTGAAAATCGTGGATTTGAAAAACAATGACTAATGTAAATGAACCCCAAGTAAATTGGACACCATCTATGATGGTTGAAGTTACTCTAAACGAACCAGATGACTTTTTGAAAGTTAGAGAGACTCTTACTAGAATAGGAGTTGCATCTAGAAAGGAAAAGAAACTTTATCAATCCGTTCATATTCTTCATAAGCAAGGCAGATATTATCTGACACATTTTAAAGAACTATTTGCTCTAGATGGAAAATATGCAAATATTACAGTCAATGATGTTCAAAGACGTAATAGAATTGTTCAACTAGTTGCAGATTGGGGATTGATTTCTATTGTAAATCCAGATCAAGTAGTAGATATTGCTCCTCTCAATCAAATCAAAGTTATTTCTTTTAAAGAAAAAAATGAGTGGGCACTGGAAAGTAAATATTCCATTGGCAAAAAAGTTAAACCTGAAAACGAGTAATCAGTGATATAACCCGAATAAAATGGGAGTGCTAACCACACTCCCATTTTTAATGTAAGAAAATATATAATAATGAAATGAGATGCCCACTGGGATCTCATAAACTAAGATGCTCATTGGAGGTCAAAATGACAACTATCGCAAAATACAACACGTCTAACATTCAAAAGTTTTTTGAAGATATTGACAGACTAACAATTGGAATGGATCCATTTTTTAGTAGGTTAGATAATCTTCATGTTACTAATTATCCCCCATTTAATGTTATAGATTTAGGGAATGGTCAGCAACGATTAGAAATTGCAGTTGCAGGATTTTCAAAGTCTGAAATTAGTGTCTACACTGAAAATAATGTTCTAACAGTTTCTGGAACAAAAGAAAGTAGACCTGAAGAAAACTATAAGCATCATGGAATTGCTTCTAGATCATTCACTAGAACATGGCCAATTTCAGATGATATTAGAATTGGTGATGTAAAACTTATAGATGGTTTATTGTCTATTGAGGTATTGAGAATTATTCCAGATCATCAAAAGAAAAGAACTTATAGTGTTCTATAAATAAAAATAAAAAATGAAAACCTTTCAGGAATTTAAAAAAATTATAAATGAAATGGTAGGTGATTTTGGTTCTGGTGTAAGACCACCAAAACCCAAATGTTATGGGAAAACGACTACTTATGCCATGCTTCCCGGAAAAAGAGTATGTAAGTTCAAAAGAAAAAGATAAATACTTTTGAATATCGTCGGCGCAAGAGGAGTACCTGGCAAAATCCAGGTTGACTCCTCCTTTTTTTTGTGATATCATTGTTGGATACCAAATGTGAATGGAAAAATAAAATGATACAAGGACTATTACTTACAACTAACCAAATCTTAGTAACGGAAGTACATGAAGTGATGGTTGATTTGGGTGAACCTAATTGTAGGATGGTTAATCCTTGCACAATTAATAGTGATGGTGATCTTGTAAGGTACTTGTCTGATCACACAAATCAGACTACATTTATGATTTCATCTGATAAAATTTTAACTATCTTTGATCCACTTACTGATATAAAGGATCAATATAGAATTTTGACTGGATATGTAGAAGAGGTTTCAACTAGTGAGGAGGAGGAACTGAATTGAGATTTTACACTAATGTAACTCAAAAATTCGATAAAATGTTGGTTCGTGGATATGAAGATGGTGAAAGGTTTAACCAGGAACTTGAATTTTATCCTACATTATATGTTTTAAGTAAAAAAGAGACAGAACATAAGACACTTGATGGTCAATTTGTAAAACCAATTCAACCTGGATTGATTTCTGATTGTAGAGAATTTTATAAAAAATATAATGAAGTAGATGGATTTTCCATTTATGGGATGGATAACTATACCTTCCAATATATCTCAGATAATTATTCTGAGGATGAAATTAAATATGATATTTCTAAAATTAAATTATTTACAATTGACATTGAGGTTGCATCTGAAAATGGATTCCCCAATGTTTTTGATTGCTCAGAAGAACTTCTTTTGATTACAATTCAAGATTATAATACCAAGGAAATTATTACTTTCGGGTCTAGGGATTATTCTGGAAATAGAAAAGACTTCACATTTATAAAATGTGAAGATGAAGTTGATCTATTTAATAAATTCTTGGAATTTTGGGAAACTTCATCTCCTGATGTAGTAACTGGATGGAATAATTCACTGTATGATATTCCATATATTGTGGGTAGGATTGATAGAGTACTTGGTTCCAAAGAGGTTAAAAGACTTTCTCCTTGGAAAAATGTAAGAATTAGAGAAGTAGAAATTTCTGGAAGGACAAATCTTATTTGTGATATTTCTGGAATTACTATATTGGATTATCTCAATCTCTATAAAAAGTTTACTTATACTAATAGGGAAAGTTATGCACTTAATCACATTGGTGAAGTAGAATTAGGTCAGAAAAAACTGGACCACTCAGAGTTTGATACGTTTAAAGAATTTTATACAAAAAATTGGAATAAGTTTGTTGATTATAATATTCTAGACGTAGAACTTGTAGATAAACTTGAGGAGAAATTAAAATTAATTGAACTTTGTATTATGATGGCATATAATGCAAAGATTAACTTCGATGACGTTTTTTATCAAGTTAGGATGTGGGATGCAATTACTTACAATTATTTGAGAAAAAAGAATATTGCAATTCCACCTAAAGTTGCTTCAGATAAGGATGAAAAATTTGAGGGTGCTTATGTAAAAGAACCTAAACCTGGAATGTACGATTGGGTTGTGAGTTTTGACCTTGCTTCCCTATATCCAAGTCTAATCATGATGTATAATATTAGTCCAGAAACAATTTTGGATAATAAACATCCTAACATTAACATTCAAAAAGTTCTTAATAAAACTGTAGATACTGAAAGTTATTCTGAGTATGCTATATGTCCAAATGGATGTATGTACAGAAAAGATATACGTGGATTCTTTCCTGAACTTATTGAAAAAATGTTCAATGATAGAAAACTCTACAAGAAAAAAATGCTTGAGGCTCAGATAAAGTATGAAAAAGAACCATCTAAAAAGTTAAGCAACTTAATTTCTGAATATAATAATATCCAACAGAACTTGAAGATTTGTTTGAATAGTCTTTATGGTGCCCTTGGAAATCAATACTTTAGATATTACCGATTAGACAATGCAAAGGCAGTTACCTTTTCTGGGCAAACTGTAATTAAGTGGATTGAGAGTAAATTAAATACATATCTCAATAAAATTATTGGTACTAAAAATCAAGACTTTATTATTGCATTGGATACTGATTCTAACTATTTAAATTTGGGACCTCTTATTAAAAAAGTTTTTAAAGATAAGCAAGTATCAAAAGAAAAAATTATTAGTTTCATCGATACTATTTGTGAAGATAAATTCCAAGAGTTTATTAATACATCGTTCCAGGAACTTTCTGATTACACCAATGCATATAAAAATACTCTTTATATGAAAAGAGAGGCAATTTGCGATAGGGCTATCTGGACCAAAAAGAAAAGATATATCCTCAATGTATGGGATAATGAAGGAGTTAGGTATGAGGAACCTAAGATTAAAATCAAGGGTCTAGAAGCAATTAAATCATCTACCCCTGCAGTATGCAGAAAAATGATTAAAGATGCAGTTCCAATTATGATGAATCAATCTGAAGATGATATGATCCGTTACATCAAAGAATGTAAGGAAAAATTTATGAAATTTTCAGTTGAAGAGATTTCATTTCCAAGATCTGTTAATAACTTAGATGTTTATGGATCTAGAGGTGAAATTTACAAAAAAGGAACTCCGATGCATGTTAGGGGAGCACTTCTTTATAATTACTATGTAAGGAAGAATAAAATAGATCATAAATATCCAATTATCCAAAATGGAGAAAAAATAAAGTACTGTGCACTTAAAGTTCCAAATCCTATTAGGGAAGATGTAATTTGTTTTATCCAGAACTTTCCGAAGGAACTTGATTTGGATAAGTACGTAGACTATACTACACAGTTCAATAAATCTTTTCTGGAGCCTCTTAAAATTATTCTAGATGCTATTGGGTGGAAAACAGAGAAGACAGTAAACTTAGCAAACTTTTACGCATAAAATTATGGATTTTCTAAAAGATATTGTAAATGAAATTGGAGGAGAGTACACACAACTAGCCTCTGAAATTGATGAAACTGAATCATATGTAGATACTGGTTCTTATATATTCAATGCTGCAGTTTCTGGAAGCATTTATGGGGGAGTATCTGGAAATAAAATTACAGCACTTGCAGGTGAGCAAGCAAGTGGTAAGACGTTCTTTGCACTTGCAGTAGTTAAGAATTTCCTACAAAATAATCCAGAAGGGTATTGTTTGTATTTTGATACTGAAGCTGCAATAACAAAATCTCTTCTACAAAGTAGAGGAATTGATACAAATCGTTTGGTTGTAGTTAATGTAGTAACTGTTGAAGAATTCCGAACAAAGGCTTTAAAGGCAGTTGATATTTACGAGAAAAAACCAGAAAAGGATAGAAAACCTTGTATTTTTGTTCTTGATAGTTTGGGTATGCTTTCTACCAATAAAGAAATTGGAGATGCTCTCTCTGAAAAAGACACTAGGGATATGACCAAACCTCAACTTATTAAAGGTGCATTCCGAATGTTGACTCTTAAACTTGGGCAGGTTAATATTCCAATGATAGTGACAAACCATACTTATGAAACTATGAGTATGTACTCATCTAAGGAAATGTCTGGGGGAAGTGGACTTAAATATGCCGCATCTACTATCGTTTATCTTTCGAAATCAAAAGAGAAGGAAGGTACTGAAGTAGTTGGCAATATAATCAAAGTAAAAACATTCAAGTCACGTTTAAGTAAAGAAAATAAAGAAGTTGAAGTTCGTCTTTATTATGATGAAAGGGGACTTGATAGGTATTATGGTCTTTTGGATCTTGCTGAAAAATACGAAATATTTAAAAAGTCTGGTGCCAGATATCAAGTTGGAGATGGAACTTCTCAATATGGAAAAACCATTATGGAAAATCCAGAAAAATACTTTACTCCTGATGTAATGCAAGCACTTGATGAAGCAGCAAAAACAGAATACTCTTATGGTCAACCAACTTGATGTAGGTGTCTGACTACAGGGCATAAAATAGTTTAATATTCATTTACAATACAAATAATGGAAAGAGTTGAGACTACTATTCTTCGTAATTTACTTTTCAACAGTGAATACTGTAGAAAAGTATTGCCTTTCATAAACCCTGATTATTTTGAGAATAAACATGAACGTGTTGTCTTTGAAGAAATAAGTAAGTTTATTGTTTCTTATGAAGATATGGCAACAAAAGAAGTTGTCTTAATTGAGGCAGAAAAAAGAACTGATATTTCAGAAGAAACTTATAAAATTATTTGTGATTATGTATCTAATCTGGATAATGTTCATGTAGACCTTCAGTGGTTGATGGACACTACAGAATCTTGGTGTAGAGATCGTGCAATTTACCTTGCACTCATGGAAAGCATCAAGATTGCTGATGGGCAGGATGAAAAGAAAGGTAGAGATGCTATTCCTGGAATTCTTCAGGAGGCACTCTCTGTATCTTTCGATGAGCATATCGGACACGATTTCATTGAGGATTACTCTAAACGATATGATTATTATACTAGAGTTGAAGAAAAACTTCCTTTTGATTTAGATTACTTTAATAGAATTACTAATGGTGGACTTTCAAAGAAAACATTATCATTGATTCTTGCAGGTCCTAATGTAGGTAAATCACTTGCAATGTGCTCATTTGCATCTGGATTTCTATCCAAAGGTAAAAATGTTTTATACATTACTTTAGAAATGGCAGAAGAAAAAATCGCACAAAGAATAGATGCTAATCTTTTGAATGTTAACATCACAGACATTGATAAATTATCAAAAGAAAAGTTTGAGAATAAAATTGTCAAACTTTCACAAAAAACCCATGGTAAGTTGATCATTAAAGAATATCCACCTTCTTCTGCTCATGTAGGTCATTTCAAATCTCTTCTCAATGAACTTGCTCTTAAAAAGCATTTCCATCCTGATATAATTTTTGTTGACTATCTTAATATCTGTGCATCCAGTAGGTATAGGAATAACTCAGCAGTAAACTCTTACACTTACGTTAAGAGTATCTCTGAAGAACTTCGTGCCCTTGCTGTTGAATATAATGTACCAGTGTTCAGTTCAACTCAAACTACTCGTAGTGGTTACAGTACAACTGACCCAGACATGACTGATACTTCAGAAAGTTTTGGTACAGTTGCTACCGTAGATATGATTATCGCAATGATTAAAACTGAAGAACTTGATCAACTTGGTCAGGTAATGTTTAAACAAATTAAAAATCGTGATAATGATGTTTCAAAATTTAAAAGATTTGTTGTTGGTGTAGATAGGAATAAAATGAGATTGTATGATGTTGAACAAAATGCTCAAATTCAAGCTCTTGACGAAGCTTTAGAAGAAGAGTATAATTTTGAGGATGATAAAAAAAGCAAATTTAAGGAATTTAAATTTTAATGTCTATTTCTATCAATAAGAAAACACTAGAAAACGGATGTGCCGAATATACTATGACTGAAACTCCAAAGCATGTTGACTTTAATAAGTATGCTGAATTTGTAGATGCTGTAACTTCTGATGAATCAAAAGACTTCCTTGCACTTTCAGATCGTCTAGTTGCTCTAGATGAGAAGGGTGCAAATATTGAAAGACTTTTGACTTCTGCCGTTGGTATTAATGCTGAAGGTGGTGAGTTTATGGAAATCGTCAAAAAGATGGTGTTCCAAGGCAAACCTTACAATGAAGATAATCGTGAGCACTTGATTATCGAACTGGGTGATATCATGTGGTACGTTGCTCAGGCATGTATGGCACTTGATGTGACTCTTGATGATGTGGTTGCTCGTAATGTGCACAAACTCCTCAAACGTTATCCTGAAGGTGCTTTTGATGTTTATTTCTCTGAAAACCGTGCTTCGGATGATAGATAATTATTCTTGATTATCCAATTTAAATCTCTCTAAATATTTGGAGAGATTTTTTTGTATGGATATTACTGTAGATCAGGTTTACGATGAATTAATAAAAAAACCAGAGTATTCCTCAAATATAGTAAAAGAGGCTAATAAAATCACTATATACTCAAATGATTCAATAAAAAAATCAGAAGAAAGGAAAAATAAACTAAGAGGAATTAGAGATTATTTAAGAGAGAAATTTCCAGAATCTTCTAATCTTATAATTTACAATCCTAAAGGATCTGGTAGTACAATAGGAAGAACTGAGATAATAAATAGTGGATCTCGGGATATAGTAGTACTTTTAAAACCAGTACTAGAACCAATTATTCTAAAAAATTGGCTTTTAAATGAAGAAATGTTTGCTGACATATCTAATGAATATAAAGATTATGCAGATGAAGATTCAAGTAAATATAAAATACTTATAAGTGATGGTAGAAAAAGTATCATTATAGATGATGTTAAAAGTGTTACTAGAGTTGGGGGATTGAATAAAAAGTCGGATATAAAAATAACTAAGACAATAGGAAAAGAATATAACATATCCTTAAAAATGTCTCAGTTTCCAGCTTGGCAAGGATATGCAAATAGTAGTCCATCTGCAGTAGAGACTGCAAAAAAAATAATAAGCAATTTAGTAAATCCTACTGCTTCATTTGGTAAAGGTTCTGGTGGAGTTTCTGTTATCTCTACTTTATCTGAAGTTAAAGAATTTTGTTTTGGTGGAGATGGGTCAAATAGAGTAGATTATATTATTAGTGCAGATTTTACATCAAAATCACCTAAATCTTCATTTAAATATAATCAAGATACTAAAACTCTTACTATAATAGTGAATAAAATATATTCTAGAACTCCTATTGATTATGAAGAAGTTAGAAAAAATTGTTATTTGTTAATCTCTAAAGTTTCCAATGCTAGCATTACAATAGGAAATCAATATAGAGGATATCAAATATCATTTGTTCCAGAAAGTAGAGTTAGAAACACCATTCCAGGAAAAAGATAAATAATTAAAAAACTAATCAATGAAGTCCTTTCGTCAGTTTATATCAGAAGCTTTAGAAACTGTAGCATCATCTCAAGCCAAGCAAATGGGTTTGAGGGGGAATGGTCATGGAGATTGGTACGACAATCAAGGAAATTTAGTAGCAAAAACTGTTGGTGGAAAATTAAAAGTATTTAAAGGGAGAGGTGGAAAGGGACCTAGAGATGAATCTCAACCTCAAACTAAACAAAAGATATCAGTAACTGATAAAGTTTCTCAACAACAATCTGATGCACAACAGCAACAGTCGGACGGATCCGATGGAATCGTTGTAGTATTTGGAAGATTTAATCCACCATCTAGGAATCATGAGCAACTTTTAAAATTTGGATTTGCTAGATCTAAAGAATCTGGATATGACTATAGAATTTACCCAAGTCGTATTCAAGATGCTGGAACTAATCCATTGAATCCTTCTTTGAAGGTTCAATTTATGCAGATCATGTATCCAGAGTATGCAGATTATATTTTAGATAGTGAAGACTCTAAGACAATTTTTGATGTACTTGAATCTTTGTATGGAGATGGATATAAGAATGTTAAAATTGTAGTTGGATCAGATAGACTTGGAGAATTTCAAAGTCTTGCTCATAGGAATGATGGTCAGAATTATACTTTCGATAATATAGAAGTATTATCTGCATCTGTTAGAGATCCTGATAGTGATACTGCAGGTTCTGGATCTTCTGTAGCATTGAGAACTGCTGCTGCTGAAGGAAATTATGAAGCATTTGCTTCTAATCTTCCACCTAAAATGAAAACTGCAGATAAGCAGCAATTATTTGATTCTGTAGTTAAATCGATGAAAATTGGTGAGGATTTAGAATTGTGGAAGATTGCCCCCGAACTTGATATGGAAAGTTTGCGTATAAATTATAAAAAAAATAATTTATACCCTGTAGGTTCTATGGTTGAAAATTTAAATACCGGATTATCAGGAAGAGTTTTAAGAAGAGGTACAAATTACCTTATCTGTGTTACAGAAAGTGGGGTAATGTTTAAATCTTGGTTGCAAAATGTAAGAGAATCTACTTATGAGGTAGGGACAGATAAGTATAGGGAAAAACTTCAAAGCATGGTACATGGTCAACCTATAAAATCTTTTACTAAAATTCCCATTAAAGAAACTGTACCTAAAAACCTAAATAAACTTAGGAAAGATTTGCAAAAAGTAAAATGAGTTCTGAGGAAAGAATTTTTTTAGAGGCTACGGCTGCTGAAATTAAAAGAGCTGGTGAGAAGGAACTTAAAAAAACTCAAAAGGAAAATAAAAAGGAAAAAAAGGATTCCGAGTGGTATAGGAAGCAGCTCGAGGCAAATCTCGCATATAAGAGAGAAAGATTAGAGTGGCAAAAGGAAAGGTCATTATTAAAGGATAAATTAAGAAGAAAAAGAGAAACTGAAAAGGGTGCTGAAAGTGTAAAGGAACCACTTCGTAAAATTAAAACTGAAGTAATTAGTGATAAAGATAAAGATCCAACTGCTTATCAAAAAGCAATGGGAAGTGCAGCATCTTTAGCAAAAGGACTTGCTACTGCGGGAGTTGCTGCAGTTAAAAGGAGAGCAGAAAAGAAAAAACAAGAATCTGAAGGACTTAAAAAACCTAAAGTTGGAACTAGAGAACCTAAACCATATTCGATTGCATATAAGTCTGCTAAGAAAAAAAAGAAATTGGAACCTCAAAAATTGTCCGGAACTCCAGAGAGAGAAAAACTCCCTGCAGGTAAAGCACCAATTGCAAGAAGACTGCCTGCAGGTCAAGGTCCTAGTAAACCATCAGGTACACTTGGACAAAGAGCTAGAAAAAATCCAGAACTTAAAAAAAAGTTAATCGCACAAAGATCTGTTGGAGAAGAATTTTCTTGTTGGAGAGAAGAATTTTTATATGAACTAGGGGAACTTAGAAAAAATAAAAAAAATAAGAAAATGAAAAATGGTGATGAAGAAAAAATTATTGATGTAATGAGTGGTAAAAATAAAATTGTAATTGGTCCAAAAATTGATGAGCAATTAGATATTGTAGAAGCAAGAAAAAGAGAGAAAATTGCTAATGCAGTTCTTTTAGCAACTATGGCAGCAACTGCGGGACAATCTCCCAAAGATTTTGTAAGAACTGGTCATATTGAGTCACCTGGAACTGCTCTTATGCAAACATGGGCAAGAAAAAGAGGTGAGGCAGAAAGAAATTTAGATAGTGGTAGAGTTTCTCACCCCTCTAGAAACATTAAGAAAAAAAAAGTTACCGAAGAATGTGATTGTGAAAAAGATCCAAAAAAAGAATTAGTAAAAGCAATAGTCTCAAAAGCTATGAGTGAAAAGAAAAGAAAAAATTATTTGTTGAATTCTGGAATTATTGGGGAAAAGATGGAAATCTCAGAAGCAAAAAAGTCTGAGATGAAATGTAATAAACCAAGAGCAGAAGCACATGGTTCTGGTGAAACTGGAAAATCTCATGTCGTAAAGGCTTGTGAAGGTGGAACTGAAAAATTAATTCGTTTTGGGCAACTTGGAGTCAAAGGTTCTCCAAAGAGAAAAGGTGAATCTAAAGAATATGCAAGTCGTCGTAATCGATTTAAAACAAGACATGCAAAAAATATTGCAAAAGGAAAAATGTCTGCGGCTTATTGGGCAAATAAAGTTAAATGGTAAAGCATTAATTTTAGATAAATATTTTTATCCATAACACGGAGAGCATCATGGGAGCACTTGTAGAACTAGTAAAACCAATTTTATTTGCTGCAATTAATAGTTGCACCACAAAAAAACTTGTGTGTGATTTACTTGATCGTTATGCAAAATCAACCGATAATGATGTAGACAATCTAATCGCAGCAACTGTTAGAACAGCACTATTAAAGAATTGCTGATACTAAATTAAATAAGTTTTGGAGACCTTTCTAGGGTCTCCATTTTTTATAAATACTCTTAGAAAAAACTTACGGGAATAAACAAATGGCACTTTGGGGTAATAAAGACGATGTATTCTCTCCTGGCTCAGTATCAGTAAATTATGCAACTAAAGTAATTACTGGATCTGGAACTTCTTTCCTTGCAGCTTCTGTTGGTGATGTGATTAGTATTGGTGCAGGTAAAACTTTTGGTGAAGCAATCATTGATAAAATTAATTCACAGACTTCTATTTCTATTGCTACTACCCAATTTTTAAGTGGTGCTGCCATTTCTGGTGTAAGTGACTATGTAATTTCACAAAAACCAAAATACACTCAGCATGATACACATTTCACTGCAAACCAAATTTTTGGTGTAGATGAGAGTGAGATTGCAGTAAATACTTATCTTACTCATGCAGGATGGGTTGGAATTATTACTTATGTAGATAGTAGTGGTGAACTGAGAACAAAGACTGAAACTTTAGTCGCAATGTCTGGAATTACAACAGGCACAACAACATACGCTACTGCAGGTGATGCGGCAGATGATGCTAAACTTCCAGATGTAGATATCACTATCACTTCTCAACCTGCTTCTGTTGGAGTAGGAACCACTCAAACAGCAACATTTAGTGTTGCTGCAACTGTAGTTCCTTCAACTGCACCTCTATCTTACCAGTGGAGGAAGTCTACAACTGCAGGTGGATCGACTTATGCTGACATTGCTGGAGCAACTAACTCCAGTGTAAACATTACTAATAATGGAACTGCAAATAACGGATATCGTTATCGTGTCGTTATTACTAGTGGTGATGTTTCAGTAACGTCTTCATTTGCTACATTAACTGTTTCATGATAATTTAGTATGAGATTTAATGAGTTGAATGAAGAGAACTATGTTTTATTTGCAATTAAACATTATGAAAATCCTCAAGCAGTAACAAAAGAGGATTTTTACGATGACCTTAAACGGTTTAAATGGATAAAACGGTTACTTAGAAAATATAAATCAAGTGGTGAATTGAACACTCATCTGTTAATTAACCACTTTTTGATTTTATATAATGTTTTTGGTGAAGCTACTACTCCTTTATTGTTTTATAAAATTGATTCTGAATATTGGAGTTTGATAAAAACTATAATCATGTATCTGGGAAGATTTCCAAATTATCCAAAAACTGAATTGCACGATATACCAATTGATACTAGCTGTTTAAATCAACTCAATGATCTCTAATGAAAGACAGAACTTTTAATTATATAAGAAAAATCATTCATGATATGTTAGAAGAGGATGTCTCTGCGATTTCTGCACCGACAAATAGTTTATCTAGTGGAAAGATTGCAGGAACTCCTGAAGCAGGTGATTTACCCCCCGTTGATCTTCGTAAAAAGAAATATAAAAAATTACCATTCTTTTATAAAGACATGTTTAGGAGGAAAACGAGTGTTCAATCAAAACGCACCATTTGATACTAGAGTGGCAGTACTTGAAGAAAAATTCAGTGTGTATGAGCAAATGATGAATAAGTTAGAAGCTGCAATAAGAACAATTAGTGAAACTAGTCAAGGCATTTCAAAAATGTTGGCTATACATGATGAAAGATTGGAAAATACAATAAGATCGGATACATTGATTTTACAAAAAATTACTGAGGTAGATGCTAGAAATGCCATAGAGCATGAAAAAGTAATTACAAGAATGAATGAATTGGAAGATAAAGTCGATGAAATAAGTAAAATTAAATGGATGACTATTGGAACTGGAGTAGTTCTTGCAGTATTAGCAACAGCATTTTCAACTCTTGCTTCTGGTTGGTGGACTCCTCCTGAAATGCAAATGTTAAAAGATGGACATATGCATCAGCAAAACGTACCTCCAGATAAGAATTGACAAAAACTTGATCTTTCAGTAGAGTGTGAGTCACAGACTTTTATATGAATGGATTTAATTGATTTCAAGTATATTGATCTTGTATCTACCAGACTGCAAAAATTTAAAAGAGTAAAAGATAGTCTTTATAATTTTCGTTGCTTTTACTGCGGGGATAGTAAAAGGACAAAAAATAAAGCAAGAGGATATTTGTATTCTATCAAGAATACCTTTAACTACAAGTGTCATAATTGTGGGAAATCTACATCGTTTGTTAATTTCCTAAAAGATGTAGATCCAAATATTCATGATCAATATATCATTGATAGATTTAAAACAAATAAGAAAAAAGAACCAGTATTAAAGGTAGAAAAAAAATCATCTAAACCAGTATTTAAAAAAAAATATTTTGATCTTCCTCAACTGTCTAAACTAAATAAAGAACACTTTGCACGACAATACGCAGAGAAAAGAGGAATTCCAGAAAAAAAATTGAGTGAACTTTATTTTTGTGAAAAATTTAAAGAATGGACCAACACACAAAAACCAACTTTTAAATCATTGGAATATGATGAACCTAGAATTATCATTCCTCTCATTTATAATGATGAAATTTTTGGATTCCAAGGTAGAAGTTTATCTAAGAATTCAAAAGTAAAATACATAACAATTATTTTAGATGATTCTATACCTAAAATTTATGGTCTCGATGGAATAGATTGGTCAAAAAATGTTTATGTAGTGGAAGGACCTATTGATAGCATGTTTATCCCAAATGCTATTGCTATGGTCGGTGCAGATGTAAACATTTCTCAAATTCCAGATAGGAAAGATATTGATTACATTTTTGTGTATGATAATGAGAAACGGAATAAAGAAATAGTAGACAGAATGCAAAAAACTATTTCTCAAGGGCATTATATTGTAATTTGGCCAAATGACTTGAAAGAAAAAGACATTAATGATATGATCTTAGCAGGACTTCCTGTTGAGGAAATTATAAAAGAAAACACTTTTATGGGATTAGAAGCAAAAGCAAAACTTATCGGATGGAAAAGAGTATGAGCAATGGAACTAAAGTACTGAAGAGAAAAGGTCACACTGAACCACTTGACCTGAATAAGATTCATACGATGGTTGAGGAGGCATGTAGAGACCTTTCAGGAGTTTCTGCATCTCAAGTAGAAATGCAATCTGGGATTCAATTTTATGATGGGATTTCTACACAAGAAATTCAAGAGATTCTGATCAAATCTGCGTCTGATTTAATTGATTTGGACAATCCAAATTATCAATTTGTTGCGGCAAGACTTTTGCTATTTTCTCTCAGAAAGTCACTTTACGGAAAAATTAAAGATCACCCCTCATTCTTTGATCACATTGTAAAGTGTGTGGGAGTTAATGTGTATGATACAGAGATTTTAGAAAAGTATACTGAAGATGAACTCAATAAACTTGGCAATTATATTGACCATGATAGAGATTATCTCTTCACCTATGCTGGATTGAGACAAGTTGTGGATAAGTATCTAGTTCAGGACAGAAGTACTGGGAAAGTTTACGAGACACCACAATTTGCTTATATGATGATTTCGGCAACAATGTTTGCAAATTATCCTCAAAGTACTCGTCTTTCTTATGTTAGAAAGTATTATGATGCTATTTCAAAACACAAGATTAATATCCCAACTCCAATTATGGCAGGAGTAAGAACTCCTACTCGTCAATTTGCATCATGTACTCTGATTGATGTTGATGATACTCTGAATAGTATTATTGCATCTGATGGTGCAATGATGAAATACGTTGCAGGACGTGCTGGAATTGGTTTGAATATTGGTAGACTTCGTGCAATTAATAGTAAAATTCGTAATGGTGAAGTTGTTTCTACTGGAGTAATTCCATTCCTTAAAAAATTTGAAAGTTCATTAAAATCATGCCACCAAGGTGGTCTACGTCAAGGAAGTGCTACTGTTTATTTTCCAATTTGGCACAAAGAAATTGAAGAAGTTATTGTTTTAAAAAACAATAAAGGAACCGAAGATAATCGTGTACGTAGACTAGATTATAATATTCAATTATCTAAAATTTTCTATGAAAGATTCATTCAAAATAAGGAGATTACATTATTTTCTCCGCATGATGTCCCTGGACTTTATGATTCTTTCGGAACAGATTTATTTGACGACCTCTATATTCAGTATGAAAAAGATTCGTCCATTCCGAAAAAAACTGTCAAGGCACAAGAACTCATTCTTGATCTCCTCAAAGAACGTGCTGAAACGGGTCGTATCTATTTGATGAACATTGATCATTGTAATTCTCATAGTTCTTTCAAGGATAAGGTTAATATGAGTAATCTTTGCTGTGAGATTACTCTTCCTACTAAACCAATTCAACATATTGATGATGAAGATGGTGAAATTGCATTGTGTATTCTTAAAGCACTAAATGTTGGAAAAATTAAATCTGATGAAGAACTGGAAGAGTTATGTGATCTTTGTGTCAGAACTCTTGATGAATTGATTGAGTATCAAGAATATCCAATCAAGGCTGCAGAGATTGCTACAAAGGCACGTAGAACACTTGGAGTTGGTATTATTGGACTTGCTCACTATCTTGCTAAATTGGGATACAATTATGATCAACCTGAGGCATGGAGTGCAGTTCATGGTCTTTCTGAGAGTATTCAATACTATCTCCTGAAGGCATCAAATCAACTTGCTAAAGAAAAAGGTAAGTGTGATTATTTCCATAGAACTAAATATGCAGATGGAATTCTTCCAATTGATACTTATAAGAAAGATGTTGATGAGATTTGTAATGATCCACTTCAGCACGATTGGGAAGAACTTCGTCAGAATATTTTGACAGATGGACTAAGGCATTCTACTCTTACCTGTATCATGCCTTCTGAAAGTAGTTCAGTGACTTCAAATGCAACCAATGGAATTGAACCTCCTCGTGGATATCTTTCCATTAAAAAGTCTAAAAAAGGACCTATCAAACAAGTAGTTCCCCAATATACTACTTTGAAAAGTCATTACACTTTGCTTTGGGACATGAAAAATAACAATGGTTATTTTAATATTGTTTCAGTAATTCAGAAGTTTTTTGATCAGGCAATTAGTGCTAATTGGAATTATAATCCAGAGCATTATCCAAACAATGAAGTGCCTATGAGTGTAATTGCTCAAGATTTTCTGAGGGCATATAAGTATGGTCATAAGACTGGTTACTATCAGAATACATATGATGGTAAGAGTGATGAACCTAAAGAAGATAATAATGAAATTCAAAATCTTATTGATGAAATTTTAAACAGTGATGATGAAGAAGCTTGCGATAGTTGTACAATCTAAGGAGAATTAAATGGTAGAAGGGATGACAGTCTTTAATACAAATCAAGTAGATACACTTAAACAACCAATGTTTTTTGGTGCTCCTTTAGGAGTTCAAAGATATGATACTTATAAGTATCCTGAATTTGATAAACTCACTCAACAACAACTTGGATTCTTTTGGAGACCTGAGGAGGTTTCTTTACAAAAAGATCGTTCTGACTACCTTACACTTCGTCCAGAACAAAAGCATATCTTCACTTCCAATCTAAAGTATCAGATCCTCCTTGATAGTGTTCAAGGTCGTGGACCTGGTATGGCATTTATCCCATACTGCTCTCTTCCTGAATTGGAGGCAGCAATGACAGTATGGGAATTTATGGAGATGATTCACAGTAGGTCATATACCTATATAATTAAAAATGTATATGCAGATCCTTCAGTAGTATTTGATAAAATCATTACTGATGAAATGATCTTGGAAAGAGCATCCTCTGTGACATCATCATATGATGACTTTATCAATTCTGCTCAACAATATGGAACTTCCAACACTTGGAGGTTTGCAAATGAAGGGGTTGATTTGGGTAAAACCGAAAGAATCGAATTAAAGAGGAAACTTTACCGTGCAATTGCCAATGTCAATATTCTCGAAGGTATCAGATTCTACGTCTCTTTTGCTTGCTCGTTTGCGTTTGGTGAACTCAAGCTTATGGAAGGATCCGCTAAAATTATCTCTTTCATCGCAAGAGATGAAAACCAACATCTTACACTTACTCAAAAAATTCTGACTAAGTGGGCTCAGGGTGATGATCCAGAAATGCAAGAAATTGCTAAAGAAGAAGAATCTTATGTCTATAAAATGTTTGAAAACACTGTAAACGAAGAAAAACGTTGGGCAGAATATCTGTTCAAGGATGGATCGATGATAGGCCTCAATGATAAACTTCTTTGGATGTATGTGGAATGGATTGCTAATCGTCGCATGAAATCAATTGGACTAAAACCAATGTTTGATATTCCAGCTAAAACCAATCCACTCCCTTGGACTGAACATTGGTTGAATAGCAAAAATATGCAAGAAGCTCCAATGGAAACTGAAAAAGAAAGTTATTTGGTAGGGGCAATTAAACAAGATATTGAAACTAATGCCTTTGCGGGATTTAGTTTGTGATAAAAGAGGGGTAATAACCCCTCTTTTTTTATGAAAAAGATAAATAAAAATAAAGATCTTTTTATATTAATGGATAAATCACAAAATATTTACGAAGCTTATCTTCAGGTTTATTCAGAAGGTATTGCATCAGAACATCCTGATATTTCTGGACAGAAGGAATTTGCCAAAAAGGCAGATGAAGAACTTGCACGTAGAAGAAAGGAAAGAGCAAAAAAATCGGGACCTCAACTTCCTAAGTTTTTAAAAACTAAGAAGGGTATTCAAATCGAAGAAAAGGATCATGAGTACTCAATGGCTCGAACTGAACTTCATAAAATTGATGGTGCAGTTAAAAAACTTCGTAAAAAATTAAAAGGTGAAGGTAATATTGAAGCTTGGGTGCAATCTAAAATTACGAGAGCAGCAGATTATTTAGATTCAGCATCAACTTATATTGAGAGTGGTGAGCACGATCATATTGAAGAAGATATTATGCTTGAAAGAGAAATGACTCCTTCTGAAGTTAGAAAGGAGAAAAGACTTAAAGGTAAATATGATGATAGTGGAATGAAGAAAAGTATGATTGATCAATATGGGGAAGAAAAAGGAAAGCAAGTATATTTTGCAACTATCCGTAAGCAAGCAATGGCAAACTCATTTGAACCAGAAGGTGAACAACTTGATGAGAATCCACTGGTCGGATTAGGACTTCGTGCAGGTGCTGCTGCACTTGGAGGTTATCTAGCAAGCAAGGGCATGGAGGCAGCAAAGAAAAAAGTAGATTCTACAATTGATAAAGCAAGAAAAACTTCACCTATTGGTGGTGAGAGATATTCTTCACAATTAAATCAATTAAAGCAATCAATTGATTATGATGGTGAAACCTTAGAAGAGAAAAAACTTTCAAGAACTGAAAGAAGAGAACAAAATCAAGGTAAAAAGAAAAAAGGTGGTGCAGTTCATGCTTACGATATGGACGAAACTTTGTTTGGTCATGACCATTCAAAAGTAAAAGTTCATGTAAAAGATGATAAAGGAAAGAGAGTACAGAGTCTCACTAATCAAGAGTTTAATACTCACAAACTTCCAAAAGGACATTCTTATGACTTTGGTGAATTCCGTAGTTCTAAAGTCTTTACAAAATCAGCTAAACCTAATAAAGGAATTATCAAAAAGTTAAAGAAGCAAGTAAAGCAAGGTAAAAACGTTCATATCATTACTGCTCGTGGTGATATGGATGATCAAAAAACCTTTTCAAAACACTTGAAAAAACACGGTATTAATATTGAAAAAGGTGGAAAAAATTATGTTCATGTCCATCGTGCAGGAAATGTAGAAGGTGGTGACATTGGTGAAAAGAAAAAAACCATCCTTCATGGTTTAATGAAGAAAGCAGGTACTAAAAAAGGTCATATGTATGATGATGCGGCAAAAGTGCATAAAGCAATGGAAAAGGCCAATAAAGAAACAGTATCTGGTCCAAAAGTTAAAACTCACATGGTAAAACCAAATAAGGAGGGTAAAGTCGTGTCACGTTCTTATCAAGCAACTAAGGAAGAATTTGAAGTTATTTTAGATTTTATTCTAGAGCAACTTGTAGATCAGGGTTATGTAGAAAATCTAGATTCTGCATTGGATTTAGTAGATACATTTGAAGAGGATTATGTAGATGATTTAATTTCACAGAGTATTGGATTACTTTCAGAATCTGTAGAAGATGAATCTGCTTTAAAATTTGGATACGTATCTAGATTTACAAATAGAACTGAAAATACAATCGAAGAGGATGACGAACAACTAACACCATATGAGTATTGGAAAACATTTATTGGTGAAGATGATATTCAAGAAGAAGTTGAAGAAGAGGTTATTTCAGAAGAAGTAATTGTAGAGAATAAAAAAGAAACTACTTATGAACAGTGGAAAAAATTTATTGAACAAAGAGAAGTTCAAAAATGATCGATAATGCAGTAAGTGAACTTGAAAAAAACCTTCCTAAACTTAGGAAGGTTTCATACTCATCTATTGATTCACTAATGAGACGTATTATGAGAAAGTATGATGTTACTGCAAAGGAACTTCATTTCTCTTTTAAAGATAAACATCATAAAACTCCAGATGAGTGGATCAAAGAAAAAAATTCTTTAAAAGAAATGAAGACTTTTGATGAGTTTTATGAAACTTGTATGTTATTAATGTTTAAAAATGAAATTTAATTTTTCTTTCGGTAAGAAAAGAAGAGGAATTATAGAGTGGGCAAAACTCTCTATAATTTTTGAAAGTATTATTGAGTTTTTGTCAAATAAATTTAATATTGATAAAAAAAGACTCTGGGATATTGTAGATGAACTTCAAAGAGAACTTTTAAAAAGAGGTTGGATTGATGATACTGTGAATGAGTATGTCATCAATACTCCAGAATTATTGGATCAACGAGTTGAACGTGATGTAGATAGAGCAATCGAAGAATATAAACAACTGGAAGAATCAGAACCAGTGAATATGAAGAATGAGGTGATATTAAAAGAAATAGAAAAAGATAAGTATACTAAAACTCAAAAGAAGATTGTAAAGGATGCAGTATATTATGAAAAACAACCAGATGGCAGTAAGGCACAGGAACTTTTAGGTGGAGATATTGGTATAAGAGGAATTTGGGAAATTGATAAAGATAAATAATATTAATAAAAGTACTTTTCAATGCTCAAAGAAAGATGAAAAAAGAGAATTTGGATGATTTGAAGGTTTTATACGAGAGTGTCTATGATGAAGAATATTTAAATGAAGCACCAGGTGGTCCCGCAAGGTTTTGGGATAGCAATATGGGCAGGTTTGTCACAAAAGTTACAAATGCTGCTAAATCTGCAGGAGAGTATCTTGCCCCATCCCCAGAAAGGTCTGCTGAACCATCAGTTCGTGCTGGTGTTAGAACACCAACTACTGGATTTTCTCATGTCCAAAGTATGGATAAAGCACCAACATCAGCAGCAAGAGAAACTAGAGCACAAAGAGAAGCAAGAATATCAAGAGCACAAGATGCTGCAATTGCTGCTGCAGAAAGGGCAGAAAAAGCAAAAGCAAAAGAAAGAGCAGCAACAACTCCTGCTACAACTCCAGCAAGACCAACAGTAACTACACCTGCGGCAACTTCTCCAGCAGCAAAACCAGCAACACCAGGAGCAGGAGCAAAGGTTGCACCAACTGCTGCAGCAAGACCAACAAGTTCACCTGCAACTGCAACGACTGCACAAAAGATTAAAGGTGGATTGGATGTTTATAAGTCTCAAGTTAAGTCTGGAGATATAAAAGGTGCAGAAGCAACTGGAAAATCAACTTGGGCATTGGCAAACCCAACACTTGCAAACAAACAAAAAACTCCCAATCCACTATTGCAAGATAATGAAATTAGTAAAATGAAATCTGCTTCAGTAATGAGGCAGAATAATATATCATTACCAGGTGCAAAAAATCCTACAAGTTCCGATATTTCAATGTCACAACAAAAAGCAAAAGCACAAGAAATTGTAAAGAGTGGTAAAGTAGAAGCATTGAAACAATCATTTGAATGGGGATCAACTTCTAAAATTGTTGATGATATTGCAGATGCTTATGCTTCAATCTATGAAGCAAAGAAAAAAGTAGACCAAGACAAAGATGGTGATAATGACTTTGCAGACGTAAGAATTGCAAGAATGATTGCCTCTGGTGTTCCAAAAGAAAAAGCAATCGCAGCAGTTAAGAATAAACCATACAATGAAGAATTTGAATCTTGGATTGATTCTCTTGTGGAGGAAGGTTATGACCTTTCTGATTATACTATGGAAGAAATGTTTGATATTTATCTTAGTGAAGCAGAAGGTTCATATGGAGAAACTCCAAAGGCATATAGTGCAGCATTCAAAACCAAGATGACTGCAAAGAGAAAACCTTTCCTCAAGAAAATGATGAGCAGAACTAATCCTGCAAATAGAAAGGATGCTTATGATTCTCCAAGAAAGGGCATGACTGCTTCTGATAGAGAGGAAGCAAGAGCTGGTGCAGCACATGGTTCCCCTAGAGGACATGATTATCCTTCACAAGGTCCTGGTGGAATAACCAAGAGTGCTAAGAAACTCCGTAAGCAAAAGGCAATGGGTGAGTTTGGTGAAGCATATGAAATTGATGAAGCAACTAGAATGAGAAAGGAACTCGGTAAGGAAGGTGAAATTGCAACTCGTAAGGAACTTGCAGCACGTTCTAAATCATTCAAACGTTCTGGTAGTGTAGATAAGACAATTGCAGCAGCAGAAAGAGGTGCCGATAGACCTTATATTAAGCACAAACGTGATGAATCTGATTCTGACAGAAAAGCAAGAGAAGAAAAGCAAAGTAGAACACTAAGAGGACTTGCTGCTTCGAGAAGAGGGTCTGTAAGGGATAAACCAAGAGCAGGAATGAGAGGATATGCTGCTAAGGTAGAGGGTTCTGATAGGGACCTACAATCTGCAAGAGGTTCTGCCAGAAGTGCAGGAACTCTTACCCCTGCGGAAAAGCAAAAGTTAAATGATAATTTTAATAAATATCAAAAGGGATCACAAGAACTATCCGAGAAATCAATTATGTCAAACAATCATCAAATTTACGAAGTAGTGGCAAGCTACCTGCTAGAGAATAATCTAGCAGAATCTGTTGATAGTGCAAATGCTATCATGGAAAATATGAGTTCCCAGTGGATTTCTGGCATTATTCAAGAGTACAATGAATATGTAGAAAACTATAATATGTTTGTAGAATGTCTCGATGAATTAGGTTATGATCTATCAGAAATGTCAGATTACGATTTGGAAGAAGCATATGGTGATCTTTCAACTAGAAAACTGATTTTCACTGAAGCAAGAGCAAAGGGTGTAAAGGCATATAAGCCTGCTCCAACTCAAGCAGAAATTAGAGCAAATGAAAGAAAAGCTCGTAAAAAGCATGTAGAATCTGGTAGTGATAAGTCAGGTTATGGTCCTGATGAAAAATTCTATAAGCCAGAAGATAAGAAGGTTCCCGATAAGGAAACTGCAGAATGGTTCAGAAGAGTAGGACACAAGAAAAAGTTCGGCAGACCTTTTGGTAAATATCAACCAAGTGCAATCAAATTTGGTGATATCAAGAGAATGGGTCTCAAGTGATCGATTGATTTAACTTTTTAAAACCTCTCCGAAAGGGGAGGTTTTTTATTGCAAAATAATAAATAAATTTGACCCCACACTAAAATAAAAATGAATTATCAAGAGTTTAAAGATTTATCGGAAGCATATCAACAAATTTATGCTTCAATTGAAGAAGAATTAGACATTTATAATACTGTAATCGAATTCCTTTGTCTAGAGGGTTATGCCTCTACTTTAGATGAAGCAAATTGGATGGTAGCAAATGAATTAACTGAAAAAGACATACATGATATTTTAGAAGCTACTAAATGGATTCAAAAAGCTATTAAAAAACCAGGAGCATTGAGTAAATCTTTAGGAGTTCCTGAGGAAAAGAATATCCCTGCCAAAAAACTTGCTGCTGCAGCAAAAAAAGGTGGCAAGTTGGGTAAGAGAGCAAGACTAGCTCAAACATTAAGAAAATTAGCAAGAAGAAAAAAGAAAGGATAATTTCTTGACAAGTATTCAAATCTTGCTATAATAACCCTGTGGAGTTTGAAGAATTACTATATTAAAGAGTAATAAAACTATTAAGATATAAAACTCTTATTACTCTTTAATACTACTTCATAAATTGTAGTCTTTTCACTTGAGAAGAATTTTCCTTCAATATTGGTGTTGTAATATTCATCACTCATTAAAACATTTCTATTAAATTGTTCATACATTTCATAGTATGACATGGATTTTTTATGAGGACATAAGTACAAGATTTCTCTAGTAAAATTTTCTTTTCCTATTTCTTTTACGTCTTTAGTTAATTCATCACAAGATCCGAAATAATTTTTCCAATTACTTTCTTTAGTTTTCCTTCTTCCTGTTTTTGGATCCTTTCTTCTAACCCAAAAATGTTTTTTTCCAATATATTTTTTGTTGTTAGTTGTATTAGTAATCAAATATACAAAACCTTCTAGATTTTTTGTGACTTCAATAAAATCTTCATCATTATATTTCCAATTCATTAAGATATCTTATTTTGTTTAATTTATATAGTAAGATAATTTAGTTTATTATATTCTTGTCATTTGATCAGTAATCAGGTAGAATACAAGACTACAAGTAATATTGTAGTCAACAGAAGTTTGAATATAAAAAGATATTATGGCAAAAAATGAAAAGATTAAAGAAATCTTCGGAGAAACGAAAAAATATTTTATTAGTAGAATTAATGAGTTATGTGAGGAAAACCGAACTCTAGATGCATGTGCAATGCATGATGAACTCCGAGAGTGGTTGATAGAGCAGGAAAAACCGACCATTCTTACCGTAAGACGCAAGAGTAGGATCTGATATTGACAAATCAATAAATAATAACTCATAATATTTTTTCATCTTTCCTTCGGGATCAGATGATTTTTGACTTAGAGCCGTGGGGATTCCCCCTTGAAAAAGGGGATGTGCGGTTTCCCTATACGGATGTAGAATTCTGTACGTATTAATGCAAAGTTTCTTTACAGTAGCCCTGCCTCTTCTGGCAACGGTTACAACCAGTACGGCATCACTGCCATTCGTCAACTACAAGATGCAGGGGCCTCCCCCTCCAATTGAACCAACAACCAAACCATTTGCTATTATCAAAGAATTTGATCTTGTAGATGAAAAGAAGACAGCAATCCGAGAGGTTGCTCCCGAAAAACCAAAAGAGAAAAGGCTAATTTGTAAAGGGTGTAATAATCATGAAAATACTGCTTTAGCATATTTTCAAAATATTGGTATCAAAGATAAAAACGCCCTTGCTACTATCATGGGCAATATTAAGCAGGAATCTATGTTTGTGCCTAATATTTGCGAAGGTGGTAGCAGAACCTCATACTATAATTGTGGAAGAGGTTATGGTTTGATACAATTTACTTCTGCTTCTCGTTATTATGGACTGGGTGCTTTTGCTAAAAAAATAGGAGGTAATCCTTCTACTGCTGATACTCAACTTCGGTATATTACTACTGAACCACAATGGAAGAGTATTGAAAACAGAATGAAAGTTTCTGGAAAATCTATTGATAGGTATATGAATTATGCCTACGAATGGATTGGATGGGGACACCATGGAGCAAGAACACAATATGCTTATGACTATGCTAAACGATTGGTTCTTGCTGATGTCTAAATAACTTTACCTGACTTGCTGACACTTTTCAGGTGGGATTGGAGTGCTTCGGCACTCCTTTCTTGTATAAATAGTAATGTCAGCAAGTTAGAGTAGTATGAAACACTTTTATGTGTATTATTCCTATGAGGAATATGGAAGAGGTTATATTGGAAAAAGAGAATGTAAATGTCTTCCAGAAGAAGATGTAAGTTATTTTGGAAGTTTCAAAGATAAAACTTTCAATCCAACTCAAAAAATAATATTAGAAACTTTTGGGAGTGTTGAAGAAGCACTTGAAGCAGAATGTGCTCTCCACGATTTTTATGAAGTAGATAAAAATCCACACTTTGCTAATAGGGCAAAACAAACTTCTACTGGATTTTATTGTAATAAAGGTGCTGGTGAAGAAGCAAACAAGAAAAGAAGTGAGTTGATGAAAACAGAATACAATCCTATGAGTAATCCAAAACTCAAAGAGAAAGCAAGAAAAAACTTGATTAGAACTTTGAGTAATCCAGAAATGAGAAAACTAAAAAGTAGAGTTGGAAAGAAAGCACACAATCGTCCAGAAGTAGTTGAGAACCATAGACAGGCAGCACTCAAATCTCATCAAAATCCAGAAACAAAAAGAAAACATATTGAGGCAAAACTTGGTGAGAAAAATCCTTGTTATGGTAAAAAGTGGATTACAAATGGAAATGAAAACAAATACATAAACTCTATTGATGAAGTTCCAAGTGGTTTTTGGTATGGTAGAGTTTTCATAAATACCTAAAAAGTACTTATAAAGATGCAGTTTCAAGAAGAAATCCTTGATGAAAGGACTTTGATGGTAGGGAAAAAAGTTAGACCTTCCGGAACTATGAATATGCGTGGATCAGAAGGTGCCGCGAGAAAAGATGTTTCTCGTGCGGGGTTTAGGAAAAAAGGTCCCATTCAAGATCCAAAAGTAGAAAAGAGTGGAAAAGATGTTCCTGTTTGGGTAAGAACTCATAAGTCTCCTGGAGATTATGCTGCTCATACTGCAAGAAAGCAACATAGAGAGGGTGATAAGCCACAGAGTAAAGAATTAAAAAAACAGTTTGGTAAAACTGGTGCTAAGAAAGATTCTCCAGTTCATGATATCACTGTTGGTTCTCCAAAATCTAAAGTAAAAGATCCCGGACAAAGAGCAAGACAATTTGTTGGTGCTCTCAAAGGCGTAAAAGATACTATGAAGTCAAAGAAAGGAGTTGCTACAAATACTCCTACTGCTATTGATTCTGCTAAGTCTAAGGGTAAAAAGAGTAGAAGTGGTGAGGAAGGTGCAGAACAAAGAGGTAGAATTTATAAGAAACTAGGAATGGGAGAAAGAAATCCCAAGACTGGTGTTCAGATGGCGAAGTTGAGTGATTCCTTTAATGGAAAAACTTTTAGTGAGTTTATATATGAGTGTTATATTATTTTAGAAGCAAGAAAATATACTAGAATCCGTTCTAGAGAAGATGCTGAGAAAATTCGACAATCACAAGAAAATCCAAATGCTTATAGATTAAAAAATAGACAAACTGCAGAAACTCCATATTGGGGACTAGAATCCAAAGAAAAAAGAAAAGACCAAGATGAAAGGAGAAAAGAAAATCTAAAAGCGATTAGTCATAAAGAGTTGGAAGATCATTGTAAAAGAAATTTGCATCCGGGTGATTGTAAAAAAAATGCGAATAGAGCATTAAGAATTGAAAGGGGAAGGAAAAAGTCTCAAAGAGATGAGGCAAAAAGTAAGTCTCAGGAAACAGGGCAAAAGCATGATGTAGATCATATTCAAGCACAACCAAATAGAAGAAGTGAAACAACAAAATCAAGATTTCAAGCAATTCATCCGGGTGATTCTTCTGATAATAGGAGAGTAATTCCAAGTAGAGAAAATCGTGAAAAAAATTCTAGTAATACTGAAAAATCAACGACTAGATCTGGTGCTCTTATGAGAGCCCTTCAAAGAGCTAGACAAAAATAATAAATAGAGGAGAGCGGTTGCTACTCCTCTTTTTTTATGTTCAATTTTAACTTCGGAAAGAAGAAACCTGATAAGAAGCAGATAATCCTTATAAGCGTCATACTCAGTGGTATCGTAGCAACCCTCTCCCAATGCACAGGAGCGCCTCAGGAGCGCCTCTGGGACCTTCTAGACGAGGTTCAGAGATCTCTGTTCCCAGGCACCGTAATCAACGATGTGCTGCTTCAGGACCCTGCTGTGGTTGGTAGGAGAGTTGAGCGTGATGTGGATAAAGCAATTCGTGATTATGAGGACTTGACAAGAGACTCAGATCCACCTAGAGTACCTTTGCCCAGGTTGATTGAGAAAGCTCCAGATAACTCTGAGGCTCAACGATTACTTGGTGGGGAGATGAGACTATGCGCTCCATGGGTTGACAGTTGCCCCAAAGAACCTATATAATAGAAAAGTCGGGTAGGTGTCCGAGTGGTTAATGGAGGCGGACTGTAAATCCGCTGGCTCTGCCTACGGGGGTTCAAATCCCTCCCTGCCCACCTGGTCCCTTCGTCTAGCGGTTAGGACACCACCCTTTCACGGTGTAGACACGGGTTCGATTCCCGTAGGGACTATTGGAAGTGTGGCAGAGAGGTCTAATGCAGTGGATTGCTAATCCGCCGATGTACCTAAGTGCATCCGTTGGTTCGAATCCAACCACTTCCGCCAGGGAGATTAGCTCAGTGGTAGAGCAATGTGCTGATAACGCAGAGGTCGGTGGTTCAAATCCACCATTTCCCACTTGACCAGTTTCCAAACAACTGGTACAATATAAGAGTTGAGAAATCAACTGCGGCATTCCCCTTCGGTAGGTTCAGGAATGGCGGCGATAGGAACCTACTTTATGGGCACATAGCATAATGGATAATGCAACATCCTTCTAAGATGACGATTGGGGGTTCGAGTCCCTCTGTGCCTGTTGGAGTTTATCTCCATACATAAAAGTGATAGAGGGTAAGCCTCTGTTATATCCTTATGAGGTATATTACGCTTACTCCATCTGCTTCAGTGGTGGAACGGTAGACACAGCGGACTTAGAATCCGCCGCCTTAAAAAGCGTGGAAGTTCAAATCTTCTCTGGAGCACTTGACAATCAAACTTAAATAGTTTATGATTGTCTCATTGCGAAAGTAACTCAACGGTAGAGTCCCTGCCTTCCAAGCAGGTTGTTGCGAGTTCGAATCTCGTCTTTCGCTCTTGGTAGTCGTTATGCAGATAGCATAGAAAGACGCCAAAGGAAGTTAAGTCAAAGAATCGAGACAAGCAGACAATGCCCTTTGAACTGGTGTAAGTCCAGTAACTTCCTTTATTCCCATCGACCGAGCAAGCGAACGGGCCTGACTGTTAATCAGAGATTGGTAGGGGCAGTACCTACGATGGGAGCTTGCCCGAATAGCTCAAAGGCAGAGCGTTTCGTTTACACCGAAAATGTTGGGGGTTCAAGTCCCTCTTCGGGCACTTTACTAAAACGAATACTTGTGTTATAAATAATAAAAGGTATTCGGTTCTATTATGACTACTTGTTTAAACTGCGGGTGTGAGAACGATAAACCTAAGTTCTGCTCCCGTTCGTGTTCTGTAACCTATAATAATAAGAAGTCTCCTAAGAGGAAAAGAACTGGTTGGGACACCGCCATCTGTAATTACTGCAGTGTAGAGTTTGACTATAAGAAAAAGAGTTCTACTGGCAAGTTCTGTTCTAACAAGTGTAGTGCTGCAGCCAAGAGACAATGGACAATAGATAAGTGGAAAGTAGGAGAACTGAACCATACAGGGCAGGGTTATGTTCCCAGCGGTGTTCGTGCTTACTTATTAGAAGCGAGTGGGGGTAAGTGTTCCCTTTGTGGTTGGTCTGGAACAAACATTCATACCGGACGAACCTGCCTTGAGGTGGACCACATAGACGACGACCCTTTCAACCACGCCCCTGAAAATCTACAAGTGGTCTGTCCCAACTGCCACGCACAAAAAACTTTACCACCCCAAAAGAGTAACGGTGGACGTTACAGTAAGGACAAGCAACATCCTAAGTTTTGTATGAATAAGTAAAAAAATGAATCCCTCTGCTCCCATTTGCATAAATATTTCAAAAAGAGTATAATGGAAAAACTTTATAAACTCTTGAGTGATGCACAGTCATCGCTTTTTGTTTTATTCCATAAAACTTGGGCATTTCACTGGAATGTTGTAGGTGAAGATTTCACTCAACTACATCAACTCTTTGGTGGTCAGTATGAGACTATGTTTGAAGAGATTGATCGTCTCTCAGAACATATGCGTTATCTGAATGTAAAACCTCTCAGTTCTCTCTCAAGAATGCTTGAGGTAACTCAAATCAAAGAGGCAGCAAGTTCAACCGGAGCAAAAGAAATGCTTCAAGAACTTCTTGATAACAATACCAAGTTTTGTGAATTGATGGGAGAAATTTCGGAAGAGTCTGAAAATCAAAAGTCATATGCTACAGCAAATTTAGTTCAAGATTTGATGGAATCTCATGGTAAGTTTGTTTGGCAGTTGAGAGCACACCTGCAATGATTAGGATGAAGAATAATGATTTCAATAAGATGCAAAGATTGTAATAGAGAAATAACAGGACATCATTCAAAAACAGTGACCTGTGGTTGTCCTAATATGGCAACAATTCGTGGAGATAAGATTTCAGCACTTGACTTATCTCGTATTGTTATGTTAAACTCTATTCAGAAAGAACAAAAATCAAATGTTCTGACTTCACAAGATATTGCCTGGCAAGAGGCAAGACGCCAACGCAAAGTAAAGCGTTTGGATTTTGAGGTTCGTTGAACCTCCCACTGGAAAGGTGGTCGAGTGGTTGAAGGCTCTAGTCTTGAAAACTAGCGATGTGAAAGCATCCGTGGGTTCGAATCCCACCCTTTCCGTTTTAAGTTAAGTTACAAATTTAATATTTTCTTCAACAGTGTTACGATATGAACACAAAAAATTGACTTTGAAATGTCTGTGATTAGTATATAATAGTATCACAGGGACAAACCTATGGATCAGCACACCTATGATAATTGGGTGAAGATCAAGGCAACTTTTGAAGCCTCTGGCAACACTAATAATATGTTTTATTATCGAGCATGTGAGATTTTAAAAACCCGAAAAGATCCTCTCGCAAAGTTTCTTGGAGACGAGAAATGATGCACGAACAAGACGAATTTATTACACGTTCTGAAGTTCAGGAGATGATCGATGCAGCAATACGACGACACAACCGTAATGCTTCTATCATTAGTATGTGCGTCGGTTGGGTGGTTCTTGCTTTATTTGCTGAAGGACTTTTGAGACTTGTAGGGGTAATTCCTCCGTTGCTTCCATGGCTCAAAATCACTCTGAACTGATTTTCTTGGTTCCTTGGTTTGTTCTTGTGGTGATTGCACTTACAATGTTCGTGCAGGGTTGGATGATTATGAATGCTCATCATGGGTATTCTAAAAGTCCAAAAGTAAAACATCCAGAATTAAACGACGTTAAAGCAGGAGATCCTTTACTAGTGGTTAAATTCACCGAAGAAGACTTGCAAGAACTGCAACAAAGAATTATACAACAAAAAATGGATGAACTCTTTGAAGAACCATCTACCTATGAGGACGAAGAAGATGATTAGGTTAATATTCACTTCAATGACTTTGTTTGGTTCAATTGGACTTTTTATATATTGGGGACTTACGCACGCATATCCAGAGGTTTTATGAAAGTAGGATTAATCGGTTTAGGAAGAATGGGCGAAGGTATGTCTCGCCGCATGATGAAATCGGGTATAGAGGTTTGGGGATATAGAAGAAATTATGAGAAAGCAAACGAAGCTTTTGAAAAGGGATTTGTTAATGGAATTACGACTGATATTGAAAGCCTTGTTAAAGTAGTTAAACAAAATAAAAACGGTAGACAACAACCAGGTATTTTTCAAATGGTTGTTCCATCCGAAACAGTAGAGGAAACGATCAATGAGTTACTACGATATTGTGGTGAAGGAGATATTATTATTGATCATGGCAATAGCAATTTTAAAGACAGTCGGAAAAGAGCAGAGCGTCTGGCAAAACTTGGTATCCAATATATTGATTGTGGTACTAGCGGCGGTGTTTATGGTTTGGATCGTGGATACTGTCTTATGGTTGGTGGCGGAAATACTGCGGTCGCCACTTGTGCGAGGATTTTTGATGCCCTTGCCCCAGGAATCAACGCTGCCCCCAGGACTCAGTATGACTCGGATGTAACTTCTGCTGAGTTTGGTTGGTTACATTGTGGTGGTCCTGGTGCTGGACATTTTGTGAAGATGGTTCACAATGGAATTGAATATGGAATGATGCAGGCATATGCTGAAGGATTTAATATCTTAAAGAACGCAAATAACGGAGCACAGTATGTCAAAGAAGGAGATGCTGAAGTTGCTCCTATGGCAGACCCAGAAAGTTATTGTTACGACATTGATGTTGCTGAGGTGGCTGAGTTATGGCGTCGCGGTAGCGTGGTTGGTAGTTGGTTACTCGATCTTACTGCTGATGTGCTACGCAGGGATGGTAGCCTTAAACGCTTCTCTGGAGGAGTATCCGATAGCGGTGAGGGTCGTTGGACTGTTTCTGCCGCTGTGGACTTGGGGGTTCCCGCTCCTGTTATTACTACGGCACTATTTGAAAGATTTAACTCACGCAATCTCGGATCATTTGGAGCAAAAATCCTGAACGGAATGCGTTATATGTTTGGTGGTCATCATGTTAGGTAAAGCACTTATTTTTGTTGCTATTCCATTTGTATTATCTACACTCTATTTCGGAACAAGAGGCGGATACTATGACTCCAAAGACTATAAGGGAAATGGAACCGCACATTAGGCAGAGATATTGGTTTGCAATGTCTGCCTTTTCAAGAATGTATGGAGTAAAAACTGCTTCTAATGATATACATATTAAACAGTTCTGTATTGAATGGTCATATTGGGATTGTCAAGCTCCTTTACAGGGGCTTGACGAAGCAGACCAATACATGTATTATGAATACAAGAACTGGAGAGGAAGATGATTTTCCACTTGGTTGAAACCCTAGCAGCAAGTCCTTTCTTTCTTTTTCTTTGTGGATGTGGGTTGACAATCGTACCATTCGCTGGTATTATGTTTATACATAAAAACAAATAACCGGATATCGCCTAACTTGGTCATGGCACCTGCTTTGGGAGCAGGAATAATTTCAGTTCAAATCTGAATATCCGGACTCATAAAACTTCACTTTATGAAAATGTATCCAGAACTTTCAGATCTCCAAAAGTTTACAGTTCAAGAGTTTCAAGAAGATTTTGACAACCTAATAGAAAGAGTAGAAAATGGTGAATCATTTGTCATTACTGACGGAGAAAGAAACGCAGTGATAGTTCCATACAACGAAACCATAAAGTTTGCAGTAGAATCTAAAGTGGACGACGATGTGATACGAATACATACCGACCACGAAGAAGGTTGTTGACACAGAGTTTCAGGTCCTCTATAATAGACCTGAATTTAAGCGAGTGAGACTTGGTAGTCAGAGGAGTCTTATAAACTCTTTCCGCCAGATTAGCGGCTTTGAGGTGGTTCGAATCCACCCACTCGTACCTTGCTCCTTTAGCAATCTGGTGAATGCAGCGAACTCATAATTCGCCTGAGGCGTGTTCGATCCACGCAAGGAGCACTTGACAGATTACCTGTCAAACCCTTATAATACTAAGGTCAACATTCAAAACAATGACTCTCACAGCAAAATTCAAGAAAGACGTTCAAACCCTTCGTGGTGCAGCAAACGGTGACTTCTACCTTGATGTAAAGAATCCTAAACTCTATAAAAAGGTTCGTCGTTTTTATGAGAATGAGGGTGTAGTATTCTCTGGTGATCCACTGGATGATTATGAGATGCTTATGGAATATGTTCTTGCTGATCTTGAATCCGTTGAAGTTGCATGACAACACGACTTCCTAAGGTTCTTTTGGAACGAGAAGGATATCGCTTCGTAGAAGTTGGTATTCTTGAGATTAACGGTAAACCCGATTACCGTCTCCAAAAACAAAATGAGTACACCAAACGCTGGAATGACATTTATCTTTTTGATAATGTTCTACAATGCTCTACTGCAATGGAGGATATTGAATATGCTAAATGGTTGGACCCAGACCGTGTTCCTTGTTATGTGAAAGACGATGAAGATTAATTAAAATGTTAAATCATATTGAACGAATAAAAATTTGTTCCGAAGTAGCTATTAAACTTTATTACGATTTTAATTTCGAATATAGTCTAAAAGCAAAAGCGGATGAGACAGTAGACTATTCTAAAAATCAAAAAGAACAAGTACCCTTAGAAAAAGGAGAAGCAACATCTACTGTTATACATAATATCAATGGGCAACCTCATACTTGGACAGAGAATAGGAAATACATTCAATTTTTGAATGCAAATATGCCTTACATTCTCAAAGAATTTGGTCTCTCCAATCAACCAATTGAAGTAGCAAATTCTTGGATTAATCGTCATTCTAAAGGGGGAAGAACTGTAGAACACAAGCATCAATTTGTTGATATTGTTGTTAGTTCTTACCTTCATTGTCCACCAAATAGTGGAAATCTCTTGATAAGAGATCCATTAGAATATCATAGGGCAAATGATGTCGTAGAATCTGCTTTCTCTAAACAAGTAAAATATCAGTATCCTTGGATTGAAGTTCCTGTTAAAACAAATGAACTTGTAATCTTTCCTGGATGGGTAAATCACAAAACAGAAGAAAGCAATTCTGATTTTGATAGATATGTTATGACTTTTAATCTCAAGTATATGCATGGTCCAATGATGGGTGAAAGTCCCGGGATGACTTAAAAAGCGCACTGGTCGGGAGCAACCCCTTATGGCAAAATCTGATCTACTTCGTTGGATTGGAAACATTCTCCTCATAATTGGTTATCAAACTATGCTATGGGGAGAATTTAAATATGGTTTAATGATAAAGGTTGTTGGAGGATTACTCACAGTACCCTTTGCTATTAAACTTAAACTTTGGGATGTACTATTCTTATGTGCATTCTTTGGTATTACCGAGATATCAAAGTTAACCCAACTTTTCTTTAGTCCTGGAACGACTTAAAACTTATACTGGTGGAGTCAAAATGACCCTATTATGAGTTTATTGCCTCTCTCAAGGGCAATTGGTGCGGATGGGACTCTCTCCCGCCTGGTTTCTTGCCTCCAGTCAAAGGGCAAGTGGCGAGCCTGAGTTACATAAGAGGAGTTGCATAAACTCCTCTTTTTTTGTATACTATATACTAAGAGAAATTTATTGGTCTATGAGTGAGTACAAGAAAACGGCACTTGTGTTAGGTGCTGGTGGCTTTATTGGAAGTCATATGGTAAGAAGATTAAAGTCTGAAGGTTATTGGGTGCGTGGTGTAGACCTCAAGTATCCAGAATTTTCAATTTCTGAAGCAGATGAATTCATTCAGGGAGACCTGAGGGATATGAACTTTGTTCGCCGTGTTCTTGAATTTAAAGGAGAGCAAGGAAACTTTTATAACTCAGTTCCTTATCGATATATTCTACCCTTCCATGAAATCTATCAGTTCGCTGCTGATATGGGCGGTGCAGGATTTGTTTTCACTGGAGAAAATGATGCTGATATTATGCACAACTCTGCAACCATCAACTTAAATGTTCTTGAAGCACAGCGTCAATTGAATGAAACTTTTGATGGTGTTGATAATGGCACCGCTTGTGTTCGCCCAGTATTAGATTATAAAACTAAAATTTTCTATTCTGGATCTGCTTGTATGTATCCAGAACATAATCAATTAGATCCAGACAATCCCGATTGTCGTGAAGAGTCCGCTTATCCTGCTAACCCAGATTCCGAGTATGGTTGGGAAAAACTCTTCTCAGAGAGACTCTTCTTCGCTTATCACCGCAACTATGGTATTCCTGTGCGGGTTGCTAGGTATCATAATATCTTTGGACCTGAAGGAACCTGGACTGGTGGTAGAGAAAAAGCACCCGCAGCAATCTGTCGTAAAGTTGCCTACCTTTCAGAGGAAGGTGGAACCATCGAGGTGTGGGGAGACGGGCTACAAACTCGTTCCTTCCTGTATATTGATGAATGCATCGAAGCAACCCGCAGAATGATGAATAGTGATTTCATCGGACCTGTTAATATTGGTTCCGAAGAAATGGTAACCATTAATCAACTCGTAGATACTGCTGCTAAAGTTGCAGGTAAAGTCGTAGAGAAGAATCATATTGATGGTCCTCTTGGAGTTCGTGGACGCAATTCAAATAATGATTTGATTCGCGAAAAACTTGGTTGGGATTATTCACAGACTCTGGAAGAAGGTATCCGCAAGACTTATGAGTGGATTAATACGCAAATGAAAAAGGTGGAAGAGGTGAAAGGTGACAGTAAAGAATGATTTGGATATCGACTTTGATTATATTAATCAAAAACTTAAATCTGGACTAAAACTTAGAATTGATGTGGGTCTTTCCTGTGATATGGGAAGATCTAAACGATGGATTAATTTTATTGATGATGTTTTTGTTATTGGTATTGAACCCCACCCAGAAAATTGTTCTTCCCTAAAGGAACTTTTAGTTAGAACAAGAGGTGGAGATAGATTCTATCTTATCGAAGCTGCAATTGATAATGTTGAAGAACCAACTACAAAAGAATTTTATGGATTTGGTTGGGATGTTTGGCCAAATAATCCAGGATGTTCTTCACTACTCAAACCAAAGGGTAGGTTTGAGAATTCTACAGAAAATGTGTATAATGTGGATGTCATTTCTTTAAAGTCTATATTGGATAATATTGATTATGATGTAGTAGAAGTCTTAAAAACTGACACGCAGGGTAACGATCTTAATGTTATTAAGAGTCTTGGTGACCACATTAAAAATGTCGTCTTCATTGATTCTGAATATGATGAATCTGATGACTATGAAAATGCAAATACTGGTGGTGAGTTAGATGAATATTTGGTAGAAAATAATTTTAAAAAATATCAGATGATTCTTCAACCGACAAGAGATATGATGGTTGAAGATACGCGATATATGAACACTCTAATAGAAGACATAGATAAGTATTCGGATGATTATACATTTGAATCTCATGAAGTTATGGTTGATGTAGAATGAAAATTACTATTCTTGGTTCCAGTGGGCAAATTGGTGCCTACCTTTCGGAGTATCTTCGAGAAAAAGGTCATACTGTTATTGACTTTGATAAGGTGGAAACACCCAATCATGATATGACTGTGATACCGAATCAATATCTTGAGAATGCAATTGAGACTGCAGACTTTGTATTCTTTCTTGCATTTGATGTTGGTGGGTCTCGTTACCTGAAGAAGTATCAACATACTTTCCAGTTCATTGATAATAACGCTCGCTTGATGGCAAATGCATTTGGACTTCTTAAAAAGTATAATAAGAGATTTGTATTTGCATCATCTCAAATGAGCAACATGAGTTACTCTCCATATGGGGTACTCAAAAATGTTGGAGAACTTTATACCAAATCTCTTAATGGACTTATTGTTAAGTTCTGGAATGTATATGGTATCGAAAAGGACCATGACAAAGCACATGTTATCACAGACTTCATCCGTAAAGGATTTGAGACTGGTGCAATTGATATGCTTACTGATGGTCAGGAAGAACGGGAGTTTCTATATGCTGAAGACTGCTGCGAAGCACTTGAGGCAATTATGGAAAACTATAATGAATTTACCTCAGAAGATAATCTTCATATTACAAGCTTTAAGTCAACAAAAATCATTGACATTGCAAGTATTATTTGTGGACAATTTAATTTGATCGGAAAGTATGATGTAAAAGTTCAACCATCTGATCAAAAAGATAGTGTACAGATGGATAAAAGAAATAGACCAGATACCTATTTGATGAAATGGTGGACCCCTAAAACCACAATTGATCAAGGTATTGCTAAAGTATTTGAAGCAATGAAAGGAGATTATCTATGAAGATATTTGTTACTGGATGCGCGGGACTCCTTGGGTCCAATTATACTCGACATCTTTTAGCGAACGGTCATAAGGTAATAGGTATTGATGATCTTTCTGGTGGATATAAAGCGTTTCTTCCAAAGGCAGAAAATTTTACATTTGCAAAATTTGATCTTGAAAGGAGAAAAAAAGTAGTTGAATTGTTCGAAGAACATAAACCAGATGTCCTTTTGCATTTTGCTGCATATGCTGCTGAAGGACTATCACCTTTTATTCGAAACTATAACTATAGAAACAATCTTATTTGTTCTGCCAATTTAATTAATGAATGTATCAAGCACGATACTAAAATGATTTTCACCTCTAGTATGGCAGTCTATGGTGAGCAAGAACCACCATTCACTGAAGATAAGCGTCCTCAACCAATTGACCCATATGGTATTGCTAAGTATGCTGTCGAGTGTGATTTAAAATTAGCTCACGAACAGTTTGGACTTCGATACAATATTGTTCGTCCTCATAATGTTCTTGGAATTTACCAAAACATTTGGGACCGTTATCGAAATGTGATTGGTATTTTCATTCGCAAAACTTTGAATGGTCAACCAATTCTTGTTTATGGTGATGGGGAACAGACTCGTGCTTTCTCCGATATCAAATATTATATGGAACCATTTGATAAACTTCTTACAGAATATGATGGAGAAATTTTTAATATTGGTGCCGATAAACATTTTACTTTGAATGAGGTTGCTGAAACCGTACAGAAGATTGGTAAGAAATATGGATATGAAGTTCCTATTGAACATGGTGAACCAAGACATGAAGTTAAGCACGCATATTGTGATCATACAAAAGCAAAAAGTATGTTAGAATTCAGGGATGAAACAAAACTTGAAGAACTAATTGAAAGTATGTTTATCTGGGCTATGAAGCAACCGAATAGAAAAGTGAAGAGTATGGAATATGAAGTTACTAAAGACATTTACGATTATTGGAGAAATTAAATGACAACTAGAACTATCGAAATTACAAAACAAGATTTTGAATCTAAATCGGAACTGCTGGAATATGATTATGAATTTCTTTCCAAATTGGAAGGAATGTTTGATCATAGTGAAGGTGGATTATTTAATTGGAGAACAGCTGAAAATATGGTTCACCAATTAAAATTTCATAAAAAATATTTGCAAAAGATTCAACCAAAGTATATCTTGGAAATTGGAACTTTTAAGGGATTTTATTCTTACGTTGTTAAAAAAGAAATACCTGAAGTAAAAGTTTATACTTTTGGTATTAATGAGGAAAGTCAACTTTGTGTTGATGCAATTAATGAACTTTATGGTGAAAATTTTATTACTTTTTTTCCCGGAGATTCTTTAGAAACTTTAACTTCTTTTGACAACCCAGATGACATTCCATTTGATATGGCATGGGTAGATGGTGGACATAGTTACGAATGTGCTATTTCCGATTTGGTAAATTGTGGAAAATTGGGAATAGAAAATATCTTAATCGATGATTGTGATATGGGACAAGTAACCGCTGCCTTAAGAGATTTTTGTAATATGGTTTTTTCCGATAATGAAAATGATTATTCTTATTCTATTAAAGATTATAGTCCAAATGAAAGAATGATAACCTATTTGTCCAGAGAAAAAATTTATGAAAATATTTGATTCCTTTAGATTTTTTAATGAGTTAGAGATACTTGAAATACGTTTCAATCTCCTTTATGACTATGTGGATTATTTTGTTATAACAGAATGTCCATATACTACTATGGGTGATGAAAAACCTCTTTATTATTTGGAGAACAAAGAACGTTTTTCCAAATTTAACGATAAGGTTATTCATGATGTAATGGATGAAATCCCTGTGGATTTTACTGCATTTTTAGAAAAACAAAAATTTCATACTGCATATGAAGACATTGATCCAAATTGTGGACAAAGATATATTGATATTCCTCTCCCCTATCAAAGGGATATGTATGCAAGAAATTATACTGCAGTCTCGATTGAAAAAGCAGGAGTGACTGATGATGATATTGTTATAACAAGTGATGCTGATGAAATTGTAAATCCATTAATTTTAGAAAATCTAAATTGGTTTAATCCTAATAATTTATATGTTGCAATGCAGAGAGCATTTTATTATAATCTTAATACTCATTATCATGATAATTGGAGAGGTTCAAGAATTTGTACTTGGAAAAAAATAAAAAATCTTTCTATAGACAAACTGAGAGATAGTATGTGGAATGAATCTTATCGAATTCAAGATGGTGGATGGCATTGGAGTTATTTTGGTGGTGTGGAAAGATATAAACAAAAAATGGTCGCAGGTGCCGATGCTCAACCTTCAATAATAGTGAATGCCGAAGATATAGTCAGTGAAAAGAAAGACCCTTTGGGTAGAGGTGTAAATTATTTTCCTGTTCCTATAGATGAATCATTTCCACAGTACATTGTAGATAATCAAGAAAAATATTCAGAATTTATTACGCCATGGAATTGATTGAAGGTGTAGCACTTTCAAAACTATGTGATTATTCTTTCGGAGACCAGTCTGGTCAATGGGGGAATATTTTTACATCATTTATGAAAGATGCTAATTTATTGAATCTTGAATTCGTTAATAGATTATTTGAGATTAAAAAAAGCAGAGATTATATGACTCTGTTTATTGATAATATTCGTTTATATAAAAGACATATTGTTGAGGTTAGTGATTCTGATAGACCATATGTCAATTCATTAATGGAAAGGAGTGATTTATTAAATCTTTGCTCAAATTTTCCTGAAATGAATTTTATTATTTTCACAAATCTTGAGGATACTCCCATTGATGATTATATCTTTGACTTGATACCCAATAATGTTTTGTGCATTTCTGCAGTAAATGCTATTGCTAATGGTGGAAAAGTTATCCCAGCTCCTTATGGACTGCAGAGAGCAATGAATCCTAATGATATGAGAGTATCTGAAATTAAAGGCGCTTCAAAAAATCTTCCAAATAATCCTCCCGGACTTTTATATGTGAGTCACAACGAATCTTCCAATGAAGAAAGGAAGGGAATAAAAGAAATGTTCAGGAATAAATCTTGGGCAGTGGTACATGAAAATAGAGTTTCTTTTTCTGTGTTTCTTTATAATCTTAGTCAATCAAAATTTATGATATGCCCAAGAGGAAATGCTATTGATTGTCATCGTAATTGGGAAGTTCTTTATATGAGAAGAGTTCCAATTATGAAGAGGCATCTTTATTTGGAAACTTTATTTGCAGATTACCCTGTTCTTTTTGTGGATAAATACTCCGAAGTAAATGAAAATCTATTAATAGAAAACGATCATTTATTCCAAAAAGCTCAAAAAATGGATTTGTCTGGATTGACACTTCCAAAATTTTTTGATAATATCGTAAATAAGTACACGAATTAAATGAAGTATCTAACTGATTTTTGTAATAAAGCTTTAAACGGAAACCTAGATTCTGATAGGCATATTATTACAATTTTTTCAATCGCTTTGGCATCTAAAGGTTCTACATATGTTGAACTTGGTGTTAGGGAAGGACATACCACAGAACCTTTATATGAAGCAGCAAAGTTAAATAACGGACATCTGTGGTCTGTTGATCTTAATCCACCGTCAGAATTTAAACCAAATAATGGCAACTATACATTTCATCAAGGAGATAGTATCAAGTTCCTTGAAGATTGGCCTAAGGATAAAAAAATAGATGTTGTTTATGTCGATGACTGGCATTCATATCCTCATGTTAAAAAGCAGTTAGAACTTCTTGATGAATTAGTTGGTCCAACAAGTGTTATTCTTTTGCACGATTTGATGTATGGAAGCACTGACCCATTCTACCATTCTGATCTTACACTTAAAGATGGTCAATGGGCTGGTGGTGGTCCATATAGAGCAGTAGCAGAACTTGACCCACAATTCTGGGAATGGTCAACACTTCCTTGGAATAATGGTCTTACTATTTTGAGAAAAAAATACAGTAACAAATATCATCGGAGATAATTATGTTAGCAGTAAGTATTCATGAACACGCGGGTTTGGGAAACCAAATCTGGAGAGCGGTTTGTTGTCGTGTCTTTGCTGATCGTTTGGGTTATGATTATGCGATTAGTTCACCCGGTTGGAGAGGTCCATTTTTAAATTTTGATTTTGGAAAAGATATCTCTCTTAATGTAGAACAAGCATCTGATTTTTATGACTGTAGAGAACTTCCCGATGGTATCTTACATTATTATGAAGAAGAAAGCATCCATCATAAAACTGCTCCTGGAGAAATTGGAGCAGCAGATAAAAATTTCTTTACAGTAAAGGATAATACTTATATTAATGGTAACTTCCAGAGGATGTCTTATATTGAAGATTATCGAGATAAAATATGTGACTGGTTATCTTATGACGACAAATATAAAGTCCGGGACTATTCTTCGGAAAATATCTGTGTAATTCAAATTAGGGGTGGTGACTACAAAACTGGGCATTCGGTACTACCTGCTGAGTATTATCGATTTGCTATGAAGCATATGAAAGAAAATAATCCAGATATTGAGTTTGTAATCATTACTGATGACCCAGAGTTTGCTGGTCAATTAGTTCCTGGTGTTAAGATTGTTGGATCTGCAATTTCTGAAGAAAAGGATCCTTACCAAAAGAATATCAGTTGGTATATTTATCCTGGTGGTCCAGTATCTATTGATTATAGTATTTTGAATACTGCTAAGTATGCTATTATTTCAGCATCTACTTTTGCATTTTGGCCAGTTTGGACTAATAATGAACTTATTAATGTAATTGCACCTAAGTATTGGTTTGATTGGTCTCGCTCTAATGGTTGGTGGAGACCTGAAGATGGAATCGTAAATGATGAAAGATGGTTATGGTTGGATACTGATGGAGATTTATATCCGGGTAGTGTGTGTAAGGAAGAGCGGGATAATTATTACGTGAAATAATCTATGAAAATCATTAAAGAAAAAGTATTAAGCGAGAAAGAGAAGCACTATTCATATCCAATCAAGGTTGATAGTGATGAAGATGTAGTTTCTCTTAGTGATGCTAAGAGTACGGGAATGATTTTCTTGGGCGAGAGGGAAATAAACTATCCCAAGTTGTGGGATGGTGAAGAGTTTAAACTACCATTTAATGAATTTTTATTGAAAGAATATGATAATTCCTACTTTAGAATGATAGGTATTGAAAACTTTACTTATTATTGTGAGGGAAGTAGGGTAGAAGCTTTAAATATAGAACCATCATATGTTGACTTAGAGTTTGACCGAGTATTCTCTGCTCTAAATTATGGTGGTTATATATGGCAACACTTTGTTCAAGATGCTCTACCCATTATCGCATTTGCAAGAGAATTTCTTGAACAGAATCCTGATGTAACAATTTTATTATATGAAGGTGTTAATAAGAAATCTATATCTGACTTTTTTCTCAATAAATTAAATTTAAAAAACCCAGTATATTATGTTCCAAATTATACTCCATTTAGGTATGCTGAAATTTTAGCAAGAGCAAACAAGTTATATCTACTTGATTGTAATAATCATATGCCTTGTTATTGGTGGAATAACTTTTTCTATCAAGAGGCTAATGAGTTTATATTGAGAGATGAGAAATTTGAAAATAAAAATTTAATTTATCTGAACAGAAACAAAACAGCAACCTCAAGAATTTTTATTAATGAAGAAGAAACTGTTGATTACTTGAAACAATATGCAGAGAAAAACGATTTGAATTTTATAGATTATATTGACACAAATTATACGATTGAAGAAACATTTGATATTTTTAAAAATGCACATACTGTAGTTGGGTGCCATGGCGGAGCAAATTATAATATAATATTCTGCCCTAAAGGTACAAAATTTATAGAGTATGTGTTTACAGATTGCATGTATACATTGTATAATATTGCTAGCTCTATAGAATTGGATTACTTTATAGTTCCTAATCGCGGAACTAATATGTCCGAAGGTGCTTTAGTAAAAATAAATAAACTGCAAAGATTATTGGAGAAATAGAATGGATTTTTATTTGGATGGAATGCGTGAAGAGTATTCCAGAGAGTTGACTAATAGTGTGAAGCAAAATACTAATGTTTATACTGTTGGATGGAGACCAGATTCTCATATGTGGCAGTATGATTTCTTTAAAGAGAGGAATTGTAATATAACTCTTATTGAAATTTTTGAACCTAATGCTAATGCATTTCCGAAGGAAGAATATAATGCTACTGTAGTATGTGATTCTGTTGAAAATTTCGCTCAGTATGTAAACAAAGAAGAGAAAGATAAAAATATTTTATATTGGTCTGATGGTCCAGAGCATCTGGAGATGGATGCTTCTAAAAAACTTTTGGAAGAAGCAAAAGAATATTTTTCTCTTATTATAATCCAAACTCCAAATGGTGTTTATGAGCAAGGTGAGATGTATGGTAATATTCATGAATCTCATCTGAGTTCTTGGTACGAATCTGATTATGAAGAACTTGGATTTAAGTTGGATAAAACCCATGGACCTGCTCATAATTTTGATGCTCTGATTGGTTTCTGGATTGGTTGAGAATAATAAAAATAATATATGATTAATCTTCCTGATGTAACTCTGTTTACTATAGACACTACTGGAGAAATTGATAAAACCCTTCGTGCTTTATATACAAGTATGAGTGGTATTAATTATGGTGCTGTTAAATTAGTAACAACAAAAGAGCAAATAGAAAAACATAAAGATCAACTTGAAAATGATGGAATTATCTTAGAAGAACCTACAATAGAAGTTAATAATTACAACGATTATAATTATTATGTAATTTATAAAATTTGTGAACATATAGAAACATCTCACTGTTTGTTAGTTCAACCAGATGGATTTGTTTTGTTCCCCGAAAAGTGGGATGATAGTTGGTTGGAATATGATTACATAGGCGCTCCTTGGGAATATGTTGAGGATTCTTATATTGATCCTTTTGGAAATCATCATCGAGTTGGTAATGGTGGATTTTCTTTGAGAAGTAAAAAACTTCTAAATGTTCCAAATAAAGTTGAAGTTCCTTGGGAGGTAAACAATAGTGATTTCTATTGGATGCCCCCTGGAGTTGTTAACTATCATGAGGACGGAAACATATGTGTACACAACAGACACATATTTGTTGAGCAAGGATGTAAGTTTGCTCCGGTTGAAGTTGCTGTTAAATTTTCTCAGGAAGCAAGAGTTCCTGAGTGTGAAGGGATCACTCCCTTCGGATTTCATTATAGATTGCCTCCAGGAGTTGTATTAGAATGATAGGACATAATCACTTAGGTAAAAATGGGAGATTTGGGAATCAAATGTTCCAATATGCATCAACGAGGGGTATCGCTGCTGCTCGTGGATATGATTTTATTATTCCTGATGGACCAAGAACCGATGAAGAGTTTTATGATGAAGAAAACCAACATAAACTTTTCATGGCATTTAAAATGTCGGGACTTAAAAATGTTGGATTATTGAAAGCACCATACAAACAAGAAAGTTCTTTCGGATATGATAAAGAACTTGTGAAAAGATGTCCTGATGATATTAATCTCTATGGATATTTTCAATCCGAAAGATATTTCTGGCACATTGAAAATGAAATTCGCCAAGACTTTACTTGGAGAGATGATGTTTGGAATACCTGCAAAGAAATATTCGATCAAGTAGTTCCCGAAGGTAAAGCAATTTCTTTGCATGTAAGAAGAACCGATCAAGTGGAGAAAAAAGATTATCATTATCTTCAGACAGATGAATATTTTGCTGAAGCACTTTCTAAACTTCCGCAAGATATTCCTGTAATTGTATTTTCCGATGAACCAAAGTGGTGTCAGAATAGTAATTTGTTTGAGGATGATAGATTTTTAATTTCGGAATCAAGTGATAATATTCATGATATGTGCCTCATGTCCATGTGCCAATATCATATCATTGCTGCAAGTACTTTTAGTTGGTGGGGTGCTTGGCTTGCTAAAAGTGAAAAAGTTATTTGTCCCAAGAATTGGTTTGGACCAAGTTCGGATGTTGATGATAAAGATTTAGTTCCTGATGGTTGGGAGAGAATCTGATGAGATTTTCTATTGCTATTCCTGCCCATGACCGTGGAGAAAATGGTTCAATATGGATGAGAGAACTGCTTGATTCCATTAAGAGGCAAACTCTTCTTGATTTGGAAATTGTTGTTTCTGACCAGAGTAAAAATGATAATATCTTGAATGTCTGTCAAGAATACTCTGATGACTTTGAGTTTAAGTATGTGAGGTATGAAGGAAAAGTTCCCTGCGAAAATATTAATATTGCTTTAGATGAGTGTGAGGGAGAGATAATTAAGATTATGTTCTCTGATGATATTTTTGTGAACGATTCTGCTCTTGAAATAATAGACCAAGAATATAAACAAACTAATTGTAAGTGGGCATTTAGTGGATTCTGTGGAACTAAAGATGGCAAACAATTTTATGATTACAAAACTCCAAAGTGGTCTGACTATATGTTGGAGGGAAGAAATCTTTTAAGTAGTCCAACAGTTGTCTCTTTTTTGAATACTTCTAAACAACACTTTGATGAAAATTTGAAACTATTTTTAGACACAGAATTTTATCATCGCATGAGGTGGGAAAATGGTATGCCTCATATTATTGAAGATACATTAGTTGCAAATAGAGATCATGATGATAGAATTAGTAGTCAACAAACCTCTCAATATGATGCTGCAATTGAACATCCGGAAGGTGGGTGGTTAATCAATACCAAAGAATATCATTATATACAGGATAAGCATAGAGATTTTTGCATGAACAGGAAGTATCCAGATGAAAATTGATTTAAAGGAAGCAACATTTATTATTCCTATTCGGATTGAATCTCAAGATAGGTTGCGTAATGTTATTACAACAACGGCGTTTCTTCTGGAAAATTTTGATACTAATATCACCATCAAAGAAGTAGATTCAGAATCAGTTTTTCAAAAGGATGCTCTTCCCATTCTCAAGGATATTTTGGATGTTGAAATAAATGTGAACCATATCTTTGAGAAGAGTGATGATCCTCTATTTCATCGTCAAAGAGTTCTGAATGAAATGATTGCCGAATCCAAAACAGAAATCGTTGTAAATTATGACTGTGATGTTTTGCTTCCTTTAGATTCATATCATGAAGCATATCAATCTATTCTTCATCATACTCACGATGTAATCTATCCTTATGGACAAGGAATGCATCAGTATCAGGTTAGAGCAACTGATGAGATTGTCTCTGAATTTTTAGAAACAAAAGATTATCAAGTGCTCGATAAGAATTCTAATCTTCATACTTCTGACTTTGGTTGGGTTCAGTTCTTTAATCGTAAAGTCTACATTGATGGTGGGATGGAAAATGAAAATTTCAAAGCATATGCACCAGAAGATAAAGAAAGATTTTACAGGTTTACTACTTTAGATTATAATGTAGGTAGGATTACTGATTATGTTTATCACTTAGAACATAGTCGAGGGGAAAATTCTTGGTTTAGTAATCCACATATGCAATCAAATATGCAAGAGTGGGAAAAAATTCAAACTATGAATAAAGAGCAATTAAAAGAATATTATTCTAAGCAAAATTATCTTAAAAAATATGTTAGCATTTAATCAGATTGGAAATCTTGGTAGACTTGGAAATCAAATGTTCGAATATGCAGCAGTGAGAGGTATTGCTGCCAAGCATGGATATAATTGGTGTATCCCCCCATTCAACAGAAACGGTATTGAAAATTACAGTCTTCATCAGTGTTTTAAGTTAGAATCTGTTAAGGAGGAAAACTTAGCAGTCAGAGATGATTTTGGATATGTTCAGGAAAGGTTCTTTCACTTTGATGATGAACTCTTTGAAAATTGCCCAAATGATGTAAGTATTCACGGGTTCTTTCAATCTGAAAAATATTTCAAACATATTTCAGATGAAATTAGAAAAGACTTTACATTTCACGATGAGCATCTTGGACCATGTAAAGAAATGATGAGTTCCCTTGAAGGACAAGAACCGATTATGCTTCATGTTCGTAGAGGTGATCCTAATCTTACAGACCCTCGTGGATTTAAGTGGAGTTATACTCAGTGTTCTTCGCAACATCCTCCACAAACAATTGAATACTATGAAAAAGCATTAGCAGAGTTTGATGATGAGCAACCAGTTGTTATTTTTTCCGACTCTCCCGAATGGGTAAAGGAACAGGAGTTTTTCTCTGGTGATCGCTTTCTTCATTCTGAACCACAGGAAAAATATGCAGATGGTTCCTATACTCCATACTCCGATTTGTGCTTGATGTCTCTGTGTTCTCATGCTATTATTGCTAATAGTAGTATGAGTTGGTGGGGTGCTTGGTTAATTTCTAATCCAAATAAAAAGGTCATTGCACCTAAAAATTGGTTTGGACCTTCTTATGCCGATAAAGATACTAAAGACCTTTATGTAGAAAACTGGATTGTGTTATGAACCGTATTAATGATTACTCAGAATTAAAAAATAAAATAGTTTCTTGGATTCAAAATTATGCTTCTGAGAATAATATTAAATCTCTTGTAGTTGGAGTCTCTGGTGGAATTGATTCTGCCGTTGTCTCTACTCTCTGTGCCGAGACAGGACTTCCAACATATGTTTTGTCTATGCCTCTTCATTCATCTTTTAAAAATGATGAACTATCTGATTCTTATTCCAATGTATTGGAAGATAAGTATGATAATGTAACTAAAGTTAGAATTGATTTGACTGGTACATACGATCAACTTATGAAGTCATTTGATTTCTGGACAGGGGAAGGAGAGTTTACCAAGAATAATCTTGCAAATGCAAATACAAAGTCACGCATTCGTATGGTTACTTTGTATCAAGTTGCTGGATGTGTTGGTGGTATTGTAGTTGGTACTGGGAACAAGGTTGAAGATTATGGTGTAGGATTCTATACTAAGTATGGTGATGGTGGAGTAGATATTGCTCCTATTGCCGACCTGTATAAAACTGAGGTTTGGATGTTGGGGGAACATCTTGGTGTTGATGAACGGATTATTTCTGCACCTCCTACTGATGGACTTTGGGAAGATGGTAGAAGTGATGAATCTCAAATTGGTGCTTCTTACGCAGAACTTGAAGAGGCAATGGAATTTGGGACGGGCAGTGCAGTAAAGATTCTGCAAAGATTTAATACTCAAAACAAACATAAAATGATTCCTATTCCAACTTTTACTCTGTAATTATTATATGTCTTTACACTTATCGTTGGACATGAACGGAAATAAAACTGAGGGTGCGGGTGCTATGATGATGTACCCCATTATGCTCAGTTTTGTTTCCAAATTTTTTGGAGTTGAGTTTTCTTTTTCAGGAGTTAAAGACCTGTCTCACTTTGAGTATACTGATTATACTGGTGACAGTGAATCTTGGTCCAAATCATTTGAAGAGTTTTTTAATTTTCCTAAGTTAAAAAATCCAGATGAAATAATTAGAGGTTTTTCTTTTGATCAAAATCTTGTAAATTTTATTGCAGAAAATAGAAATACTAACAAAGAAATTTTAATTGAACTTCCTCAGCATGGTGCAACTTGGCCCATGATGTGTTTCTGTGAGCAGAATTCTGATATAATTTTTACTGAAGAGTTAGTAAAAGAGGCAAAGAATAATTTGCGATTTAGTGGAGAAAAATATTTCAATAATGATGAGGTAAATATTGCCCTACATATAAGGACGGAAAATCCAAAAGATGTTGATGCCTCTTCAACCGAAAGGGAACTTTATAATTATGAGAGAGATTTCTCTAGATATTTGAATCTGATTGACAGGTTGAAACAAAAATATTATAATAAGAAGACAGTTCTTCATATTTACTCTCAGGGATTTACTAATTCATTTGAAGAATTTGTAAATCTAACAACAGAAATGTTTGAAGTTAAACTTCATATAGATGAACATCCAATCAGTGACTTATATCATATGATATACTCAGATTGCTTTATTATGGCAAACAGTGCTTTTTCATATATTGCTTCATTTATGAGAACTGATTTGACCTATGTGAGAGATAATTTTTGGTGTTTCACTTATCCGTCAACAATTAAAGTAGACTATAATTTCAATATTCCATTATGACTGCAACAATTACCGAAGTAAAAAAGTTTTGGGATGATCGTCCCTGCAATGTCAGACATTCTTCAAAAGAGGTTGGTACTAAAGAATATTTTAATGAGGTAGAAAGAAAGAAATTTTTTGTTGAACCTCACATCCTTGACTTCACTGAATTTTCCAAATGGGAAGGTAAAAAAGTTTTAGAGATTGGTTGTGGTCTTGCTACAGTTGGTTTGAACTTTGCTCTTAATGGGGCAGATTATACTGGAGTAGAACTTTCTGAATCAAGTCTTGAACTTGCTAAACAAAGATTTGAAGTATTTGAGCAGACTGGAAAGTTTTATTCTGGAAACGCTGAAGAACTTTCAACCTTTGTCCCTGCAGAGACTTATGATTTGGTTTATTCTTTTGGGGTAATTCATCATAGTCCTCACCCAGAAAAGATTATTTCTGAGATTAAAAAGTATATGAACGAGAATAGTGTTCTCAAGATTATGCTTTATGCAAAAGACTCTTGGAAAAATTATATGATTGAGTCTGGTCTTGATCAACCAGAAGCACAGTATGGTTGTCCAATCGCTAATACATATACTAAGCAAGATGTGGTAGACTTGTTGGATGGATATGAAGTTCTATCAATTGAACAGGATCATATCTTCCCCTATCAAATAGAACCTTATAAGAATGGTGAGTATGTGAGACAACCTTGGTTTGAATCCATGCCTCCGGAAATGTTTAGAGTTCTTGAAAAAAATCTTGGTTGGCATTTACTTATTACAGCAAAACTAAAATGAAAGTAGGAGTTATTGGGGCAGGTAGACTTGGTATTTGCTTTGCCCTTCTTTTAGAAAAAGCAGGTTATGAGGTTGTAGCCTCTGATGTTAGAGAAGACTATGTAAATGGTCTTCTACAAAGAACCATTGATACTCACGAACCAGAAGTTCAGCAACTTCTTTCTGAAGCAAAGAATATTACATTTAAAACTGGAAACTATGATGTTATCCGAGAGTGTGATGTTCTTTATACTCTGGTAGCGACGCCATCTCTTCCTGACGGAAGTTATGATGTTAGTGCTGTTTGGGGTGTTATCAATGATATTCAAAATGCTCCAGACCTTGGGATTGAAGTTAAAGGTAAATGTTTTGTAGTTGGATGTACAACTAATCCGGGTGATTGTGATAATTTTCAATCCCAACTCAATGCTTATGGCGTAGATGTTTACTATAATCCTGAGTTTATTGCTCAGGGAAATATTATTAAGGACCTGCAGAATGCAGATATGGTCCTTGTTGGTGGACCCGAAGGTCAGTATCGCCCATTCATTGAAGAAATTTATAATAGAATTCAAGTAACAGAACCAAGAATTTATTTTATGTCAACGACTGCTGCAGAGTTAGTTAAACTTGCAGTCAATTGTTTCTTAACTACCAAGATTAGTTATGCAAATATGGTTGGCGAAGTCATGTCTCTTGCTGGTCTTGAAGAAGAAATTGATCATGTTCTTAAAGCAATCGGTTCTGATACAAGAGTTGGTAGTAAATATCTGAAATATGGATATGGATTTGGTGGTCCGTGCTTACCAAGAGACAATCGTTCTTTTGCTGCTTATGCAAAAAAACTTGGTTTAGAATATAACCTTGGAAAAACAACTGATGACTTTAATAATGAACACGCAAAGTTTTTGAAAACCTACTTTATCAAAAAGAACGAGAATAAAATTCCATTTGCTTTTCATTACATTTCATATAAAGAAGGAACTGATATCCTTACCGAGAGTCAGCAGTATCGTCTTTGCTTAGACCTTCTCGATGAGGGTTATAAAGTATATGTACTTGACAATCAAGCAATTCTTGGTCAAGTAAAAGATTTCCTAGAATCAAAATATGGAGATAGAGTTGTGGTTGATGGAATTCCCAATGAAGAGGTATACTGGATTGATTTGTGATGGATTTTAATAAATTGGATAAGAATAAATCAGCATACAAACTAAAAAATATTGGACCCATTTATTATCTTAATCTTGATGGACAGCAAGAAAGGAGAGAATATATGGAGTCCCAATTTAAATATTGGGAAGTTGAAAATTATACACGCATCTCTGCATACGATGGTCGTGAAGATGACTTAAGTGATATTATAATAGGTCGCTATCCTGAAAATATGACATCGGGTGAGATTGGATGTATTACATCTCACCTTAAGGCAATAAAGCATTGGTATGAAACCTCAGATAGTCCATATGCAATCATCATGGAAGATGATTGTAATCTTGATTTGGTGAAATACTGGGATTTTAATTGGTCAGATTTTTATGCACATATTCCATATGATTGGGATGTAGTTCAAATCGCAATCATTTGTACTGGTGATTTGCATGTTAGATTGCATAAGAGATTTGTTAATGACTTTTCAACAGCTTGCTATCTTATTAATAGACATCATGCAGAAAAGTTATTGAAGTTCCATGTCCGTGGAGAAAAATATAAACTGGATAATGGAGTCAAACCTCGTCCAGTTGCGGATGATTTGATTTATAATTCTGGAAATACATATTCAATTCCTCTTCTCTTTTATAGAATTGAACTTGGATCATCTATTCATCCGGAACATGTTGATATTTTTCATAAAGGAAATCACACTGCACTCTCCGAATTTTGGGAGCAAAATGGTTCTAAAATTAAAATAGAAGAATACATGGATTATGATCCATATCTGGGGAGAATAACCGAAAATTCTACTTCTCAGCAAAACACTTGACAAAATTTAAGAATCTCTCTATACTAAATAAGTACTTAAGAATTCAGTTGTAATTCTTAACATTTGTCCTATAGTACATAAAAAATAATTTTATGAAACTCAAACAACTGATGCTTGCACCTGTTGCTCTGGGAATGGTTGCTCCTGTTGCTGCGAATGCGGCAGACCTTAACATGGCAGCAGTCAACCAATATGCAACCTCTGAGCAGGTCACAAGCGTCTCACAACTGTCTGATGTTCAACCTACGGATTGGGCATATCAGGCACTCAGCAACCTTGTAGAGCGTTATGGTTGCGTTGCTGGTTATCCAAATGGCACCTTCAGTGGTGGCAAAGCAATGACTCGCTATGAGGCAGCAGCACTTCTGAATGCTTGCTTGGATCGCGTAACAGAAAATACTGATGAACTCAAGCGTCTTGCTAATGAGTTCCGTGATGAACTCACTGTTATTCAAGGTAAGGTTGCAAGTTTGGAAACCAAAGTAGGTGCTCTTGAAGCAACTCAGTTCTCTACCACCACAAAACTTCGCGGTGAAGCAAACTTTGTTCTTGGTGGTGTAGATAATGCTTGGACTCCCGGTTCAACTGCAAGTACGAATGTTGGTAATACTGCATTCAACTATGATCTTCGCCTGAACTTTGACACATCGTTCACTGGTAAAGATCTGCTCCGCACTCGTCTGCGTTCTGGCAACTTCTCCAGTCAACCCTTCGGTTCTTCTTCTTCTCTGTTCAAACTGGATAAGGCAGAGAGTACCGCAAATGCAGTTACTCTCGACCGTCTCTACTATCAGTTCCCTGCACTTGCTAAGGGTGTAACTCTGACTGCTGGTGCTCTGGTTCGTAACACTGAAATGACCTGGATTCCTACTGCATATAAGTCGGAAGTTCTTGACTTCTTCCAACTTGCTGGTGCTCCTGGCGTCTATAACAAGGCAACTGGTGCTGGTTTTGGTGCCCAGTGGTCACAAGGTAAGAAAGGTTTTGTTGCTGGTCTGAACTATGTTGCTCAAAATGGTGGCGATTCCACCAAAGGTGAGTTCAACGAAAAGGGTGCCCTGAACACTCTGGCACAGATTGGTTATCGTGCTCCTAACTACGGTATTGCATTCGGTTATCGTTATGGTACTGAAGGCACTCGTGTTCGCACCTTTAATGGTGTTGCTGGTGCTTCTGGTGCTCTTGCTCCAGGTCAAACCTCCAACGGTTATGCTCTGAGTGCTTACTGGCAACCCTCTAAGTCTGGCATTGTTCCCTCGGTATCTGCTGGTTATGGTTGGAACACTGTAAGTCTGAATGCTGAAGGTGCAGCAACTCCTGCTGGTGCTACCGATTCTCAAACTTGGTATGCTGGTCTTCAGTGGAGTGATGTACTTGCCAAGGGTAATTCTGCAGGTTTTGCTGTGGGTCAACCTGGTAATGCAGAAGGACTGGATGAGGATGCAACGATGTGGGAAGTATTCTACAAGTATCGTGTAAGCGATAACATTACTATTACTCCTGCAGTGTTCTATGCTTCTAACAACCAAGCATTCACTGATGCTTCTTCCAACTTTGGTGGTGTAATCCAAACCAAATTTACTTTCTGATAAACTGAAAGTGTGATAACATGGAGGGGATAAAACCCCTCCTTTTCTATGGAGATTTATGAAATACGATATTAAAGATATTAACCTTGCCGAACTTGGCAAACAACGAATTGAATGGGCAGGAAGAGAGATGCCTGTTCTTAAACAAATTCAAGAAAGATTTGCAAAAGAAAAACCACTTGAGGGAGTACGTTTAGTCTCTTGCAATCACGTTACAACAGAAACTGCACACCTTTGTATTGCACTTAAAAATGCTGGTGCAGATTCTATGCTGATTGCAAGTAATCCACTTTCTACTCAGGATGATGTTGCTGCTGCTCTTGTAAAGTATTGGGACATCCCCGTATTTGCAATCAAAGGAGAAGATAGTGACACTTATATTAGACATATTAATACCGCTCTCGATCATCGTCCTAATATTATTATTGACGATGGATCTGATGTTGTAGCAACTTTAATTAAGGAACGCCCAGAACAGATTGCTGATTTGATTGGAACTACAGAAGAAACTACTACTGGTATTGTTCGTCTCCAAGCAATGATTAATGATGGAGTGCTCAAGCATCCTGCAATCAATGTAAACGATTCTCAGACTAAGCACTTCTTTGATAATCGTTATGGTACTGGTCAATCAACTCTGGATGGTATTATTCGTGCTACCAACATTCTTCTTGCTGGTAAGACTGTAGTTGTTGCTGGATTTGGTTGGTGTGGTAAGGGTGTTGCTCTCCGTGCTAAGGGTATGGGTGCAAATGTGATTGTTACTGAGATTGATCCAGTAAAAGCAATTGAAGCAACTCTGGAAGGTTATAGAGTGATGCCTATGGTTCAGGCAGCGATTCTTGGTGATATTTTCATTACTGTGACTGGCAATAAAAATGTTATTGCTTATGACCATATGAAGTGGATGCGTAGTGGTGCTATTGTTTGCAACTCTGGTCACTTTGATAATGAGATTGATGTGAAATCTCTGGAAGAAAAAGCAACAGAAATTAAAGAGGTTCGTCCTTTTGTTAAGCAGTACAAACTTCAACATAATGAAGTTGTGGTAATTGCAGATGGTCGCCTCGTAAATCTTGGCGCTGCTGAAGGACACCCTTCTGCTGTGATGGATATGAGTTTTGCAAATCAGGCACTTGCTGTAGAATATCTTGTTCAGAATCAAGGTAAACTTGCTCCTGGTGTTTATCCCGTTCCTGCAGAAAAGGATGCGGAAATTGCAGAACTTAAACTTTCTGCAATGGGAATTTCGATTGATAAACTCACTGAGGAACAAGAGAAATATATTAACTCTTGGTGTGAGGGAACTTGAACCTTAACCTTCTCTTAGTGGACTTTAATTTTCATTTCCTTTAGAATTTCTTTGTAGTTATTCACTTTTTATGAAACTCAAAAACTTTATTTCTATTAGTCTTGCTCTTGCTCCTGCTGCTGCATTTGCTGGGACTACTTTGAACGGTGCAGGTGCCACCTTCCCAGCACCTCTTTATCAACGATGGTTCCAAGATTATGCACGAACTTCTGGGAGTAGGGTTAATTATCAGTCCGTTGGTTCTGGTGCTGGTGTTCGTCAATTCCTTGCGGGAACGGTTGATTTCGCAGCAAGTGACGAACCCATCAAACCCGCAGAAGCGGCAAAAGTGAAGCGTGGTGTTGTCCAGATCCCTATGATTGGTGGAACGATTGCTGTTGCTTACAACAATCCTAGTTGCACTCTGAAACTCACTCAAAAGCAAACTGTTGATATTTTTGCTGGTCGTATTAAAGACTGGAAGCAAGTCGGATGTGCTGCTGGTCCGATGAAAGTTGTTCATCGTTCTGATGGTTCTGGAACTACTTTTGCATTCACCAACTCTTTGGAAGCATTTGGTGGTTGGACTTATGGTGTAGGTAAGTCTATTAATTGGCCTACTGGTGTTGGTTCAAAAGGTAACGAAGGTGTTTCTGGTACTATCAAAAACACTCCTGGTGCTATTGGTTATGTGAATACTGGATTTGTTCGTGCCAACAAACTTAAAGCAGCAGTTATTCAAAACAAGGCAGGTAAGTTTGTCGGTCCTTCCGCTGTGACTGGTGCTGCTGCTCTGAATAGCATTACTCTGGATGCAAACCTTGCTGGCGAAAATCCCAATCCCTCTGGAACAAATGCATATCCAATTTCTACTCTGACTTGGATCCTTGCATATAAGAAAGGTAATGGTGCTAAGACTGATGATATCCGTGCTGCTCTGAACTATGCTTTGAGCACAAAAGCACAGATGATTGCTGATGATTTGGGTTATGTTCCTCTTGCAGGTTCGGTTCTCAACAAATCACGCATTGCTGTTGGGCGTATTGGTCAGTAATTCCTAACAAAACTAGGTATAAATGACTACGAGGGGTGCTTGACACCCCTTTATTTTTGCTATATAATTGTGTAACAATTCGTAATAAAACGAAAAATGACTGTAACAAAAAACGAGTTTGGGCAAATGAATATGTTTGCCAAAGAACCCGCGATGTATATGACCAAGGAAGACCTTGAGCGTTATGGCATCGAACCCTATGCAGAAAAAGCGGAGAAAATGAATGGACGCTGGGCTATGGTCGGCATTGTTGCTGGCGCTATTTCTTATGCTCTCACTGGGCACCTCTTCTTTGGAGTAGTTTGAGACTTGACAATGACTTCAACTATCTTTACAATAACATCAGTTGCCTTTTTTGTTTTACTGGCAGCATCCGTTGAAAAAATTTGCGAGACTTACTAATGACCGTTTTTAATGTCACTCTCCAATCCCCTGATGGCACCGAAACTACTATCAAATGTCCTGATGACCAGTACATCCTTGAAGCAGCAGAAGAGGCAGGTGTTGACCTCCCTTCATCGTGTAAGGCAGGCGCTTGCTCTGCCTGTGCTGGCAAACTCATTTCTGGCACCGTTGACAACGAAGAACAATCGTTCCTTGATGATGATCAACAAGCAGAAGGTTGGGTTCTCACTTGCGTTGCTTATCCCACAAGTGATTGTGTAATTCTTACTGAACAGGAAGAGAATCTGTGAGCACTGCTGGTATGCTAGGGCAGTTCGCAATTGCCCTTCAAGAACTTGGGTGGAATGCTGATGATGAAATCTCGGTGGAGATTGGAGGAGTAGCAGTAACAGGAACTGCTACCAGTCCAAATGCAAATCCAAAATGGGCAAAACCATTTGGAACTGTATCCTACCAAAACGATGCTTTCATCGTAATTAAAAACAAATCGAGGAACCCAGTTGTTCCTTCACAACCAAATCCTGAACTTAAACAACACCACCTTTATCAAGGAGAAAACAAATGAAAAATCTTTTTACTGAAAAAGCTGAGCGTATTAATGGTTGGTTTGCAATGATTGGTTTTGTTGCAGCCGCTGGTTCTTATCTTACTACCGGTCAAATTATCCCCGGTGTGTTTTGATAGAGGTCAAAATGCGTAAAGAGCAATATCAAGTTCCACAAGTACAATTTGTATTCCGTGAGAATAGTGAGTTTGTAAATCGTACATCCGCAGAACTATTCAATGGAAAGCGTGTGGTCATTTTTAGCCTGCCTGGTGCTTTCACTCCTACTTGCAGTGCCTATCAGCTACCTGGATTCGAAGAGAAATACGACGACTTTATTGGTAGTGGCATCGACGCTATTTACTGCATCTCTGTTAATGATGGGTTTGTGATGAATGCCTGGGCACAAGACCAGAACATTGAGAAAGTAAAACTCATTCCAGATGGAAATGCATATTTCACACGCTCTATGGGAATGCTTGTTAGTAAGTCCAACCTTGGTTTCGGTGATCGCTCTTGGCGTTATGCTGCAGTCGTGGATAACGGAATCATCGAGAAACTGTTTGTTGAACCAGGACAGCGCGATAATGCCCCTGAAGATCCTTATGTTGAGACTACTCCAGAAAATGTTTTTGAATATGTAAAATCTACGGTTCGAGAAACTGTTACTGCCTGAAGATAATCAAGCGCCCAAAAAGGCGCTTTTTTTATAAATATCTTCAGTGTTTATAGAGATAATCCATGACCCTAGATCTTCATAACTTTTTTAAGTTTTATGATGATAGCAATTCAAATCATGTTGCAGCGGTTCAGTGGTTAGAAGATAATCTTCCTCCCCAATTTTTAGACGATGCGGAGACAGATTGGATTGGAATTTTTAGAACCAAACCCCCTACACCAGCGGTTCTAAACGTTCCATATTTCAATCAAGTAGATAACTACAGAGATGCACATAGAACTTGCAACTCTTCATCGTGCGCTATGTGTCTTGCGTTCCTCAAGCCAGGAAGCATTAAAGGTGACGATGAATACGTCAAGAAAGTATTTGCGATTGGTGATACAACGGACCATGCCGTACAGACGAAGGTTCTGGCAGGTTATGGCGTTAAGTCACACTTTAGTTACAATCTATCTTTTGCTGATATTGATAAAAGTTTGGACGCTGGGAAGCCCGTTGTTATTGGCATACTCCATAGGGGTTCTCTTTCTGCACCTACTGGTGGGCACATGTGCGTTGTAATTGGTAAGACTCCAGACGGAAAAGGATATTACGTTAATGACCCATATGGATCATTGAATGATAACTATACTGGTCCTGTAACTAACGGTAAGAAAACAATCTATACCAAAGCAGTTCTTAAGCACCGTTGGTGTCCAGGAGGCAATGATGGGTGGGGCAGAATCTTCGATTAGATTTAAGGCAAAAATGCTTAAAGTGATCAAAGAACTTACAAATCATGGAAAGCACGTAGAAGCAAACGAACTTTATCAACGGTATTTCGGAGAAAACAATGGCAAGAATCGATTTACATAACTTCTTCAAGTTTTATGACGAGAAGAACCCCAACCACGTTAAAGCAGTGCAGTGGTTGGAAGATAACCTCCCAGTCAAATATCTAGAAGATAATATTGATTGGGCGGAGATTTATAGAGGAAAAAAGACTAGTGCTGCACCAGCAACCACTGCTGCTGCAGCTCCTGTAACAGGTGGTGATGATGTTCCTCAAATGGGCATCAAGTTAATCAAAGAGTTTGAGGGATGTCATCTGAAGGCATACCCAGACCCCTTGACTGGTGGACTTCCAATCACTATTGGTTGGGGATCTACTCGCAAGAAGGATGGATCACCCTTCAAAATGGGTGATACCCTAACACAGGCAGAAGCAGATGAACTTCTTATCGAACAATGTAAGAAAGAGTTCCTTCCTGCTCTGCGTAAAATCCCTCATTGGAATGAAATGTCAGATGGAAAAAGAGGCGCTCTGCTCAGCTTTGCTTATAATCTTGGTGCCGGTTTTTACGGTGGCGATAACTTTAATACTATTACTAAACGCTTGAAAAATAAGGAGTGGGATTTAGTTCCTGATGCTCTTTATCTCTATCGCAATCCTGGTTCTAATGTAGAAGCAGGACTTGCACGTAGAAGAAAAGCAGAGGGTGAATCCTGGAAGAAGGGATAAATAGTTACAATCATAACTGATTCTTGATCTTAAATGGTCTGAATCTACATAGTCCGAATCCTCTGTGATTCGGTGATTACTTTACTTTTAAACATAACTTCGGTTTGTTTTGTTTAGTACACACTGAACTCACAGAGGACTTTCTATGTCTTACGCTACAAGGGCGCTTGCTGTAGCGTCTGCTCTTTTAATGGGGGCATCAACAGCAGCATTAGCAGAAACAATATCTGGAACAGATTTCGAGACTGGAGATACTTCAGGATGGAATACTGGAACTCAAACAGGAACATTAGATGCCACAATCGACGGAGGAGGAACTGGTGTTAGTGTCGTAGATAATCCAGTTATCTTTAATGCCGGTTCTTTCCCAGCACAAGGAAGTCCAACATTACAAGATGGTTCTCCTAATCCATATTACGCACCCGCAGTAACACCAACCACTTGGGAGTTTGCTCCTTACGGAACCGCAGGTGCAGCACTACAACCAAATGGACAGCAAACATTCGACCAGGCAACAGAAGCACTTGGTTTAACCGCAGAACAAAATCAAGCAATAAGAGACCTTCTTATTCAACAGCAACAAGCATCTGGACTTGGAAATCCAAATCCTACTGATGCTGCTTGGATTACAAAATCAGTCACTTTGGAGACTGGAAAAGTTTATACAATGTCTTGGAACTACATTGGAACGGACTATGTTCCTTTCAATGATGGTTCTATTACTTCACTTGTTTATCAAGGAACTGGAACTTCTCCATCAGTAACAGTTAATAACCAACTTCAAAACTATGCATTACTTGGATTTACTAATCCAGGAACTGGTGATTATTCAACAGGTTCTTTTGGTTCTACTGGATGGCAGTATTCAACTTATCAAGTAGGTGCTAATGGTGATTATCTCTTGGGATTTGCAGTATTCAACCTTGGAGATACCGCACTATCACCAGTTCTTTTAGTTGATAGTCAACCTGGAACTACAACAGCAAATGGTGAAGAATTCACTCCTGTTGCTCCAAATAATCCAGATGCTCCATCTGTTGATGAGGTAGCACCAACTCCAACTCCTACACCAGAGCCAACTCCTGAACCTACACCAGAGCCAACTCCCGAACCAACTCCTGAACCTACACCAGAGCCAACTCCCGAACCAACTCCTGAACCTACACCAGAACCAGAACCAACACCAGAGCCAACTCCTGAACCCACTCCTGCTCCTGCTCCTGAACCTACACCAGAGCCAACTCCTGAACCACAACCACCAACATTATTAAACTCTGTGACTGTTCCTGCACCAGGACTTCCAGTTGTTGTTACCACAGAAGTAACTCATAAGGCATCTGAGAAGGATGGAGTTCAAAAGATTAGAAGAGACTTTGCAACCACAACTCAAACTCCTTTATTAAGACAGGATACTTATAGTGATGGAACCGTTGTAGCATCATTACTTCTTTCTGTTGATATTGAAAATAATCATGATGTTCTTTCTGGACGCACTGACCAGCATGAAGTTTTAGATAAGATTGGTGGTGGATTACAAAATCTGTTTATTTACGAACCAACTGAACCAACCACAGACAGAGTAAGAGTATTCAATAACAACTATTATGCCTGGTCTTCTGGTGATTATGGATACAATGGTAAGACTTTAATCATTGGTGGTGGATTAGAGATTGATATTAAACCAACCTGGACTATAGGTGGTCAATATAATAATATGAACATTGATTTGGGTGGTGTTGATAGTACTTCTAAACTCCTCAAAAATCATTATGGAATATTCAATATGTTCCGTGGAAATACATTCTCACTCTTAACAAATGCTGGATACTCCCAGAACAAATATAATGTATCCAGAAATGTTCAGAGTGTCTTCAATAATGAAAGTTCAACAGAAGGAAAAGAGTGGTTTGTAAATAACAGACTATTCTGGCATCTCAATAAGAATGTAACTCCATTTGTTGGATACACTGTTGGTAACTATCAGAGAGATGGATTTACTGAGAAAGGTTCTATTCAATCCAGAAGAACTGTTGATGCTATAAACAAAACTTCACATTCTGGTGAGGTAGGTCTAAATATTTCACACCGTTTTGGTGGAAAGAAAAAGGATTTATTTGGAGTAACTATTGGTGGTTCTTATGAAACCAGTGGAATGATTGAAGCATCTGCTTCTGTTGATTATAAGGAAATGGTTATTATTGAAGGAATACATCAAATTAATGATGGAGTTTCTAACACAGCAGTATCTGCAAAACTTAAATTTAAGTTCTGAAATCCTAAATAACAAAGACACTTCATCAAAAGACTGATGGATAATCCAAATAAAAGAGAAAAGTGTATGAGTACTGTTATTCGTATAGCGATTTTGGGTTGGTCCGCTGCTCTTCTTACTGCCAGTTATGCTGGGGCTCTATCTAAGATGGATCCTACTTTTATTGCTACTGTATTCACAGCATCTGCTGCAACTTTCGGTATTAATACAATGAAGAAGGGTGGCGATGAAGATGAGAAGAAAGAAGAACCACGCAGAGAAGTTGTAGTAGAACCTACTCCAGAACCACCAGCACCAGAAGTTGCTGCTGAACCAACTCTTGAAGAAAGAGTTGAAGCACTTGAAGAAGGTCAAGTACAACCTCGCACAGGTGGCGCATAATGGCAAAGTCAGCAAACAAAGGTAAGAAAGGTTCGGCAGGTTCTGCTAATAACAAAAAGCAGAATTCTGGCAATGCGAACGCCAAAAAGGCAAAGAATGGTGGAAAGAAAAAATGATTGAATTTGTTACTTTGGTGGTTGTTGGTCATGTGTTAGTTGGACCTAACTTATGTCAAACTGATTTTTTAAGTGATAATCAAATTTACACATTTATATACCAATGCCAAGAGAATGGAACACTCCAAAACGAGAGTGTTGGAATGCTCCCATCCACCAAATACTCAAAGCTATAGATAATCACACCCGTCTTCATATGGAGACGGGTGATTTTTGGCATGAAGAACAGGCCCAGATCTTGAGAAAATATGTCAAAGATTTGAAAATCTGGATTCATAAACAAGAAGGATGGTGGGATGAATGAAAAAAATTCTCACAGCAATTAGTTTATCATTAGCATTGATTTCTCCAGTAGCAGCAGAATCAATAATTAAAACACAACCAACTGTAAAACCTTATAGTTTATCAGCAATGGGTTGTATGATACTTTTGGAATGTACTGAAGGAGTAGAAAGACTTACAGTAGATTCTGAATTACTAAAAGATCCAGACTTTGATCCATTTAGAGAAGAACTAAAAGCAATCATTGCAGGACTTGATAAACTTGGAGTTCCTGTTTATGTTGCACCAGAAAGATATTTCACACCAAGGACAGTAGGATTATATAAACCAGAATATAATCGTTTCTTTGTAAATGAAACTCTTCTTAAAGATCCTAGAGAGTTTCTAGGAACAATGAGACACGAAGGATGGCATACAGTTCAAGACTGTATGGGTGGTGGATTAAAAACATCTTTTATGGCACAGGTTCATCAAGATAGTGAGATCCCTGCCTGGGTTATGAAATCTACAAGATTGACTTATGAAACGATGGGTCAAGGTCGTGCAGTTCCTTGGGAAGCAGATGCTAACTGGGCAGAAGAACAATCAAATGTCACTGCAGAAAAGTTAGAAATGTGTGCTAAGGGTCCACTGTGGGAACAGATGAGACCAACTCCAATGACAATGGATTGGCTGATTGGTTGTGGATGGATGAAACCACAAGAGGGTAAGTATCCATATTATCCAAACAAGAAAGCAGAATATTGTGTAGAAGGTAAGTTTTAATGAGCGACTTTCCTTGGGGAGTAATTATAATATTGGGGTCTGGTCTTATCTTTACTTTATATGTAATCTACTACATATTACGATTAGCACACGAGGAAATGAAAAATGAAGAACCTAGCAATCATTCTGTCAACAACAAGTCTTCTCATTAGTGGAGCACTTTGCTATGGTGCTTATGTGACTTATAAAAAAGCGGAAGCAATTTTAAACAACCCAGAACAGTTCGTTGGTAAGGTTGTGGAGAATCAAGTGAATAAAGCATTTGAGAAACTACCAATTCCCAAACTAAATACTGGGAGTATTAAGTTTCCTTTCTAATGGCAGACAAAGACCCGTATATCTATAGAATCAAATCAGTATATAAGGTAGTAGATGGCGACACTATTGATGCTGCTATTGACCTTGGGTTTGATATCTCCCTTACTAAACGAATTCGTCTTGCTGGTGTCGATACCCCAGAGAGCAGAACAACTGATGCTAAAGAAAAGGCACTTGGTCTTGAAGTTAAAGAATGGCTCAAGAAAAAGTTAGAAGGTCAAACTGACATTATTGTCAAAACAGAACTCCCAGATTCTACCGAAAAGTACGGAAGAATTCTTGGACATTTGTTTATTGGGGATGCTGAAGTATCCGCAGTCAATAAAAAGAAATCAGTCAATCAAATGATGATTGATGAAGGATTTGCTTGGGAATATTCTGGTGGCACTAAAAAGAAAGATTTTGCTCTATTAGAATCAAAAAGACAAGCGAGCAGATAATTTCTTAGCAATCTTTTTAGGAGGGGCATAGAGAGACTTAAATCTTTCTTGCCCCTCTTTTGTGAATTTATCTTTTACTGGTTCATCAATAATCACTTTATTCTCAATTTCATATAGGGTATTCTTTTCAATCTCATCACGGATATATTGTTCTACATTATCTGTTTGTGCAACAAGTCTTGTTCCCTCTGATGAATATTCAAAAATATCAATATGACCTGCTTCTGCCATCACATAATGGAGAACAGGTTTAACTTGTTTGATTTTAATTTTAAACTTATTCTTTGTTGCTTCTTTGATAAATGGTTCAGCAGCATTCTTCAATACATTTAAAACTGCTGTGGATGCCATTGTAGCAGCAGTTGTGACTACTGCGACAGCACCAGCCGTAGCAACAAGAGAAGGGTCAGGTAAATTAATATCGACACCATAAACAGAAAATGTTGGTTGTGGTTTATCTGCTGGAACTTCTGCAACTGGAGTAACAACAGGAGTTTGAGTAGGGGGGGTTTGAGCAACCTGAGGCAGTTGAGGTGGGGGGGTAGTATCAGGCAACCCCCTTGTTTTTTCTTGTTGTTCTGTTGCTTGTTTTTCACGCTCTGCTTTTACAGCAGCATCAAACTCTGCTTGAGTTGGAACATTAATAACTGGATATTTAATCGTAGTATTTGGGGCATCAATAACAGGAACTTCAAGACCACGAACAACAGGTGCTTCTACAGAACGAACATTTGGTCTATCTATAGTTGAGATTATAGATGGACCAGATATTCTGTTGATACTTGCACTCGGTATGTTAATCGGATTATTTCCGATTATTTGCCTTAAGTTTGGATTATCAATAGGTTGTATTGGTTCCATTGACCACATCCTCAACTCTTGGGTACTTCACAACAATATCTTCACAAACTTTGTAGTAAGGACTATCAGGATGGAACATAATTCCTGCTTTGTATGCTTCACCACATTTTAATAATCTTACAAGTTCAAAATCTAATCTTGCTTTATCAGCTTCGGCTTGTTGTCTTGAGATTTCAACTCTTGCTCTTGATTTGCAGAGTTCTTGTAAAGAACCATCTAAGGGAATATTAAATCCCATAGATAATCCAGCATTTCCAGAATAAGATGAAAACTGTTCTGGATCTTGACTAGCATTACCATTACCAATAATAAATGGTGCCAGGGAAAATGTTGGTCCTTGACAAGAAACACCAGCACCAAATGTATTCATAGCATAAGGGCCCTGAAGCACTTGAACTGCCTGGTTTGTTACATTACCAGTAGCAGATGCTGAAGGTCCTGCGATGTTTGTATTTGATGGAGCTTGCTGAGCAAATGCAGTCCCTGTTGAAATTATTGCGTAAAGACAGAGATTGATGTAGTAGTTGATTGAGTTTCTGTGGTGCGATCTATCCATGTTTCTTTTGCCACTCCAGGTCCGAGATAGGTTTCACTGAACTGGAATGGAGCACCAGGAGTTGTAATACTATAATTTGTATCCTTAGTAGGATTTCCAGGAATGTTGATGTTCGTACCAGTTACAGTATAAGATTCACCAGTTGTATATTCAACTTGGCGGATTGCTTCTACAATTCTTGTTGTAGATTCTGTTGTTGCATTGATTGTGCCTCTAGTAAAATTAGGCACAACGCTCTCAGCATAAACGGGAGTACAAATGACTCCCGTTGCTAAAAGCAAAACGGGAGTTAAATGTCTCATTTGAATACACTCAGTTCAATGGACCTTTGAGCAGTAGCACTTGTTCCAGCACCACCAGCAGTAACAGTAGGAACACCAGTTGGTGAAAGAGTACCTGCAAGAGTTCCTTTCTCACCACCAACTTGAGTTACACTATCTCCGTAGAGATTTGGTGTTCCAATAACACCGTTAGTAACTGTTTGAGTATTAACTGGAGTATCAGCAGCATTGAAACTTTCAGAGAAAGTAAATGCTTGACCTGGAGTATTAATGTCATAGGTTCCAGCACCACCAACACCTCCAAAGGATGTTGCTTGGATATTGGTTCCTGACGCCGAATAGGAAGCACCAATTCGAGTTGATTGAACTGCGGCACCATCAACTTTCAATTGAACGGAATCAGTGATTTTTGATGTAATTTCAGCAGCATTAACTGGGATTGCGAAGAATAACGAAAAGGCTAATAGAAGTCTTTTCATTTTCTTATTGTTGTGATAAACACTATGAGTATTTAGGAGAGTGTCCCCATTTGGGGAGGGGGGTTGACACAGGCGGCAAACCGTAGTATGATAAATAGGTAAACAAATGTTACGGAACGCAACGTTCCCTTAACATTGTTAGACACCCGATAACCGAGACCTATGGGTGTATAAATTACGTCTCTCATATCCCCGCTAAGGGTGCGGGGAGCATAGTATCTCCACCATTTCCCTGATGGTCTTACTAACTGCTTAAAACAATGACTGCTACAATTTCACGTCAACGACAATCGAATACTTGGGAACAATTCTGCAACTGGGTCACATCAACCGATAATCGTCTTTATGTCGGTTGGTTCGGAGTCCTCATGATTCCTTGCCTGCTTGCTGCTACGACTTGTTTCATCATCGCATTCATCGGTGCTCCCCCAGTGGACATTGATGGTATCCGTGAACCCGTTGCTGGTTCACTCATGTACGGAAACAACATCATCTCTGGTGCTGTTATTCCTTCGTCCAACGCGATTGGACTGCACTTTTATCCCATCTGGGAAGCTGCTTCGCTTGATGAGTGGCTTTACAACGGTGGTCCTTTCCAACTTGTAGTGTTCCACTTCCTTATCGGTATCTACGCTTACATGGGTCGTGAATGGGAACTTTCATACCGTCTTGGTATGCGTCCTTGGATCTGTGTTGCTTACTCTGCACCTGTGGCTGCTGCTTCTGCTGTGTTCCTGGTGTATCCTTTCGGTCAAGGTTCTTTCTCTGATGCGATGCCTCTGGGTATCTCTGGTACGTTCAACTATATGCTTGTGTTCCAGGCAGAGCACAACATCCTGATGCACCCCTTCCACATGCTTGGTGTGGCTGGTGTCTTTGGAGGTTCTCTGTTCAGTGCTATGCACGGTTCTCTGGTTACTTCCTCACTGGTTCGTGAAACCACTGAGAACGAGTCACAGAACTATGGTTACAAGTTTGGTCAAGAAGAAGAGACCTATAACATCGTTGCTGCTCACGGTTATTTCGGACGCCTTATTTTCCAATATGCTTCCTTTAATAACTCACGTTCGCTGCACTTCTTCCTTGCTGCATGGCCTGTAGTTGGTATCTGGTTCACTGCTCTTGGTGTTAGCACCATGGCATTCAACCTCAACGGTTTCAACTTTAACCAGTCCATCATTGATTCACAGGGTCGTGTCCTCAACACTTGGGCAGATGTTCTGAACCGTGCTGGACTCGGGCTCGAGGTGATGCACGAAAGGAATGCACACAATTTCCCTCTGGATCTTGCTGCTGCTAGCAACACTCCTGTTGCCCTTACTGCACCCGCAATCGGTTGAGTTTTATAAAAACTGAATAAGAATGAAGAGACCTTTACAGGTCTCTTTTTTTATGGTATTATTCATAAATAGTTCCATACCAAACTTCCATACCATAATGAAAACTTGTAGTAGATGTGGAGAAACAAAAGAACTTGATAGTTTCTCTAAAAGAAGTAGTAGACCTTCTGGGGTTCAATCAAAGTGTAAGGATTGTGAACGGGAAGTTCGTAGGCAATATTATAAGACTCACGAATATGCTAGACGCAGATTTAAACTTACAGAAGACCAATATAATGACCTAATGAAGAATGAGAACTGCCAAATATGTGATGTGGAACTAACCAAGAAGTGTATAGACCACTGCCACTCTACAAATAAGGTTCGTGGTGTTCTCTGTAACAACTGCAACACTGCATTAGGTCTTGTAGGAGACAACATCAGCACTCTTCAAAAGATGATAGAATACCTAAATAACTAAAAAGTATTCATAAAAATGGACGCACAAGAACTTCGCAATCTTCAAGAAGCATATATGGAAGTTGTTGAAAATCAGCAACTGGATGAAATCTCTGATAGAAAAGTCAAAGGAATGTTAAGAAAGAGAGATGCACAAGATGTAGATAGTGGTGGTATAAGTGGTGCTTGGATGGCAAGACGCCGCGCTCATCAGGCAGCAGCAAGAAGAAATGTAAGAACAGGTTCAAATGTTCGTGTCGATTCTGATTTAGCAAAAGAAGAAGTAGATGTTTACGATCTAATTCTTTCACACTTACTTGATGAAGGATATGCTGATACTCAACAAGCAGCAGAAGCAATTATGGTGAATATGAGTGAAGAGTGGAGAGACAATATTATAGAAAGAGAGGATAGTCCTTATGAGAAAGCATCTGATGCTGCATTAGATAAAAGATATGGATATGGTAGAGCATCTGGTGATAAGCGTTCTTTCGGTAGAGCAGCAAATCGTTCATCTGCTGCCGCTGCCCTTCGTGCTATTAGAAGAGGTGAAAGAAGTGGTAGTGGAACTTCAAGAGAAGCAGGTGCTGATGCAGTTCATCAGGGTTGGGCAAGAACTGCTAAAACAAGTACAGACCAAACACCAGAAAAGAAACAAAGAAGAGCAAAACTTGCTAATACATCATATTCAAATCTTCCCGATGATGAAAAGGAAAAGGATAGAGTATCTTTTGATGCTGTAAGAGCAACTTATAATAGAAACAAAAGATAATAAAAAAGGAGGGATAAAACCCTCCTTTAACTTTATTTGGAACTTACAAAATCATTAATGATTTCTGCTTGTTCTAGAACTTGATTAAGTGTTGGAAACTCTGGATAATCCATTGCTACTTTTTTGTTCTCATCTTCATTCCAACGAACAGCAGTATCATATTCCATGCTAAACTGGTCATTAAGCATATTATATGCTTGCTTAAAGATTTCAAATCGAAGTTCATAAGGTGTCATAGATATTCTCCTAATGTGTGTGATGTGTGTTTCCACTAAGAAACTATATCATAAATTATCAAAAAGTCAAGTAATAATAAAAACCTATCCTCAGTTTTCTGAAGCAACTCCTGTTGCTCTCACTGCACCTTCAATTGGTTGATAACAACTGAATAACTGATATAATTAGAGGGTGTAACAACCCTCTTTTTTTATGTCTCATAATAATCAACATCATCCTATGGAACCCTGGATCATCTGGGCAGGTGTAGGTATGATGGTATTTACAGTTCTTGTATTTGTCTTATTCACTCTCGGTCAGATGTATTGGGGATAAGCACAAACACTCATTGACTACTTTGTTAAGGAATGTTAAGATAAATATGAGAAATAACTAAGGAGGTTATGACTTCTTCTACACTTTCACAACCTATTCAACAACGAGGATGGTTTGATGTACTCGATGACTGGCTTAAAAGAGACCGTTTCGTTTTTGTTGGCTGGTCTGGACTTCTTCTTTTTCCCACTGCTTATCTTGCTCTTGGTGGTTGGATTACTGGGACAACTTTCGTCACGAGTTGGTATACTCACGGGCTTGCGAGTTCCTATCTTGAGGGTGCAAACTTTCTTACTGCAGCAGTTAGTACTCCAGCAGATTCTATGGGTCATTCTCTTCTTCTGCTCTGGGGTCCTGAGGCTCAAGGGGATATCGTCAGGTGGTTCCAACTTGGGGGACTATGGACTTTTGTGGCGCTCCACGGGGCCTTTAGTCTGATCGGATTTATGCTTCGCCAGTTTGAGATCTCACGACTGGTAGGCATCCGTCCTTACAACGCAATTGCATTCTCTGGTCCCATCGCAGTGTTTGTGAGCGTCTTCCTGATGTACCCTCTGGGTCAATCCAGTTGGTTCTTTGCACCTTCCTTTGGTGTTGCTGCTATCTTCAGGTTCCTTCTGTTCCTTCAGGGTTTTCACAACTGGACTCTTAACCCATTTCATATGATGGGTGTTGCTGGTATACTGGGTGGAGCACTGCTCTGTGCTATTCACGGAGCAACTGTAGAAAACACACTATTTGAAGATAGTGATCAAGCAAATACATTCAAGGCATTCGAACCAACACAAGAGGAAGAAACCTATTCAATGGTTACTGCTAACCGTTTCTGGTCGCAAATCTTTGGAATTGCTTTTAGTAACAAGCGTTGGTTACATTTCTTTATGCTCTTTGTTCCCGTCATGGGTCTCTGGACATCTTCTATCGGGATTATCGGTCTTGCTCTCAATCTTCGTGCTTACGACTTTGTTAGTCAGGAGATTGAAGCAGCCGTCAATCCGGAATACGAAACTTTCTACACGAAGAATATACTTCTTAACGAAGGGCTTCGTGCTTGGATGGCTCCCGTAGACCAACCACATGAAAATTTTGTTTTTCCAGAGGAAGTTTTGCCTCGGGGCAACGCACTTTGATTTTAAAGACCTCATTGTTGGGGTCTTTTTTATTTACATAAGACCCAAAGTATGATAAAATATAAATAATAATAGATATTCAAAGTTAGGATAATGCCCTTAAATAATAAATCAAAACCTTGTGGTGCTTTGATTGGTAAAAAATTTGGAAAACTTACTGTCCTGAAAGAAGAAGTAGTCTTTAAGAGTGGGAAGAATAGAGTTTATTCAACTTGTAAATGTGAATGTGGTGGAGAAAAAACTTGCGAGAGATATGGTCTTATGAATGGTTCAACTACTAGTTGTGGGTGTGTTAGGAGAGAAACTACTATTGCTTTTAATAAAACTAAAAAGAAACCAGAAGGTGAATTAAAAAAAGACGATAGAAGATATAGTATGTTTCATAATGCTCAACATAGGGCAAAAAGAAAGGGTATTCCATTTAGTATAACTATAGATGATATTATTATTCCAGAAACTTGTCCTTTACTTGGAATACCTCTTGTATCTACTAATGATAAAAGAGATCCAAGAAATCCTAGTTTAGATCAAAAGGTTCCTGGTAAAGGATATACCCCCGATAATATTTGGGTTATATCTTCAAGAGCGAATGCCCTAAAATGGGACGCATCCCTACAAGAATTAGAACTCCTAGTAGAAAACCTCAAATGCTTCTCATCTTAGTTCTCTTCCAACTTTTTGGAATCCTAATGTTTATATTATCTGTTATGCAGGACTTATGATAACTTCTACAACACCATACAAACTCGCAGAAATTATTCGTGATACATGGCCTGGACTTTACAGACCACCAGTAAAGACTTATAATAAATCTTCTATAAATATTCCACAAAATTGCAGAAAAAAATGAAGTTCACAGTTTATTCAAAAGATGGTTGCCCATATTGCACAAAAGTTCAACAGGTGCTAGAGTTGGCACAACTGCAACATGTAGTCTACAAATTGAATAGTGATTTTAGTAGAGAAGAATTTTATTCAGAATTCGGAGAGGGATCTACCTTTCCTCAAGTGATTGTAAATGACCAACACATTGGTGGATGCACCGATACTGTTCAATATCTAAAGGAGCAAAATCTAGTTTAATGGAAAACACCATTCACGAAGTTTGTAACGATGTAGAAAAAGCAATTGATTATGCTTTCAATGGTCAATTTGTTTTGAGTTTTTATGATTATCTAAAAGTTCGTGGAACTAAAAAAGTAGAGGTTGAACAATTTATTGAAAGTAATACAGCACACGAGCTGAGTAATCTTGTAATGGATTTGGATGATTATCTTGAGGGTGGATCAGATGAGATTCATAAACAACTTCGTGAAGGATATGGACATATTCCAAAACCACAAGCAAGAAAAATAAGAAATTACCTTTACGGTATTCTTGAAGATGCCTGGAGATATAATCATGACAAAAGACCAGGAAGGAGAAAGAAGCAAACTAAATAAGTCAGAACCTCAAATTAATAGGGGTGTTGAATTATTACTACGCAATAGGAGGAGAAAATCATCAACGCCAAAGACTTTTCAAGTGAAGTTTGGTAAAATGATTTCTCTCTTCCGTAGAGAGTTTCATTTCTTTATAGAATTTCATTTTGATATTAGGAAAAAATAAACTCTCTGGAGAAGAAAAATGGAAACAGCATATGTAATAACATTCGTTACAATGTTCACATTGCTCTTTTTTATGGTAGGAGGTATAATAGGTTGGTTAACTTATAGGCATTTGTTGGAGTCAAAACCTCCATATTTACATCCAGAGTTCTTTGATGAAAATGGGCAGGTGATTCCTGACGAAATAGTATCTGTACGATTTGAAAACGATTACGATTATGACTACGACGAAGACGAAGAAAGCGACGACTGAAAAACCGATTGAAACTCTTCCCACAAATCCTTTTATATTTGAGATTTTAGAGCTTACATCAAAGCAAAGAAGTAATGCAAAGAAAGTGGAAGTTCTTAAAACTTATGAACATGATTCCCTAAAAGCAATTTTTATTTGGAATTTTGATGATACTGTGATTTCACTGCTTCCTGAAGGTGATGTTCCATATGCAAGCACTGGAGAACAAACCTCTTACAGTGGAACTCTAAGTGGAAAAATTAATGATGCAGTTTCTAAAATGGATGAGTTAGACTCCAATTCTCTTGGATCTATGGACCAAGGGAAGTCTTCTATCCGAAGAGAGTATCATATGTTCTATAACTTTGTAAAAGGTGGCAATGATACACTAAGTTCTCTTCGTAGAGAAACCATGTTCATTAATATTTTGGAGGGACTTCATCCTAAAGAAGCGGAAGTTTTAGTTCTAACAAAAGATAAAAGACTTGAAACTAAATATAAAATAACTAAAGAAATTGTTTCCGAAGCCTACTCCGATATTCAATGGGGGGGTCGTTCATGAGTACAGCGGTAGGAGAAAAAAGTAAAATGGCAGAAAATAAGACTAAGATTAATAAAGTTCTGCCATATGAATATGGATGCGAAATTATTTTAGAAAAAACTACTGTAGAAAAAGCAAAAGATTCTTCTCTACCCAATGATGCATATTTAATTTGGTATCTTGTTGATGGTGAAGAATATATTGATTTGACTCGTTGCCCTAAACGAGTAAATCTTTTTGATATGTACTATGACAAGTATGGTCCAGGTGCTGTTAAAAAGATTGATTTTGGATATGGTAGAACCAATCCAAAACTTTGGGGATACAAACAACCTGAGAAAAAGAAGAAAAAATGAGCGCAGGATTTGGTGGTCAAGGAAAAGAAAATAGAATTGGTAAAGATGCCAAAATTACTATTGACTTAGATAATATAGACATAGTTTTAAAACAATATAAGAAAATTAAAAAATATAAGAAATCATCTCTGTATGCTATCAAAACAATGGATGGCACAGAAGATATTGTGAGTTCATTAATTAAAGAAGCAGAGGAGAATCCGTTGTAATGGGGAAGCATTACCTACTTAATTTGTATGGATGCTCGTTTGTCCTTTTGGACGACGAGCGTTGTCTTATAGACTTATTGGAAAACGCGGCAGCAGCGAGCGGCGCTACTGTGGTTCAAACAATTTCAAAAAAGTTTGAACCACAAGGAGTTACTGTAATATGCTTGTTGTCCGAAAGTCACATCAGCATTCATACATGGCCAGAAGAAGGTAAGGCAGCAGTTGATGTTTATACTTGTGGTGATTGTAATCCAAAGATTGGATGTGATATTATTATCCAACAACTTTATGCTACCAATCATACATTAAGTTATATTGAGAGATAGAAAACTGTATCAGGAAATACACACAAAACTTCCTATATAAGTTGAATAGAGGTATAATAATCCTCTACCGTTCATCCTATGACTAAAGCACTCTTGCTTTTAGCATGGGTTCCTTTCCTCTTCGTTTCAGCGCCACAAGCATCTAGCATCCAACAGGTTGCAGTTTCTTGCGACACCGCGATGGAACTAATGGACATCGTTAAAAACGACGATGTAGTAATTCAAAAGATAGAGGACCGATTGTTATTAGAACTCCGAAAGGATTTCATAGTAAAGTGCTAAAACCTAATAGGACGGAAGTAAGCCGACGCGGAACGCAATTCGTTCATTCGCTATTCGCAAATAGCGAACGGAAACGCCGACTGAAGGAACGCTCTTTAACCTAAAAACTAAGGAGAAAACCTAATGTCAAAAGTAGTTTATCGCGGTGTTGAATACGACAAGCAAAAGCGTCTTGAGTATCAACAGCAAATGATGCAACAACCCCAACAGTATAACGAAAACTATCGTGGTGTTAAGTTTGTAAAGGAGGGGCATAAGTGATGAAAAAACTAAACTTTCTTCAACTCATTAAAGAACAAAAACAAAAAGAAGAGAGGCGTCAAAAAGCATCTCTTGCTACTCTGGTAGCAGCAAAATGACTTAAGAGGTGGACTTGACTCCACCTCTTTTTTTGTCTATAATACCTTTGTCGAGGTTTATAAAAAATGGATAGAGAAAAACTTAAACTTATTGTCAGAAACCTTGAGTCTCTGGTAGATTGTTTAAAAGCAGAGATTGAACCTGAGACTGAGGTTAAAGATCCTGTCTATGAAGAAATTAAAAATTTTTTAAGTGACTACGACGAAGTATTTTATGACGAGGAAGATGAATACGATGTACGATGATTTTGAGTTTATGAAACCAGAAGTAAAACTCATTAGTGTTACTCCCGATGCAGAAAAGCATATGGCATATTGTGCTCGGGTAAGTAATCCTGCTAATCAGGATAATGATAAGTTTTCTGGTCTTCTCAAGTATTGCATCCAACATCAACACTGGAGTATCTTTGAACAAGCTTCAATGACTGTTGAAATCAATACTACTCGTGGACTAGCAGCTCAGATTCTTCGCCATCGTTCATTTACATATCAAGAATTTTCGCAACGATATGCTGATACAAATCTTCTGAATAGCACTATTCCTCTGCCTGAACTGCGCCGCCAAGATACAAAGAACCGTCAGAACTCTATTGATGATATTCCCGACTATCTGAAACTGACACTGACAGAAGATATCCGCGTTCATTTTGAGCAGTCTCTACGCCTTTATAACCGCCTTTTAGAGAAGGGTGTGGCAAAGGAGTGTGCAAGGTTTGTACTGCCCTTAGCGACGCCTACAAGACTCTATATGACCGGTTCTGTAAGGTCATGGATTCATTATATTGATCTTCGTTCTGCTCATGGTACACAGAAGGAACACATGGAAATTGCAGAACTTGTTCGTTGCATCTTTACTTGCCAGTTTCCTGCAGTGTCTGAAGCACTTGGTTGGTCTCGTGAAGGGTGTTCTGAGTGTGTTGATGCACCTTCCATCACTATTGAATAAATATCCTTACATACAATGGAGGTGTAACATTGGCAACATATCCAGTGATTAATAAACAAACTGGTGAACAAAAAGAAGTTGTTCTCAGTGTTCATGATTGGGATCAATGGAAAAAAGATAATCCCGAGTGGGATAGAGATTGGTCTGACCCAAGTACTTGCCCATCATCTGGTGATATTGGGGAAGTGTATGATAGACTTAAAAAATCTCATCCCGGATGGAATGATGTTCTTAAAAAAGCATCACAAGTTCCAGGCTCTAAAGTAAAACCCGTTTAAATCTTAAAATCTTATGGCAAGAAGAAGAAGAGAGGATCAACCAATTGGTGTTGGGATGACTGCAAAACAAATGAAACGCAAGAAACCAATTGGTCTTGATTTGATGAGAGATATTGAACCTCTTACTGATAATCAAAAACTTTTATATGGAGCATATGAGAAGGGACAAAATATTGTTGCTTATGGATGTGCAGGAACTGGTAAAACTTTTATCACTCTTTACAATGCACTTCAAGATGTTCTCGATGAAAGAAGTCCTTACGAAAAAATTTATATTGTAAGGTCTCTTGTTGCTACTCGTGAGATTGGTTTTCTTCCCGGAGACCATGAAGACAAGTCAAGTCTTTATCAGATTCCATATAAGAATATGGTAAAGTATATGTTCCAAATGCCAGACGACGCATCATTTGAGATGCTTTATGGCAATCTTAAAACTCAGGGAACGATCAGTTTTTGGAGCACCTCTTTTATTCGCGGAACCACTTTAGATAATGCCATTGTGATTGTTGATGAATTCCAAAACTTGAATTTTCATGAACTTGATAGTATAATTACTCGTGTAGGTGAAAACAGTAAGATTATGTTCTGTGGCGATGCTACTCAATCTGATCTTATTAAGACGAATGAGAAGAATGGAATCATTGACTTCATGAAAGTTCTTCGTGTGATGCCTTCAATTGATATTATTGAATTTGGAGTTGATGATATTGTTCGCTCTGGATTTGTGAAGGAATATATTCTTGCTAAAATGGAAGTTGGTGTATGAGTTTTGTTCATTGTAATTACCTAGGTGATTTGGAATTAGAAAAGAAAGAAACAAATGGCATCCGTCTGTACAATCTTCCTGATGGTCAGTGGGTGCCTTCAATTACTTCAGTTACTTCATTCTATAATCGTCAAATCTTTATTGATTGGCGAAAGCGTGTAGGACTTGAAGAGGCAAATCGTATTACTAAAAAGGCAACAGCAAGAGGAACTGACTTTCACCAAGTCTGTCAGGATTACCTTGAAAATAAATCACTTGTCTGGGATGATTATCAACTCCTGACAAAGCATATGTTTCATCATGCGAAACCTTATCTTGATAAGATAAATAATATTCATGCAATTGAGAGAACTCTTTATTCAGAATACCTTGGACTTGCTGGACGAGTTGACTGTATTGCTGAATATGAAGGAGAGTTAGCAGTTATTGACTTTAAGACTTCAGAAAAAATTAAACCAGAAGAATGGATTGAAAACTATTTTGTTCAAGAAACATTCTACGCTGCAGCATACTACGAACTTACTGGTAAGGTTGTCAAAAAACTTATTACTTTAATGGTTACTCCTGGCGGTGAAGTCAAAGTATTTGACAAAAGAAACAAAGGGGATTATATTAAACTATTAGTTCGTTATATTAAAGAATTTGTACATCACAATACTGGGTCAGATGGAGAATGAATTAGAAAAAGCATTAGAAAACAAGTTCTTTTGTCCATCACGATTTGCACAAGAAATTGAAAATCTTGTGCAAGTTAATGTTGAAATGAATTATATTGATGCTATTGTTCATTTCTGTGAGCAAAACAATATTGATTTAGAATCAGTTCCTAAACTCATTTCAAAACCTTTGAAGGAAAAGATTAAGTATGAAGCAATGGAACTAAACTTTCTTAAAAAAACTTCCCGTGCAAAATTGGTTTTTTAATCCATTTTTGGGCGGAAAAAATCCCGGCAAAAAAATCCCTATATTACTTTTTTGAATGATGCCTTTTGATGCCTATAAGTGCTATTTGTCGTTGAAAAATCATTTTACCAAAGACAGTTATGATTATTTTAAGTACTGTGGTAAAAGTAGAGCGACAGTTCAGTCTTTTTATAAACGGAAGGACAGAATGTGGTTTGAAAAAATATCAAGGCAAAAATCTGATCAAGAAGTTATAGACTTTTTTGTTGCAAACTTTGTCTCTTGTCCAGATCCAGAAACTTTGTGGATTGGTGAAATGATGAAAGAGGGTGAAGGAAGATATCAAAATTGGCAAAAGAAAATTCAGTCTCTTTCTTATGTTTTTAGAGAAGAGAGTCAATCTTTGTTTGAAGATAATAACTTTGAAGATGTTTTTAAGTGCTCAAAGGGACATCCACCTCTTCTAAAAAAGTTCCTGAGCGGGAAGATTAGTATAGAAACTATGGTGATCTATGACAAAATATTCCTGTTCGGGAACAAGTTTGATAAGAAACTTCAAGACCCAGTGTGGGAAACCGTCAGTCGTCGGATTAAAAAATATAATCCATTTCTAAATATTGATGTATTTCGTTTTAGGCGAATTTTAAAAGAAATTATTTTGGAGGGTCAATGAGTTTCTTTAACTCCGAAGTCGTCCGCTCAGAGATGACTGAAATTGCAGAACTTCAAGAACAAATCTATGGAAATATTTTTAAATTTCCTACGATGAGTAAAGAAGAAAAACTTGAACATGTTGAAGTTCTTGAAACTCTATTAGATAAACAAAAAGTTCTTTATACAAGAATGAGTTTATCCGATGATCCCGAAGCAGTCGAAATGAAAGAAAAAATTGTTAATTCTGCAATTATGATGGGAATGCCTCCGGGAACGGACATGAATATCATTCTCAATAATATGTCCAAAATGCTTGATATCATGAAGCAGCAGATTGACAAAACAGGTTCTGACCTGTAGAATAACGAAGTACACAAAAGCCAAATCCTACTAATACGGAGAAATCTAATGTCTTTTTCTGATCTTAAAAAGCAATCCAAACTTGGTTCTCTTACTTCTAAACTGGTAAAAGAAGTTGAGAAAATGAGTACAACTTCAGGTGGTGCAGATGAGCGTCTCTGGAAACCCGAAGTTGATAAAGCAGGTAACGGTTTTGCAGTTATCCGTTTCCTTCCTGCCCCCGAAGGTGAAGAACTTCCTTGGGCAAAAATGTATTCACATGCCTTCCAAGGTAATGGTGGATGGTATATTGAAAACTCTCTGACTACTATTGGTCAGAAAGATCCTCTGGGAGAATATAACCGCGAACTGTGGAATAGTGGTATTGAGTCTAACAAAGAAACTGTTCGCAAACAAAAGCGTAAACTGTCTTACTACAGCAACATCTATGTTGTAAAAGATCCTGCAAATCCTGCAAACGAAGGTAAGGTCTTTCTCTTTAAGTATGGTAAGAAGATCTTTGATAAACTTATGGAAGCAATGCAACCTGAGTTTGAGGATGAAACTCCTATCAATCCTTTTGACTTCTGGCAAGGTGCAAACTTCAAACTGAAGATTGTGAAGAAAGATGGTTACTGGAACTATGATAAGTCTGAGTTTGGTTCGGTTGAACCTCTGCTGGATGATGATGATGCTCTCGAAGCACTCTGGAAGAAAGAGTATTCTCTTACTGCCATCACTGCCCCAGACCAGTTCAAGTCTTATGAAGAACTTGAGCGTCGTATGAATATGGTACTGGGTCTCAAGAACTCTTCTCCTGCTCGTTCCCGTGCAGTGGTTGAGCAAGAAGATGAACTCCAAGAGTTCACTCAAACTCCTACTGCTCAAGAGCGTGTAGTAGAAGAACTAGAACAGTCTTATGCTCGTTCTAAGTCTCCTTCACTTCCTCAAATCTCTCAAGATGATGATGAAGATGATGCTCTTTCTTATTTCCAGCGTCTTGCTGAAGATTGATTATTGATATAGTCTGATATTATCAGCTCTCTTCAAGGTGTCGCTCACATACTGAGTGGCACCTTTTTTATATTCCATCATATCTTCCATATCATTGATTACAACACTAATATATTCTGGTTTTAGGACAAAAATATTTCTTTTTTCATTTTCAATTTTTTCTTCATACTCATAATTTGTTACCACTCTCACTGCCTCATAAATTGTTTCTATAGTATCCGTAGTTTCTTCATAATATTGCATACCTAATGCATAGTTAAATGGAACTTCAAGACCGGCGGGAATAATTACAACTCCTTGACTATTTTTAATTTCTATAGTTTCGTAGTGATGTACTCCATTATAGATGTTGTTGTAAATATCTTCTTCCGAACTTAAACCAGCATCAAATCCATATTTTTGTCTTAAATGGGAATCAAAAACATCTTGAGGTAATGGCCATTCTGTTTGTATGTTGGTAATATTATTTGAAAGAAGAATTATCCAATCTAAACTTGAGTCTTCATAAACTTTAAATGCTACATTATCTGGGCGGTCATCACCAATTATTTTATATTTTTCGAAAAAAGTTAAATTGTCTAAAATATCACTTCGTATTACTCCTCTCTTAAATAAATTTTTAACTAAAGAGTAGTCAGATATACCAGCATTTGGTAGTCTGCTAACATATTCAAAGTTTGGTAGTTTGCTGAAATATGAAGACATTTTAGTAACCTATGTTTGTAATTACTTGCTCATTACCATATTCATCATCAAATACTGGCTCAAGTTCTTGGAAAGATAATGTTAGATTATATGATATCATTGATCTTTCATTTATATTTGAGCTCATATATGTCATGTATTGACCATCTGGCGTATAATCAACATTCATTGATGTCAATGCACACTCCTTAAATTTATTTAAGTATGGATGTTGTTGATTAGATGACATATATGATATTGCAAATGTTCTTGGTGTTTTAAGTAAAATAGAAGATTTGCTTCTTTTTACAGACATTGCTTGCTTAAAGTAACGAATAATTTTCATTACTTCTTTTGCTTCTGATGGACTTCTTGGGGATAATTTAAATCCAAAAGAAAAAGTTCTAAGACCGGGCCCATTAAACAGCAGTTCTAGGTTATTATTGAACATAGTTCCATATACTCTCTGCTGCAGCTTATCTGTTTGGGCTGCATATCCCGCTAATGTGGCAGAGAGGGATCTTTGCAAATCTCCAGAATCTACTGAAGATTTCAGTGTGTCTGTCGCAGATCCTACTGCCGGTGTTGCAGCTTCCGTACCACCTATGATATATTTTTGAGTGATATTGCCGAGAGCTTCTTGAAAGTTATTAATAGGATCTTCTTGCCAACTCACCGAATTACTATCAGAAATTCCTGCCGGAATTGGTAGAGTTATGGTTCCAAGTCTTTCTTTACCTATGGTTGGATTTCCTTTATCAATCGTGACAATTCTACTAACTTCTCCGGTGCTTCCTTGTCCACCTTTTCCCCCAGCTAAAGATGGTCTATAATTTAAAATTGTAAACTTTATACAATCCTGAAATTCTATTGATAAATCTAATGGATATCTAGCATCTCCATAATTTAATCTTGTCTTCTCTCTGAAACTTTCGGATTCTCCAAATAGTGCTTCCTTTGCTTCATCACTCGGAAGAGATTCTGGGGATTTATTCTGCTCTGGATTTATTGCTTGATTTCCAGATCCAAGACCACCTGCCTTATTATATGCTGCTTTTGCTGTTGGATCAGTGACTCCCAAAGGTGCTTCAAGTCCACTTTTTTGATTTCTTACTTCTTTTATTAATTGACTATTTGTATTGCTAATGTCTAATTTTTCTTGAGATGATGCATTTGCTGTTGGCTTTAACTTTCCTGAGGAATCTGTTGCCGCAATAACAGTTCCAGTTGCACTTGGGTTAGTTGCGCTATTTCTTACAACTTGTATGGAAAAATTATTATTTCCATTGTCAGTGACAACAGTTTTTACTGCTACTTGTTGATTTCCTACAGTTACTAAACTTGGTTTGCTTGTTTTTGTATTTGCCACTACTTTACTTTTGAGGGTGGAATTTCTCTAATCAAATATATTTTTACTTCGTAAATTGTGGGTTTTATTTATTTAGACGGAATTTTGCATAAGGTATAGATAACATTTCATCAAGTTCATCATACTTTATTACATGAAGTTTGCCAGCAACTTCTTCCCAAGTATATTGCCTACCTTCTCTCCAATGAAAATTGATTGCTTTGAATCCCCATCTCTCTAATGAAGTACAAGCAATCAATGGATGTTGGTCATATTCAATTTCCGGTGTTTTGGGGTTGTATATAAAAGTATAAAATTTTCCTGGCTCTGGATATAATACTTCTTCTTTTAAAGAATCCATAATAATTAACATCAAATCTTCTGGGTCATTAGTTCCAGCCTCAGCAATTTTCTTTTTGAGCTCTCTCATTCTTGGGGGAACACTTGCATATTGCCCGAAACCTTCTGCCATTACCCTATACCCAGTTCGTTTTCTGTGATGATCTTGAATCCAATCATATTATCCTTACAGAATTCTTCTGCTGCTTTCCATTTTGCTTGGTTTGTAGCATAAGTATAGGCTTCGTAGATATATGATTTTGTTACTCTGGATTTCTGCTGTGGAGGAACTGTTTGTTTTTTCGGTTTAATCTCTACAATATACTTCTTAATTTCTCCAGACTGTTCTCTTACCTTAATAATAAAATCTGGAAAATAATTTCTTACTTTTTGCTTCACTGGGTCATAATACTTGATGCGAATTTCTTCTGAGCCCCAAGCAATTATATTTTCATTTAAATCACACCAACGGCAGAATTTTCTTTCCCAACTACTTCTACAAATAATGTTATTTGGGTCTCCTATGTACTTTTTTGGATATGATGGTTTATATTTACTCTTAATACTTTCTGCCATTATCCTTACTACATAATATATACGGTCAAAAAATATTTATAAATGGTATTCGACCCAGTTAGAAGAACAGTAAGGTCAGTGTCGGACATTAAGTCCAAACTACTGAACCCAGCACTAACATCTCATTTTGAGGTATCAATTCCCATTCCCCCTGGACTCTCTGGGACTAATGGCAGAAAGTATTTCGAAGCGAATGGAATATATCAATTTGAGGGAATTAAGCAAGATACTTTGAATTTGCTTTGTTGCGAAACAGTGCTTCCTGGATCTAATATTGCGACCATTGATATTAACAGCGATTATCACGGAACTACTCATAGACACGCTTCAAGAAGAATTTATGATGATAGAATTGATATGACATTTTATGTCAACGCTGGCGAATATCTTCCAATTAGATTTTTTGAAGTATGGATGAAATATATCGTTGGAGAAAGTGTAGCTCAAGGTCCAGAGAAAACTGAAGGTGTACGCAGACCTGGTTCTTTAGCTACAAATTATTTTTATAGAATAAATTATCCAACCAATTATGTTTCTAAATCGGGATTATCTATCACAAAATTCGAAAGAACTGGTTCTAAAGATTTTTATTCTGGAGGAACATTGAGTTATCAATTTGTTAACGCATTTCCTATTTCTATATCTTCAATGCCAGTTTCTTATGATACTTCATCTCTACTAAAATGTACCGTGTCTTTTTCTTATGTTAGGTATGTTCTTTACCCAACTGGAAGTAAAGAACCTCTTCATTCGGACGCCCAATCTTCTTTTGGCGATTTTGTGGACCCAGAAACTCAAGCAATATACAATAATGCACAATTTAGCATTGGTGATATGGCACTTCCTGGTCTTGATGGTGCTGGAGCTTTGGCAACTTCTTCTCCATCATCCTTTACAGTTGGTGGAGTATCTCAACAAGCAGCAAATTCTTCTGGAAATTCAGTCAGAGCATAAGCATCTAAATAATCACATCTGATTTTCTCTATAGGTCATTATGCCATTACCTAAGATTTCTACACCGACTTATGAACTTGAATTGCCTTCAAGTGGAAAAACAATTCTTTACCGACCATTTCTTGTTAAGGAAGAAAAGTTATTAGTAATTGCTTTAGAAAGCGAAGACAATAAGCAAATTACTAATGCAATTAAGAATGTCATCAAAAGTTGTATTTTGACTAAAGACATTAAAGTAGAAAATTTACCAACTTTTGACATTGAGTTTTTATTTCTCAATATTCGCGGCAAATCTGTCGGAGAAGATGTTGAGGTTAATATTATCTGCCCTGATGATAATGAAACTAATGTTTCTGTGAGTATTAACTTGGATGATATTAAAGTACAAAAAAATCCAGAACATACCAATAAAATTAAGGTAGATAGTAGTATTATGATGGAAATGAAATATCCATCACTTGACCAATTCATCAAAACTAACTTCGATTTTAAAAATGAAAATGCAATGGAACAATCTTTTGATTTGATTGCATCTTGCATTGATAAAATCTATACTGAAGAAGAAGTATGGTCTACGGCAGATGTAACTAAAAAAGAGGTTACTGAATTTTTAGATCAAATGAATTCCTCACAGTTCAAAGAAATTGAAAAGTTCTTTGAAACAATGCCAAAACTTTCTCATAAAATCACTGTCAAGAACCCAACTACTGGTGTTGAAAGTGAAGTAGTTCTTGAAGGGTTAGCGTCTTTTTTCGCGTAGCCATGGTCCATATGGACCTCGAAAACTACTTCCGACTTAATTTTGCCTTAGTACAGTACCATAAATATTCTTTATGGGAGATTGAAAATATGATCCCGTGGGAAAGAGATGTTTATGTTGGTCTTTTGGAGCAACATCTTGAAGAAGAGAGGATGAAGCAACAACAGCAAAGCTCACAACTGTAAGGCATCATGGCAACAGTAAATGCACAAAAAATGATGGGTAGAACGACAACGGTTCGTTCTTCTGCTTTTGCTGCTCAACCTCAACAACAATTAATATCATCCCCTGCAGACACTGCCATCCTGCAGGACATATCTAAATCATTAACAAATATCATTCAACTTCTCTCTCAACAAAATGTTCAGACAAAGAGAGATGTTGATGAAACAAGAAAAAGTCAGGAAAGAAGTAGAAGACAGGGTATAGAACTTGGTCTGGAAAGATCTTTTGCAACCGTAAAGAATGTAGCACAATCTGTTGTTGCTCCAGTTAAAAGTATATTAGACCAGATAATACAATTTTTTGTTACCGTATTTCTTGGTAGAGCACTTATATTATTATTAAATTGGTTTGCGGACGAAAAAAATAGGAGCAAAATTCGCTCCATAATGAGATTTTTGAGTGATTGGTGGCCATCTCTGGTTGCTGGTTATATTTTATTTGGTACTGGGTTTGGTAGAGTTGTAAGAAAAGTTGCTGGAGTTGCCGTTGGGTTAACAACCAGACTTATTGTAATTGCAGCAAGATTAGCAAAAGCAATTGCCACTGGACAAATACTAAAAAGAAAGGGGATTGCCTCCGTATTTGCTGGTGGTGGAAAAATTGGTGGATTGCGCGGTGGTCTTCTTCAACTTGGAGTTGCCGGTGCAGCTGCTGTTGGAACTGGTCTTGCAATCAATAAATTCATGGGTGATGGAGAAGCACCACAAATAGCAGTTCCTGAACCTCAGTCAGTTCCCACAATGGAAGCTGCTGGTGGTGGTCTTGCCGACTTAAAAGGTATTTTAAAGTCAACTGGAGCAGAAGTATCTTCCCAACTCAATCCATTTACAGCATTTTTAGCTTCTGGTGGTCTTGCTAATATAACTCAAGGACTTGGTGGAAGCATTTCTGGTCCAAAGGGAATTGATAAAGTCCCAGCAATGCTTACTGACGGTGAATTTGTTATGTCTCGTGGAGCAGTTCAGAAGTTTGGTGTGAGCACACTTGAAGCAATGAACTCTGCTGGTGGTGGAACTAATCGCCCCAAAATTGTAAGACATGCAGTTCATGCTGTAGGTGGTGGATTGATTGGAGAAGATCCTAATTATAGAGATCCTGTTCTTGAAGATAATAAAAGATTATCTTTAGACCAAAGATTAAAGAGAATAGAAGACCAAGTAGGAGTTCAAAGAGCACTTTCATCCGGAAAAGGAGTAAAAACACCTCTTGGTGCTGGTTATGGAACAACTTATGGTGGTAGACAATCAATCCTTGTTAAAGGTGGAGTAAAAACCCTTGGTGCAGGAACGGGTGCCGATAGTATTCCTATTAATGAAATTAATGTCGGTGGAATGAGATATTTTGCTCAAAAAAGAGGAAAGGATATTATATACTCCTCTAATTTTGCAAAGGGTCTTTCTGGACAAGTTGATAAGTATGGTGCCAGAAATAAAGGATATAGTGGTAAAGGTGGTGGTTTGATGAGTAGTGGTCTTGGAAATGTAGATAAAAAGAACCTACCAAAAACTAAAATTATGATGGGACCTGATGGACCTTTTGTTGCTTACTTGTCTTTTAAAGGAGGAGAACCAACTTATCAAAGAGCAACTGAAAGAAACAAAGGAATGTTGGAGTCTATTGCAGACTTCTTTGATCCAAAAGGTTCTACTGGCAGAGAGGAGACTTTAAACGCAAGAAAAATGCGTCTCACTGCTATTAGTGATTTGGAAGATATGAGAAGGCGTGGAATGAAAGAAGAAAATATTAAAAAAATGATGAATGAACGCCTTGGACCTAATGGATATTCAAGAGCAGTAAATGATTCAAATGCAAAGAAAAAGTTATCAATTTCAATTACCCCACAGCAAAGAGAAAGAGAAACTAATGCTAAGGTAAGAACTGCAAATCAAGAATTTATGAATAGGGGTGGACTTCTTGGTGGAGTTGGTCGTGGATTAACCAGAATGTTTGGTACATATGACCAAATAGATAAAGCAAATGCTGCCGACAAAGCATCTGAGGCAAGAATAAAGCAATCTGGTGCTGCGGCAATGGGTAAATACTATTCATCTTCGGATGGAAAATATTATGGAAGTTATGCTGAGGCGAAGAGAGCAAGAGACTTGAGAATGGCAAAGATAGGTAAAACATCTCCAAACTCAAGACCAATCACCCCAACACCAAAACCAGCACCTAAAGTTGTTTCATCTAAGCCAAAAGTTGCTGGAGGTGGAATGGGAGGAGGAAGAGGAAGTGGTTCAAATCCATCAGTTCCATCCTTCAGTGCTTCGTCAAGTTCAAATAGAAGAAATGCTAATATCTTAGGTATTAGATAAAAATGAAAATAGTTTCTCCATTCACAACAACTCTTAAATCCGTAAAGGGACAATTTGTTGCAAAGGAAAAACTTATTAAGTCATCATTAATTACTCAGAAAAAAAGTATTGATGATAAGAGAAAAAATTCTGAAAGAGAAAGATTTATTGATTATGAATCAAGACTTGAAAAAACATTAAAGTTTATAGGAAAACCAATAAAGAAGATAGGAAAAAAACTTGGTTTCTTAGATTCCTTAAAACAATTTATTGTTAATGTTTTATTAGGATTTGTAGCAGTTCGTCTGTTAAAATATCTTCCACAAATGATGGGATTATTGACCACAATGTTTAAGGTCAGTGATTTTATTCTTGATATGAGTGGCAAATTATTAAATGGATTAGTCACATTTGTAGATAAAGGATATCAAGCAGCCGAACATGCAAGAAAATTAGTAAAGACTATTGGCGGACAAAAAGCAGTTGATTCTTTGGATGGATTGAACAATCAAGCGAATTCTTTAATGAATTCTATCATGATTGCCGGAATGATATTCAGTGATTTTGGTGGAGTTGGTAGTGGAATACCTGCAGCAAGTCAAGCAATAGAATCTGGCACCGATATTATTCAACAAAAGATAAAAGGAGAAGCAGCAGCAAAAGCGGCAGAAGAAGGATCAAAGGTAGCAGCACGAGCAGCAATTGGACCTTTGGGTGCTGCTGGAATAGTTCTTGGCGCAGGTCTATTATCCTCGGCTTTAGGTGAAGGAATATATCAAATTAAAAAATATTCCAAAGGATTGAACCAATTCGGTGTTCTCTCCGCAATGTTTAAAGTTCCGATAGCATTCTTAAGTAGTGTTGGAACTCTTCTGGATATTATTGGTGCTCCTTTTAGATACGGTGTTGAGTTGATTCGTGCTGCAGCAATGAAAATTAATAATGATAAAAGAGGACTTGAAGAACAAAATAAAAATTTGGGAAAGTTTGATGCAAGAGTGCGAGACAATATAAGAGAGGGTCTATCTGTATTTGCTCCTCTTTTCTCATTCTTCAAAATGGATAGCGTTGCCAATAAACTACAAACTCCTGGGTCATTTGGAAGTTTGTATGGGCAGAAAGCAGTTAAAGATATGGGATATTATAGTGGTGGGTTAGTAGTTAAAAAATTTGCTGGGGGTGGATATACTCAAAATAATAAAGGTAAAAAAGTAGAAATACCAAGAACATTCAATCCACAATCGAGTTCATTGCAACCTGGATCTGCAATAGGCGGAACTGGAATGATGACACAGATTTTTCCATATCCAAAAGAAAATGATAGAATGAATCAATATAACTATATGATTTCTTCTTATGAAAGTTTATATGATGGTGGTTCAATTGGACCTTTAATGGGGTTAACTGTAAAATCCATTCTTGGAGATAGAATTACGAATAGAGATTATTCTAATGCAAGTGGTTCATTGTCCTCTTTATTATTATCCGGAGTTTATGAAGAAAATAGGCAAGCGTATAATCAAATATACACATCTTTAGGAACTGATGAATTTAAGAATATTATCGAACAAGAAATCTCAAAAAGTTTGCAGGACAAATTTTCTCAGATACAAAATCAACTTAGAATTCAATTAGGTCTTCTTCCTCCACCGGGTGTTGCTGAAGAAACAAGTGCGGATGCTTGTGCTGCTGCTTGCGATACTGGTAGCGGGTTTGCTGTTGCTGGAGATGCAATTGATAAAGCAATTTTAGATTTGATTGCTTCAGTCGAATCTGGACCTAAAGAATATGATGCATTTAATGTTTCTCGCGGTGCAACTGCAGGAAAACCAACTCAAATGAGTGTTTCTTGGTTGGCATCAAATGCAAATGGTGCTGTTGGTAGATATCAACAAATGCCAGAATATCTTTTAGAGCGTGTAGTTGCAGCTGGTGGTAAAGGAAGTGATAAGTTTACGCCAGAATTGCAAGATAGAACAGCATTAAAAATGTTATATTCTGGACATGGATTTTCAAGGTGGAGAAGTGGTCAGATGAGTGATGAAGAGTTTGGTAATCGTCTTTCTGCGACTTGGAGAGGTCTTCCCCATAGTAGTGGTGGAACATATCCTGACAGACACGCTGGTGGAAATAGGGCTGGTATGTCAAGATCTAATTTTATGGCACGATTGGCACAAATAAAAAAAGGTGCAGGTCCGTCAACTGCAAAAATAGCACCAGGTTCCCCTGCCGCAAATGTAGATCCTTGCATTTGTGACCCAGAAACTCCTGATGGTAGTGGATTAAATATGGGTGCAGAGAGTGTCTCTACTTCAATTTCTGGTGTTGTAAACCCAGTTCCTTCTCAGAATATTGCTTCAAATAAAGGAGGATATGCTGCTGATACTGGTCTTGATATTTTAACGCCTATAGGTTCAAAAGTTGTTGCATCTGTTAGTGGAATTTTAGAGTATGCAGAGCGTGGACATGTTGCTCAAATGGGTCAAGATGCAAATCCAAATATGCCCGGTCAACAAGATCAGCATAGTGTAAGAATAAAATTGGATAAACCTTTTTCACACAAAGGCAAAACAGTTAATTTCTTTTATGCAACTCACTTGTATGAACTATCGAGTGCTGTTAAGAATAAATCGGGAATCAAAATAAATGCAGGAACTCCGCTTGGATTATCTGGTGTAGCAAATAAAGTTCCTCATGTTCATGTTGGTTATGTGGGCGACAGAAATCAAACTTCATTCTTGAATTATCTTGAAGTTAAATCTATGTTAAGTTCTTCTCGTCAGAGTGGTGGACCTACTTTATCTGGTGGTATTAGACTATTGCACGAAGGTGAATATGTGATTGATAAAGATTCTGTTGATTTGTTTGGTGGAGTCCAATTCTTCAGTATGATCAATGGCATTGAGAATGAAAAACAAAGAAATGAAAAATCATCTCAACTGATAAAGCATTTGAGTAAATATACCGGTAGAAAAATAGACCAAAGACCAGAAATAATCGTTGATAATAGTGAAGTGGACTTTATAATGTCTCCTTCGATTCTGACCAAACCTCAGTCCTCTACTACAATTATTGATGAAGAAATTAATTGGGAACAAGACATACTAAGTATGAGAGGATAAGTAAATGGCATACATTACACTCAAGAATCCAACAACTTTCATACTTAAAAAGCAAGTAGTTCGAGTCGAAAAACTTGTTGGACAAAAAAACAAATTTAAGGATATTGCGTTCAAGCGTCAAAATTTACTGAACGAAAGAAAGAGATTTGAAGAAAAGGAAAGAAAATTAGAGGATACAACGGATAGTTCTGAAAGACAAGTATCCACTAAGATGCCTGTCAAAAAACTTGGATTTCTTGATGTTGTAAAAAATTTCCTATTCAAAGTTCTTTTAGGGGCATTTGCAATTAAACTTTTACCCCATGCACCAAAACTAAAAGGTGTTTTGGTGGGTGCAATGAAGTTTAGTGATTTCATTCTTCAGTTTTCTGGTGCATTACTAAATTCATTTGTCACATTTGTCGATAAAGTTTATCAGATAGTTGATTTTGGTAAAAAACAAGCAAAATTATTAGGTGGCGATAAAGGTCTACAAAATTATGAGAAAGCATTAGGGACCGCAAAAAATGTAATGAATTCCATGCTTATTGCTGGAATGCTTTTTTCCGATCTGATTGAAATCGATTCTCAGTCAGGTGTTCAAAGGCAAGCAGTTGATACTATTCAAGAAAAAGTTACTCAAGAGGTTGTTAAAAGGCAAGGATTTAGAGCTTCTATGCAAGCTATTGCTCAAAGAATAGCAAGCTCCACTGTCGGAGTTGTTGGTCTCGTTGGACTTGCATCATCTCTTGTTGGTGAATTACTTTTTCAACAGAGAAAATTTACTACAAAACTTGAATCAGATGCTTACAAGAAAGTGGAGGAAGCACAAAAAGATCCAAATCTCATTACGAGGTCAGCCAAACTTGCTTTTTACAATACATTTGCTATTCCCGGACTCAGATTTTATAATTTTCTTTCTACCGGTATAGGAACATTGCTTGATATTATTGGTGCTCCCTTTAGATATGCAGTTGAGTTAATAAATTTTGCGGTGATGTCCTTAATGGGGGATAGTAAAGGAATAAGAACCCAAAGAGAGAATCTTGGAAAACTTGATGCCAGAATTAGAGAGCAACTAAGACAAATGGTTAATGTTCTTAGTTTTGGACTTCTTGCTAAAAAGAAAGGTTCTTTTGGAAGTTTATATGGTAAAGGTGCCACAGAAGCAATGGGATACGCTGAAGGAGGAGAGGTTACCAGAGGCGGAATGTATATGGGGGCAGTCACAAGAACAGCAGGTAAAGGAGTTAAGGCAAGAAGAACTGAGGTTATTTCAACTTCTCCGCTACAGCCTGGTGTTGATGTTGGAGGTTTATCTCCATATCAAAATTCAACTAATACAAAAATATCAACTTTCTATCAGAATTTTTCTGATGTCAGTATAACAAATCCATACGAATACTTAGAAAAATCTTATGATATTGTTGGCACTACAAAATTTGTACATCCTTTGCTTGAAATGAGTGTTAAAACTTTAATGGGAGACAAACCACCAGAGAGTGATTTTAAAGCAGTTGGTGTAGGTCTTAATAATCTTCTGAATGATATTTTAGATACTGCAAAATCTCCAGATGTTAAAGGTGGAGTAATCAGTGATAAGACAGGACCTATTGATATATCAAATTGGATTAGTTCTATAGTAAAAGATGCTATTACTGATCCAATTAATTCAATTATATCTAATTTATCAAATCAATTAACACTGAAGGCAAATAGCACACAAGGTGGGGCAGTAAGTCCTTCCGCACAAAAAGTAGGGGACACCCAAGAAAATCCACTCGCACAATTTGGTGGACAAGCACAATTTGTTATTGGTGATAGTATAGCACATGGATTTGCCGGTAGGAGTGGAAAGGGAACTGATAGTGACGACACTCAAGTTGGCAGGAGTGCGGCAAATGTTTTAAAGATTTTAAAAGCAAAAGGCGATGCCCTTCAGGGGAAATTGATTGACCTTTCAACTGGCATTGCAAATTCTAAGGATGACTTTTCTTCTGTTGAATCTCAACTTTCATATTTAAAATCTATAGGAGCAAAAGTTAGAGTTCTTGGAGTTTCTGATACATTCAGTCAGAAAAATGGTGGTATTAATGAAAAGTTAAATGAATTGGTTAGAAAGTATGGATTTTACTTTTATGGTGGATTTAGAGGTGGAAAAGACCAAATACATGGAACAGCGGAAGATTATTCTAAATTAAAACAAAAAAGAGAAGTCGATACCGCACCAACTTCTGGTGCTGAAGGTATGGGTGGTTTAGACCTCGGAAAAGGATATGGAAGTCTTGGTAGTAAGATTGCAGGAGAACTTGGAAGATATGTTCAGAAATTGGGTGTTGTTCCGGGAAGTATTCATGAGCATCCAGAATTTGGTGGAGTTCTTGGTAGACACGCTGCAAACTCTTACCATTATCAAGGTAGAGCAATTGATTTAGGTGCGTATGCTTATGAACAAGGTCCGATTCTTGCTGCTATCGCAGAGTTTAATAAAATGAAAGGTGTTAAACCAGTTCAACTACTACATGCAAGAAATGAACCATCTGAACACAGTGATCATGTGCATGTTGCTTATGAACATGGTGGTTTAATTAGAAAAACCGATTATGCAGTCACGCACCCAGGAGAATATGTTGTTGATGCTGATTCCGTTAAACTATTTGGAATTCCATTTTATGATTTGATTAATAAGACAGAAACTGTTTCTCAAAGAAAAAGAGCATCAGAAAGTTTAATATCCATGTTGAGTCAATATACCGAAGATGGATTTCCAGAAACTGAGGAAGATTATATGTATCATGTTCCAGAACAACCAATAACTGCCGTTGTTCCGCCAAGAGTATTGCCTTCACCACCAAAAAATTCCTCTTATATTAGTGGAAGTGAAGATCCATCTAAAGACATACTTTTCATGTAGTAAATACTAATATAGAACATACAGAAGCATGGCAAATACACCAATTACTGTTGCACAATCCAGAGATTATAATATTAAACAGTTTCTTATTGAATCTAATAATAAGTCTAAGAAAAAGGATATCTCAAAAATAATTACTGACTTATATTATTATGAAAGTATTTTAAATCCAGCTATCAAATTGGATTTGATGTATGTTGAAAGTGGTAAGACTGTAGAATCAGAAAATGCGTATAAGACTTTGATTGAGGGTATGCCTTTAGTTGGAACTGAAAAAGCAACAATTAAGATGACTGATCCAAATGATGTTGAATTAAAATTAGACTTGTATATTGACAATATAAAACCAATTGGTCAAGATACTCAAAGAACTGTAGTTTCTTTAAATCTTGTTTCTAAGGAATCTATTTTTAACTATAAAACAGTAGTTAACTCTCGGTTTGATGGCAAAATATCTGACCATGTTAGGAAAATATTAACGGAATCAAAATATCTTGGAACTCAAAAAAATGTAGATATAGAAGAAACCGAGAATAATTATAATTTTATAGGAAATAATCGCAGACCTTTTTATGTTTTACTTTGGCTTGCTAAAAAATCAATTCCAAAACTACAAACGGCAATAGGAAATAGTGCAGGTTTCTTTTTCTATGAGACCTCAGATGGATTTAAATTCAAATCAATAGAAAATCTCTTGTCGGAGAATACTCCTTCTGGTTCTAAAAAAAATTATAAAAGTTTAATATTTAATCAAACACCTGATAGTAGGGGAGCAAATGTTCCTTCAGGATATGATGGAAAGATATTAGAACATAATATTGACACCGCTACAGGAAATGTTCAGTCCAAATTTGAGATAGGATCTTACTCAACGAGGACAATTTTATTCGATCCATTTAATTGTTACTATCAAGTCATAAATGCAAATGCGAATTCAAGTGGAACTCCTGGTTCAGAATCAAATTTGCAAAAAGCTGGTAAAGAATTTCCAAAGTATAATAGTGAATTTTTTAGAGATGGAAAAAATAAAGATTTTACAAGAACACAGTACATGCTAATTGACAGGGGAACATTGCCAACTGGTCCAGTTTCTGAGCAAATTAATAAATCAAGAGATCCAAATTTTGATCCAAAAAATATTTTGAATCAATCTGTGATGAGATATAATCAGTTTTTTTCAACTAAGGTTACAATAACAATTAGTGCAGATTTTAGTTTACATGCGGGCGATTTAATTTTCATTGACTCTCCAGAACTATCAAGCAAGGATACTCAAGAACTTAATAAACAATTTGGCGGGTTTTATGTTATTGCTGAACTATGCCATTATTTAAGTTTAAAGGATGGTGGTTATACTAAGTTAACTTTAGTTAGAGATTCTTTAGGAAAAAGGGGAAGTCCATCTTATAATGCAATATAAAGTTGTTAAATAGTAATAGCATAAAAAAATTCTACTATGGATAATGTAGAACAACACATTAAGCATGACAGAAAAATTCTTGACGACCCAACAGTGTCTTCGCAATCAAGAAGACATGCTCAAGATGAATTAGAATCTTTAGAAAGATGGGTTAAAAACCATCCAGATGATGATCATGACCCTACTGGGTTAGAACTTTATTGTAATGATAACCCAAATGCTCTGGAATGTAGAATTTACGAGGATTGATGTCTGAAGGAACCTTATTTAATCCAGGATTTCTTGGAGCACATTTCAATTGGTGGATAGGGCAAATTGCCAGCGATTCCACTTGGAGAGATAATATGCTCTCAAGCAAATTTGAGTCTAAAGAGCAAATATCTGGACAATCTCGCAGATATAAAGTTAGAATTATAGGTCTTCATGATCAAGGTGAAGAAGAAATAAGTTCTCAAGACCTTCCTTGGGCACAGGTAATGTATCCCGTGACTGGTGGTGGAGGACAAGCAAATGCAGGAGCAACCTCTGCATTAAGGCAGGGGATGTTTGTTTTTGGATTTTTCCTTGATGGACAGGATCAGCAAGTTCCTGTTATCATGGGAGTTCTTGGTAATAATGCACAAACGCAACTTGCAACATCAATTGGCGGTAGCAAGGTAACAAACACTCAACCAGGAAGTCTTGCTGTAAGCGGATATGCAAATCCTGCTGATGGTAATAAAGATCCATATATTAAAGTTCCGGATGAAGGTCTTGTAATTACCAAACCAAAAGACCAAGATACATCTCAAGAATGTGCTGATATTCCACCGGGAGTTCAAGTAGACCAATATGGATTAAGAAGAGATAGGCAACCAACTTCTTTCCAATTAAGAGATATTCAAAGTGCTTCTGCTGAAGCAGAGGCAAGAAATCTAACTCGCGGAACTCCAGAGTTTATTAATTTTGTAAAAACAGCAGTTCAAAATGGAATTAAGGCAAGATGTGAAGCAGCAAATTCTCCAACATCTCCCACAAAACCTGGAGCAACAAAGGAAAATGTAGATGCTGTTCATGAGCAGTCAAAAGCGGATATTGTTAGAAATGACTATTATCACAGAAAGACTGCTATTCTTTCACCATGCGATAAAGTCAAATCTGCATTAAAAGCAATTCAAGTTGCTTTAGAAAACCTAACGAAGGATATTGATAAGATTTTGAATGCTGTCCAAAGTTATGTTGATGCAGTTTCTTTAATTTTTAGCCAGATACAAGAATTGATTAACAATTTTGCATGTGAAATTGCAAAATACATGAAAATAATCTTTGATAAGATTATGGAATATATAATGAAACAGATTAATAAATCTTTAGCAAAAACTGTAAATTTGATACCACCAAATCAAAGGAATAAGTATTTTGATGTAAAAAAAAGAATAACCGAATTAATTACTTGTTTATTCAGTAAAATAACCAATAATTTGTGTGATCAAATAAGAGGATTTTTGAACGGTCAATTAAAAAAAGAATTGCCGATAAAAACAAAACCATCGACCCCAACAACTCCAATTTGCTCCGTAGAAGGATTAACTGGAAATATAATATCCGGACAGATGCCAGAAATAAATAAGACAGTTACTAAAATATTAGACAATGTGAATAATTTTCTTTATGATATATTGTCTGGAATTGGAGAAATTACCAAGTTTGTAAAAGATAAGAAAAATTTAATAGGAGATGTAACTGGAAGTATTACTTCAGCTTTAAGTTTCAGAAATATATCTTTAAATATTTTTGGATGTGAGTTAACTCCAAGTTGTCCTGCATCAGATTATTTTATCATCCAAAATGGAAGTGGTGCAGCAGCAAACTCTCAACAACCAAGAGTTGGTGAAGTTGACTCTAAGGCACAAAACCCAACCACAAAAATAACTCCAGAACCAGCTAAACCATTTGCTTCTCCTGGACAAAATCAAGAAGATTTAAAATCGGATTCATAGAATAATGACTTTTAATTTATTTTCTAATCCAACAAAAGATGATATTAAAGTCGGATATGTAGACCCAAACTTTGGATATATTACGGAAATAACTATTTGTGAAGCAAATAATTACGCTAAAGATAATCCAGGAACAACTTTTATTTTTACTGATGGCAATAATAACATTAGATATCTGAATATCAATGAAGTTAATGATTTAACTCCTAACGACTTACTCAATGCAACTGGAGAATGTGACGGAATTCAATCTTACCGTGAGTGTGGACCCCCAAAAATTATATTTTTTGGTGGAGATGGTGTAGGTGCTGCAGCAAATCCTATTATTGGTAGAGACGGTTCTTTACTTGCTGTTGATGTTGTTAGAGGTGGTCATGGATATAAGTATCCACCAATCACTATTGCAAAGGATGATTGTTTATTTGGCAACGGAACTGTTTTAAGATCTATTCTTGGAGAAACTCCAGACCAAATAGAAGTATTTGAGGGAGAAGAAGATTTTGAGGAATATGAATTATGCGAAGATACTGATGTTGGATATGGAGAATCTTTTGGAGTAAATGGCGAAAATCTTGGTAGATGGGATCCATCTGGATACACATCAATAACCGAAGACCCCATTAGAAGAGAGATTGATTTATACCAAAGCGTATTAAAAAATCCTTACTGGACTTCGAGACAAACTAATCCAAGGTCAATTACAGACTCTAATGGAGAAATTTACGAAGTAAATCAAGTTACCTTCCCGAGATGGGGAGAGCATATGAACAAATATGCAGTTTCTCCAGTTCCTCCATCCGATTTAAAGGGAAGTGATTATAGTGGTCTTGTTTTTAATTTAGAATGGGAAGAGTATTTTCCGATTACTGGAGAATATATCTTTAGAGGCAATTGTGATAATATTGCAACTCTTTTTATTGACGATAATCAAGTTGGCAAGTTAAATGGATTTGCAGAAAATCCAAAACCAATCCAAAAAACAGTTCAAGAAGGAAGTCATATAATAAGAGTTGAATTGCGTAATCAGGAAATATATGAATCTACAACTACCACTAAACCAAATTTTGTTGAGGTAGATTTCACAGTATATGGTCAGGGTGCCTTTAGAGATTTATCTTTTTCATTCACATCCGAAGACGGCAAAGATTCATTTACTATCTTAGGGGCTCAGAGCAACAGACAAACAAGAATAGAGAAGATAAAGGTAAGACCTGGAGTAAAATACAAAGTAAAGGCAAAAGAGGACTCTACAAAATTTAAAGGAGTTGAGCAGGGATTAGTTAGAAATGGGGTAAAAAGTAAGGAACTTCCTGCGGGTAATGGTAACAAAATTTTTGCGGATTATACTTCAACTAGAAATGACAATGATGATATTCAGGTTACCACTTCTTTAGGAACTTTTACATCTTCGAATAGAAGAAAGACACCTTACGGAAGAAACACTTATGATCTTACCTTTGAAGTTCCAGGATCCGCAGTAACTTCCCAGACAGAAACTACAATTTCTCCAAAATCTTGGAATGAAAATCCAATGGGAGTTTCTTTATCTATGGTTGCTCCAATGCCAAACATCCCTCAAGAGCAACCACCAATACAAACTGGAAGATGTCCACCTAATCCAATTTGGTCTACCAGATTTCCGGGTTCTTCTCAAAAATGGTATCCAGTGAGATTTACCAGAGGAAATGCTTGGAGTCCATTCATGAATAGATATGCAATATCTCCGGTTCTTCCTCTCAATACTCCGGGAAGCGATACTGCAGGAGTTACTTTCAGTAATTCTTGGGAAGTTGATCTTCCTTATGCTGGATTTTATGGTGTTAAAGGAACCAGAGATAATACTGGAAGATTATTAATCGATGGGCAAGAAGTATCGACTTTAGATGGATTTAATGTAACCAATCCAAAATTAGCAAAGAAATATCTAACTAAAGGTAGACATACAATTACAGTTGAGGTTAACAATAAACCACAAGAAATAAAAAAATATGTAGATACTAAAGTTTTTAGTACACAAGATTGGGCATCTCCACCAACTGCCGCTCAGAGCACAGAAGTCTCTTTCAATGTATATGGAGAAGGGGCAATAAGAGATTTATCCTTTTCATTTACATCTGAAGACGGTAAAGATTCATTTACCATCTTGGGTGCCCAAAAGGTTAAAGAAACAAGAACGGAAAAAATAAAAGTAAGACCTGGTATTAATTATAGAGTAGTTGCAAAAGAAAATTCTGCAAAATTTAAAAGTGTTGAGCAAGGATTAATTAAAAACGGAACTAAGGCAAAAGAAGCCGGTGAAGGTGAAAGTAATAAAATTTTTGCAGACTACATTGCAACCAACAATGATAATGACGACATTCAAATTACAGCTTCATCGGGTATTTTTAAATCTTCAAATAGAAGAAGAACTCCTTTGGGAAGAAATACTTATGATCTTATTTTTAGAGTTGAAGCGGGAGCTCCAGCAGGAGGTTCTACTACAAAAAATGGAGTAACCTACAGCGGTCCAACACTTTTTAAATATCAGGATAGTCGTTGGAGTACATACATGAACGACTTCTCTATTTCTCCAAAAGTTTTTAAATCTATAAGTCAAGAAGATGAAGCAATTATTGGAGATTTTACATTAAAATGGACTAATGTTAATTTCCCTCAGGGTGGAGTTTATAAATTCAATTTTCAAGCAGATAATGCTGCCATATTTAAAGTTGATGGTGTAGAAGTTTATAGCACATCCGATTTTGTTGGGCAAAAAGTTCAATATACATTTAATGCAACAGCTGGAAACCATACTATTGAGATAATATTGCAGAATACTAAGTCTGAGGCAAAAATTCGCGATGAGTTTATTTTTGAAAAGAATCCGATGGGAGTTGCACTATACATCAGTAAAGATATTCAAAGTTCTTCTTCAGATACAATTGCTTGGACAGACAATCCTATGGCAGTTTCTGCAATTCTGATTCCACCACCATGTGCGAAAAAAATAAGTGGTAGAGGAGTTATTGAAAGAGTAGAAATTTTAGATCCAGGAAATGGATATACTCCTCCACCACCACAAGGTGGAGAATATACAGTTCTACTTGTTTTAGATAGAATTATTGTAGAGAATTCGGGAATTAATTATAACTGTGGGGTTGATCAGATAAAAATTACTCCGAGCAATGGTGCAGTGCTTGATTATAATTGCGATTCTTTTGGTAGAATTGTTGGAGTTTCAGTTGTTACTCCGGGAATTGGATTTGATGTATATCCAGAAATTACTATTGAGTCAGAAACTGGTGTTAATGCCACATTTAGACCAGTGTTTCGTGTTGTTAGAGATCCAATATTAGAAGTCCAACAAATTCCAGAAAAATTAATTCAAGTTACAGATTTGGTTGGTCTCAAGCAAACTGGATATGTAGATGGAAGAGCATACTATGGTGCCGTTTACTACGATAATGGCATTCCATATGCTGGATTCTATAAGACTGTTGGAACTCAAGTCAGAGTTTACAACACTCTACAAGAAAGCATTACTGCTCAGGTTACTACAGCTCCAAGCGCAATTCAGAGATCTGGTACTGATATTAATAGTAACAATCCAAGACTCAATATTCCAGGAACTCCGCAATCGACAACGGAGCAATAATAACCCTATTAAATAATAGTATATTGAATTTTTACTACTAATGGCAACAGCCCAAAATACTTTTAATACAAAGGTTGCAACACCGCCTAGAGCAGGTAGAGAGGAACTTCTTGCAGATAATATCTCAAGAAATAATACTGCTAAGCAGAATTATACTGCAATGAGGTATGGTAATGATCATGGGTCGATTAGTTTCGGTCACATTCACAAAAATGCTGATGTAACTGCCGGTGTTATGGTTCAGGCATTTGATGCCAGACATTCTGTCATTTTGGATAATGATGGTCCAAGAAAAGGTTGTAGTCAAATTACGGCACCAGGAAGAGTTGTTATTGAGTCTGGACAAGATTTAACAGAATCTGAAGAGACTCTTTTTATTCATTCTTGGAATGGTAGTATTGCTATCATTGCTTCTAACGGAAAACTCAGACTTCAAGGAACTGATATCGAATTAGTCGCTGTTGGTGAAGGTGGTAGCAAAGGAAACATTCGCATCAATGCAAGCGAAAATATCGAATTAGATGCGAAAAAAGTTTTAGTTAATGCCAAATCTTTATATAAATTGGCGACACCGGGAACAGCAGAAATTGTTGCAAATACTGTCATGGAAATTTATGCTCCAATAATTAGAGGGGTAAGCGATTCTGTTGCCAACAAAGATTCTAAAGTTGGCGGAAGATCTGTACAATCAAGAAACAACAAATAAGGAGAAAATTATGGCATTTTTAATGGATGATAATGCAGTTGGTGGACAATTGATGGTTGGGTCAGGTTTCCCCAAAGCACTTGGGGTTGCTGATGAAAAAATAAGAGGGTCTGGATTTTGTGAAGGACCATTTCAAGTTGGTGCAGCAGGAGAACATAGCACAGCAAAGGCATCTTTAATGATTGGGCAATTAAAAAATCCCGACGCAAAAACGCAACCACTTTATTCATTGTGGTCAAGATTATATTCAAGATTTCAAAGCTTTGTAAGAGTTGATTTACTCTTAAAAGCAAAATATGTTGAAGCTGAAGTTGTAAGGACAAAAGTTCTTCAAGCATCAATTAAAAACTTTGTAATTGACCACCCATCTAAAGCAGGTAAAAAATTAGTTCATACTTGCCTTGAAGGACCAGAAAATGGTGTTTATGTTCGTGGTAGAGCATTAAATCAAACAGTAATTGAGTTGCCAGAATACTGGACAGAACTTGTAGATAGTGATACAATTACAGTATCATTAACTCCCGTTGGATCACATCAGGATATTATAGTAAAAAGAATACAAGACAACAAAATTTATCTTCAAGCAAAAGCAGGAATTCCTATAAATTGTTTTTATCATGTTTTTGCTACAAGAAAGGATGTTCCAAGATTGATAGTGGAAATTGATTCTTGATTGTGAAAATTTGATTTGGATTTTAATACTAAATAACTACTAAATCAGCATAAAAGTAAAAATAAAATGAGTAGATTAAGTCAATTTGGATTTGGGGGAACAATACCATTTAAAGTAGATCCTAGAGCCATTCCTGTTGAAATTTTGGTAGTAGGTGGTGGAGGTGGGGGTGGAGTATCATTAGGTGGTGGTGGTGGTGCAGGTAGAGTTGTCTATACCTCAGATACTTTGGTTATTCCTGCAACAGATTATTCAGTAGTTATTGGTGCAGGTGGAGCTGGAGGAAATTGGTCTGGTTCTCGATATGATGGACTTACTGGATCGGATTCATATTTTTCCAAATTAATAGCTCAAGGTGGTGGTGGAGGTGGTAGTGGTTCCGGTGGAGCATCCATAACTACTGGTGGGAAATCGGGCGGATCTGGAGGAGGTGCTTCTAATAATAATTCTAGTAGTGTTGGAGGAACTCTTTACCAATCAATTGCAAGTTATAATTTCGTTTCTTCTGTAGACACTGCGGCTTTCTTAATTAGTTCTGGAAATAATGGAGGACAAGGAAATAGTGGCGGTGGTGGTGGTGGCGGAGCTGGCGCTGATGGAGGAAGTCAAACCTATGGTGGAAGTGGTGGAAATGGACTCCAATATTCAATTACAGGAACACAAACTTATTATGGTGGTGGAGGAGGTGGTGGAGCATATCATCCATACCAATCACAAACTTCTGGTGGATTAGGTGGTGGTGGTAATGGTAATTGGTATACTGTTGCTGGCGGTAATGGAACTGTTAACACCGGAGGTGGTGGTGGAGGAAATGATAGATATAGTAATGGAGAACCTGCTGGTAATGGTGGATCTGGCATTGTAATTATTGCATACAAAGACAGTTATCCAGCTGCCACTGTAGTAAGTGGAACTGTAACCAATCCAACTCGTTCCGGATATAGGGTTTATAGATTTACAACTTCTGGTTCTATTCGTTTTAATTAATTAAGGAGAAAAATATGGCACATTTTGCAGAAATTAATCACGAAAATCAAGTTCTTCGTGTAGTCGTTGTCGGAAACGATGATTGTAGAGACCAATATGGTCAAGAATCTGAAGAAGTAGGAATTGCATTTTGCAAGTCTCTCTTTGGAGATTATACAAACTGGAGACAAGCAAGCTATAATGGCAGTCTAAGGAAAAATTATCCATCAGTTGGATACACTTATGATGATATGAGAAATGCTTTTATTCCACCAAAACCTTATGAAAGTTGGAGATTAAATGAGGCAACTTGTTTATGGGAATCTCCAGTGCCCATGCCAGAGCGAGATCCAGAAAATCCAGCAATCTATAACTGGGATGAGCAAAATCAAGAATGGAAGAAGGTGGAGATTAGTCAATAATGGCATATACTTTTGAAAAATATGGGACCTTTACTGGTCCCGGAACAAATGTTGAATTTAGAGATAATGACGATTTTTCATTAGACCCATTTGATGGTTACTTTAACCTAAGCGATGTTTCAATGCTTTTGGTTAACACTACAGCATCTCCATCAGATTATGTTACTCTGCATTTGGATGGAAGTAGTACTTCCAATGTAACTCTAGAGAGAAACAGTGGTCCTATTCCAACTTTTAACATTGAGGCAGATCTAACTAACTTTAGTAAAGATGTTTATATTGATCGCAATCTTGAAGTACAAAAAACTCTAACAGCAGAGAATTTAATATGGGGAGGAAGATCATTAAATTCTGCAGCTAGTAGCTGGGATGGAAAAAAAGGATTTGATATTCCCCATCCAACAAAACAAGACCACAGGCTAAGATATATTTGCGTAGAAGGTCCATCTGCAGAAGTTTATTTGAGGGGAAAACTTAAAGATTCAAATACAATTGAACTTCCAGAATACTGGAGAAATCTTGTAGATTTTGAAACACTTGGAGTAACATTAACTCCTGTTGGACATTATCAAGAATTGTTTGTTGATAAAATTGAATGGGGTACAAAGATTATTGTAAAAAATAATTCTGGTGCCACAATCAATTGCGATTACACTGTCTTTGCTGAAAGAAAAGATACAACTAAAAATATACCAGAATATGAAGGCTTGACACCTGAAGACTATCCAGGAGATAATAGAGAGTATGTTATTAATGGAAAAAGATATACTTGAGTAAAATACACGAATTATTTCCTTTGATAATTTATCAAGGTGATGTCCAATGTCATGAAGAATTTAAAAAAAATAATTTAGATCGTCTTCGTGATTATTGGTTTAATGGATATGAGAACGAAAGTCCTGAGTACTCTGGAAAAATATTTGTCCATTCAAAAGAAGAATATAAGTCTTTTTTTAAAGAACTTCGTACTCACATAGACAATTACTTCAAAATTCTCAATGTAGATTATAGTAAACTGAGTTATCACAACATCAAATCGTGGGTTGGATGCCATTTTAGTGATGAAGAACCACCATTAAAACCACATACGCACAATGAATCTAATTTAAGTTATGTTTATTATCTAAAGACTGACGAAACTTCTGATAGATTGTGTATTGTTCAGGATAAAAATAAAAATGAATGTGTTGGTGGAATATTTGAAACATCCTCTCAAAACAATTTAATCAGTAATTACAATAAGTATAATTGCAATTACTATACGATTACTCCAAAAGAAGGGACAGTTGTTATCTTTCCGAGTAATGTTGGTCATTTTACGCAAAAGTTTACGGAGAGAAAAGAAGAGCGTATTGTAATTCCTGGTGATATTCGTGTTACTTTGAAAGAAGAACATTTTAACTATCACCAGAGTTCGACGCACCCCTCTCAATGGTTGGAACTCTAAACCCTTGACACCGACCCCTGACCGTGCTATGATACATGGGTAATCAACGGACGACCGAATGCAAGACGAGTACCTCTCACGCTGTGTTGTGGACCCTATCAAGCGTACAGTGTACCTGTATTCCAGTGAAGGTTCAGAAAAGCAAGTGACCTGTGATACGGTAGATGAATTTATGAATGTGCTAGAGTTCGTTCGTGCTACAGTGGATGAAGAAACTCTCTCTTACGCAAGTCCCCTATGAGTCCATATAAAATTTCATATAAAGACCTCAAAGAGGAACCAATCAAGACCACTCCAGAGAATGTAAAAGAGGCAAATGAAGCACTCTTTTCAGCAAAGTGGAATCTCCCTCAAGCAGCAAAGCACTGCGGAATGTCACAAAAAGAAATGAAGTTGACATTCTGGGAGTACATCAAGTATAATCCTACTACTTACAAAGCGTAAGTTTTTTGGGGCGGTGGTGGAATCGGTAGACACACCAGACTTAAAATCTGTTGGGCTTATGCCCGTGGGAGTTCAAGTCTCCCTCGCCCTATGAGGTTATACCTCTAAATAAACAAAAGTAAGGGACTATTCTATGAAATACAGAATAGATGCCAGATATGTTTGGTACAATCGCGGAACACAAATTGTTCTGATGTATTTCATAAATCAAATTCCTTTTACTTTTGACGACCTTCCAGACGAATCAATATTCGATTTGGAACTTATCAAATTAGCAGATAACGAAAGAAGATTTGAACCAGAGGACCTTTATCAAGCATCATATTACTTAATGCTTGAAGAATGTCATCCTCTTATGTTTGAACTTGAACTGGAAAATCCAGAAATGTTACCTGTTGATTAATGCCCTTGTAGCTCAGTGGTAGAGCAACGGTTTTGTAAACCGTTGGTCGCTGGTTCAAATCCAGTCGGGGGCTCTGAGTTCTATAACTCCAATGTCACTTATTTCACAACAAGACCGTCAAATGGTCATTGAAGCACTTGAATATTATGTTCAAAAACTTAAGGAAGATAACTGCACTCCTGCCTCTATCAGTGCATTCCAAACACTCCTTAACTGGGTCGAACTGGAGCACTTCAAACATGAAAATTAATCTATGGTATTGTGAGTCCATGAAGCAGTGGCGTTGGATTCTCACTGATGATTCAAGACCAATCATTAAACAAGAATCTGGTCAACAACCATTTCTCCGTGATGCTATGAATGATGTAGCAAACACTGTAGAATATATGATGGAATGTAAGCAACCTGAATGAAGTCTGACTTCTATATTGATAAAGTAACAAAAAAACAATCAGAAGAACTTTTACTAAAATACCATTATCTTAAAGATATATCAAAAGGATTCAAGTCTGGATATAATTACGGACTCTTTAAAAATAATGAGTTCTCTCCTTTGAATATAGGTGGTCTTCAAGGAGTTTGTATATTCACTGGACTGCCAGTACCTGAAGTAGCGAAAGGAGCATTTGGACTTGAAAGACACGAACAACAAGGACTCTTCGAACTCTCCAGATTATGCATCAGACCTGATACACAATCTAGTGAATATAACATCACTTCTTGGTTTGTTTCAAAAGCGATTAGACAACTTCGGAGAGATACTGAAGTTAAAGCAATCCTCTCTTATGCTGATAACGATTACCATTCTGGTACAATCTATCGGGCTTGCAATTTTAAATATTACGGTCTCACGGATAGAAAAAAAGATTTCTACTATTCAGACGGAACTAAACACTCTCGTGGAAAAGTAAAAGGTTATGAAGGTGAGTGGAAAGAACGAAGTAGAAAGCACAGATATTTAATGGTATTTGATAAACAACTTCAAAAACGCTTGACTTGGAAAGAAGAGTCATGGTATAATATTGAGGTGTGAAGGAAGTGCGAAAAGAGACTGGGAGTAATCCTAGTCTCTTTTTTCGTTTAATAAATAACTTATAACGGAAACTATAAGTATTAATAAGATGGGTCTCTCCAGATTAGATAATTTTCTGAAATCAGTTCGTGGTACAATTATATACGTAGATCCCAATAGTTTAGATTCTACGGATAGTGTTGAAAATCAAGGAAACTCTCTAACTCGTCCATTTAAAACGATTCAGAGAGCATTAATTGAATCTGCAAGATTTTCGTATCAAAGAGGATTAAACAACGATAGATTCGGAAAAACTACGATTCTATTGTATCCGGGAGATCACTTAGTAGATAACAGACCCGGATATATTCCAGATGGAGAGAATAATTATAGACTGAGAAATGGACTAACTTCAAATGATTTCCCACCATTTGATTCCACAACAAGCTTTGATTTAACCGACAGAAATAACTCTCTATACAAACTTAATAGTGTTTATGGTGGTGTTATTATCCCTCGTGGAACATCTATCGTTGGAATGGATCTTCGTAAAACAAAGATTCGTCCCCTATATGTTCCGAACCCAACTAATGATAACATTGAGAGAACTGCTATTTTTAGAGTAACTGGTGGATGCTATTTCTGGCAGTTCACTGTTTTTGATGCAGATCCAAATGGAATATGCTACACAGATTATACAGATAATCTATTTGTCCCTAATTTTTCTCACCATAAGTTAACAGTTTTTGAATATGCGGATGGTGTAAATGGTGTCAGAATTCAAGACGCATTTTATCCCTCTGCTTTAGAATATGATCGTACTGATCTTGACATGTATTATGAAAAGATTGGTCTTGCTTATGGAGCATCATCTGGTCGTGCAATTGAACCAGATTATCCTTCAGCAAGTTTAGATATTGAACCAAAAATTGATGAATACAGAATTGTTGGATCAACTGGTCTATCAGTAGGAATAAGCAGTATTAAAGCTGGTAATGGAATCACCCCAACAAATAAAATTACAGTAACCACTGTAGATAATGTTCCTGGTTTAGAACCAGATACTCCAATCAAAATTAACGGAATAGAAGTTCCTGGATATAATGGACAATATGTAATATCGGAAAAATTAAATGATACCACATTTGTCTATAGAGTTCAAAATGCACCACAAGTAGCTTTACCATCACCAACTGGATCTACACTCGCTTTAGCATCCGATACCGTTAACTCTGCTTCTCCATACATCTTCAACTGTTCATTGCGTTCTGTATACGGAATGTGTGGACTTCTTGCAGATGGGGATAAGGCAAGTGGATTTAAATCCATGGTTGTTGCCCAATTTACTGGAATTGGACTACAGAAAGATGATAATGCATTTGTTGTTTATAACTCTGACACGGGACTTTATGAAGACAATACAATAACTGGTAATGAAAATATAAGTTCCAATTCAAAAGCACTCTTTAAACCAGCATATAAAAACTACCACATCAAATGTGTTAACGATGCATTCATTCAGAATGTCTCTGTTTTTGCAATTGGTTATGCAGAGCATTTTTCTGTTGATACTGGTGGAGACCAATCAATCACAAACTCCAACTCTAACTTTGGTGCGAAGTCATTAGTTTCAAGTGGATTCAGAAGAAATGCTTTCCCCCAAGATGATTTTGGTTATATCAGTCATATTATTCCACCAAAGGATGTTTCCCCAACAGAATATGCAATTGAATTTGACTCTATAGATGTTCAAAAAGTTGTAGGGGTTACTACAACAAACGAAAGGTTATACTTATACGGTCAGACTGACCCAGATGTTCTTCCAGAAACCATAAAAGAAGGATATAGAGTTGGTGCAAAAGAGAACGACTATCTAAATCTTACACTATCGGTTAATGAGACAGTAAAAGAATATCGCTCTCGTATTGTGATGCAGAATTCTCAAACGAGTTCTGAAAAGAGTTTTTATGTTGGTAGAAGCATTGTTGGAATTAATAGCATCGATACATCAAGCATCATTTCTTTTCCAACAGCTCATAATTTCGAAAATGGAGAAACAGTTCGCATTTTAAGTAGAAATGGACATTTGCCCGATGGGTTAATTCCAAATAATATTTACTATGCAATAACGAATGCAAATCCATTAAGTGGATTGACTACAAATACAACTCTTAAACTTGCAAAAAATTTAAATGATGCAATTAATGGAAATCAGATCACAATTAACTCAAATGGTGGAATTTTAAGAATAGTCAGTAGAGTTTCTGATAAGAATCCTGGAGATATTGGACACCCTGTTCAATATGATAATATTCAGCAACAATGGTATATAAAGGTAGCAACTGCATCAAGTGAAAATACAATTAATTCTATTATAAAGACTCTTGGTGTTTCTGCATTAGGAAATGCAACTCCAAGAACTTATATAACTCGTAAAAAAGATAATAGAATTTTATCGGATAGAATTTATAGATTAAGATATGTAATTCCTGCACAAACTGGTAGATTATATGCAAGACCACCAAGTGATGGTTTTGTTATTCAAGAATCAAATGCTTCTATTGGGTCAACCACTGGAGAAATACAAACATATTTTGGTACAGGAACTTTATCAAATATTAATCAACAAAGAAACTTCAAATTTATTGCTGATGCAAATTGGAGTGGAAATGTTGCGAATATTTTAACAGAATTGCCACATAATTTATCAGTTGGTTCTCAAGTTGAACTTGTCAACATTAAGAGCGAATATAATCCAATTGGCGTATCCCAAACAGGATTTAATAGAGTATTTACAGTTTCTGGCATTTCAAGCTCCAGACAATTTTCGGTTGGATTAAATACAAATCCCGGCGAATATTTAAATGATACCACAGAAAGAGATATAGATCTTCCATACTTCAAGAGAAAGAAATATACTTCAGTTTATTATATTCAACAAAACAAAGAGGTTCAAAAATACATACCAGAAAAACAAGATGGTATATATTACTTAACTATATTAAATTCCTCAAACGCACCCACAGTTACTCCATTTACAGAAGAAAAATATTCACAATCAATAAAAGATCTTTACCCACAACTAAACAGAGACAATCCAGAATCTGATCCAGATGCAGCAAATTCATTTGCAACTCCATCTTTAATTGGACAAGTTGTTGTTGATGATGTACAAAATAGTATTACTAAAGAAACTATTAATGATTTTCTTAAAGATAATGATGTTGGAGTTGGTATTACTGACATCAAATCATCATCTCAAACAAATCATGACTTTTATACATCAATAGAACATGGTCTAAATCGAGTCACTAAAGTAAGTATTGCAAATACTGGAGCAAAATATGTTCCCGGCACATATTATAATGCAAAATTAGTCGGATTTGTTGGGTCTGCTGCAGGTCAAGATGCAACTGCAAAAGTTGTAATTGACTCTTACGGAAGTCTTTCCCAAGTTCAAATTATGCATGGTGGTAGTGCATATGGAATCGGAAATACACTTGCTGTAGTCGGTATAGCAACAACAACTGGACACACTCACGGAGTTGTTACTGTTTCGAAAATTTATAATAATGTTGGAGATGTAGTGAGGGTTTCTGGAATTTCTTCAGTCTCCTATTTGGAATATAATGATTTATATAGAATTACCGATGTTAAGGTTGGCGCTGCAAAGAGCTTTGTGGCAGTTTCAGCAAATCCCGTGCCTAATCGAAGTTCAACTGGGGTTGGAAGAACATTCTCAGAAAATTCCTTTGTTTATTTAACTGGAAGATCTATTGGAATTTCAACGATTAGATATACCCATACAACTGGAATTGCTACGATTGTAACATTAGAAAATCATGGTTTTAGTATAGACAATACTGTTAGACTGAGTGGAAATCAACTTCCAATTCATAATGGAAGATTCTCTATTATTAATAATGTTGGGTTAACGTCCTTTGTAGTAAATGTTGGAATTGCTACCACAGCTCAAAACAGTACAAGTTTTGGTCATGTTTATCCAGAAGGAGTAACTTCAAATTATGGAGATATAAGTCCCGATAATGAAAATATTTCTGGAAGAGTGAATTATAATTATGCTGGAATCACTACTACTTTGCTTTTTGGTATTACCGATGCAACCACGGATAATGTGACCATCCGAGGAATTGATAATTTGGATATTAAAATTGGAGATTACTTGCAAATAGACGGAGAAGTTGTAAGAGTTAAAACAACTGTACCATCAACAATTGTTAGTGGAGATCCAATTTTTGTATTTAGAGGTGCTCTTGGTACTAAAGCAGTAAGTCACAAAATTAACTCTACAGTAAGAAGAATAAGTGTAAATCCAGTTGAGTTAAGAAGAAATTCAATTATTCGTGCATCTGGTCATACCTTCGAATATGTTGGATTTGGACCAGGTAACTATTCAACTGCTTTCCCCGATAAGCAAGATAGACAAACTTCCACAGAAGAAGAATTATTAGCACAATCTACAAGAAGAGAAGGTGGTGTTAATTTCTACACCGGTATGAATGATAAAGGAATTTCATATGCGGGTAATAAGAAATTAAGCACAGTTACTGGACAGGAAGAAGTATTTGATACTCCAATCTTAACCGTAACTGGTGAAGATATTGGAAATGAACCGTCTCTTAATGTTTTGACTGCTATTGAAGGGACTTTTAATCGTTCTATCCGTGTTGAAGGTGGGGCAAACGGAAGAGCAATTTCTGAGTTCAATGGACCAGTAGTTTTCAATGAGAAGATAACTTCAAATTCATCTAAAGGTATTGAAGTAGTTTCTCTCTTCTTACAAGGAGATGCAGCAGTCTCAAGAAAGCATACTGTAGGAATTTCTACTCCAGCACTTGCTGGTAACCCGGGTGATGTTCATTATAACGCTATTCCATCTACGGGTGATTATATTGGTTGGGTTTATACTAATAATAATAGATGGGAAAAGTTTGGAAGAATCTTCCCATATTCGGAAAATGCTGTTGGACTATCTGCAAATGGAAACTTTGTTGGTGTTGCATCCAACATAGACATAAGAGGATCTGGTCCGATTAAGATTAATGGTTCTTTTGGATCTGCGATAGGTATCGCAACCATTACAGTTTCTTCCGACAATATTGCTATTGGTCTCGCTAATAGTACCTCATATGTTGGATTAACAACTCAAATTAAGTTTGTAGGCACAAATCTTCGTGTAGATACTCAATACAATACAACAACTGGCATTTCTACAGTCAATATTATTGGACTTGGTGAAACTTCAATTTATAGAGCAAATCAGTTTATTAAATTGAACGCAACGCCAACTAATTTCTTAAAGGCAAATGGTGCAGATGCCCCATTATCATATTCCGAAGTTACCACAGCTCTTGGATTTGTTCCCACCAACAGTTCCTCTCTTACTGGTGCATATCCATTAGGAAACTCAGCTGTTGTTGATAGTATTGATCAGGCAATTAATGGTGGACCTTTCAATGGTTCAAGAACTGATTTCTCCATGAAGATTAATGGTACTAACTATATACCATCAGGTAATGCGGCAAACCTTATAGTTTCTATTGGGGGAGTTATTCAGAAACCAGGAACTGACTATACAGTTCTACAAACTGCTGGGGATAACACAAATACAATTCGCTTTTTAACCCCACCACAGGCAGGAAAATCTCACTTCATAGTTGCATTAGGTGCTCAGGGTGCATTATTATCTGATAACTCTTGGAAGAACAAAGGTGAACTTGTTGTTGGATCTGCAAACAACAGTGCAATAATTGTTGGACCTGGACCTGAAGGTACTATGTTAACAATTGATTCAACTGTAGGTGCTGGCATAACTTGGAAAAATCTATATTCAACAACATCGACTACAGCAAACAAAGTGTTAGTTAACAAGGAATTTTGTTCCGTAACTCAAAATAATACCACAATAACTTTGCCAACAAATCCAGTGGCTGGGTGGTTTGTTACAATAAACAACACAGGCAATTTCCAAAATATTACCATCGCAAGAAATGGTAGTTTACTCATGGGACTTGCGGAAGACATGATAATGGATGTCGGTTATGTTTCGCTGAATCTCATGTTTGTAAATAGCACCATTGGTTGGCGATTATTCTAAATTAGGAGGTTACTAAAATGTCTCAAACACAAGTAGATTTAATTTTAGATGGAGCAGTGGGGACTGCAGATATTGCCAATTCTGCAGTCACAACTGCAAAAATTGCTGACGGGAATGTTACGGCAGCAAAAATTGCTGCCGCAACTATCACAAAAGATAAACTTGCTGCTGATGTTTCTTTTAAGACTCCATTTACAACAAATGGATTTTCTAATCCTATTTGATTAGGTTCCGTCTTCTTTGATTACAATAATATTGTAAGCACCGCATGTTGCACTAAATGATTGATTTGCGGAGAGAACAATTTCATTAGGAAAAACAAGAGGCTCACGACCTTTTGCTATACTTGTTGAACCTCCAGTAAGGGATATTCCACCCCAATTCATCAAAGTACAATTTGCCATGAAGTTTATCACTAATCTTACATTTTGACCGGTGCTATTGGTATATGTTGCATTAGTACTTCCACTTAAAACTTGAGAAGCCATATTAATTCTGAAATACTTTTATAATATTTATAAATAAGTAAAAAGGTAGGCGCTCTCCTCCAATGGGAATAAATAAGAATTTTGTTGTCAAAAACGGTTTAGAAGTAAACAATAATCTTATCTTTGCCGACGCTACAAACGATAAAGTTGGTATTGGTACTACCGTAACAAGAGCAACTTTAGATGTTCGTGGTGGTATTGCCGCAACTCATATAAATTTAACCGGAATTGCAACTTTCCAAACTCTTGTACTTGAAGGACCAGTAGCTGCAGGAAGTCTAACAAGTTTAGGATCAACTGGACAGTATCTAAGAACAACTTATAGTGGAGTTGAGTGGTCAAGTTTTCCTAATTTTAGAACGGTACAAACTTATACTGCTTTTGATGGACAATTTGAGTTTCCATTTACTCATACACCAAATGAACTTGATGTTTTTGTCAATGGTGTAAAATTATCAAGTTCAGAATACTATGATAGCAGTGTCGATGTAACTTTAGTTTCTTCAACAAATCAGGGTGATATTGTAGAACTTGTTGGTTATGGTGTGCTCGGCGCATATACTGGCGGATCAACTATTAATGGTATTACAGTTCTTGATGAAGGAACACCTGTAGGTACAGTTGATTTAGTTACATCAATTAACTTTGTTGGCGGTGATGTAGTTGCTGCTGGCACGGGTGCAGGAGTTACAGTATTCATTACACCAACTGACATAAACTATATCGATGGTGATGCAAGAATCACTGGAATATTGACTGTAGGTTCTTCAAGTGTAACTATAAATGGTCCACAAAATAAAATTGATACTGGAACTATCACAACTGACGAATTAAATGTAACTGGACAACAATATTCAAGTTTAAATTTTACAAAGACAGTAGATAATCCAGTTTCTATTGGATCAACAGAAATAATTTTAGACAGTAGTTCCGATATTATAGTTGGAGATAGAATTACTGTAGTTGGAGTGCTAACTTCAGCACCTGTTGTTGCAATAACTACAACTGCAGTTACTCCATATAATAGAACATTTTTAAATACTTCAACAGCAATTAACACTGGAATAGGTTCAACAGCAATTGGTGTTGCAAGTACAATTGGAGTATCTGTTGGAAGTTCTATCAGTATCGTTGGTATTTTTACAGATGTTCCAGTTGTTGGATTCTCAACAATTTTAGTTCAAAGTGGTTATGTTAATGCGGTTTTAATCAGTCCCGGATTTGCAAAAACCACTGTAATCCCGATTAATTCTCCAGTAGGATTCTCAAGTAGAGTTACTCAAAAAGATGTAGTTCAAATTGGAGCATCCAGCACAATATCAACCGGAATTAGTTCTGCAAGTTCTGTATTGGTACAAAGATTTGTAAATTCTTCCGGTCTTTCTGTAGGAAATGTATCAATATCTGCGGGTATTGTTACTGCATCATCTGGTATTATAACATACTATGGTGATGGACAATATTTACTTGGCGTAAGTGTTGGTAGCACCCAATATTGGAATAAAACATCAGTTGGAATTCATACATTATCTAATGTCGGCATAGGAACAACGGCAAAATCAGCATATTCTTTAGATGTAAATTCTGATATTAACTTTGGTGGTTCATTATATCAAAATGGCAGTCTTTTTGTCGCTTCGCGTTGGACTACTGGAGCAGGAACAACAATTTACCGACAAAGTAGAGTTGGTATAGGTACAACAAAAGCAGATACTGACTTGCATGTACAAGGAGATCTTAAAGTAACGGGAAATATCTTAGATAAAGATGGAAATTTTGGTTCTTTGGGTTATGTCTTAGGAAGTGATGGTTCTAATGTTTCTTGGATTAATAGTTCAACATTAGGAATCCAAGGTGCTCAAGGAATTCAGGGACTTGATGGTATTCAAGGTCTCATGGGAATTCAGGGAAATGAAGGTTATGTTGGTCAAGATGGTTCCCAAGGTTCTCAAGGTGTTCAAGGAATTCAAGGTAGATCAAATCAAGGTGTTCAAGGTCTTCAAGGTTCTAATGGAACACAAGGCACTCAAGGCACCAGTGTTCAAGGAAGAGAGGGAGCCTTTGCTGGTCAGGGAGCGCAAGGAACTGAAGGTTCACAAGGAACTCTAGGTCCTCTCGGCAATACAGGTCCACAAGGTGTTCAAGGTACTCAGGGACTTGCTGGACAAGATGGTGTATTATTGAATGTTGGGTCTTCTGGTTCATTTAATGTTGTTCTAACATCATCCTCCGCAGGAGTTACTACTCAAATTTCAAGTTCAGATTCGTCAAAACCATTTGTTTTTGACACATCTATTCCCGGTGTTGGAATTGGAACAACAACAATCAGTAGCAATTTGCATATTGGTGCTGGTAGAACAACTCCTAATGGAGCTCCAATCAAAGTTAATGCAGGATCTTTATTAACAACGCCAGAATCAAATGCAATTGAATATGATGGAGTGAATCTATTCGTAACACAAAATGATATTACAAATGGAACTAAGAGAGCATTTATTGACTCAACGCAATTTTATAGATTAAATGCAAACGGTAGTGATATTAGTGCAACAACGGCAGAAACCTCAGTTTCTTGGTTTGGAAACAATGTAGGAGTTTCACTTCTCTCTGGACATTATTATGAAATTGACTATAATCTCTTCTTCACGAAAACGACAGCAGGAACTTGCACATTGCTCTTCAGTTCTTCTTCCGGGTCTGGATTTGCATCATTAACTGCAACTGGTAATGTTACTGGTAATATTGACATTGTTGGTGGAAGAGTACTTGCAGGAACTGGTCAAACAGTCACAATGTCTCCATCAGCATCTATTATTAATGGTGCAGGAGGATTGATTCAGGTTAAAGGACTTGCTATACCATCTGCAGACTGCAGAGTGACTTTAAAAGCATTTGTCAGTGCTGGTACAATTACGCCGCTTAAGGATAGTTATCTAAAAATTAGGTGCTTAGGAAATTCAGACTCAATTGGAAATATTGCTTAATTATTTCGCTCCAATTCTAAATAAGACATAGGAGATCTACAAGAATGGCATACAACAGAGAACTATCGCAGTTTGCATCTTATTTGGGTGTAAATGATGCGGCTAAAAGAATAGGAATATTAACAGATATAAATGTTTCTGGTGTTGTTACTGCCAATTATTATCATGGAGATGGTAGATATTTAACTAATATTGTCGCATCATTTGTTCCAACGGGTCCAGCAAAATCAATTCAATTGAATAATGGTGGATATCCTGCGGGTGCAAATAACTTTTTTTATGATACAGGTACTGATAATGTTGGTATCGGAATTTCAACTCCAACATCAAAATTTCATGTAACTGACACTTCTCTTTTTACTGGAATTTCCACATTTACAAATACTACGCTTTTTAGAGGAAATCCAGTTATAATTGGATCTGCCACTTCAACTGGCACTCCATCACAATCACTTCAAGTAACTGGCAACGCATATATATCATCAAGACTTGGAATTGCTCTTACAGTTACGCCAACAACTCAAGTTTCTATTGCCGGAACTTTAGGATTATCTGAAGTTGGTGGTACTGGGAATAGAACTCTGATAACATCAACTACAGGTGGATTAATCATTAATCATAATGATTCTCAAGATATTATATTCCAGACTAACTCTACAAATAGATTTAGATGGAGACACGCTTCAAGTGCTCTATTAATTGGCGCAGATACCCCAACTGGAACGGCAAACCAAAGACTTCAAGTTGCTGGCGGTGCATATTTTAACGGATCTTTGGGTATTAATTTTGCTGCTCCAACATCAGCTCTTTATGTTGATGGCGATTCTTTCATATCCGGAGTCACAACATCAGCAAACTTTAATATAACAGGACAATACAGAGCAGGCAATGTACCAGTTATTGATTTCAACCGAAGATTATTAAATATCACAGCAGGTGCAATCGTTGGTATAAACTCTAATGGAATATATGTTGGTGCAGGTCTTACGACATTAGACTTTGTTGGAACTGGAGTAAGCGTTAGGGTCAATAACTCAACTTCACGAATTGAAGTTGCAATGAGAGATGAAGGTATTCTTGGATCATATGTTGAAGATGCAAAAGATATGTTTGGGCATCTACCTTTTGAAAAAAGAATATTAGCGAATGAAACAATCACAATTGGAAATCAAAATACAGGAGTCTCGTCAAGTTATGTTGTAGGAAATTTTGCAAAGTTAGTGATAGATTTTAACGGAACTTTAAACATTGATTCCAATAAGGTTGTAGTTATAAATCCACTGGGATTAAATAAATAGACTATAAATAACTAAAAAACAAATTAGGGATATGTCTCAACTAAATGTTGATAATATTGCAAATAGATTAGGGACAGGTGGACCTACTGTTCCTGCTTTGACATCTACGGGTAGCATTACTGTTCAAGGAAATCTGAATGTAACTGGAATTACAACTCTTTCTTCAGCCAATTTCCCCTCGGGATTTACCGTTTCTAGTGGTACTATTACTGCACCTACTTTTACATCAAATACTGCTTCAGGCACCGCGCCATTTACAGTTTCATCTACAACTAAAGTAAACAATCTGAATGCAGATTTACTTGATGGATATGATAGTTCGATATTTTTTAATGCAGGAAATCTTAGTTCTGGTACAATACCAACTGCAAGATTAGCATCAGGTACTGCTAACTCAGGAACTTTCTTAAGAGGTGATCAAACTTGGCAACCAGTCACATCTGCCGATTATAACTCTCTTGAGCAGATTTTTGGCGGAACAAGAAAAAGTATTTCGGCAATCTATAGTATTAATGCAAGACAAAATACTCTGAATGGTTGGGCAACTAATGGTCCTGCTGTAGCTGCTGGTCCATTGGTCAGCGATCTTCGTGCATATGGTGCCAATGGACAGTCTGATGCCGAACAGTGGTCTTGGTTTGGTTTAGGATTTATCCCAAGAGTAAATGATAGTACTTATAATTATGGAGATACTGGACAAAATTATCCTCTCACTAGACAGCAGATGAATGTGACTGGGAATAATATAGGTTCTCAAGCTCTATCAGGAGCATATCCAAACAGTACTTCTTACAACCCCGTAAGCATCTTAATGATGCCAATTCGTAATCATTCCAACATTTCTAAGACAATTACAATTTATGGAATGCATTCATCATATTGGTCATCTGGACATGATGGAAGTTCTTTGTGGGTATATTCTCCGGGACAAAACGGAACTTATAGTGGAGTAACATCTGGTACTTGGACAAATCTTGGGCAAAGAACTGGTAATAGTAGTTACGGACTTACTTGGTCGGCAAACATTACAATTCCAGCACAAACAACTTATGTTGTCATGCAAGTTGCAACATCATACTATTGGACAAATACTGGTGGTATTTTTTGGATGTATGACCAAAATAAATTCTATAATTTATCATCTACTTTTTCTGATCCATATATTCAAGTTGATAGTAGAATGATTAATACTATGAAATTTGCTGATTGGTATAGATACGGTCTAACTTCAACTAATCAGTATCAATTCTACAAAGTTTATAATGCATGTGCAGACATGTATGGTAATAGATAATATAAAAGGAGTACTCTAATGGCATACGTACAATTTAACGAACAAAATATTAGTACAGTTCAAGTATCATCTGAACAAGAAGGTGATGGTTGGTATTTAATTCCAACTGAACATGAAGGTCATAGTTTTTATAAACTTGTTGATGGGGAAGTAGTTCCATTCTCCGAAACTGAGGTTGAACAATTTAATCGCAACACATTTAAGAAAAGTTATCAAACAGAATTAAAAACTAAAGTTTCTTTAGTTTTAACTGAAACTGATTGGTTAGTTCAAAGACATTCTGAACAATCTAGTTCTAATGGAGAAACATCTTTATCCGATGCGGAATATTCAAGTTTAGTTGAATATAGATCAAATCTTCGTTTTCTTTCTAACGAAGATTTATATCCTGAAGAATATGTCTTTCCAGAATTTCCTCTGAAAAACAGATATTCGTTCAGTTCAATAAGTGATTTAGAATCTTTACTAAATTTAATTCCAAATTGAACTTGAGGTAGACACTCATAAAACTGTCCACTGACCTCCCAAAACCGACTTGGGAGGTTTTATAATGTCTAAAGACACCTGAGAAACGAATGAGGTACTCAAATCTGAACCGACTGATTTTTGTCGGCAGTTTTGTATGGGTTGCTCATTGGGCAACCAAAGTAACCGAAGCAGTGTTTAATGCACTATTCTGATGCTTACATTATACACCAGTGGATACAACTATAGCAAGCGTCGTTGCAATCAAGTTGTAGATTGGTTCATTTCCAAACACCTTCCAAGATATAAACTTGAAATCATTGTCAATCATCGTGGAATGTTACGCGATGGAGTTTATGGTTGGGTAGGAGTAATTGGTTGTAATTGGAGACCAAGATGCTTTGAGATTGAACTACACAATCATATGGACCCTGACCATTACACCAGAACCCTTCTACACGAACTCTGGCATGTTTATCAGCATGTTATGGGTGCTCTGAAGGATAAGCACGGAAAGAGGTACTGGAGGGGCATAGACCACTCTGAGACGGACTATGAAGACCAACCATGGGAACAACAAGCATTTCAAATGGAAGAAGTGCTTTTCAATGAATACTTAGACTACTTGACACAACACTGAAAACTCTGTACAATGACCTTTGTGGAGGTTGAAAAACTATGATCACTATGAAAGCTCCTAAGACCAAGAAGAAATTTGTAAGTGTAACACCGCTAAGTTCCAAGGCAAAGAATCGCTTTGTGAATATCATGCAATCACTTCATACAATGGAAGTGGAACAAGAAACTGATAACATGTTATTTTTGGTTTCTATCAATCGACAATACTGCACTTGGATTCCCAAGTCTGGTAATGAACATTGGAAAATTGAGAAATGATTGGATTGATTGCTGCGTTGACTTGTGGAATTTCTACATACTATGGAGTCGGAGACGGATTTCATGGAAAAGTTACTGCGAATGGTGAGCGGTTTGACGCTTATCGTTGGACTGCAGCTCACCCTTATCTACCTATGGGTTCACGCATACGGGTGACAAATCAAGACAATGGTAAACAAGTTATTGTTCGTGTAAATGATCGTGGTCCATACTCACATGCTGATTTGGATCTTTCTTATGCTGCTTTTGCTCACATTTCTTCTGTAAAAAAAGGTAACGCTGTCGTTTGTTGGAGGGTTGTTGGATGAAAAAACTGATTGTTCTTGCTGCACTATTGTTTGGTTCTCCTGTTTTTGCACAGTCTGCACCAGTAGTTCCTAAGGTAAAAGTTTATCGTCCTTTTGTATATGAAACAAACTGTATTTTAGAGTATGGTGTTCAAACCTATGATGATGTTTGTAAAGTCATTGAAACTCGTGAAACTGGTGGAGCATTGAGAACTCGTAACATTTTCTCCAATAAGTTTGGTTTGACTATCAAAGGACGGTTTGATAAAGAGAAAGGATATGTGACTTGGGATAGTCACAACAAATTTGAATATAAGTTTGATTATAAAGTTGGTGGTAGTGGTTGGACTTATGTAATGCCAGGTGTTCTTCTTGAAAATATTAGTTGGGACTGATGAAAGTTACTGAACATAACATTCAAGATACAGACTTGAATTTGGACGATATTATCGAACTAATTCGATTGGTTAAGAAAGAATCAAAAGAGCATGAAGATCGTGCTGTTTTGCTACGCTATGGTGTTTTGATTGGTAAGTTGGTCTGCCTTCGACATGACTTAATTTCTTAAAAAATTATAAACTACCTTAAATAGTAGTAGAATAGGAGAAAACCATGGTTGTATTTCTTACTGCAACCATTATTACTTGCTCTGACGCATTGAGTGTGATTCAACGCATTTCTAAAGTTGTGGGATTAACTGAAGTTCAAAGAACAGAAATTATTCAAGAAATCCGCAAAGTTATTCCTTCCTGTCCCGTTAAAGTAGTAAAACAATGAATGAAGAATCTCAAATTGACAAGTGGAATCGTGGACTGACTCTCTTTGAGGAAAGTGTATTGAAACCAGATCCTGAACTTCGCAACTGTGCTCATAACCAAAAGTGTTTTAATGAACTTATGGCAGTTCGTGAACAAGTCCTACAATATCTTAAGACATTGAGACAATGAGTTCTTATACCTTTTGGTTGATTATATTTGCTTTTGTTTTGTATTTTATTGCTACAGACCAATCAGTAGCGAGGGCATTTTATATGCTAACTCAACTAGCAAGAGTACAGTATGAAAAGACAAAGTGGTGGATTTTACATAATCCAGCAAATCCAATTGTAAAGTATTTTATGTGGAGAAGAGCATATAAACTTGCGAAGGAATTGCAACAGGAGTTAAAATCAAGAAATAAATAAACATTATCTGAGTAATACATATGCTCTCCACTCAATACCGTCTTCGCCTTGAAGCAATCTGTGAGCGAATTGTAAAAGGCGAATCTGTAGAGTTAAGCGACATGATTTGGGCAGAGAAGTTGGCAAAAGCAAATCGTTCCGCTGCAACACTTCTAAGGCAAGCAAGACGCCGTGCTGCAAATCCAGATATGCAAGAAGGAAGTTTAGATGACTTTATGAACGCATTGGATTTGGGTGATCCCGACCCTTCAAATCACCGCACTGGATTCAATGGAGCTGATGATATTATTGATTTCTTCACAGGAGACAAACCAGACGATTGGCGACAAAGAGACTGATGAAATATTTACTTTTACTTTTGCCATTTGCAACTCTACCCGCAAGTGCTATCACTTGGAGAGAGTTTTGGGAACCTTTTGAACCAAGAGTTTATTATAGAGAACCAATTTGCACAGAAGTTGTGTATCGTGAAGAATATGTGCCAGGCAATAGATGGAATCCTGGATATGTAAGGACTTGGAGAGAACGAGTCAGAGTTCCTTGTTCAATTTATAATTAAGTTGTATTAAGCAATCCACATAAACCTCCTAGATAGTGGTAGAATAGTAAGGTCATAAAAATGAACTGAAAACTCTTTATTATGATATTCTTTGTGCGTGGAGGTCATTATGCACAATTTAATTTCTTACAATCAACTTGCTGGGTGGAAAAAAATCGGTAATACGCTAGATGAGTTTATAGACCAGCACGAAATTATGAATTCATATTTTGAATGTCTAACTGAATGTGATGAGGATACGCAGAGTTGTAGAAGAATATGTAGAAAACTCTTGACCACATAGACCAGTTTAAAGTCTGTCCATTCACCCTTGACTTTCGCGGTCAAGGGTTTTATAGTAGGTGCATAGACATCCAAAGCAATGACCTACACAGCAAAACTCAAAGTTTCTTTTGATACTGAATGGACTCCAAGTTATTCGTCTGGAATGTATGACGACGAAACTCTTCCTGAGGAGCATTATACTTTTGAGATTCCCTGTGAAGACATCAACACCATTCAACTCTTCCGTTTCTTTGGAACTGTTGCCCGCACGATGGGACATAATGAAATTGGTATTATGAAAGGTGCTTGTTCGCTTGCATTTAATGATATGCGTAGTGAAGAAGATATGCGTAAAATTTCGGAAGAGTTTGAGCTGATGATGTCAGAGGATTATTCTAAAGAACTCCGTAGGTTGGAAGATGAGATTTATGATCTGAAAGCAAAACTTTCACGCTGCCAGCAACCCGAAAATCCTCAATATACCGATGAGGAAATGTCAGCAATGACTCATCAAGAATGGAATGGTGTTGTTCCTGGGTCTCCTGAAGCAGTTGAGAAAGGTTGTAAGTGTCCTGTAATGGATAATGAAGAGATGCCTGAAGAACGCAAGTGGGTTAATGCTGATTGTCCTATTCACGGTAAAGTAAAATGACTGAACGAGCACAAGAATTTATGAATGAAGTATGGGAACACCGAAATAATTTCGGTGCTGATACTGAAGAAAAGTTAGTTTCTGCTATTCTTTGTCTTGCTGCAGAAAAAGTGCAGTTCTTTACGGCTCAAGATGGTAGAATTGTTTTGGATAAAGGTGATATGATTCGACTTGCAGAGGAACTAAACCAATGAAAATCTTTCAAGTCGCAAAATGGGGTGTAAGAGAGGATTATGGTAAAGAGTTCTACCTATCACTCTTTCTTACTGAACGATATTCACTGCTTCAAGTTGCAGTTGATTTTGGTGAATATGGTAAGTGGATTGAGTGGCCTTATCTTCAAATCTCTATGGGATATGGTAGACTGTTTTCCTTTCTATTCTCTCTTGGTCGTTTAGGATTTACTTTTGATATCTGGGGGAGAAACTGGCGTGATGAGTTGTTCTATCAAGCAAAAGATTATATGAAGTTGAAAGATGACTAAACCTCTACCTGACAAAAGAGAACTTGATATAATGTGGACTGTTGCAACCAGTACCAGTTTGGAAACTGGCACAAGACCTAACATCCATTTTGCCAGGATGCTGTATGATGAGTTCAACGACATCAAACCCCCAGTAGGACTTGGAAAATGAGTGGTGGACATTTTGGTAACTGTGGTTACGATTACTACAAAGTTTATCAGTTTGCTGATGAATTGGAAGATGAGATTCTCAAAAATGGTCAGAAACGTGAAGATGGTGGATACTATGGTGAAGAGTATTATCCTGCTTTTGAACCAGAAACTATCGAATATCTAAAAGAACAACTGCCAAAAATGAAAAAGATGGCAGAGATTATGAGGCATATTGATTATCTGTATTCAGGTGATCATGGTGAAGATAGTTTTATGGAACGGGTGAAAGAAGTGGAGGCTAAGTATGAAATTTGATGGAATTGATTGGGCAGTTTTGTTTGTATTTTTTATTGCAATCGTTGCTGGTGCTATCATCACCTATGATGCCCAACAACAACGAGTATTATTCCAACAAACATACAATAAAAACTTGGAGTGTCGTCAAGCACTCAAAGACCAAACAGTAGTAAGAGTGAATGAGATTTGTGGAGAAGTTCCTGTGATTGGAGATTTTGTGAAATGAACCAATATTATAACGACTATCCAAAAGAACCTATTGGTGGTGGTAATCCTTATTACTGCTGTTCTTATTGTAAGATAAGTGACCCACAAATCAACGGAGAACTTAAAAATCATACAGAATGGTGTGAGTATCGTATTCAAAAGGAACTTGGAAAATGATTGAACTTCGTATCGTTGAGAATGAACTGGGAGTGAAACCAGACATTCAGTATCGGTATCATATTTTTACTACTGATGCTTCTGGTAATTTATGTCCTCCCATCCTTTATGATTGTGAGGAATGGAGTGAATGGAAAACTGCTCCTTATGTAAATGTAGAGGAGATTGAAAATGATTGAAATCAAAAAATCTTATGTCTTGGAACTAACAGAACAACAAGCAAAAGAACTCTATTGGATTTTGAGAGATGTAAATTTAGAAACTGATAATACACTAAAACTTGTTTATCATGAACTAAAAAAATTATTTGATGCGGGGATACGATGAACGAAACACTTAATAAGAACCTCACACTCATTCAGGAGGTTGCTACAAAGGCACTTGAAGAACTCAAGAATTCCACAGAACGATTTGGTGGTGTAAATTATGCTGACCTACGAGTGGTTGATGTGTGGGTGAAATATAGTATTCACGAAGAGGATTTGGAGTATGGTGTGTTGATTGAAGAATGTTCTCCAACTGCTTATGATTTTCAGGATTATATGTTAGAATACCTGAAAGATAATCTGCCTAATAATTTGGGGTGGAGCATTTATGTGGAGTTGGATTGGTGATGACTAAAACTCAATCAGCATTAGAACGAGTTATTATTGAACTTGATAGTTGGTGTGATAATTGGACTCCGACATCTTATAATGACCCTCGCATTAGTTTGAGACAGATTGCTGACCGTGCCCGTGATGTTTTAGAACAGGAGAAAAATGACTATGATTTTAGATGAAGAAGTCATCAAACTTGTAAAAGAACACTTTGAAGAAGATTGGGATGAAAATGATGGTTGGGAGTATTCTGGAAACTTTGATGCCTTTGTGAAGTTTGCCCAAGAAATCTTTCAAATGGGTTATAATGAAGGTAGTTATGATATGTCCTACTATGAGTGAAATGAAACCCTTTATCTTTATCTTCATCATTCCACTTCTCATCATTACTGGTTATTTCCTTTCTATGGAACTACTGAATACTTACAATACTCAAAAGGACAGAGAGATGTTCTTGAAATCTTATGAGATTGTGATAGAATGTAGGAAGTCTTATAATGTGATTAATTCCGCAACTAACATTTGTGGTGAAGTTCCTGTATTTGTGAGTTCTGTAAAATGACTAAATGCACCTGTTCTTACATTCAAATAGGAACCAAGACCTCCAATAGCAAAAACCTCAATCCAGATTGCCCATTACACGGAACTGATAGTGTGTGGTATAATAGTCCAGAACAAGTCAATAAACGAAAGGATAGGTCTCAACGACTTCGGGAACTTTATGATGCTGCTCGCAAAGCAAGGGAGAATGTGAAATGAAAGTTTATTCACTCTATCACAACGAAACTTATGTTGCTTCCTTTCCAAATAAGGAAGATGCTGTTTTCTATGGTAAGCAATTCTATGAGGATGGATGGTCTTGTAATATTATTGAAGAGTATTTGAGTAAATCTCCACCACTTTATAGCACTCCTTATATTCCACCTGCTTCAAGCACTACTCCTACTATTCATAATGTAGTAAAAGCAGAACCTTATAAAGATGTGAGAGCAAATTGGGAGGAGAAATGACTTACGAAGTTCAAACTTGGGATGATGCAGATAAAACTGTGTATTATGAAACCGTAAAGGATGCTATTGATTATGAGAGTGCTCGTGATATAATTGTAGAGAAGTATCCAAATCGTAAAGTAATTGCTGTAATTAGAAAATGAATTTACTTGAAACACTTGAATACTTTCTCACAGAAACCGCAGCAGATATGGATGGTTTGTCTTGGGAAATCCGTGAGGAAACTAACTTTGAGGACAACAACATAGACCATTTGACTGAATGTTATGATTTCAATAAAGAACTTTATGATAATCTCAAACAAATCAAACTGATGATTGAAGAGAAAGACCCAGTAAAACAAATCCTCAACGACCCTAATGATGAACTGATTGAAAAGTTTGTGGAAAAGAAAAAAGAAGTTAATGATAAACTGATTGAGAATGTGCTAAAATGGTCTGATAAAGTTTTAGATGGTATTGATTTGAATGAAAAACTACCCGATGAAGAAAATGACTGAACCAACAGACACAGAAATCCTTGAATTTCTACTCAATCAATTCAAGATGTGTTCTCCTAAAATGAATGGAGAACACGATTGGGTTTTTATGAATAGTGGATTTCCTATGAGTAGAGCAAAAGGTAAAAGTGCCCGTGATGCTGTGATTGCTGCGATGAGGGCAAGATGACTGAAATTGTTAATCTTGAAGAATGTGTTGATTATGTCGTCAAAGTTGTTCGCAGAGACGATACAACTCTTTATGGTAAAATTAGAAATTCTCCCACCTATCCAGATGATGACCGTCCTTTTGTATTTGATTTGGGAAATGGTGGGGGACTTCGTTATAGTAAATATGGTAGAGTAGTAAAAAAGGCAAACAAACTTGATATTATTTGGATTAAAAAAATAGCAAAGGAAACCTGTGATGACTGAAAGAAAACCTATACAAATCTCTGGTGATATGGTATTATGTTCCGACAATACCTTATGGAAACTTGATGGTAGTTGGTGGGCAAAACTTGCTCCCATTCCTACTGACGAAGAATACGAAGAACAACGAGATGCCAGATTGGAATGGCATAACAAACTTACAGAAGCATTATATGAACGAGGTAGTTGGAGTAAAAAATGACTTATAAATAAAATGTCTATAGAAACCGCAATTCTCTACGGACAGATTAGGTGCTTTCGGGCACCTTTTCTATTATAAATACTAATGCGGTTTCTGTAGAATAACGATGACTTACCAAAGTCCAAGAATTTACATATACAAAATTACCTTTGAAGAAGTTCCATATTACTATTATGGAGTTCATAAGGAAAAATACTTCAACGAAGAATACTGGGGTTCTCCTACAACAAACAAGTGGTGTTGGGAACTTTATACACCAAAGAAACAAATACTTCAATTTTTTGATTATACGGATGAAGGTTGGTTGAAAGCACAAGAAATTGAAGAAAGATTGATAAAACCATTTTTTAATACAGATAAATGGTGTCTAAATGAAAGTTGTGGTGGTAAAGTATCTCTAAAAGTTTTGCGTGAAAGTGGAAATAAATGTTATGAACTTGGTTTAGGAGTTCATTCACTAACCAAAGAGCAAAGAAGTGAAAATGCTAAAAGAACTGGTAAAATTTATGGAAAAAAAGGAGGTGAAAGAGTATATCAACTTGGTGTTGGAGTTCACGGAAGAACAAAAGAACAGATGAGTGAAGATGGGAAACAAGGAGGAAAAAAATCATACGAACTTAAAATAGGAATACACGGAAGAACCAAAGACCAGATGGTTGAAAATGGTAGAAAGTGTGGAAATAGAACATATGAACTTGGAATTGGAATACACGGACAAAGCAAAGAAAAAATGACGGAAAATGGAAGAAGAGGTGGAAAAATAGGAGGTAAAAAAACAAGTTCTCAAAGATGGATGTGTCTTGAAACTGGATTTATCACAAACGCAGGTGCTCTTTCAAATTATCAAAAGAAAAATGGAATAGACATCACTAAACGAGTGAGAGTGGTATAAGGACACTTTACAAACTGGAACAAGGTGCCTTTACAGGGCACCTTTTTTGTTGTATACTGACCTTATGAGTAATCACTTAAATGAATAACGATTGGAAACCAACTGAAATCAACGAAGGACAATCAACAAACTGGGAACCAAGGAAGCAACACCCCGAAGAAGTCGCAAATGGACTTCGTGATGCTTTTAGACAAGCAATCAAAGATGGTGTGATGGATGCTACTCCTTATTTTAAATCTATGACTTTCAAATCTGATATTGAAAAAACAGAAGCAGAAATCAAAGTGCTTCAAAAGAAACTTGAACTCCTCAAAGAGATTGAGACACATAAATCTCAACCAAGAATGTATCTTGAAAACTCTGGGAAGTATGAGGTTGTCTCTTATAATGGTGAGAATTATTATCGTCTGGAATATCCAACTGATGTTATTTGGTATAAGAAAAAGAAACCTGCTGATGGTATGATGCTGGTTCGTATTACTGATGGTGAAACTCGTCGTCTGCTTGAAGGACTTTGGTTTAATGAGGTGCGAAAGGGAAATTATACTTATGTGGGTGAAGAATGGTTGCCTGATGAGTTAGAATATGAAGAAGATGAGATGGGATATAATCAAGGATGGAATGATTGTTTGAACGAAATCAAGAGGAAAAACTGAAATGACTGAACCAGAAATCATCGTAGAAAGAAAAAAATACGGAAGATGTGCTGTGGATTATACTATGAGAGTTTATCAAAAACTTGATGAAGAAACCATAATGATTGATGGTGTGAAGTATCAAAAAGTAGAAGAACCAAAACCACAAACACTTTATGAGATGTTCTGTAAAGAACAATTGGAGTTTGTAAATAGAGAAGTTATTTGTGATATTGTTGAAAGATGGTTGCCTGATGAAGATGGTGGTGATGATAGATATGCTTGTGGTTGGAATGATTGTGTTGAGAAGTTGAAGTTGAGGTTGAAATGATTGAACCATTAAACCATAAATTAGATGTAAGTAAAATCAAAACACTCACAGATGTAAAGAATGTCTTTGAGTGTATGAATTTGTATTCTTATGCTGAAGAAGACCACGAAAAGTATGAACTCCTCAAAGAATACTTCACAATTCCAAACGAAGCACAAGAAATCAAATTTGAACTACCACGCAAGTCATTAGAAGAAATCTCACAAGAGTTTGATGAGAAGATTGATAAACATATTGAGAGTATCAAGCATAAGTTTGCTGAACTCAAATGTCATCAAGAGTATTACTACAATCAAAAGTTCAATAGAATTATTGAGAACTTTAAGTATGCGAAGGAACACGGACAATTCCCAGTCAGACTTACAGTAGGTAATTTAGATTGTTCTACTCTTGGTGTGAGCAGTGCTGTAGATTGGACTACAGAATTTAGAATTGGTAAAGATGTGGTAGGATACTGGGACATCAAACCAAACATCAAAGTGTATCTGGAAAAGAAACCAAATGTGATTGTGAGATACTTTACTAAGCTACTTCTTGACTTTACTTGGAACGACAAGTGACACTTTCTAAACTGGCACAAGAGCATCCCACAGGTGCTCCTTTTGGTTGTATAATGACTTCATAACAAACAAACCGATGCACTACGAAACTGACATCATCATTCATCAGTATTCATCTGATGGTGATTTTTATTACAAACTCAAAGTCACAGATGTAATGAATATGGATTACTACTATGAGGGTAGTGCTTCCACACTTGATGATGTTATGGAATGTATCCAACTCCATCTCAAACAACACCAGAACTGAAATGACTGATACACAAAAACTTCAATTCCTTCTCACCAAACTTCAAGAAACTGCAGACAGTAAGCATTGTTATGATGAATGTGGTGATGATTATTCTCCTTCAGACGCTGGAAATTATGATGATGCTTTTGATGCGGGATTTGAGTATGGTGAAATAACATTTGCTCGTGATTTGCTTCAACAACTTAAACTTCAAACACAAATTGAACCTCATTTGAAATGACTGCCTTCACTTACAAAGGATACGGACGCATCTACACTAATCCAGAACACATTCAAGTTGTAGAAGATATTATCAAATTACTTGATGAGTTTGAGTGGAGTTATTATCCAGAAGGACTTGTAGCATCTTGGGATATGTATCCAAATGTTGAGTATGTTGGTAAGTTTGAATTGGATGGAGAAAAGTTCAAAGAATTCTGTAAAAAAGCAGACATTCCTGTGTTTATCTTTGATGCTGGTATGAATGATTATCCTTCTGGATATTATCCTACAGAACCTTTGAGTAAAGAAGAAATCAAAACACTTTCTTATGGAGAACTGAAATGACTATCAAAGCAACTGAACTTCTCAAACTCTTTTCCAAAGCAAAGCAACTTGATTTAAGTGTTGAAATTCGTGAGGACAAAGATGGTGATTATATAGTTCGTATCTACGAAATGTACCACCCAGAAGGATTTGATGAAACAGTATTCATCAATCAACAAGGTGAAACTAATTGGGATAAGAGATGTTATAGTTTTGATTATATGATGGATGTTCTTGATGAAAAGTTAGAAGAAAAACGACAAGAAGAAATCAAAGAACAAAAACGACAAGAACTTCTTGCTCGTTTGACTGATTTTGAAAAGGACTTGCTTGGAGTAAAATGACTGAACGAGTAAAATTCAAAACTATCACACGAGTGATTGACCCAAAGACACGCATTCATTATCTGGATGCTGTTGATGAGAATGGATACCATTGGTCTGCTCAAATGACCCACCAAGAAGAACCTTGGATTATCTACAAAGAAGTTTGGAAAAAAGACCCACAGCAACCTTATGACACTTGAAGAAATCCTAGAAGAATATGGACAGGAAGTATTAGACACATACTACGAACTGTTCCCAGACAAAAGTATTTCAAAGTTTCCTGACCGTTTCTGTGGTTTTGTTGGTGAATATTCTGATTTTGTGTTAGACTGTTACTATTCAACGGGTAGTGATGAACTTGAACCTATTGAACACTTTGAAAACGGAGTGTTTCAAGAGTATTATTACTACGACGAAAAAACCTCAACTGGATTTGTATTTTATAATGAACGATGAAACCAAAAAACGCAGGATTTGACGGAGCAAAAGGTATCAATCTCAATCATCCTGCTATGGAGGATGGTGGTATCTTTCAGTTGAGAAGAGGTAAAAAACCATTACAACCAGATAAGTATAATCTCAAAAACCAACTACTCTGGTATTATCCTGACGATGAGGATGCTAAACTTTATTATTGTAATGAGAACAACCAACTATTTGAGTTGGATTTTATACCTGTATCACAATGACTAATGAAGATATGCCTTGGGTGATTGGACTAACTGATGAAGAAATCCAACAACTCCGCACCAATAAACAAGAACTCACAGAATACGGCAAACAGAAAATCCGAGAACTTATGAATAAAAAACCAACTCTTTATAATAAACTAGAAGAGTGGGTTGATTATGGAAACTTCGCACAATCCAGAGATGTTCTGGTAAATGAGATTGTGAATATCGTAAAGGATTGGTTGCCGAAAGAACACGAAACTAACAGTTATAAGTGGAATGAGTGTATTAGAATGATTAGGGAAAATCTACGATGACTGATGGTAAGTTGAGGTTTTATGATAAAGGAAAAGAAACTCTCACAATTGATGATAGTTCTTGGGGAAAAGTCCAAACTCCAGAAACACAGTTGCACATCAAAGAAATGACCCACGAAGAAATGCTTGAAGAAGCGGCAAAACGAGAAAAAGAGAATGAAGTATTAAAGATTGCTATTGATTTCATTGAAGAACATTCAGAAGCAATGAAACAACTTCGTAAGATTGAGCATGAAGAACTAATTGAAGAACTGCAAGCAAAGAAAAAAGAAAACTTCCAACTGGTTGCCGATGCTTGTATGAAAGAATATGAGCAGAAGTATCATCGTGATGTATTCCCAGTGGATGAGCATTGGGTGTATATGGTTTCCGAATATTTCGGCACAGGGGAGGGTCAAACTGTGTGTGTTATGATGACACAGGCAAATCCTGGTCATAAAGAAGATTTTGAAAACTCTACCAATAAGTATGTTGCTTGTACTACACAGCAATATCGTGCTGTAAGGGCATTTCATGAGCAGTTTGGCACTTGGTATCTTCATGGTCTCAGATTTCTCAGTAAAGAAGATTTCTTCAGTGAATATTCATACTACATTCCTCCAGCAATGATGAAGCTCCTTAATAGAAGTTGCTTCAAAGACTTCTACACCCGTGTTCATTATAACTTCTCATAATGGACTTCACAAAACGCCAACTGGTTCTATTGACAACTGCCCTTACTTTGTTCTATGATGAGATTGCAAAGACAGCACCTTCTGAAATGAAGTTGGAAGTTATGGAACTTGCACAGATGATTCAAGATGCTTATGAGGAAGTAGAGTGAGTAGATTTACTGAAAACCCAGACGAAATTGTACTTCAAGACATTCAAATGTTTCATCTTGAAAGTATGAATGAACGCACCTTATGGGTTGGTGTGTATACTGAAGACGATAAAATCTATCACTTGAATATTTCTGCGGATGGTGATAAACTGAGGTACTATTGGAGTGATGAAACCCCGTGAGATTTGAAAATCCAACGAAATGGGAACTCTTTCTTGATGGATTCCATAACTTCTGGAACTGTCTGGATTGTTATAATGACGGGGATGATTGGGGATATAGTGAGTTCTGGGAAGGTTTATCTTTGGGATGGTATATGGAGTACATCTATCCTTATGATGACCCATACAATATCACTATTTCACCTGAACGCAAGTTGAGGTTAGACCAAAAACCACCAGTCATTTATGTATCAGAAGAAGCATATGATGCTCTTGTAGAAGCAATCAATCAACCACCAGAATATAATGAAAAGATTGCTAGATTATTAAGTCGTAAAGCACCTTGGGAAGATGAACGAGAAATCTAAAATCTACTACAATATCTGGTGTTGTGCCTATCAACGCAGAGGGATGTACAAAGGAACAGATAGGGAGCACAGAGAGCATGAAACTATCCGTATGTGTCTTGATATGAAAGACGTAAAGTTTTACCAATTTGATACTGAAAAACCGCATTATCTCTAATGACTTGGATCGATTACTACATTAACCACTGCTGGTTTACTGGTTGGCAAAACATTCGCGGATCATTTCGTATCTGGCGTGATTTGATTTCTGGAAACTATAAGGACTATGCGCTGATGTGGTATGACGACCCTTATGAAGAGTGTTTGTCTTGGTTTTGGCAATGTTTAGGTGATGACGATACTTTACCCAAGGAGTTTCTTGAGCATCTGCAGCAAATGGCAGAAGATGTAAAGACTGGTAAAGTTAAAACAATTCCATTTACCCTAGAAATGATTGATAAACTTGATGACCTTGTTGGTGATATTGAAGTTGATTTAAATGAAAAGTTACCCAATGAAGACATTACCTGATAAAAACGAATTGCGTATTATGTGGAGTGTTGCTACTTCATCCGCAATTGAATCTAGACAACCTGCATATGAAATCTTTGCCAATCTGTTGTATAATGATTTAAACGATAAAGAATTTCCTATTAAACTTGGGGAGAAGAGTGATGGGGATGTTTGACTATTTGAGGTCTTCCTATGATCTTGGAGAACAATTCACAAATGTAGAACTACACACCAAAGATATTGAAGACGGAATAGGTGGCACAATGTCTCACTATTGGTTAGACCCTCACGGATATTTGTATCATATTGATTTCTCCCACACTGCAGACTTTGTAGAACTCAAAGAAGGTGATGAAGGATATGATTCTATACATCTGTGGTGTAACTTTAAGTGGGTTCCCAATGGCAATCACGGAAAAATTAGTCCTTGTATGATTACCAAATATGTTGAGGTTTATCCTCCAACTTGGGACGGTGAATGGACTGACTGGCCTCGCTGTAAAATCCACTTCAAGTATGGTAGACTTATGGACTATGAGTTTGGAACACGATGATTTCTACTGAACTGTTTCCTCATGAGAATCACCCATACCGATTAGAGTTTGGTGAAAAGAAAAATCCTACGGTTTGTTATTTTTCTTGCGAAGAACACTTGCAAAAATATCTAGAAAGGTATAGACTGGATAGTAAGACAACAAAGATTGATTATCGTGATGGAAAACCCATTGAGTCCAGTAAAAAACACAAGAGAAGTGTGGAACAAAAGTCTAAACCAAAAAGTGACGGAAGTTCAAGTACAGTTCGCAAACGAAAACCCAGCGTGGATTCCAATCGAAACACTACTCGCTCTACAAAGTCTAAAAAATGATACAGGTAATTGAAAATGAAGATGGATCTTTCGATATCTCCTGGGATGAAAATTCTCCTACGGAAAGTATTCTCAACACCTGGACTGAAAAAGACTTCATCAAAGTCATTATGGAACATCTTCAAAAACTGAAAGACGATGGATGATAAAACCAAACTCATTCTTGCTATGATGCAGATTGATAATCTTACTGAACTACTAAAAGGAAATCAGTATCAAGACTTTCTATACAGTAAACTAATCTCCACACGAATTGAACTACAGAGGCAACTGAATCATTATGAGTAAACAGTTTTATGACGACGATGCTTTTTATGTGGAGCAAAAAAGTTGGGGTACTTGGCAATCACATTATCCAGATGGTGGTGGGATTATCACATCACTAACTGAAGACCAATGTGTAACTGCTACTCGTTGGTATTTAAAAGCAAAACAAGACGGTGAGTTTGACAAATCACCTGATAAAACTTATGATTCAACTGTTGGAGGAAAACTATGACTATTCGCAATTTTGTAGATAAAAACGGCAATTCGTGGGAATGGGTTGAGACAGAAGAGACTGTAAAAGCAGTTCAAGAACTTGCAAAGTTTGCTGGTAATTACAACGGACCTCTTTATGCACCACATCCTGATTTGAAAAATGAACAATAAACCCCTAACGCCTGAAGAAGTACAGCAAGCAGCAGAACAATTCTTTCCTTTGTTTCGCATTGTTAATAGTCGTATGCCTACAAATGCCACAACAGAAGACACGCTCAAGGTAATGGAAACGGTCTGTAATCTTGCACACAAACTTCGTTTAGAAGAAGAAAAGATTAAATTTGGATTCAATAAGAATGAAAATGCGACTGAATCCTAATCAACAATTTTGGGCAAATATCTTTCGTTGTGCTGTAGAAAGGTCTAACATTTACTTTAATGAAAAAGACCTCGATAGACACGCAAGAGAGCATACAACTGTCGTATTAGCGTTACAAAAAGGAGAACAATTTTGGAAAGAACTGCTGTAGAATATCCCTATCATGTTCTTGATAAGACTACTCCTTGGTATGAGTGGTTGTGTTACTGCGAAATCTGCCACCAATTAAATGCTCCAGGACAACCATCTTTGGGGCGTTTTATGTCATATAGGCGTTACTTAAAATCTGTTGGACTTCTTGATAATGATTAGAAAATTTATTGAATGGTTTTTTACTTCAACAGAAATTTTTGTTGAAGATGATGTTTATTCAAAGTTACTTGAACTTGAATTGAGAATTGAAGCACTTGAAGCGGAAAGTGTAGAGAATAGCAATTGCTTTTATGAACTCTCTAATTCTATTGATGCAGTTGATGCACGCATAGATATTCTGACTCTTGAAAATTGGAATAAAAACGATGTATGAACTCGATGATTTTGAAAAGGCTCTTGCACACTTTGGCACAAGAGTCGATGTAATTATTGCAATGGAAATGGGAGGCAAATTAGATGCTGACGCTGCTTACAAAAATATTAAAATGGAACTCAAGGAACTCAAACGAGTTCGAAAGTCTATCAAGAAAGACAAGGATTTGTGATAAGTGTGGAGTGGTGAAACCACTTGACAAAGACCACTATCAGGTGGTAAAATACTTCCGCGATGGTTTCTCTTACTATTGCCACGATTGCTCTAAACACAAACCAAGAAATGACTGACTTTGATTACAAAAAGTATTCTCTTGAGAATCTTGAAAATTGGATGCATGATGCAATGTCTTCTGGTGAAGCAACACCAAAAGAGATTTATGATGTAATTGTTGGTGTAGTAAAAGATAATTACTACACATATAAACAAAAAACATCTGAAGCATATGAACTTCTTGGACTTTTGAATAGTGGTGTTGATAATAACAAATATAAGGATTATCTAAATGAAATCTTGAGTTGTGATAAAGATAACTCTTCACCAGAGTGTAAAAGTGCTTGGGATGATTTTTGGGAAGATATTGATAATCGCTCAGAAAAATCCAAAGTCCATATAACTGAAGATGGAGACCTTTATCCAGTAAAAGATAGAGTAGTAAAGTGGCAACTTCCTGTTGAAGAATGTAAAGATACTGATACTGATGAGACAGAATATTTTATCAGTTTCCCTGATGATTTATTAGAAGCAGCAAATCTGAAGGAAGGTGATACTGTGGAGTGGATTGACCGTGGGGACGGTAGTTTTGAGTTGCGTAAAGTAACTAAACCACTTGGAATGGATGAGTGTTGATGTATACAATCAAACTTCTTGCACCCGCTGCTTTAATGTTATGTGCCGAAAGTGCATTATCTAATCAAGGATATTGTGCTCTTGACCAACCCAAACCATCTGTGGTAAGATACTACGAAGCTGGTAAGTCCTGTTATGTTGAAGGGACTTTTTACACTAAATGCGAGGACCGATTAAATGGCACTAAGTAAACAAACTTTAGATCATATCTTGGAAGCAGAATCACATCTTCGTGCTGCTATTCGTGTTGCATCTACATCAGAAAAACCATTAGTTGTAAAACAACTGTCACAAGTTCTTCTTGATATGGAAAACTGCAAAAAAATCGAAGAACTGATGGATATGTTGGAAGATAGAAAACCAGGAAGTCGTGGTAGTTTTGGTTCTTTCTTCAACGATTAAGAACTGTTAAACAATCCCAAAGAGAATATTAAGAAACCACACAACCCCCTTAAATAGTGTTAGGATATGGACATAATCACGGGAGCAAAACTTATGACTCTTCCTTCAAAGGGAAATAAAAAACTTACAGACGAAGAGTTTAATGAAATGACTGCACTTAAAAATGTAATCAATCAACGCCCTGCTGCTGTAGTTCCTGAGAAGATGGAGCAATTTACTGAGTATCTTGTGCGAAGTTTGAGAGAAAAGGGTGGTTGAGTTTCTGGGGGGTTGACAACCCTCTTTTTTATGCTATACTTATCCAATGAACAAAACTTTTCTTAAATGGGCTGGCAATAAAACAAGAGTTCTGCCCCATCTTATTCCCCATATTGGTTATCCAAAGCGTTATTGTGAACCCTTTGGTGGTAGTCTTGCTGTTGCTTTGAATACACCAGCACAGCAATATATCCTCAACGATGTGAATAAGGATTTGGTAGCAATCTATCAGAATTTGGTAAATCCAAATGATGATAGTTTCATTCAATACTGCGAAGAACTATTCACGCCAGAGAATAATACAAGAGAAGTATATTTGGAGTTGCGAGAGCACTTCAATCAAGCAACAGATACTACAGAGAGAGCAAGGTTATTCATTTATTTGAATAAGCACTGTTTTAATGGACTATCAAGATATAATAGCAAAGGAATGTTTAATGTTCCTTATGGTAGAGAAGTTGTAAATAAGGATACTGGGGAGAAAGAAATACAAAGTGCTTACTTTCCCAGAGAGGAAATGATGAACTTCAGGATGTATTTCTTATCCAAACAATTGGTGAGGTTCACATCACTTTCTTTTGAAGATTCATCTCTGTATGAGGATTTGGAAGCAGGTGATGTTGTCTACTTTGACCCACCGTATGTTCCTGCATCAAATACTGCAAATTTCACAAGTTATGCGACTGATGGATTTACTTCTGACCAACAAGTTCAGTTAGCACAACTTGCAGAATCTCTTTCATCTAAAGGTATCAAAGTGATTGTATCAAATCACGATGTTCCTATTACAAGAGAACTCTACAAAAATGCTACAATCTATCAAATTCAAGTAACTAGAACGATTGCTGCAAAAGGCGGCAGTAGGAAAAAAGCAAGTGAACTCATAGCAGTTTACTAACTTGGATCCTCTAAAGTGTACCTATAATGTAAGCAACAAACTTGAAATGTCCACCCGAGCACGAATCGGTCTTGAACTTAAGAATGGTTCTATTCTCTCTGTGTATCACCACTGGGATGGTTATCCTGAATGGTTGGGTCGTATCCTGAACACTCATTACAACACTCGTCAGAAAGTTGCTGACTTGATTGATGGTGGTGATATGTCTTGCTGCTGGACTGATGACCGCTGGAATGATAGTGCAGTGAAGGGTGTTTATGGACCCAACTATTATTCTTATCGTAACGATGATTGTCCTCCTCGTCTTGATGCTGATTTGTGTGAGTATCTTCTGCCTGCTAATGGTGAAGAGTATGCCTATGTCTTCCGCAACGGTGAATGGGTGTGCTACAATATGAATTGTTATGAACAAAAACTTCCTGAAGTGATTGAAATCCCCTCTGCTGCGCTTGCTGTTTAATTCTTAGGTAAATTATTATGAAACAACAAAACGGATTTATTGACCCTGCTGTTGCTGCTATTGCTGTCGGTGTGGTTGTGATTGGTGGTCTCATCTTTATTGGTGGTCCACAATATAATGTGTGGCAGCAATCTCTTGCTGGTAAAGCAGAGTTGCAAAAAGCAGAATACACTCGTCAGGTAGCAGTTCTTGAAGCACAAGCAAAGAAAGATAGTGCTCAACAACTTGCTGATGCTGAAATCATCCGTGCTACTGGTGTTGCTAAGGCAAACCAAATCATTGGTGATAGTCTGAAGGACAACCGTGAGTATCTTCAGTATCTTTACATTACTGGTCTTGAAGAAGGATCTAACAAAGGTAATGTGACCATCTATGTTCCCACCGAAGGTGGTATGCCTGTTCCTACTCTTCAAATGAGCAAATGAACAAAAAGTACATTGTTGTTGGATTGATTGGTTTTGCAGTTATTCTTGGTTGGAATGTCTTTCTAATCCAGCGTGATGACAAAATGTATGATGCTTACTATCGCTCTAAGGCAATAGAGAATCTCAAGAAACCACCCTCTATAGAAATCAGATGAGTATTGTACTCGGTGTAGCAATCTACGCAGCACTGGTTGCATTTGTATCCTCCATTATGCTATATTACTTAAAGGTAATGTATTCACGCGAAGAAGCAAAACTTAAGGAGAAATCCAAATGATCCCCAAACGACTCCGTGACCTTATTAAACAAGCAGAAATGGACAAAGTAGCAGAAGAGTTCTGGAAAGAAGTTGAGCGTGAAGCAGCGAAACTTGAGGTAACTGTTGACTACTATCTCGCTGAGTTTTACTAATGACTTTTATTCTTGGTATGGGAATCGGTATTCTTTTGACTGTAGGAGTTTCTTTTATAGTTGCTTCCGACATTGACAATAACGACAACTAATCTTAAACTTAAGAGGTAATTTACAAAGACAAATGGCACAAAAGTTTCTTTACATCGTTGACCACTACATTCCTTTTCCGTCCAGTGAATACGGTGGACTTTGGAATGTGATTGCGGAAAACGACAATGAATGTTTTGATTTGATTTCTGCAGAAGATTCTGACAATTTTTATGAGCAACACTATACTACTCTTCGTGAAAATGTGTTAAGCGCGAGGACTTATGCGCTTGCTGAGGATGTAGAATCTGCAGTAGTTGAATCTTTTACAACCTGATGACTCACCACGTTACTCACACCAATAAAATGGTGTTTGATTTGAAGAAACAGTACCAAGAACGTATTGAACAACTGCAAAGTAAAATTGCAGAACAAGAACACGAAATCTCACAACTGCAGAAACAAATTGAGTATATGTCGCGTGACAAGTTCTATGATTGCTGAGTTTCCGCATAAAGCACCCGAAAATTATTATTATGAGTTCGAAGAGTTCAAGCGTGGAGTTATTGCTATATGGTTGTATTGCAATCGTAAGTTTGATTACAATAATGGTGCTCCCACAAGGACAATCTGGGGATTCTACAAATCCAAGACCAGAGAATACTTTGCCCCAATCAATAGTAAGACAGTTGGTGCTCGTGTAAATATCAACGACACGCGAAACTATTCAGCAATGCCTATCAAGCAGTCTCCATTGGATGCGTTCTTTGTATGACATACAAACCACAAGTCAATGATTATGTTGAATGGACAAAAGGTGTTGAAGGTTGGGTTTATTTTAGGGATGACGAATATGTTACGATTGAGTATGTTGTTCGTCCTAAAGACCAAGTAAACTATCACGCCTGCCCCATTCACGCAAATGAAAGATTGCTTGTTGTTTGTTATAAAGAAGATTGGAAACATTTAAAGTATGTTAAATCAAGAAAATCAAGATATGAAGAAGAACAGAACTGTCTGGCGATTGCTTGCTAAGGCACTTGGAGAAAAAGCAAGTAAATGTGATAAAGAAGCGGATAAGGTAGCACTTATCCGCCTTTTGATGTTTTTGAGCATTTTTATTACCAACTGCTTCATTATCGCTAATGCAATTCGACATTGGAATGATGAGACTAAGATAGAAGTATTTGTTGAAACTTCTAGTATGCCAGAATATCAAACTCCACCTATGAGAGTTGCAAATAAACCCCTTGAGTTTGAGTAACAATAAATAACTAAAAAGTTATTCATAAGATGGACGCTCAAGACATTCGCAATCTTCAAGAAGCATATATGGAAGTTGTTGAAAACCAGCAACTTGATGAGATGCCATATCAAGTAATGGGTTCTCCTGATGGAAAGAAAGAGAAGAAGATTGGTAAACCAGTAAAGAGTAGAAAGTATGCTGACGCAAGAGCAGCAGAACTTGAAGATACTCATAAAAAAACAGGTGGCAAATATCGTTCACAATATGTTGAGGATTATGACCTATACGACATCATTCTTTCGCACCTTCTTGATGAAGGATATGCTGATACTGAACAAGCAGCAACGGCAATTATGGGGAATATGAGTGAAGAGTGGAGAGAGAGTATTATGATTGCTGAAGGAATGACTATGAAGGACTTCAAGGCAAATCGTCAGAAGAATAAGAGGAGATCTGCTTCTGCTGATGCTGAGAAGAGAGGTCATGTAGGTAAGGAATGGTATAACAGTGGTAGAAGATATTCTCCAGATGAAGCAAAGAGAAGTCGTGCAAATATGGATGATGAAGAAAGACGCACGAGACATCGTAGTGCTGTAGATCCTGATAATGAGGATGATAATAACTACTCTGCAGATAAGACGAAGAATCCTAAGAAACTTCGTAAGCAAAAAGCAATGGGAGAATTAGGATAAAATGCTAACATTTAGAGAGTTCTACGAAATCTGCGAAGCAAAAAGACCAGACACTCCACCTCAAGCAGTTCCTGGAACTTACAAGAGGAGTGATACTGGTGTGCAAACTTATACTCTTCAAAGATATGAAGGTCCAGAAGGGAAACCAACAAAGAAAGAAGTTAATAAGTTAATTGTAAAGCGTAGTGGCGGAAAAGAAGTAACAAAGAGACTGAAAAAGTTAGCAAAATCTGTTAAAAAAATTGATTGATTTTTACTTGGATCCTCTAAAGTGTACCTATAATGTAAGCATGAAACAAATTATGGACTGCTTCGATGACATTCAAATTGAAGAATCTAATGGATTTGATTTTATTGAAAAAGATCTAACTGAACTCATTGAAGAATCTAACGACTTCAATCTTAATGAGTATCTTAACTCCAACTATGATTACTGACAGTTTCTAAACTGTCCACCAAATCACCCACACAGAACACTTTTCCTTTATTATTCTCAAATGACTGAACACATCCCCAACGTGCTCCCTCACATTCAAGAACTGAAAGATGCTTGGCGTCGTCAAGATTTTATCTTTACTAAGCAGCAACAAGAAGAATATGATTTGCTTCTTGCTACTCGCCGCGAACGTGTAAAGCAATTCTATACTGAAGGACGAGTATTCAAGGGTTCATATAAAGCAAAGGAAGTAGAGTTCTAAATACTAAAAAGTAGTGTTTAGATAACAATGAAAACCTTTCAGGAGTTTATGTCTATTTGCGAAGAAGTTGATGACAAGTCAAAAGCACTTGGATTCCAAGCAACAATCAGAAAAGCAAGACCTGGCGGTCGTATTGGTGCTGAACGCAAAAAGACAACTCCTGAAAAACGCCGTATGAAAGCAGTTGGCGGTGGTAAAATGGAACCAGCAAAAGAATACAAACCACGCAAGGATATTGGAAAACCAAAGGGTTCACAAATTCAACAACCAGAACAAGAGCGTGGATCTGCTAGAGAAAGACAACTGGCAGCAGCAAAAGAGGAAAGAAGAAAAGCAGCACAGGCAAGAATTGCTGCTAAGAAAGGTGGAGAATCACCAGCACCAGCAGCAGAAAAACCAAAAGCAAAAGAAGTAGTAAAAGCAGCAACTAAACTTCTTTCTAAGAAGAAAGCAACAGCAGAACCCGCTCCTGGATACAAACCACAAAAAGCATCTGGTCTAAGCAGACAAGAAAGATTGCATGTTACAAGAAAGGGAGAACAGAAACTCCGCGATCTTGTAATTGCAGGAGAAAGAGAAAGAGGTAAAAACATTAAGAGTGAGAAAGACCTCCAACACCGATACACTTCTCGCTGATACTTACTTGGATCCTCTAAAGTGTCCCTATAGTATAAGCACTCAAACGAAACAACATTATGCTCTGGCAAGACCGCAACGGTAACTGGTTCAGCACTGTTTCTCCTATCGACATGAAAATTGAGCGAGCAATGATTGAAGCAAACGCTAACAAAGTCTGGGAAGAAAAAGAGCGTTCTGGTGATTGGTTGTTTGATGAAATGTTTGGCGGTTGATTAACTGTCCGCCAGCACCCTTTCCAAGCGTCAGGAAGGGTGCTATAATGTCTTTTAGATACCAAACCACCTGAAACTCTGTAATTCGTAATGATTCCTCATCTGATCAATCTTCGTCCTCACCAAGAACGCGGAGTTGCTGCTATGCAACAGCATGATAAAGGTCAAGTCATTGTTCCTACTGGTGGTGGCAAGACTCTGAAGATGATCTATGATTGTCTGCGTGAGTTGCAGTCACAAACTCCCCAGACCATTGTTGTTGTTGCTCCGCGTATTCTTCTGGCAGAGCAACTGTCTTCGGAGTTCCTGGAGTTTATCACTAACGCTGCTGTTTTCCATGTTCACAGTGGCGAAACTCATCACGAGTCTTCTACTCGCCCTCAAGAGATTCGCAACTGGGTTGATGCTAATGCCGACAATCATCGCCTGATTGTAACCACCTACAACTCTCTGTCGCGTCTTCAAGTGGCAGAAGTTGATGTGGATACCATTTACTTTGACGAGGCACATAATTCTGTTCAGCGTCACTTTTTCCCTGCAACTGAGCACTTTGCTGCTAATGCACGCCGCTGCTACTTCTTCACTGCTACCAGGAAGACTTCGCTCACTCCTTCTAAACCTGGAATGAACGATCGTGATGTCTATGGAGATATTATTTGCCGCGTTTCTGCTCCTGAACTTGTTGATGGAGGATACATTATTGCTCCTAAGATTGTAGCGAAGAAGTTTGATGTACTTGCACCAAAGCAGGTAACTGCTGAATGTGACAGTAGCAATCTGATGGACACTCTGGAGGATATTGATTGCAAGAAAATCCTGGTATGTGTTAAGTCTGCGAAGCAACTTATCAACCTGATGTCTCATACTGACTGTGCTTCCCAACTAAATCAGCGTGGTTATTCTTACCTCTACATCACCTCAAAAACTGGAGCGATTATTGATGGTAAGAAAGTCAATCGTGAAGTATTCTTTGACACGCTCAATTCTTGGGGTCGTGACCCTAACAAGAAGTTTGTTTGCTTCCATCGCTCTATTTTGAGCGAAGGAATTAATGTCAGCGAACTAGAGGCGGTCGTCTTTCTTCGCAATATGGATGTGATTGAAATGACCCAAACTATTGGTCGGGTTCTTCGCCTTGGCGGCAAAGAAAAGGTCTTCGGTCTCTGTGTGGTGCCTGTATATTCCAAAGTTGGAGTATCTACAGAGCGAGCACTCCAGCGAGTTGTTGATGCTGTGTTTGAGAAGGGTGAGATGGTTGATAGTGTAGTGCGGCGGTGAGTCTCGCCTAAGAACCCAGTCACAGTCAGGGGTCAAAACCTGATTTTTCTTCAATTCTACTGCAGCGGTGTCATAGGTCATCCACTGCAACCAAATTCCTGATTTTTACTAAAGTATAGATTTTACCATGGATTTCGTTGAGTTCGTTCCTGCTTACAACCGAATTAAAGCAAAAGGTTTCATAAAGTCTCATCGCAAAGGTGATACTGGAGTTGGTCATACTTTTGAACAAGAACTTGGTTTGACTGAGAATTGTATCTCTGGTCCAGATATTGATGGAAAAGAGTTGAAAGCAGCAAGGAAAGGTGCTGGTGGAAAACAAACTCTCTTTACAAAGGAAGGTGAATGGCAGATACCTCAATTAAAGTTCCTAGAAACTTTTGGATTTCCTCACACAAAACACATTGGGGAATTGTCTGGACAATCTACTGTGACAAGAACCAAAAACAACAGAGGATTTTGGATTCATACTGATGATGAATATGTTTCCATAAAGCACGAAGAACTGGAGATTGTTAGGTGGGATTGGGATTCACTTATTAAACAGTTTGCTCACAAATTTCCATCTTGTGTTAAAGTATTTGCCGATGTTGAAGTTCGTAATGGTATAGAGTATTTTCACTACAATGAAGCGTATGTCTACATTTCTATTGATAAAAATCTGTTTCGTAAGGCAATCGAAGATGATGTAATTTCTATTGACTTACGACTGAGAACCCAGTATAATGTTGGCACTGGTAAGGGTGTTCGCAATCGTGGCACTTGCTTTCGTATAAATCACTCAAATATGGATAAATTGTTTGTAAAAGAGGTTCTTGAATGAAGGATGTTATTCTTTATGGTGACTGCCGCTCAACTCTTAAACATTTTGTAGACGCTGGTGTAAAAGCACAAATGTGTGTGACCTCTCCACCATACTACGGTCTGCGTGATTACGGTAACGAAGATAATCAAATTGGTTTAGAAGAGTCGCCTGAAGAGTTTATCTCCCAACTGGTAGAGGTGTTTCGCGGTGTGCGTGATGTTCTTACAGATGATGGCACATTGTGGGTTAACATTGGTGATTCTTATTACAACTATCGTTCTGGTAAAGGTCAGACACTACCTAAGCAATCTGTGGCATCTAACAACCAAGATTTGCCACAAATACGAAATCCTAGAAGAGGAAATAAACTTGAGGGTCTAAAGGATAAAGATTTGATTGGTATTCCTTGGATGCTAGCATTTGCTTTGCGTGCAGATGGTTGGTATCTACGACAGGATATTATTTGGAGCAAACCAAATCCAATGCCCGAAAGTATGAAAGATCGATGTACCAAATCTCACGAATATATCTTCCTCTTATCTAAGAGCAAGAACTATTATTTTGATGTTGATTCGATTAAAGAACCCACTGTAGATGGCAAGGAATTAAAACGGAAACGTAGTGTATGGGAAGTAACAACTAAACCATACAAAGGTTCTCACTTTGCAGTTTATCCTCCAGAACTTATTGAACCTTGTATTATTGCTGGTTCTCGTGAAGGTGACACTATTCTTGACCCATTTATGGGTAGTGGGACTACTGCTGCTGTTGCCAAATCTTTGGGAAGGAATTATGTTGGATGCGAACTTCACGAGGAGTATGGTAAATTGATTGAAAAGAGAGTTAGTGAAACTGTTGGTCTTACCAAGTTTATGTAACGATGAAAGAAGGATTTACAATGTTCAAGGATACATATGCTGCAATTCCGTTTGGGAATCAGTATCTTATCATTCACAATGGTCAGCAACTTGAGAAAGTTTGTAGGACCGAAAGTTCTGCGCGAAAGTATATCACAGACCACAAAAAAGGTAAGTCAATGGCAAAACTTCCAGTGAATTAAACTTGGATCCTCTAAAGTGTACCTATAGTGTAAGACGCATTTACCCTATGCCTCGCGCTCGCAAGCAAACTGCTAATGTCTCTGTTGCTCCCGAAGTGTCCGTCCCACAGGTACTGATTACTCGTGAACAATACTTCCAAGACATTCAGGTTCGCTGGCAAATCCATCAGTATGAAGTCAACAAACTTCGTGAAGATGTGGTGAAGTTCACTCAAACTGTTTCGCCTTATGTGAAGCAAGTATTGAACTTTATTGAACAACAAATATCTGCCCGTCGTGTGGCAGTATAAAAACTGACACAGGAGCACTTGCAATTTAGCAAGTGCTCCTTTATTGTACCTTTGTTCGTAAAACTTCAATGATTTTCCTCACTGTTCCTGGTCACGGTTGCGTCTATACTCTGTCGCAAGAAGATGGAGATGAGTTATATTATTCTCCCATTATGCAAAATGGCACTGTAGATCTTGAAGCGTTTGCTCCCGTAGGTCTTGATGATGTAGATATGGATGAAATGGAACTCTTTGATATTCGCAATCGTCTTGCTAAACTGATGCAAGTTTGATTGATTGAAACTTGGATCCTCGAAAGTGTACCTATAGTATGAGTAAGCAACCAATGCAAAATAAGCACCTTGAGCACCCTGAAGATGAAATCCTGACGGGTAATCTATCTGTTCTTGATTGGTTCTCTGAGGTTGATAGTTTTATCAGCGTCAAGATGGATGGTGCTCCTGCTATTGTTTGGGGCACTAATCCTGAGAATGGTAAGTTTTTTGTCTGCACCAAAGCAGCATTTAACAAGCAAAAGATTCGCCTTTGCTATAACGAAGATGACATCTTTACTCATTTTGGTGGACAACCAAGGGTAGCACAAATCCTCATCTTCTGTCTGGATTATCTTCCTCGCACTAACAATGTGTATCAGGGAGATTGGATTGGTTTCGGTAAAGGGTTGGATACATTCACGCCCAACACGATTACCTATCGTTTTCCTGAAGTTGTGCGTCAAGAGATTATCGTTGCTCCACATACTTACTACACTGGTGAGCGTCTGCCTGAAATGGTAGCACATCCTATCACTAGCAAGTTTGCAAGCACAAAGAAATGTTTGTTTGTGCAACCTGCTGTGTCGCTGAATCCTTATCGTGAAGATTTGGAGGATGTGTGTAACTTTGCTAAACAAATGAGCACTCTGTGTGAGTTTGTGAGCGACAAGAAAGCATCACAAATCAAAAAAGAGATTAACGCTTGCATCCGAGAGCAACGCACCATCCGTGAGGATGAAATTGCAGAAAAATGCGATTGTGACATCAACCTCATCAGATTGTGGAAGTTGGTGAAGTCTATCAAGGATGATTTGTTCCTGTTCATTCATGAAGAGGATGACATTGAATGTTTCCTCTGGGATGTTGCAGGTTTCCACGAGGGTTATGTCATTCATAACAAGTTTGGGTCTTACAAAGTAGTTGATCGTGAGGTATTCTCTCATGCCAACTTCACAATCGCAAAGAGTTGGTAACTTGGATCCTCGAAAGTGTACCTATAGTATGAGCACTCCTACGATGCAAGCACAAGCACAACAAACTATTGCAGAGAATGTGTATAAGAACACTCTGCTGCTGATTGAAGCACTGAAAGACAACTATCGTCAGTATTCTATTCGCGGTCACCAAAAGTTCGTGAATGATGCTGATAATCAAGAGTATCATCAGCGCAAGATTGATGAACTCAAGTCTGGCAAGTGTGACATTGATTATACTGTTGAGACTGGCAAAAAGTATCACAAAGTCATTCTGGTGAATGGTGGTGGATCGAGATCGGTTCACTGTTTTATCGACAAGCAAAATGGAGGCGTTTTCAAGTCAGCGTCGTGGCGTAGTCCTGCAAAGGGTGAGCGATACAATCTCTTGTTAATTAAGGACCGTGAATGGTTGTTTGAGAACGCAGATTGGTCGTCCGGATATCTTTACAAAAGGTGATTATTGCAAATAGTAACCTTTGGACTTTTTCCCTTTATAAAGGTCTCCCCTATCAATTTTATGTTCTCTACAAAACTTTCCAAGATTAAAAACTTCTACTATTTCTCCAGTTGGTGTTACTAACCGATGAACTTTTGCTAATGCCAACTCCGTGTTTTTTTGATTACTGCACCACTCAAGATTACTGACATTGTTGTTTGTTTTTACGCCATCAATGTGATTAACTTGAGGGAGATTATTTGGATTTGGAATGTAAGTTTCTGCGACCAAACGATGAACTTTTTTTAACTTCTGTCCTTCTTCCGTTTTAATCCAAACAGTCAAGTATCCCTTGCAATGATTATTAAATCTTCTTTTTTTTGGTTCTTTATCCAATACTACTCCCCACCCATCTCTTCCACGATTGCGCCAGTATGACCAAACTTCACCGTTTTCTGTGATAAAATAACCTTTATGTTCTGGGTGTTCTTTCATCTTTAATACCTGCATACTGTGTTATTATTTATAACCTATCTGTACGCAAAATGAACTACCTTTGTTTTGTTGATGGTTTGCTAGAATACGCTAGTTCAGACCCTTCTTCTTTCGCTCACTATCAGTTAGTGTATGCTGAAGAGCACAAAAATGCTAATGTTCAGTATCTTACTCTGACTGACGAAGAGTATGACGAAATGTTCCCTTATGAGGAGGATGAACAACCTTACCTTGATGGTTGGGAAGATTCGATTTTTGATGGAAATGAAGAATGAGCACAATCCCTGACACTGAAATGACTTATGATGAACAAATCAAAGAAATGACTGTCACAAAGTCTCTCAAACTTTTGCGTGATGGGTTCAAGAACGAACTTGCCACTGCTCTATTCGCAGATGAGCGCACAACTGAACTCTTTGCCCAACTGATTAGTGAGTTTGTAGAGACAAACATTCCTGTGGTTGATGATGAGAACCAGATGGAACTTTCTATGATGCTGTTGGAAACTCTTGACATTGTAGCACGATGACTTACTCTAACCTTTCAAAGATTCGCCCCAAACTTCGCACACAAGGAAACATTACAGGCAACTTCGGAAAACCCAAATCTAAGGGAGGTTCTACACTCAATGACATCGGTGGTAATGGTAACATAGGTGCGACACAGAATGAATACTTGAATCGTCTCTATTATGCTTTTGATAACACTACCGACTCTAAACTTCGTCACTTCATTTATACTGAAATCAAAAAGATTCTCATTCAACAAGGAAAGTGGTGAGTGATTCTTACTTGGATCCTCTAAAGTGTACCTATAGTATGAGCACAACCACTGAAATGGATCAAGTCTTTCACTATGTCACCAACTGGAAAGAAGGTAAGGTGATGCAAATGTTCATTCAACAAATCACCCCTGAGTATCAAGAATGTGACCACAAATATGTTGCTATTGCTCTCAATCCTGTAACTAACAAGAGCATGGTAATGTCTAATCCTCGCAGTCATTATGATACTCTCCAGTGGGTTCGTAAGTTCTGTGGTTCTTTCTCTCTTCTGTACTGATTATGAACAACTATCGACTCTTGATTGAGTATAAAGTCCCCAACAGTGCAGAGACTTACTATGAAGAAAGGTTCATCAAGTCTCGTTCATCTTGTGGTAAAATCGCTGATGATTACCTAGCACAAGACCGCACAAATCTTATCCGCTCTGTTGAAGTTACCCCTGTTTAATTATGTACCGCACTCTTTCTGAACTTCGTGACTCTATCAACCAAATGATTGAGAGTCAAGGTGAGAACGCTCCCTGTGCTGCGTTTGTATTCACTCAACACGATGTCGTTGAGTTTGATGGTGAGGACAATCAAGAGAAGTATTTTTCTTCTCTTTTCACTCAAGATGTGCTCGCTGATGTAGGCGGTTCCGACTACATTTACGAACAGATTGGTGAGGTGATTGATGATTCAATCCGTGACCGTAAGCAAATGTCCATCTACGCTAACTGATTATGACTAACAAAACACAACTTTTTGAGTTTCTGTATGAAACTTGCAAAAAGAATAATGGTGTCTTAGAAGATACTTTGCGTAACTACATTGACTCCTTAGATGAGGTGGAACTTTGCGAACTTGAGGATTTTCTTGTCAACAACTTTGGAGATGATTGATGACTGACGGTTACACTTTCAATCGCGTTAATTTTACTCCTAATGAGGAAAGTTGTATTCTTAAGTTTCTCAATCAAGCACGAGAATGTGGGTATCCTAGTGCAAACGAAGAATGGTATCCTGTGATCGATTCTATCTTCCAAAAATTCTTTAACTCTAACTTGAAAGAGGCACAAGAGTGGCAAACCCTGTGATTCTCACTTGTGTCTCACTGAGAACCCAGTCCACCACTGAAGCAAAAACCTGTTTTTTCTTCAATTCTACTGCAGCGGTGTCATAGGTCATTCACTGCAGGGAAATCCTCAATTTTTTCTAAAATACAAACAAACACATGAAGTACATCGTTGAACTCTACGTTGGTGGCAAAGTCTTCAAAGAAGAAGTGCAAGCAACCAACCCAAAAGATGCCCGTGAGACTGCACTGGCACGAAATCCTCACGCAAAAGTTGTTGCGGTCAATGTAAGTTTTCGTTGATTCTAACTTGGATCCTCTAAAGTGTACCTATAGTATGAGCAACACTTTCACCGTCCGTTTCGTATCCGATGCTCTGGATTCTCCCGAGTATATTGGACCTTTCTACACTGAAGATGACGCCCAAGACTATTGCGATGCCCGCAACGGTTCGCTATCACTTTCTGGGATTCCTTCCTGGGTTGCCTGTTACTCTGTCGTTGACTGATTAGTAATGCGAATTGCTTTCCTGATTGCTACTATTGCACTTGGTTTTAAAGTTGCAATTCCTGCTTATGCGACGGTGAATGAGTATCAAGAACGCCAAGCAGATCAGTTCTGCCAAATTGACCCTAACTACTGCAAATGATGCAATTCCAAGTTACTGAAATCGCTTTTGATTTTGATGATGAATGTCCGTATTGTGGCGAGAATCAATCTCCAGAACACGATGCAGAATGTGATGGATTCTTGGAGTTTGATTATGCCACTCAAGCAACAATCGGTCAAATCTGGGAGGCAGATGATGAAGAAGATTTAGTAGAAGAGATTACAACTGCCTACGGTTGGTGTATCAAATCCATTGATTATCGCCACATCTTGAAATGATTTCCCTCCCTAACTTCACAAACAAAATGACACTTACTCAAGACCAATACGATAAACTGCTTGCACTCTACATTGAGTCGATTGTTGATGGTATGGACCTCGACAGTTTGGTACAATTTGCAAGCGATACGATTGAAGAGAATCTCCGCGAAACTTGCTCACTTCCAGAAGAGTTAATCGAAGAGATTTCACGACTCTATGATGAGGATTATGTGAACGATTTGGTGGAAAGTGTAACACAAGAAAGTTGATAGCAACTTGGATCCTCTAAAGTGTACCTATAGTATCACCGCAATTCCACAATGTCCAAACTTACCACTTTGCAGGTATCTGCCAAACTGAATGTAACTGATTTCAGTGCATTTGATAAACCTGGCAAGAACAAAGGTGCTCGCGGGCAACTGTTAGAAATTGTCCTTGGAGTTCCTAACTCTTCTGACCTCAAAGATTTGGAGGATGGAGAGATTAAGACTTTTACAGTTGGTGAATCTATTGCTGCCACACAGTTGAAGCATTGTCTATCTGAAATCATTGAAGATTCTGTGTCTTTTGATGATAGTAAGGTTGGACAGAAACTGAAGCAAACTGTATATGTTGGATTCACCCGTGAGAACGATTATGTAGGTTCTGTTGTACTGAATGAGGAAACTCATCCCGAACACTATCAGGAACTGCGTGAGGATTATGAGTTCATTTGTGAGCAGATTCGCCGTGCATTTGATATTGAAAGCGAACTGAATACAATCACTGGACCTAACGGATTGCTGCAGATTCGCACCAAAGCATCTAAAACTAACGGTCGCTATGTTCCTCTCCGTTTCGCAGGTGTGACGCTTAAGGATAAAGGAATGGCATTTTATTTGTGTGGTTCATTCGGTCGCAATCTTTTCTGATAGCAACTTGGATCCTCTAAAGTGTACCTATAGTATGACTAACACCTCTTTCGACTTCCAAACCGACATCACTCCTGCACTTCTGGAGTTCATGTGCAACAATCACACAGATTTGAATGATTGTGTAGATTTCGTTTGCAATGTCTTTGACCTTGATGCAACTGACGAACTGATTGATTATGTTGCTGATGAGTTCGACGCTTTCTTCGGCAACTGATTCACACTCACTGTTTTACCACTAAATCACAATGACACACTACAATCCTTACGTTCAAAATCTCATTGAAATGGGATATGATGCCCAAGATTGTTACGCTGTTGCTGCAGTAGGTGAATTGAACCCTACTTATCCGCGTAACATTCACGGTCGCATCTTTGAGACTGAAGAAGAATATAAGCAAGCAGTTGCTGATTATATCAACGGTTTGTGATTCGTAAGAGTCACTAACTTGGATCCTCTAAAGTGTACCTATAGTATGAGCACTTACACTTCACCTCTCACCTCTAAAGTCTACGAAATCGTCAAGACTTCACACACACGAAACGCATGGGATTCTGAAGGCAATTTGACTCCTTATGTGCAATCTGTCTTTGACATCTATCACGAAGGCAAAAAAGTTCAGTTTGCATTAACTGCTGAAGGTGTTGCTGAGAGTGTAGCACATCTTGAGAATCCTGGTCGTGATGTATCTTCCCGCTTTGACTGAATGAGACGACAGAAAGTGAAAACAATTCTGTTAATCTTTATCGTTGCGAGTATCCTATCACCAGGAGTTCGTAACATCACTGCCACCACATTACACACTGTTGCTGACATTATTGCACCCCATGATTGAGACTGATTTCTACATTCTTTCCGAAGAACAATTTGCACAATTCTCACAACTTGCAGAGGAAATCAATGTGAGTATTGATTATTATTTGTGTGAGTTTTGTGATGTATCTGGACCTTTGATTGAAGTGTGATACTAACTTGGATCCTCTAAAGTGTACCTATAGTATGAGCACTTCCCAAATGTCCCAAATGTCTAAAGTCTACGCTGTGATTGGCGGTTTGGATTATGAAGGTGAAGACTTCAAATCTCTCCGCTTGTTTGATTGCTTCTCCGCTGCAGATGCTTACCTGAAGCATCTGGAAGCAAACTACGATTATGCTCTACTGGAAACCCGTGAGGTGAATGTAGAGTCTGCAATCGTTGCTTGATTGCAACTTGGATCCTCTAAAGTGTACCTATAGTATAACCACAACTTCCAACCATGCGAAAGATTGAACTCCAAATGAATAAAGCAATCATTGATTGCAAAGACTGGAAAAATGACAACACTGAAGTTCTCTATTCGCCCGAAAGAGATGCCTCTTATGTGTATCTTCACGGCAATCATATTGCAACGATTGGTGATACCTTCCTTGAACTTTACACCTGTGGTTATAGAACTGTAACCACCAAATCACGTCTCAATGCTATTCTGAAAGTTCATGGAAATGATGCTCGTATCTTTCAACGTGACTTTGAATGGTTTGTGATTGATAACGGCAACAAAGTTCCTTTCACTGAAGGTATGGTGCTTAACTGATGACTAACGAACAAAAGATTGAGGCATTACCCACAATCCGTACCTTCCCATATACGATTGGTCTCCGTACATACTTCTCGGAAGAAGAATATCAAAAAGCACTCCACGATTTCCTGACTTGGAGAAACCACCAACAGAGTAAAAGGAACCGCACTAATGATGACTAACGAACAAAAGATTGAGGCACTGACTAATCTTCTGGACAACGTGATTCACTCTCTGAGTATGAAACAATACGAGATTGAAGATGCAACTGAATCTCATAAGTGTGAAGTAGAAGCAGACAACTATTACCAAAAGATGCTCACTCTAACTGAATCAAACAAAATGTTCACGATTCGCTACTTTACACCGTATCAACAACAGTGGAGAACGCAAACATTCTCTACACTAGATGAAGCAAATCGTATGATTGAGTTCTACAAATCATGCGGAAGTCCTGCTGAACTCATTAACAACTAATCTTCCAATGTTACTCTCCAAACAGTCATTCAACAATCAACAAGTTCTCCCTTTCATAGTAAAGAAAGAGGATGAATATACTGAAGAAGGTAGTTACTCACTTCACCTATTCTCCCGAATCGTTATCACCAAGGAAGGAAAGAAATACCGATACTTACCTTTACGATTTGAAGGAGAAGAAGCACGATTCCGCAAACGTAGTGATGCAGAGGATTATGCAAGGTACAGATTAGCACTTGATTGATGATACACAGTGACCCCACATCAGGGGTCTTTTTTTATGCTTTTTCGTACCATCTATAACCATAAGCATTGCACCAAGTTTGCCCATTGTTTATACGTTGAATGTTGTTTTTGATATTAGCAACGCCACTATAATTACCATCACCTTTGATAAAGAATGACGCCTCACTCATACTACCAAATTCTACGATTTCGTTGGTTTTAATACTTACACCATAGACAGGTTTCTTTCTTTTTTCGTTGCTAATTGCAGCAATTTTTTTATAGTGTTCTATTGAATTTGTTTTTGTTGCTGGTGTCCAATCTGTTGGTTTTGATCTAAAGAAATACCAACCTTTTACCTGTAATTTGCTATTGTCGGGACTGTTAAGTGAGTGATGAATAGCGTGATTATTTGTACGATTTCCTTGTATTTCTTCTGCCGCATCTGCCATTGATTTCCACATCTTTTTACGCCCTAATGTTGGATTGATTCCATATACAGCACCACGAACATTTACTCTCTTTTCTATTACTTTAGGTGTTTCACCTTTCCAAGCCCATCTATATCCAAGTGCTTGAAATGTCACACCTTTAATGCAAGCAATTATCCCAGTTTTTCCCTTTTTATTTCCACAACTATCAGCAGCAATTCCTACACTCTCATAGTCTCTAACCCATTCACCTTCTAATGTATAACAACTCACTGCTTTGGAATGTGGATGATTTGCCCAATACTTTTTTGGTTTCTTTACACCATCACCACCTAATGTAATGTTATATCCATTCTTACCACAAGTATCAAGTTTGTTTATCCAAAAGGTTTCACGTTCATTAACATTATCATCGCTACATTCTTCCAATACTCTAAACTTAAAGTTATCTGCTCCGTACTTACATATGGCACGAACAATAGGCATAGAGTGAGATGAATTGTTCTCTGCTAAATTATCCTTACTTCTTGCGTTCTGTAGGTGTTGCTTCCATCTATCATATGGGTTGGGTTGTGTAGTCTTTCCCACATAGAGTTTGCTATTCTCAAGGTTGGTGATTGAGTAGATGTATGCCACTGAATTGATGAAAAATGTACTTGCGTTATTTATATTTAAGTGCTGAAATAATGATATTAGTTTTCCACAATGTTGTGGAAAAAGTATAATAAATGTGTGGAAAAACTGTTAGAATTGTGGAAAACTTATAGTCATTTAAATGTCTCTGGGGGTCGTTATCTTACAGGTCATTCTATCACACTCGCCCCCAAAATGTCAATACCCCCGCGTTCTCAAATCCCCACAATCCCCCCGCATAAATCCACCGACCCCTGATAAATACCCCCAGACCATTGACAAAAACCGCCCAGCATCTTATAGTAGTTTCATAACACACAGGAGCGAACTTATGTCAGTTGCATATCAGCAGGCACAGAAGCAGCGTTATAGGATTACTCTGGATCTATCAGTGTTCGGTGACTTCGACCCACACCAGATTGATTGGGAGAAGTTATTCAAGTTGGAACCTGCAGAGAAGTGTGATGCTTATGTTGAGGACCTAAGTACACCTGACCGATGGTAATTTGGTATCAATTTATACCATATAAGGCGTTTTTATTTTGTTAACATAAAGCATAAATAATCGGGTCTTTATGTTAACAAAATGAGAACACTAAAATATAAACATTTGGGCGACATGAGGATTATACGAGTCGCCCAAATAACCACTGATATTCTACCTCAACTGCAAGAGGTTATGCAACAGTTAGAGGAGAACGGTGAGGATAGTCGTGAGGTGATATTGCGCGTCTTAAGTGATATCGAAGACCGTCTGGGTAACTGAAACTTGGATCCTCTAAAGTGTACCTATAGTGTAAGGACAACCACAAACCACTAAGTGACTCAAATCGAACTGAACACCGCTATCGAGAATGCCTTCCAACTTTGTGCCGCTCAGAGTTGGGAACTGTTCGACGCCTGGTATGAGCGTCTGCACAATGTTCAGGTGATTGATAACATTGAGCACATCACAGAAATCGAAGCAGAGCATAACGAAACGAACCTCAATCTGATGCTCGCTGGTGTTATGCCTTCTGCCTGATTTCGTCTCTTAATTAACACTCACAACACACACAATGACTGTTACTTTCCAAGCAAATCTGACCGATACTGAGTATAACGGTTGGACGAATTATGAGACCTGGAATGTTGCTCTCTGGATTCAAAATGATGAGGGTTTCTATAGTCTTGCCCGTGAGGTAGGTAACTATGAAGACTTCGTAGATGCTCTGGAAGCGTGTTCTTTCAATTCCCTAAAAACGCCTGACGGAGTATCATTCAAAGACCCCAAGATTAACATCCTTGAGATTAACTCTGACGTGTTCGATTTCTGACCTTAAGTAACAACAAGGGGGGAATAAGATGCGCCCTATAAAGACACTTACTCAACACACACTGATTTACACTTTTCTTCTTCATTATGTCCAAGCAAGTTCTTCTTTCTCTGCTGGCACAAGGTAACAACGGCAGCGAAATTCTGTCCATTCTGGATGCAATCGTTGCTGATAATGTTGCTGGTTTCGATTATATCGAGTCGCCGCAACTTGAGTCGGCACTGGGTATTCCTACTCTGGAAGAGATTGCCTTCTGATTGTTAGTAACTGTATGCCCCTTGGTTGTTAGACAGAGCGTGAGCGATGTTGACACTGAGGGGCGTTTATGTTATGATTGGCAGTGATGCTTATCGGCAGTTAATTGCCGCCGATTTGTTATAGCGCCGCGCGGCGTTGTTATAAGCCCGCCGATGCCCCCCCCCCTTATTAAAAAAAGCAAACTACCCTAACCTACAGAGGTGACAAATCGACCGATAAATATCAATCTCATAAAAATTTTCCGGAGGTATTTCTAAGTGTTTGGATGGATTCACAAGAACGGTAAGAGTCGCCCCAATAAAAATAAATCAAAAGGTGCAGCAAGAACTTGTGCTCAAAAGAATGCTGCGAGAAAGCGAAAGAAGAAAAAATGAGAAGGAGAACACCATATTGGAATTTTTGGAGAGTGATACTCGCAGGTTGGATAATCAGATATCCAAAAACAATGGGTAGAATTGTATTAATCCCCCTGGGGGTTTTTGTTGTATTGATATATAATGCGTTAGTAAAATAAGTTTTTACTAAAAAATTTTCCGGAAAAAGTTTAATAAAAAATGGAAAAAATATACCACATATACGCAGGGGATAAGTGTTTATTCCACTCTATTAAAGAAGATGAGTTCTCGACCACTTGGAATACTCTGAAGAATATGGTGGAAATTATGAAAACTGATTACAATGCAGAGGATTTATCCTATGAGGAACTTATTGTAAATAAGGAAATTATTTTGAACTCCTCTCATTGACAAAAGCATATATAGACTGTTAAAATTGATGTTGAAGGTTATTTTAACTTATGGCAAAAGGATTCACTGTTAAAACTGTAGCACCAAAGAAGTCCACTGAAGAATGGGACTACGATGCGATTAAAGAAAGGATGAAGGGTAAGAGTATTGTATTCTGTCTTCCTGGACGAGGATGCTCTTATATCTTTTTGAAAGCATTTGTACAACTTTGTTTTGATATTGTACAAAATGGAATGAGTATTCAAATTTCTCAAGATTATTCATCAATGGTTAACTTTGCACGATGCAAGTGTCTTGGAGCAAATGTTCTCCGTGGACCAAACCAAAAACCTTGGGATGGAAAACTTCAATATGATTATCAGCTCTGGATTGATAATGATATTGTTTTTGATTCTAACAAGTTCTGGCAGCTTTGTGATTTAGCTCTTTCTGCTGAAGGAGAAGAGAAAGAAGTTGTTGCAGGTTGGTACGCAACAGAAGATGGTCACACAACTTCTGTCGCACACTGGTTAGAAGAAGATGATTTCCGTAAGAATGGTGGTGTAATGAACCACGAAACTGTGGAATCAATCAGCAAGCGTCGTAAGCCATTCACTGTAGATTACACAGGTTTTGGATGGGTTATGATTAAGAATGGAGTCTTTGAGAATCTTGAGTATCCTTGGTTTGCTCCGAAGATGCAAGTCTTTGAGTCTGGTAATGTTCAAGATATGTGTGGCGAAGATGTTTCATTCTGTCTTGATGCCAAGGATGCGGGGTTTGATATCTGGTGCGATCCTCGCATTAGAGTTGGACATGAAAAAACTCGCATTATCTAATGAACTATCACGTACTTTATAAAGGACGTAAAATTTATATGAACCTCACTACAGATGAATGTCTTGAGGTTCTTCAAGACTTATCTGAGCGTTTTTACTCGGGTGATGATATTGATCCTAATTTAATTGAACTGGAGGAAATTAACAATGGCTAAAGGTGGAAGTAATAAAACCGTATTTGAACCAGGAGCACCTAAAAAGACTCGTCAAGGACGTTCTGCTCGAACACTTCTCAGTGCAACCTCTCGCAATGGACGTAAGAAAAGGTATCGTGGTCAAGGGAAGTAAATGCTTCAATTAAATCCACAAATCCCAACCATTACCTTTTGGGGTAATGGTTGGGCTTTTTTTGTAATTGACCGTTCTCAAGAACACGATCTTGAATGGGTAGTTTTTCTAGATAGTAATGGGGAATGTTGGACTTTTAAAAACTCTGATATTCGTATTCAGAAGAACTATACTCTTCATAGAAATAATCCAATCGGATTTTCTTCATGTACTACTCAGATCCAATAGATGAATGGAACTCAATTCACAAGGAAGATCTGTGGGTATATAATAAACTGTTTCTAGCACGCTCTCTGGGGCACCTATGTGGTCCTGTAGGCGCATCTGTACCATCTCCAGACTACTATATCGTCCGACCAAGTATTAATTTACTCGGTATGGGACGATTTTCTCGTATAGAGTGGATTGATAATTCTACAGATCATCTTCACCCAGCAGAATTTTGGTGTGAGATATTTCAAGGAGAACATATTAGTGTAGATTTCAGAGATAGAAAAGCATAATTGGTTGTCTTAGGTGATAGATATGATAATAAGTCATTGTATAAATGGAAGAAATGGACTAAAATTGACAAAGATATTGAATTTCCTTTGATTCTAAACAACTTAAAAGGTAATTATGAGTGGATTAACTGTGAATTTATTGGCAATAAACTGATTGAAGTTCATTTTAGACGCAATCCAGACTTTCGTTATGGCAATTCAGTTGCAATTCCCGTTTGGAAAGGAGAAAAAATACAAAAAATAGAAGATTTTACCTTTGTTAAAGACGAAGACTATCTAAGAGAAGGGTTTTACATCGACACCCGGGATAGCAACCCCGTAAAAAGTTCTGATTTTAACTAATCAGGAGCAAAAATGGACCAAAAAATGCTGAGGGAAATCGCAAACGACGATATGAATCCCAAAAAACACGATTTTTTCCACCAAAATGAAATTCATTCAAAAATTCGCAATGATGAAGACTATGATGATTGGGAATATGGAACAGAACCTCTTTATGAATCAAAAAATCGGTAATAAATAAGATAGAATTATAACTAAAATGCCTTTAGAAAGGGTAAGTAAAGGATTTAAAGACATTAGTATGTCATTTCAGAGCAATCCTCTGACTAATGACTTGATTGCTATTAACAATGCAAATGCGATTGCTCGTTCCATTCGAAATATTGTCTTTACTTACCCTGGTGAAAAATTTTTTAATGAAGGTTTTGGTTCCAAAATTAATCGCTCTCTCTTTGAAAACCTAGATCAACTGACAGCTGAAAACATTAAGGATGAAATAGAGTATTCTATTTCAAACTATGAACCAAGAGTTTCTTTAAATCAAGTGGTCGTAATTCCAGATTATGATAACAATTCATTTGACGTATTAATTTCTTATAGAATTGTCGGTATTGATGTTACACCTCAACAGTTACAGTTTGTTTTGCAACCTATTAGGTAAATGCCATTAACAAATTTTTCAAATCTGGATTTTAACCAGATAAAAGCTTCTTTAAGAGACTATTTAAAAGCAAACTCAAATTTCACCGACTATGATTTTGAGGGATCTAATTTATCGTCTATACTTGATGTTTTAGCATATAACACATATATTACCTCATATAACGCAAACATGGTTGCGAATGAGGTTTTTATTGATAGTGCTACTCTTAGAGAGAATGTTGTTGCCCTCGCTAGGAATATTGGATATGTTCCTAGGTCAAGAAAAGCAGCAAGAGCTACGGTAAGCTTTTTTATTGATACCTCAAATATCACTCCTGTTCCAGCATCAATAACTCTAAAAAAAGGAATTGTAGCAACATCATCAAGTTCTTTTGGAAATCAATCATTTGTTTTTTCAATATTAGATGATGTGACTGTACCAGTAATTAATAAAGTAGCAACATTTAATGATTTAAAAATATATGAGGGTGTACTGCTAACAACATCTTTTACTTATTCTTCGAGAAATCCAAATCAAAGATTTATATTACCCAATCCTGGCGTAGATACTTCTTTAATCTCAGTATCAGTAAAAGATGACCAGAATTCAACCTCTTTGGTCAATTATTCTTTACAAAATAGTGTCTTTGATGTAGATAAGGATTCTACTGTCTATTATATCCAAGAAATTGAAGACGAAAGATATGAATTGCTTTTTGGTGATGGTATTTTATATGGCAAAAAACTTGAGAATGATAATTTTATAGAAGTTAATTATATTGTATCAAATGGTGATAGTGGAAATGGAGTAAATCAATTTGCTTTTTCCGGAAGATTAACATATACCAGAAATTCTGTAGAGTATACAGTAAACTCAGGAATTTCTTTGTTGGCAACTGGGTTAATTTCTTCTGGTGGAGAAAACATAGAAACTGTAGAATCTATTAAAAAATATTCAACAAGAATATATGCTTCCCAGAATAGAGCGTTGACTGCTAGTGATTATGAATCATTAATACCTTCAAAGATTTATCCAGAAACGGAATCAATATCAGTTTTTGGTGGAGAAGAGTTGATTCCTCCCCAATATGGAAAAGTTTTCATAAGTATTAAACCAAGGACTGGAGATTTTATTCCCAATTTAATAAAAGAAAATATTAAAAGAGATTTAAAGAAATACGCAGTGGCAGGAATTGTTCCTGAAATTTTAGATCTTAAGTATCTCTATATTGAGGTAGATTCTAAAATTTATTATAATACAAATTCCGCACAAGGATCTGATTATGTTTCGAGTATTGTTCAGTCAAATACCAATAAATATGCAGAATCAACCGAATTGAATAAGTATGGAGCAAGATTTAAATACAGTAAATTTCTTAAGATAATAGATGATAGTCATCCAGCAATAACATCAAACATCACTAAGATTCAAATGAGAAGGGATTTAAGAGTAGTCTTAAATTCTATAGCAGAATATCAGATTGGATTCGGCAATGCATTCCATATTAAGAGTATGAATGGATACAATGTGAAATCTACAGCATTTACTATTTCCGGAATACAAGGTTCTGTTTACTTATCGGACATCCCAGATACTAATGGAAATACTGGAAGCATGTTCCTTTTTACTGTACCAAGTGTTAATTCCAATGATGCAACTATAGTAAGAAGAAATGTTGGTAGAATTGATTATGTCAAAGGAATAATTACACTCAATCCAATAAATGTTTTATCTACCGATAAAGTAAAAGATGGACAATCAATCATTGAAATTTCAACTATTCCAAAATCAAATGATGTTATCGGATTACAGGATTTATATTTGCAGCTAGATATTAATAACAGTATATTTGAAATGATTACTGATCAAATATCATCAGGACTTGATCCATCTGCATCAAATTACATAGTAACTTCAAGCTACAGTAACGGGAATTTAGTAAGACAATAAAATGACAAAGAAAAGAGTAAAATTTAATACCATTTTAGAAAGACAGCTACCTTCTTATGTAAGGGAAGAATTTCCTTTAGTTGCTGAATTTTTAAAACAATATTATCTTTCTCAGGAATTTACTGGAGCTCCTTATGATTTGATACAAAATATTGATCAATATATTAAATTAGATGAAATTAAGAGCAATACAGACTTTGCGATTCTTTCAAATGATATTTCATTTGATGATGATGTTATTACGGTCTCCTCAGAATCTGGAACTATTGGTTTTCCAGATTCCTATGGTTTGATTAAAATTGATGATGAAATTATAACCTACGAATATAAAACTTCAAATTCTTTTGTTAATTGTATCAGAGGTTTTAGTGGAATTTCTTCTTACTCAAATGTTGGAATAAGCACAAGTAGAACTAATTCTCTATCGGATTTATCTGATCAACTCGTATTCGAATCAACAGAATCTAAAGAGCATTTATCTGGTTCAAAAATAACTAATTTAAGTTCGTTATTTTTAAAAGAGTTTTTAAAAAAGATAAAGTATCAATTAATTCCCGGATTTGAAGGGAGGGAATTATATAGTAATTTAGACCAATATCTATTTCTAAAACAATCAAAGGATTTTTATTCCTCAAAGGGAACAGATATTTCATATAAGATTCTATTTAAAGTTTTATATGGAGAAGATGTTGATATTGTAAAACCACAAAATAGTCTAATTAGACCATCAAATGCTGGATTTAATGTCATCAATGCTTTAGTTGTAGAATCTATAGAAGGAGACCCATATAATTTAAGAAACTCTACTTTATTTCAAGATGAGTATGGCGATATAACCAAATGTTATGCTTCAATATCTGATGTAGAAAAAATTTATTCTACGGAAGGAAAAGAGTATTATAGATTGGGATTTGATGGTGGGTATAATAGAGATATTGGTGTAAGTGGAGCACTATATGGAAACTTTTCCATACATCCCAAGACAAGAATAATAGGTGACGTAAATCCAGATGTATCAACAATTGATGTAGATTCTACAGTTGGATTCCCCTCTAGTGGTGATTTATTTGTAACTTATGAAGATGGTACAACAGGCGTAGTTTCATATGCATCAAAAAGTCTGACTCAGTTTTTTGGATGTGTAAATATAACTAAAAAAATATTCGATGCTTCTGATATTTCTTTAAATGTATTTGCATACGGATCCTCAAGTCAATCGGATAGTAATGAGACTATAAAAGTTAGAATTAATTCGGTACTAAATGAGGTGTCTCTTGTTGATGATGAAGCAGTTTATTATCAAATTTCGGGTGATAATGCAATAATTAGAACTTTAGGTGCTGATTCTATAGATCCAATTTCAAATAGTTGGATTTTTAACATCCAAACTACATACGAAGTTAAAGAAATATCCGTATTCAATTCTTCATCAAAAATTTATAGTGTAAAAACAAGCGATAAACACAATTTTGCAACTGGAGACTCGGTTAATTTAATTTCAAATAATGGTTCTAAAACTGTATTGTCCATTATTGGAGTTGTTTCAGATACTGAGGTTTATATTGGAAGTAATATTGCTGTTCCGACAAATTTCAAATATACTATAGAGAAAGTACTGACTAAAGTTAGACATACTCTATACAACGAACTATCAAATCAAAATGCAAATGTTCAAAATATTTACAAAATAAAAGAAAAAACTTTAGTTGCGTCTCCATCATTACCATTTTATAATGGACAGTCTCTCAATGCTTCTGATAGATCTTTATATATTAGTGGTACTTTTCCTGCCGGAGATACTTTTAGGATAACAAATCAAAAAGATCATGGATTCTATACGGGAGATTGTATTTACTACGAATCTTCGGGAGAAACTAGTGATATTCCAAGATCATTATTTGATAGTGGAGTTTATTATATAAAAAGAGTAGATGCAAATAATGTACAATTTGCCAAAAGTAGTTCAGATATTCAGAATTCCAAATTCTTAAAAACAGAAGAAAACATAAATGTAGCATCTGATAAAATTATTCTCCAACAATTCAAATCAAAATCATTAATATCACAAAAATTACTTAGAGAAATTTCTTTACCATATAATGATGGGAAGAATTATGAAACTTTTCCCGGACCTACCGGAATTCTTATTAACGGAACAGAAATATTAAATTATAAATCTAAAGATATAATTTATTATGGACCCGTAGAAAGTATTGATGTTTCTTCAGGAGGTTCTGAATATGATGTTATTAGTCCTCCTGTTTTAGATATAACTGATTCTATTGGAATTGGTGCTACTGGATATTGCGCCGTTTCTGGTGGTTTATTTGAAATTAGATTATTAGATCCCGGTTTTGATTATGTTTCAAAACCAACAATAAGAATTACTGGGGGAAATGGAGTTGGAGCTGTAGCAGATGTATCAACTAAATTTATAGATCATGAAGTATTTTTCAATTCTGAGCAAAAGTTTAATGAAGTTAATATAATTAACAACTCCATTGGTTTTTCTACTTATCATAAATTTAGAAATGCAGAAAAAATAACATATTATACAAATAATCAAAAAGGAGTTGGTGGAATTTCGACAAATGCGGAGTATTATGCCCGCGTTGTTGACTTAAAGACTTTAACAATCCATAATAGTGCCGAAGATGCTCTTGTTGGGATTAATACCGTTTCTTTAACCACATATGGTATAGGTAATCATTCATTCAAATGCATCAATAAAAAACAAGTTATTTCTACCATTAATGTTCTAAACCCAGGATTTGGATATCAAAATAAAATAAGAACTACCTCACCTTCGGGGATTAATACATCAACTAATAGTATTAATATAAATGAACACGATTTTAATTCTGGAGAAATAGTCAGATATACTAGCAGTGGAACAGCAATAGGTGGATTAACTAAAAACTCTGATTATTATTTGACTAAGATCGACGACAATAATTTTAAGCTATCAATTGTTGGGGTAAGTTCATCCAATCAAGATTTTTATTATACAACAAATCAATATGTAGATTTAACCTCTAGAGGAACTGGAGTACACTACTTTAACTATCAACCAATTTCTGTTGAAGTTGTGGGAGAAATTGGGGTTTCAACATCTGCCGGTGTGGATTTTGCGGCAAAAATTCAACCAGTTTTTAGGGGAGAAATAACATCTTTCCATTTACAAAATGGAGGAAGATCATATGGAACACCTGAAGTATTGAATTACCTCAGAGAACCACTTTTGATTTTAAGACAAGGAAAAAGTTCAGAAATAGTACCAATTATCAATAATGGAAGAATAGTAGAAGTTTTAGTTAATAATTCTGGTTATGATTATAATAATGCACCAACTATCAACATATCTGGAGATGGATTAGGCGCTGTTTTGGTGCCAATTGTTGAAAATGGTCAAATTAAACAAGTAAAAATAATAAATGGAGGAATTGGATATTCTCAAAAAAATACTTTTATTACAGTCCAAGATTCTGGTTCTGGGGCAACATTTAAATCAAAATTAAAATCATGGAATATAAATTTAGTGAGTAGGAATTTTAGCAATACAACTCCAGATGATGGATTCGTATTTTATAATTCATACACTAAAGGTGGTCTTCAGTACTCTCATTTATATGCACCAAGAAAACTTAGAGAATCAATATATTCTGTAGATCCTACAGGAAGACCATCTTATGGAAATTTTGATTTAAGTAGAGTAGGAGGAAGTGAAGTATCTTCGACTAAACATTCTCCGATAATTGGTTGGGCATATGATGGGAATCCAATCTATGGTCCATATGGATACGCTAAAAAGGACGCTTCCGGTGGCGGTTCAATAACACAGATGAAATCTGGGTATAAACTTGCACCAGTATCAAGTGATAGACCATCTGAAAAAATATACCCATTAGGGTTTTTTGTAGAAGATTACAAATATTATACTCGACTAAATCAAGATGATAGTGTTTTGGATGAGCATAATGGTAGATTTTGTGTTACTCCAGAATTTCCCAATGGAGTATACGCTTATTTTTGCACAATAGCAGCGACAACTACCAGAACATCTTCAAGTCCATTTCGAAATTACAGGATACCCGTATTTCCATATCTTATTGGAAATACTTTCAAGTCACGTCCAAATGAATTCAATTTTAAAGCCTCTTCAAATCAAGATGATATTGACTTAAACAAAACTGATTGGATTAGGTATACAAAAAATTATAACTTACTTGGAGAAAAATCTTACTACAAGTACTTAGATCTTCCAAATAGACTAAATCAAACATCTACTATAAAGTATGCATCTCCCGGAAATATACAAACAGTTGGTATATTGACTGGAGGTAATAACTATAGTATAAATGATTTATTAGTTTCTGATGAAACAGATACTAGAGGATATGGATTTTCTGCAAGAGTTTCTAAACTAAAAGGAAAGGAAGTAGAAACTATTAGCGTTGATAACATTGTTTCTTATAATGTAGAAATATATCCAGATTCTGGGAGGGTGAATAGTTTTAATATTTTAGCAGAGAATCCGCATGAATTTAATACCGGTGATATTGTCACTATTTCAGGTCTCACCACTTCTTTGACAATATTCAACGAATTGTATTCTGCAGAAGTTCCAAGGAAAAACACTCTTTCTTTAATTAATACAGTTGGTCTTGGTACAACTGGAGCAACAGGTATAGTAACCTTTATTTCTGTTGGAGGAAACTTATCAAATATTCGTGAAAATGACATTTTCACGATAGGAACAGAAAAGGTTAAAGTTTTAAATGTAGATAAAAATTCATCGAGATTAAAAATCCTTAGGGCAGTCAATAACACTGTTGGTTCGTCTCACAGTTATTCTGATATTTTATATGAAAATTCAAGAAGATTGGTAATAAGTGATAGACTGACTAATCCTTTTAATTATTCATCAAATAGACAAATATATTTTAATCCTAGGGAATCTATTGGTGTCGGAACAGCGGTGGGAATAGGAACTACTATTTTTATTTCAAATCCGGGAGCAGGAGTTAGTTATGTTACGGTTCCAAGTAGATTAATTTACCTCCCAGATCATAAATTAGAAACTGGCGATCAGTTGATTTATGACTCAAATGGAGGAGATCCTATTGCAATTTCCACAAATGGTGAAGGAATTGGAGCAAATCTTGCGGATGGATCCTTAATTTATGCAACAAATGTATCTCCGAATTTTATAGGAATTTCTACAGTAAAAGTTGGAATTGGTTCAACAGGAACTATTGTTGGTATTGCATCAACACAAAGAAATCAGAGTATTCTTTACTTTACTTCTTTTGGAAGCGGTACTTATCATAGTTTTAAAACTAATTACAATTCATTGAGGGGGAATATTTCAAAGAATAAAACGATTGTTTCTACAGCAACAACTCATGGATTGTCTGATGGAGACATTGTTTTTGTTGATGTTAATCCTTCAATATCAACATCATTCGTAGTAGCATATAGTGATTATAATAGAAAATTAGTAATTAATCCAAAATCATTTTCTCCAGTTGGTGTTAACACTTTAACTAATTCTATAACCATTGAAAACCATGGATTTACCACTGGTCAACAAGTAATCCAAACTTCTCCTTCTAAAGTATTGAAAAATGAAAAAGATTATTATGTTATTGTCATTGATAAGGATACTATAAAGTTGTCCGATAATTATTATAATTCTATTCAATACGATCCTGTCGTCGTTGGATTGTCCTCACAATTCGGTGGAACTTTATCTTTGGTAAATCCTCCAATAAAATTATATAAGAATAGCACAGTATTTTTTGATGTATCAGATTCATCTTTATCATATACAAATTCTTCCCAAACTAAGTTTCCAGCGTTTAATTTTAATTTTTATACTAATTCTTCATTTGAAGAACTATTTGAATCGTCTAAAAATAGTAATTTCTTCAATATAAAAAGAGTTGGTACAGTTGGAATAAGTTCAAATGCGAGAATTTCATTAACTATAACTGATGATATTCCTAATAAACTTTACTACAGACTAGACCCTATTACTGCTTTCAACTTACCAAGTGTTAAATCCGAGATTTCAATAGATTCTTCAGTTTCTTCCCATAATGAAATTAGTATTGAAGATAGTCTTTATAATGGAAAATATTCTATTGTTTCAACTTCAGGAACAACTTTTACTTACAGCTTAAGAAAAAAACCAGAATCTAATTTTTACGATAAAACTCAAGCAATTATAAATTATCAAACCACTTCCAAAAATACAAAGGGATCTATCTCGGAAGTTGAAGTTGTATCAAATGGTCAAAATTATTATAATCTTCCAAAATTTTCCAAAATTTCATCTGGAATTGGATCTGGAGCAATATTAGATTACAATAGTAAAAATATTGGTAAAATTAAAAAAATAAAAATAAATGATATTGGATTTAATTATCCATCAGATTTTACTTTAAAACCAAATTTATCTTTACCACAAATTGCTAAAATTGAATTATTATCATCATTTGAATCAATACAAATACTTTCTTTGGGTAACGGATATAATCATCCACCAAAATTAGTAGTTTTAGATGGAGTTACAAAAAATATAGTTCCTGAAGTTGATTTAGAATATTCTTTTGGTGATAGTTTTGTTACTATTTTAAAAAATACTTATGGTATTAATAATGTTGAACCAATTATAATTCCAACACAAAATTCAAATGGAGTTGGAATATCTTCATTGGTCTATGATTTAACAAAAAATAGTGTTACTGCCACTTTATCAGTAGGATTCAGTACAGCAGATAGTTTCCCATTTGCTGTTAATGATAAAATTATGGTAGAAAATGTCAGTGTGGGTATTAATTCTACGGGTAGAGGATTCAATTCTAAGAATTATAATTATAAACTTTTCACAATTACTGCAGTTTCTGAGAATCTTGGAGGAATTGGAATTGTAACTTATACGATGAATAATGTTTTACAACCTGGAGAAACTCCAGGTGTATACAATTCCACAAATTCTTCCGCCAGAATTATTCCTGAGAAATATTTTCCTAAATTTAAAACAATTTTTAAGAAGAATAATTATCTAAAAGATGAAAAGATAAGATATTTGGGGGATGCTAAAACTGTCGGTGAAGTTGAGGGGTGGAATTCTCAAGTAAATCAACTAAGAATTTCTTCAAGAGAAAGAATAGAATCTGGTAAAATTATACAAGGGGATACCTCAAAAACACAAGGATTAATTTCTTCAGTTATTTCTGGAGATGCGTTTATTAATTTGGCACCATATTCTAAGGTTGAAGATGGTTGGGAAACTCAAATAGGATTTTTAAGCAATAACTTACAAAGAATTCAAGATAGTTTCTACTATCAGAATTTTTCATATTCATTAAAATCTAAAGTTCCATATGATACCTGGGAAGACGCAGTTGGATCATTAAATCATACATTAGGATTTAGAAAATTTGGCGATTATCAATGCGAACCCTCTTTAGATGAAGTTAAGAATAATCAGATTAATATTAGTCCAATAAGCTATGTCGATACTTTTACAGATATTGTCGGAGTTGCTGATTTAAATTGTTTTTATGACTTTGATTTGGCTAGAGAAAACGTACTTATTGATGACTCTTATCCATTTTCAGATCAAATTTATTTTTCCAGCAGAGTTCTTACGGATTATTATGAGTCACTGAATAACAGAGTATTGTCAATTGATGATTTTAGTGGTTCTTTCTATAATTTACCAAGATTCTCTAGATATGTCGTTCTGGACACTATTGATACTAATCAAATTCAATCACAGAAGTATATAACTTTTGTAAAAGATAGAAGATATGTTGGGCAGAGGCAATTAATGCTTGTTTCTGTTGTTTATGATGAAAAAGATGCATATTTAAATCAATATGGTAGAGTAGAAAGCGTCTATGATTTGGGTTCATTTGATTTTAAGAAAGAAGATAATCAAGGTTCTCTTCTTTTCTATCCAAATAGATCGCTTTGGAATGATTATGATGTATCAGTCTTATCTTATAATATAAAAGATGCTTTTGTTGGTATTGCAAGTACAAGTTTTGGTAATGTTGTTTATATAGATTCAAAAGTCAATCAAGTTTCTTCTGGAACAACAAGCGTAATTGGAATAGGAACAACATTTACTTCAGTGAAGGCAATAATAGAAATTTCTGCAGATAATGGGCAGCGCCAATTTGAAGAAATTACTGCTATTCACAATGGGACAAATATTGAATTTATTAATTATGGACAGTTGGTAACAAATTCTTCAGACAACAATCCATTATTATCTTTGGGAGAGTTTGATGCATATCTTGCAAATTCAAAAATAAATGTCGATTTTATTGCAACTCCCGGAATAGCTGTTACTATCAACTCTATTCAAATTTCTATTGCAAATACTGAATCATCTGGCATAGGAACCTACTATCTAAGACATTCTACAATTGAAGGGAGATCAACATCTATTGCATCATCCCCAACCCCAACAGCAAATGTAATTTCAGAATATTCGAGTTTACATAACGGGGCATATTTTATTGTTCAAATTTCAGATACTACAAATAATATTCATCAAATATCTGAGGTTATTGTAATTAACGATTCAGATAATTCTTATATCAGCGAATTTGCTATTTTGCAAGCAGCAAATGAAACAGGAATTGGAACTATAACTTCTAATAAAACTCCAAATTCTACTCAACTTTTATTCACTCCCATTGCAAATATAAACGCAGAGGTAAAAGTTTATTCAAATGCAATGAGAGATTATAGAGATGCTAGTAAACCATTGAACTTCAATGATTCTACAATAACTAACCAATCTGCAGTTTATCTCGGAGCTGCAGTTGATGTTAAGAGAACATTTGATTTAAATCATCAAGGAGAACCAATTTTTGAAAGATATTTTGATGGAAGTTCTCCTGCAATTGTTGATATAGATAGAGATTTAATTTATATCAAAAATCATTTCTTCGTTACTGGAGAAAAATTAACTTATTCTTCAGGAACTCTTGGTGAGATAAACCAACCAATAGGAATTACAACCACAGATTTTGGAGTGGGAATAGGTACTACTGACAGGTTACCTTCTACAGTTTATGCAATTAAGTTAGACCAAAATAGAATTAGATTGGCGAAGAGTGCTAGTAGCGCACTTAAATTTATACCTGAAATATTAAATTTAACTTCTCTTGGTATTGGAACCAATCATACTTTCACTGCAGCAAATCAAAATTCTAAAGGATTAATTACTCTAGACAATCTTATTCAGTCTCCACTAGTTGCCACAGCAACTACAACAATTCTTTCTACCAAGAATCTTATATCTGAAGATGTTTTATATGTCCACAATACTACAAATATTTTTAGTGGAGATTTATTAAGGATTGATGATGAGGTTATGAGGGTCGAGTCTGTTGGTGTTGGGTCAACAAACGCAGTAAGAGTAAATAGACCTTGGTTGGGCACCAAAGTAGAAGAACATGAATCTTTAACAAAAGTTGTTAAAGTAACTGGGAATTATAATATTGTACAAAATCAAATTCATTTCGTTGAAGCTCCATACGGAAGAGTTCCAATAGGAACACCAACAAATCCACCAGATGAAAGGGATTGGGAAAATATACAAACCAATTCCACTTTCTACGGAAGAATTTTTATGAGGTCTGGTGCAACAGGTTCAAATCAAGACACATACTATAAAAATTATCTTTACGATGATATTTCAAATCAGTTTGACGGCAAAAAAAATACATTTAGTTTAACATCGAATGCAGAGAATGTTTCTGGAGTTTCTGTAGAAAATGCTATAGTTATAATTAATGATATTTTCCAAGAACCTGGCGATATTGCTTCTTATGTCTTAGAAGAAGAAAATGTTGGATTTACTTCTATAAGATTTATTGGAGCAGGAACTTCATTGGCTTCTGATATTAATACATCTGGATTGCCTGCGGGTGGTATTATAGTTTCTGTCGGTTCAACATCAGGATTTGGATATCAACCATTAGTTTCCGCTGGAGGAACAGCAATTGTTTCGGATGCAGGAACTATCCAAGCAATTAGTATAGGAAACAGTGGGTCTGGATATAGACAAAAAATTCAAAATTCCTTTGGAACTAGAGATGTTCAGGTTAGAGTAGGGGTTTCAACATCTTCTTTAAATTCTAGAAGCATTCAATTTATTGGAACAGCTGCAGTAAGTAAAGGAAACATTGTTAGTGTTGCAATTACTAATCCGGGAATTGGATATACTCGTTCAAATCCCCCCTTTGTTATTTTTGATTCTCCACTTTCATACTCAGATTTACCTTTAGTTTATAGTCCATCTTCTTCTGGTGTTGGTACACAAGCAACGATTGATATTGTTGTTGGTCAGGGATCAAGTGTAGTTGATTTTGAGATAAAGAATCTGGGTTATGGATACAAATCTGGAGATATCTTAACAGTTTCAACTAATTCAATAGTTGGAATACCAACAGTACAAGGATCGCAATTTGAAGAGTTTCAAATAGAAGTTCAAAGAACTTTTACTGATAAATTTACTGCTTGGTCTATTGGAGAATTGCAGTTATTAGATTCTATTGATATACTTTTTACAGGAGAAAGAACTGTTTTCCCATTAATATATCAAGGACAATCGATTTCAATTTTAGCAGGTAAAGGATCTCTTATCAATATAAGAGATAACTTATTGGTATTTTTAAATAATATTCTTCAAGTTCCACAGAAATCTTATATATTTGATGGTGGAAGTGTAATTAGATTTGTTGAGCCCCCTAAAGAAGATGATGTTTGTAAAATTCTTTTCTATAAGGGAAGTGGGGAAATAGATGTTCCTTTTAGGAACATAATAGAAACAGTTAAAATGGGAGATGAGGTCAGACTTGAGTATGATTATTCTGCCGGACAAAACCCATTCTTACTTGAGGATAGAAGAACAGTTTTAGACATTAAAACTGTTGATTTAATAGAAACTAATCCTTATTTTGGTCCAGGTAACACTAATATCGAAAATCTAAACAGACCGATATCTTGGTATAAACAAACCAAGGACAAAATAATTAATCAAAAGCAAATTGGAAAGGATAGAATTCTATATGAGCCTTTGATACATCCATCGGCAAATATCATAAGTTCAGTTGGTGTTGGATCCACTCTTATTTTTGTTGACAATTGTAGACCATTTTTCAATCCAATAAATGAAAATGTATCTTCCTTAGAATTTCAAAAAGATATTTACTTGATTTCCCAAGATCAAGTTGCTTCAGCTACTGCTACTGCAGTTGTATCGTCAGCAGGAACTGTTTCTTCAATTGTTATTACTGACGGTGGATTTGGGTACACTGAAGCACCATCAGTAGTTGTTCAAAGTCCGGTAGGAATTGCTTCCACAACTACTACTTGTGTTTCTTATATTAGTTCTGGAATAGTGACTTCTATCATTGTAACTGGAGTTACTACAGGATATTCTCAAGAAAATCCACCATTAGTATTGATAGAACCACCAATTATTAAAATAGAATCTACTAAAGTTTTATCATATGGAGGAGATTTTGGAGTAATAACTGGAATTGCGACTACTTCTGTCGGAGTTGCTTCAACTGGAATAATATTTGATTTTATGATTCCAATAAACTCACCATTGAGAAACAGCAAAATAACAGGACTTACAACCGTGAGTCAAATAAAAACTGATTATTATTTCGTAGTTTCAAATTCAAATATTGGAAATGGACTTACATCATTGGATGAGAGTTCAAATATTGTCGGAATAGCAACTACATTTTTGGATGGTGTTTATAAGGCAGTTGATGTTTCAATAGAGCAATCTTCTATAATCGGAGTGGGAACAACATACATTGCAAGAGTTACTGTGAGTGTGGACAACTTAAACGGACTATCTGGAATTGGAATTAGTGATTATTATGGAGATTTTAGTTGGGGAAGAGTTATTCTAGATTACAGACAAAAGGAAAGTGCATTTAATGCATATACATTAAATGGATATTCGGGCATCTCTACTGGAACTATTTTAAAAAGAAAAAATCCATTAAAGTATTCTCAATATAAAAATCCATAGGAATCTACCATAAATAAAATAAAAAATTTCTAAAAAATGGCAGCAATTATAACTGATCAAATTAGAATACTCAATGCCAAAAATTTTGTTGCCGGAGTAACATCTTCAAATAATTCATATTACATATTCCTCGGACTACCAAACCCATATGAAGTCCAAAGTGATTGGGACTATAATCCACCATCACCAAAGGATAATTTCAATGAGGAAAATAGTTACTGGGATACTATCGTATCTCTAAAGAAGATACTCTCCACTGACGTTTCTCATGTTATTCCTAAAAGAGTATGGTCTTCGGGAATATCATATGATTATTATAGACATGATTATAGTAGATCTAATACTGCTTCAGTTTCTGGATCTACTAGTTTATATGCCGCTTCATATTATGTAATGAATAGTGATTATAGAGTATACATTTGTCTTCAGAATGGTACTGATCCAGAAAACCCCTCAGGGAAACCTTCATTAGATGAGCCTAGATTTACAGATTTAGAGCCTAGATCTGCAGGAACAAGTGGAGATGGATATGTTTGGAAATATTTGTATACAATAAAGCCAAGTGATATTATAAAATTTGAATCTACAGATTTTATTCCAGTACCTAAAGATTGGTCCACTAGCTCAGACAACTCTTTAGTTAGAGATAATGCTGTAGATGGATCTATAAAAACGGTTATCATAAATCCAAGTAGTTTGGACAACAGAGGTGTTGGTGTCGGAACAGCAAATAAAACATACACAAGAGTTCCGATTAAAGGCGATGGTCAGGGGGCAGAATGCACAATAACGATTGATAATGACCAGAAAGTAAGATCTGTTGTTGTTTCCAGTCAAGGATCCGGATATACCTATGCAAATGTTGATTTAAGGGGAGGAAATGTTCCTGAAGGAGTAATAAATCCAAAATTTGATGTTATTATTTCTCCAAAGGGAGGACATGGATACGATATTTACAAAGAACTTGGTGCGTATAATGTGCTCCTATATTCTAGAATAGAAAATGATTTCCAAAATCCAGACTTTATTACAGGAAATCAAATTGCTAGAGTTGGAATAGTAGCAAATCCGGAATCATTTGCTTCATCTGAGATATTAAGTACGAATAAAGCCAGTGGAGTTTATGCATTAAAACTAGCGGGAATAGGGTATAGTTCTGCAATTTTCTCACAAGATTCTTTTATTAAGCAAACTGTAGGGAATGGTGTAACTGCTATCGGTAGAGTAGTAAGTTATGATCAAACCACCGGTGTTCTTAAATATTGGCAAGATAGAACTCTTTCCGGATTCAATACAAATGGCGAAACTCAAGAATATCCCAACTTTGGGTACGAATTGACAAGGTTTACCAGTTCTCCTCTTGTTGGAGGTGGTCTAACAGTTACTGGAAATAGTGGAAATACTTTAAGTATAGATTCAACTTTTTCTGGTATATCTACAGTAATAAATAATAGGACATACTACCTTGGACAGTCTTTTGCGAACGGTTTATCTAATCCTGAAGTCAAAAAATATTCGGGAAATATAATATATGTTGATAACAGACCAGCAATTACCCGTTCATTAAATCAAAAAGAAGATATTAAGGTCATTTTGCAGTTTTAAAGAATTATGTCACAAGAAACAAATCTCAATGTTGCACCATATTTTGATGATTTTGATGCAAATAAAGATTATTATAAAGTTCTTTTTAAGCCAGGGTATCCTGTTCAAGCTAGAGAGTTAACAACTCTACAATCAACTTTACAAAATCAAATTGAAAAATTTGGACAACATTTTTTTAAAGAAGGTGCAAAAGTAATACCGGGAAATATTTCTTATAATCAGTCTTATTATGCTGTCCGACTAAACAATTCTTTTCTTGGAGTTCCCGTAGAAGCTTATATAGATCAATTAGTTGGAACAAAAATTATTGGAGAGACTTCTGGTATAACAGCAACAATTGATAAGGTTTTACCTTCAACTCAATCTGAAAGGGGAAATACAACATTATATGTAAATTATATCTCATCAAGTTTAATTAATAATTCTACTACAGAATTTTTAGATGGGGAAAATTTAATAACAACTACAACGATACAATCTGGATTACTGTCAAACAGTACAATTTCTGAAGGATCTCCTTTTGCATCAACGGTTTCTAGCGGAGCTAGCTCTGTGGGATCTTCATTTTCAATTAGTGAAGGAGTATACTTTATTCGTGGTCATTTTATCACAGTTAATACTGAGACATTAATATTAGATCAATATACAAACACTCCAAGTTATAGAGTTGGTTTGTATATTAATGAAGAAATTGTTACCTCAGATGTAGATGAATCTCTAAATGATAATTCTCAAGGTTATAATAATTACTCTTCTCCCGGAGCTGATAGATTAAAAATAACAGTATCTTTATTCAAAAAATCTTTAAACGATTATTCCGACAATAATTTCGTAGAACTAGCTTCAATCGAAAATGGTATCTTAAAAACCAACAGGGTAACCAAGGAATATTCATTAATTGCAGATGAACTTGCAAGAAGAACTTATGCAGAATCTGGTGACTATTATGTAACTCCTTTTGATTTAAGTGTTAAAGAATCTTTGAATGACAATCTTGGAAATGGTGGAATATTTAATGCAGGTCAGTTTACTTATGGGGGATCAATTCCGTCAGAAAGTTTAGCTTTATATCAAATTTCTCCAGGTAAAGCTTTTGTCAAGGGATATGAAGTTGAGACTATTTCAACAACATTTTTAGATGTTCCTAAACCAAGAGATACAAAAACTTTAGAAAATATTGCTGTTAATTATAATACCGGATCAACTCTTTCGCTGAATAGAGTTTATGGTTCTCCAATAGTAGGAATTGGGAATACTTATATTGTAAGTCTAAGAGATAGTAGAATTGGGACTGCATCTACAGATGCTGCCGGAAAAGAAATTGGTGTAGCTAGAGTCTATGATTTTAAATTAGAATCTGGCTCATATGACAGCCTAAATCCAAATTTAAATCAATGGACAATATCACTATATGATGTACAGACAACAACAGAAATTACCCTAAACCAACCGATTACACTTTCAACTCCCAATTTTATTACAGGGGCAAATAGCGGAGCAACAGCTTTTCTAAAAGATTCTGTTAATAATAGTAGGTCAATTGTACTTTATCAAAAGAATGGTGATTTTATACCCAATGAATCACTTATAATTGATGGAATAGAGGAGACAAGAACAGCTATAGCAGTAACATCATATTCAATTTCCGATGTTGAATCTATAAGAGGAACAGTAGGAACTGCTAAAACTTTCAATGCTAATGTTATCCAATCCCCATACTATAATATTGGTATAGCAACTATAAGTACGGCAAATGTACTAGGAATTAGTACAATAATAAGCACAAATCCAAATTTCCCAGGAAAAGTAGTTAAACCAGGAAATTTAGTAGAATTTAGTAATTTTAGTTCTCCATATCCAGTTTATGCAAGTGTAGTTAGTGTAGGAAAAACTTCAATATCAGTAACTGGAGTTACTACTGTTTTTGGAACTAATGAAGGAAAACTACCAAATTCAACACTAGAAGTAGTTGATCTTAAAGTACTTGGAGCTAAACTTTCAAGATCTAGCGATGATACTTTATTTACGGTATTACCAAGACCAAATGTTGCATCAATAAATTTATCAGAAACAACATTAACAATAAGAAAGGTATATGATGTAAACATAGTATCAAATCAGTTATCATCCACAGTTGCTGCTGGAGAAAATGAGACATTTCTACCATTTGATGAAGAGCGTTATACTCTTGTCAGAGAGGATGGAACCTTTGAAGTTTTAACAGAAGATAAATTCGATTTTATAAATGGTTCAAAAGAACTTCAAATTTATAATTTGGGAACAAATTCGGCAGCAACTTTAGTCACAACTCTCAGAAAAATAAAGCCAAAATCAAAAAATAAGTTAAAAAATAGAGTTGGTGTATATATTGTAGATAAATCAAGGAACGCAGCTTCTGGAACAGGAACTACAACTTTAAATGATGGATTGATTTATGGAAATTATCCATATGGAACAAGAGTTCAAGATGATGTAATATCATTAAATGTTCCCGATGTATTAAATGTTATTGCTGTTTATGAATCCAAGGATACCAGCGATCCAACTGCACCTAGGGCAACTTTATCATCAATTAATGGACCAACAACAAAAACAACAGATTTAATCATTGGCGAACAATTTGTTGGTCAAATTAGTGGTGCAATAGGTTTATATACCGAAAGATTGACCGATTCTGAGATAACATTTGTACCAGAAAATGAAACTAATTTCAAAGAAGGGGAACCAATAATTTTTAGAGAATCAAATATACAAGCTGTTATTACAACTATAGATTCTCCAAGTTCGAATATCTCTTCAAGTTATAAGTTTGATAATGGGCAAAATGGTTCTTTCTATGGATATGGATATATTTCAAGGAATTCTTCGGCATCTGAACCCGTATATAAAATAAAAGTTTATTACTCTAGTGGTTACCATCAAGAGTCTGATATTGGAGATATTACAACTATAGAATCCTATAGTGGATTTGATTATGTTAAAGATATCCAAACAACAAACTCCATAAGAAATTGTGATATGATTGACATTAGACCTAGAGTGTCTAATTATACAGTATCACAAAACTCAAGGTCTCCTCTTGAATTCTACGGAAGAGTATTTAATGCTGCAGGAAATTCTTCTGCTAATATTTTAGCATCAGATGAAGAAATTATAACATCATTCTCTTATTACTTGGGAAGAATTGATAGAGTATATTTAAGAAAAGATGGGACTTTCCAAATACAGTATGGAGTTCCTTCAGAAAAACCAGAAAAACCAATTACAGTCGATGATTCATTAGAAATTGCAACAGTAACACATTCTCCATATCTATTTGCGGTTTCGCAATCAACTGTTCAACTTCTTGAGCACAAAAGATATAGAATGGTTGATATTAAACAACTTGAGAATCGTATTAAGAATCTTGAGTATTACACCGCGCTTTCAATGCTAGAAACAAGCACGGCGAATTTATTTGTTGCAGATTCTGAAGGATTGGATCGTTTTAAATCAGGATTTTTTGTAGATAATTTTAGCACTCTACAATCACAAGAAAGTGGATTCCCATATCAAAATAGTATTGATATAAAAAATAAAGAACTAAGACCAAGACATTACACAACTGCAATTGATTTGGTTCAAGGTCCCGTAGAAGGATTAAATCCTTCTATCGATTATTCTGTTGAGCAACCAGAGGGTTCTAATATCATAAAAAATAGTGATTTAATTACTCTAAATTATTCTGAGGTTGAATATTTCAAACAACCATTTGCAACAAGAACTGAAAATGTAACTCCATTCGTAATTAGTTTTTGGCAAGGAACTACAGAATTAACACCAGCATCCGATACTTGGGTCGATACTGTTCGTTTAGATGCAAAAACAATTAATGTTGAAGGAAATTATGCCCAAACTATGGCTCTTGCTGCAGAGCAGTTTAATGTAGACCCTCAGACTGGATATTCTCCCACTGTTTGGAGCGCATGGGAAACAACATGGACTGGAAAGGAAGTTATTGAAACAGTACAAACCAGCAGTAAGACAACACAAAACTATGGACACTATGGGTATTATTGGTATGGTTATCCTTATGGTTATTATTATGGATACTGGGGATACTACGGATACTGGGGATACTACGGATGGCATAATCGTGGATGGTATAGCCAAACAACTACAGTCACTCAAGACAAATATAGAGAAGTAAAAGAAACTGGTGTTAAGAGCAGCACCGGTACAACAACCTTCGTTGTTGAGGAATTTGATAGACAGTCTATAGGTGATAAGGTAGTAAGTAGAAATCTTATTCAATACATGAGGTCTAGAAACATTCAGTTTGTTTCTAAGAACTTAAAACCATTAACACAACTATATGCTTTCTTCGATGGAATTGATGTAACAAAATATTGTGTACCTAAACTCCTTGAAATTAATATGATAAGCGGCGTCTTCCAAGTCGGAGAGGATGTTGTTGGTACTGTTATTAAAACTGGTATAAGTCCAACAGTTATAGCAGATAGTACTGCAAGTATTACATTTAGAGTTGCACAGTCTAATCATAAAGACGGTCAATATGATGCACCATCTTCAGTTTTCCCATTAAATCCATATACAAGTCAGCCCCTACCATCAACTTATTCTTCAACTTCTACAGTTTTGAATGTTGATACATTCTCTCTTTCTGCACAGTATCAAGGACAGTACTCCGGATATGTAGAAAGTGGTATGACACTGGTTGGAAAAACAAGTGGTGCTCAGGCAAGAATTACTAATGTCAGATTGCTTACTGATGTATACACATGGATTATTGGTAGTTTCTATCTACCCAACCCAAATGTATCAGCAAATCCAAGATTTGAAAATGGCAATAAAACTTTTACATTAATTAATAATAATTTAAACAATGCAGCTACTGCAGCTACATTAGCTGAAGAAGCATTTACTTCAAGTGGAACTTTGGAAACCGTTCAAGAAAATATCATTTCAACAAGAAATGGTAGAATTGAGCAAAAGCAACAAACCAAACAAGAGGCAGTATCCAAAACAACTGGGCCCCAATTGGTAGATACTCAAGTTACTTCCACAACAAATTATGGATACAGATGCTATTGGTGGGATCCTCTTGCACAATCATTCTTAGTTAATGAGAGTGGGGGAGTCTTTATTACTAAGTGTGATATCTTCTTTAAGACAAAAGAAGATGCTGAGACGCCAGTTTTTGTTCAGATTAGAACCATGCAAAATGGTTATCCTACAAGAGAAGTTCTACCATTTTCTGAAGTATTCTTAAGCCCAGACGAAGTAAAAACTTCTAATGATGGTAGTGTTGCAACAACATTTACTTTTAAAGCTCCAGTTTACTTGACTGGACCAGCCGAATACGCTCTTGTTGTTGGTTCATCTTCTTCAAAATATAATGTCTTTATTTCAAGAGTTGGTGTTGGTGAGGTTGATATTTTAACTCAATCCGCAGTTTCCACTCAACCAACACTTGGTTCTCTATTCAAGTCCCAAAATGCATCAACTTGGGAAGCTAGCCAATGGGAAGATCTTAAGTTTTCTCTTTATAGGGCAGAATTTGTTCCGGAAGGAAGAGTAGAATTTTATAATCCAGAATTGAGCATAGGAAATTCCCAAATTCCAACATTAATGCCAAACTCAATTTCAATGAATTCCAGAAAGATAAGAGTTTCTCTTTCTTCATCATTAACAGATGCTAATTTAGTTTTAGGTAATACAATTGTTCAAGGTGGAACAAATGCATCCGGAAATTATGTAGGAAGTGCAGGAATAGCTACAGGACAACTAGAGGTTATCAATTCTGGAATCGGATATACTCCGTCAGCAGGATCACTCACTTTCAATGATGTATCTTTAGTTACAATTACCGGAAGTGGGAGAAATGCTAAGGCTGATGTGACAATTAGTAGCGGAGTTGCTGTTGCAGCAACCATAAGTCAATCTGGAAATGGTTACAAAGTCGGAGATATCTTAGGAATTTCTACAATTGGAGGGAATTCGATAGGAAGAAATGCAACATTCTCTATAGTATCAATAGCAAGTACTAATGAACTTATTTTAGATAATGTTCAGGGTAATTTTGAAGTTGCTGGAGTAGGAAAAACTGTCAGTTATATTAATAGTGCAGGAATAACTAGTGCATTAAATTACTCAAATGGTGGAAATGTTCAAATAAATGATATTAATGTTGAAACAGATGGTCTTCACTTCACTGTAAATCACAAAAATCATGGTATGTATTTTAAAAATAACTATGTTAATATTTCAGGCGTTGAAAGTGATGTACCACCAACAAAATTATCAATACCATATCAAACTGGGGATAGTATTTTTATTGACGATCCATCTAATTTTACAACTTTTGAAAATGTTGGTGTCGCATCAACAAATCCAGGATATGTATTGATAGATAATCAACTTTTAGAATACACTTCTGTTAGCAGTGGTGCTCTTCGTGGAATTACTTCTTTTGGATATATCGATCCAGTATATCAAAATGTATTGAATTCATATCCAGGTGGAAGCATAGAATATTTGGCAGGAACTCCAGTTTACAAATATGAACTTAATGGAGTGTCTCTAAGAAGAATTAATACTGAGCATTATCTGGGCAATGCTTCAGTAAAAGATCCAATAACTTTTGATTCATATTCTATTAAAATTAGATCGAATCAAGAAGGTACAGATAGAAGTAACGGTCAATCTTTCCCAGCACTTTATTTCAATAATACAAAAAATGCGGGAGGATTTAACATAAAGGCATCACAAAATATTCCTTATGAATTAATTACTACAAGTATTCAGAATACAACTGTACAGGGAACTAGTTTGGATGCCGAAATAAGAACAATAAGTGGTTCTAGTATTAGTGGCAATGAAATTGCATATGTGGATCAAGGTTTTGAAACTATTCCGATTAATAAAACTCATTATTTTAATAGTCCAAGAATTATTGCTTCCAAAACTAACGAAACACAAAATATTGTTGACTTACCTGGCAAAAAATCATTGAATATTAGATTTAATTTGAGTACCTCCGATCCAAAGGTCTCTCCAGTTATTGATACCCAAAGAATGACAGCCGTTTTAACTTCAAACAGAGTTAATAAAGTTATCGGAAATTATGCAACTGATAATAGAGTAAATACTGTTGGTGTTGATCCATCTGCATTCCAATATCTATCAAAGGAAATTACATTAGAAAATCCTGCATCATCAATTAAAATTCTATTAGATGCTCACATCAATTCTTATTGTGATATTCGTGCTTTCTATGCAATAAGTGAGACTTCTAATTTTACTCCAATATTTACACCATTCCCAGGATACAATAACATTGATGTTACAACAAAACAAGTAATTAATCTTGAAGACAGTGATGGATTACCTGATGTTTTTGTCCAACCATCCTTAGCATTGGCATTTGAATCTGCAAATGTTGATTTTAGAGAATATACATTCACTGCAGATCAACTACCTTCATTTAGATTCTATAGAATTAAGTTAGTAATGACATCAACGAGTCAAGTGTATCCACCGAGAGTTAAAAATCTAAGAGTTATTTCACTTGCATAAAAAAAATTATGAATTACTTAAAAGTAGAAGGTCAAAACGACCTTTTTAGGGACCCAAAAACAAATTCGATTATTAATGCTAATATGTCAGAATATCAACAGTATCTGTCTAGACGTAATGTAAAAAATGAAGAACAGAAAAAAATTAACAGTTTGGAGCATGAAGTATCGAGTATAAAAAATGATTTAGATGAAATTAAAATGCTACTTAGAGGTTTGATAAATGAATCCAGATAATATAGAACTTGAAAATCTTAGTAAAAGCTTTGAATATTTTAAAGTTTGCTCAGAAATAGATAATATATCTAATATAGAAGATGCAAAAAACATTGCAAAATGCTATTTTAAATTATACTTAAAGCAGCAAGAAGTTGTATCTCAACTTTTAACAACCAAATCATAAATATTTTAAAAGAGAAGATAAATGGCGCAACCATCTACTAGACAAGAACTAATAGATTATTGTAAAAGAAAACTGGGTGCGCCAGTTTTGGAAATAAATGTTGCAGATGAACAAATTGAAGATTTAGTTGATGATGCCATCCAGTTTTTTCAAGAAAGACATTTTGATGGAGTCTATCCAACATTTTATAAGTATAAAGTAACTCAGAACGACATTGATAGAGGAAGAGCTAAAGGTCTTTCCGGAAATGTGGGCATAACGACTATTAGCGCCACGACAAATATTGCTGGCACAACAACTACTTTTAATTATTATGAAAATAGCAATTATCTCCAAGTTCCCCCTAATATTATTGGTGTAAATAAAATCTTTACTTTTGATGGGGCAAATACAATTACCCACAGTATGTTCAGCGTAAAATATCAATTATTCTTAAATGATGTTTACTACTGGGGGACCACTGAACTACTTTCTTATGCTATGGTCAAAACTTATTTGGAAGATTTGGATTTTCTTTTGAATACACAGAAACAAATTCGTTTTAATAAAAGGCAAGATAGATTATATTTGGATATTGATTGGGGTTCAGTAAGTGAGGGGCAGTATTTTGTAATTGATTGCTATTCAACTCTCGATCCAAATGATTATTCTAGAGTTTGGAATGACTCTTTCCTTAAACCATATCTAACCTCCTTGATTAAAAAACAATGGGGTCAGAATATGATGAAATTCACTGGAGTTAAACTTCCCGGTGGTGTTGAGTTGAATGGCAGACAAATGTATGATGATGCTCAAAGAGAAATAGATATTTTAATGGAAAAAATGTCAAATACATATGAGTTGCCACCTTTAGATATGATAGGTTAATCTCATGCTTAATCCATTTTTTCTTCAAGGATCAAAATCTGAGCAGGGTCTTATACAAGATTTAATAAATGAACAACTTAGAATGTATGGAGTTGAAGTTTATTATATACCTAGAAAGTATGTGACAGAAAGAACAATAATAAAAGAAGTAATAGAGTCTCTTTTCAATCAGGCTTTTCCTATAGAAGCTTATATTGAAAATTATGATGGATATGGCAATAATCCAACTATACTTTCAAAATTTGGTATACAGGCACTAAATGAATTAACAATTACAATTTCAAAAGAAAGATATGAAAATTACATATATCCACTAATAAAATCCAGACCCGGAATTAAATTAGCATCAAGACCGAAAGAAGGTGATTTAATTTATTTACCTTTGGGAGATAGATTATTTGAAATTAAATATGTTGAGCATGAAAAACCATTTTATCAATTACAAAAAAACTATACTTATGAATTAAGGTGCGAAATCTTTAGATATGAAGATGAAGTCATTGATACAGGTATTGCGGAAATAGATGATAATATAAGTGGTACTGGTATTGATGGAGAAAATGCTTCAATTGGTTCTATTCAAAAGCTTACCATGGTTGGGTCTGCAGTAACTGCTACAGCAACAGCACATATAGTAAATGGTGGTATAAGATACATAACTGTAACAAATAGAGGTGGTGGGTATCTAACAGCGCCAAAAGTTGGAATATCTTCAGCACCAATTGGAGGAAAAACTGGTATAGCAACAGCTATTATGATTGGCGGTATTGTTGTTTGCAATGACAATACAAATCCAAATTCAAAATCAGTTCAAAGTGTACAATTAATAAATTCTGGATTTGGATATACACAGTCTCCGGGAGTAAGATTTATTAGTGAAGAAGGTGGTGGTGCTACAGCAACAGCTACAATTGGAAATGGTGTTGTTGGTATTATAACTCTAACTAATGGGGGATCTGGTTATACATCACCGCCGACTATTTCTTTCAGTGGAATTTCTTCAGTTTCTGCAGCCGCAACTGCTGTCGTAAGTTCTGCGGGAACAATCACATCGATAAGAATTACAAACGCCGGATTGGGATATACCGTTTCCCCAACCATAATAATTGGAGCAGCGTCAACATCCTCTTATGGAAACTATATCTTTAACGAAGTAGTTGTTGGATCTGATAGTGGCACAAAAGGAAGAGTAAAATCTTGGAATTCTGTTACTAATGTTTTAGAATTATCAAATATTAACGGAGAATTTGTTGCGGGAGAAATGGTGACAGGAGAAGATTCTGGATCTTATCACGAATTGCGTTTTATTGATCAGTATCCAATTGATGATGGATATGCACAAAATTCTGAAATTGAATTGGAATCTGATTTAATAATTGACTTTAGTGAGAGAAACCCATTTGGAATGCCATAAATATTAGTTATTAGTAATAATTATTTTATAATAGGTTTCTATCATGTTTGAGTATTTCTATAACGAAATTTTAAGAAGAACTGTCATATCATTTGGTTCATTGTTTAATGATATAAAGATTAAGCATAAAAACACCGAAGATGATGTTGTAAGTATTATTAAGGTTCCTCTGGCATATGGACCTACTCAAAAATTTCTTGCCCGATTAGAGCAATCTGCAAATTTAAATAAACCAGTTCAAATTACACTCCCAAGGATGTCTTTTGAATTTACTGGGTTGACATATGATCCAACAAGAAAATCAACAACTACTCAAACATTTACAGCAAAAGATGTAAATGATACTAAGGAAACAAAAAAAGCATATTTACCTGTTCCATATAATATGCAATTTGAATTAAGCATCATGTCAAAATTAAATGATGATGCATTGCAAATTATTGAACAAATTCTTCCATATTTCCAACCAGCTTACACAATGACAGTGGAGTTAGTTGATAGTATTAATGAAAAAAGAGATATTCCTGTGGTATTAGAAAATATTACGATGCAGGATGACTATGAAGGAGATTTTACTACAAGAAGAGTTTTAATTTATACATTAAGATTTACTGCAAAGGTTTATCTATTTGGTCCTATTTCTTCTGCAACGAAGGACATTATCAAGAAAACTACTATCAGTTATATTACAGGAGATACTACAAATTCTCCAACAAGAGAAGTTGTATATTCCGCTCAACCAAGAGCAATCAAAAATTACACTGGCACTGTTTTAACCAACTTAGCAAAGGATGTTAATACTGAAGATACCCTAATTACCGTAAATAATGCAGCATCAATTGTCAAGAATTCTTATTTGGATATTGAGGGGGAAGAAGTTTATGTAAAACTTGTTTCTGGCAATGTTTTAACTGTAGAAAGAGGTAGAGATGAAACTCAGATTACATCTCATCTTTCCGGTGCTGAAGTTAAATCAATTACTCAGCAAGATAATCTCTTGATTGAAGATGGTGATGATTTTGGATTTAGTGGAAGTGCTTTTTAAACTATGGATAAAAAATTTAATTCTCTGAATGATGCTTTCAATTTAGAAAATAGTGGAAGTTTAGATATAGTTCCTACAGAAGTTGATTCTGTTGTAGAAAAAGTTGAAAAAATTTCTTCGGATTTTGATGATATAAAAAAAGATTACAATTACACAAGAGGAAATTTATATTCCTTAATAGAAAAGGGACAAGAGGCAATAAATGGAATTTTAGAACTTGCTCAAGAAAGTGAAATGCCAAGGGCTTATGAAGTTGCTGGTCAATTGATAAAAAGTGTTGCAGATGCAACTGACAAACTTATGGATTTGCAGAAGAAATTGAAAGATATTGAGGAACAAAAGCAATCTAAAAGCCCAACAACCGTCAATAATGCACTTTTTGTTGGTTCTACAGCTGATTTAGCTAAGTTATTGAAAAGTCAACTGAATCAAGAAGAATAAATAAATAAAATACTAAAATTATAAATGGCGGTTCCAGCAGTCAATATAACAATTGAAAGAGGGACAGATTTTGAAAGTGTCTTCACTGTAACAAATCCAGATGGATCAGCACTTAATTTAAATAATTTTTCTTCAGTCTCTAAAATAAAGAAGTTTCCATCTTCAGGAACTTCAACGCCCTTTTCTGTTGGAATTGTTACTTCAAGGGGACAGGTAATTCTTTCTATGGGAAGTACAGTATCTTCAACTTTAGAAGATGGAAGACATTATTATGATGTTGTCATTATTAACAATTCCACCGGAAAGAAAAAGAAAATCATTGAAGGTATGGCAATTGTGACACCCTCTGCGTCAGTTTAAGGAGATATAAATGACAGATTATAATGTCACTTTAGGATATACTTCAGACTTCGTTGTAACGCAGGAAGGTTACGCAGCCCAAGGAGCCCAAGGAACTCAAGGTTCTCAGGGGATTCAGGGACTTGATGGTTCTCAAGGTTCTCAAGGATTATCTGGAGAATTTGCTGGACAAGGTGTACAAGGAACTGAGGGTTCTCAGGGTCTACAAGGCACTGATGGAGCTCAGGGAGTACAGGGGTCTGATGGGGCACAGGGTGTACAAGGTGCTAATGGAACGCAAGGTTTACAAGGAACACAAGGTAGATCTGGACCACAAGGATTTGATGGAGCGCAGGGTCTACAAGGCGTCCAGGGTATTCAGGGAATTCAGGGTAATATAGGAACACAAGGTTCTATAGGTGTTCAAGGTCAAAGAGGTACTCAAGGAAATAATGGGTCTCAGGGATCTCAGGGATTACAGGGTCTCCAAGGTATTCAAGGTGATTATGGTTTTCAAGGAACTCAAGGTTTACAAGGTTCTCAAGGAAATTTAGGTTCTCAAGGTTTAAGGGGACCACTTGGTGACCAAGGAATTCAAGGTGTTCAAGGTTTACAGGGTCTTCAAGGTTTACAGGGTCTTCAGGGTCTTCAGGGTCTTCAGGGTTTATTAGGTTCTCAGGGTATTCAAGGGTTACGAGGTCAGCAAGGATCCCAAGGAACTCAAGGAGAACAAGGTATTCAAGGTTTACAGGGTCTTCAAGGTTCTCAGGGTCTTCAGGGTTTATTAGGTTCTCAGGGTTTCCAAGGTTCTCAAGGAAGAACTGGAACTCAAGGTAGTTTGGGTGTTCAAGGTAATCTCGGATCTCAAGGTATTCAGGGAGATATAGGTTTTCAAGGTTTACAAGGTATTCAGGGTTCTGGTTCTCAGGGAATTTCGGGAACTCAAGGTCTTCAAGGACTATCTGGAGAATTTGCTGGTCAAGGAGCTCAAGGTTCTTTAGGTTATCAGGGTTCGCAGGGTATTCAGGGTGGATTGAGTGCTCAAGGTTCTCAAGGATTATTAGGAACACAAGGACTTCAAGGTTCGCAGGGTATTCAGGGTGGATTAAGTACTCAAGGTTCTCAAGGTTCAATAGGAACACAAGGATCTCAGGGATTAATTGGTGTTCAAGGAAGATTGGGAAGTAAAGGAGATCTTGGTTCCCAAGGTTCCCAAGGTTCTCAGGGTTCTCAAGGTATTCAGGGAGACGAAGGACCTCAAGGTTCTCAAGGAATTAGAGGATTTGGACCCCAAGGTGTTCAAGGTGTTCAAGGTAATACTGGATTTGGATTGCAAGGAATTCAGGGATCTTTTGGCGATAGAGGTCCTCAAGGTCTTCAGGGAATTTTTGGTCCTCAAGGAATACAAGGTCTGCAAGGAACTAGTGGTTCTCAAGGTAGTCAAGGTCTCCAAGGATTATCTGGAGAATTTGCTGGACAAGGTGTTCAGGGGGCAGATGGTCCTCAAGGTATTCAAGGTATTCAAGGTATTCAAGGTATTCAAGGAGAAAATGGTCCTCAAGGTCCTCAAGGTCCTCAAGGTAGGTTTGGTGGAGTTGGTCCTCAAGGTTTCCAAGGAGCCCAAGGTATTCAGGGTGGTTTAAGTGCTCAAGGTTCTCAGGGATCTCAGGGAGATGTGGGTCTTCAAGGTCTTCAGGGACTATCCGGAGAATTTGCTGGGCAAGGAACTCAAGGTGCAATAGGAATTCAAGGATACGATGGTTCGCAAGGTTCTCAAGGTATTCAAGGATTACCTGGAGAATTTGCTGGACAAGGTGTTCAAGGGTCTCAGGGTGTTCAAGGAACTCAAGGTCTTCAAGGTCTTCAAGGTCTTCAGGGATTATCTGGACAATTTGCTGGACAGGGTGTACAGGGAAGTGTTGGTTCTCAAGGATTTCAAGGTGTTCAAGGTAATATAGGAGATCCTGGAAATGAAGGTCCACCGGGACCTGCAGGATCACAAGGAGTTCAGGGATCTATTGGTGAACAGGGCGAACAAGGTGAGCAAGGAGCTCAGGGTATCTCCGGAGAATTTGTTGCCCAAGGTGCCCAAGGTGCTCAAGGTTTAGGTGGAATTCAAGGTCTACAGGGTCTACAGGGTCTCCAAGGTCTCCAAGGATTATCCGGAGAATTTGCTGGACAAGGAACTCAAGGAACACAAGGTCTCCGAGGTGAACAAGGAGTTCAGGGCATTCAGGGTGTTCAAGGTATTCAAGGATTAGATGGAACTCAAGGTGCCCAAGGTTCACAAGGTCTCCAAGGTCCCCAAGGTCTTCAAGGTCTTCAAGGAATATCTGGAGAATTTGCTGGACAAGGAACTCAGGGAACACAAGGTAGAGTGGGAACTGGAGTTCAAGGTTCTTCTGGAAACCAAGGAATTCAGGGTCTTCAAGGTTCTCAAGGTTTTGAAGGTTCTCAAGGAGCTAGAGGTGAAAGAGGTCTTCAGGGTCTTCAAGGAATATCTGGAGAATTTGTTGGACAGGGGGCTCAAGGTTCTTCTGGATTATCGGGTTCTCAGGGTGCTCAAGGAATTCTTGGATCTACAGGTGTTCAGGGTTCTCAAGGTATCCCCGGAGAATTTGCTGGCCAAGGAGCCCAGGGGTCTGCTGGGTTTAGTGGTTCTCAGGGTTCTCAAGGTATCCCCGGAGAATTTGCGGGGCAAGGTACTCAAGGTTCTCAGGGGTTAATAGGTATTCAGGGTGAAATTGGAGCACAAGGAATTCAAGGTTTTGAGGGGCAAGGAATTCAAGGATCTGTCGGTGATATCGGTTCTATTGGACCTATAGGACCACAAGGAATTTCCGGACAATTTGCTGGACAAGGTGTACAGGGAAGTATTGGATCTCAAGGTATTATTGGATTTGGCATTCAAGGATCTCAAGGATTACCCGGAGAATTTGCTGGTCAAGGTGTCCAAGGTACTCAAGGCGTTCAAGGAAATACTGGATTTGGAATACAAGGTTCTCAAGGCATTCAAGGTTCTCAAGGTTCTCAGGGAAGATCTGGAAATGCAGGAGCTCAGGGAGCTCATGGTATACAAGGTGCTCAGGGTATTTCGGGAATTCTTGGTACTCAAGTAACAAGTATTTTATATGTAACCTCAGATGGAAACGACACAAACACAGGACTCAAACTCGGAGATGCAAAAAGAACAATTGGAGCAGCTCTCACAGTAGCAACAACTGGAACAGTTATTAAGGTTACTTCTGGACATTATGTAGAAAATAATCCACTAGTCCTTAAAAAACAAGTTTCAATTACTGGAGATAGTTTGAGAGAGGTATCAGTATCTCCACTAAATCCAGACCAAGATTTATTCCATGTTTCTGAAGGAAATTATGTGACTGAAATTTCATATACTGGTTCTTTAAATAAAGGAAAAGCAGTATTTGCATTTAATCCAAACCAGATAGGTTTTTCAAGCCAATCTCCTTATATTAGGAACTGTACTAATTTTATTGTCAACAGTATTGGAATGAAGATTGATGGTAACCATGTTCTTGGTCCATTTAAGAGTATGGTTACAGATTCCTTTACACAATACAATCAAAATGGTATTGGAGTTTCTATTACTAATGGTGGATATGCCCAGTTGGTATCATTGTTTACTATATGCAATGACATAGCTGTCTATTGCGGATCTGGTGGAGCATGTGATTTAACAAACTCAAATGCTTCATTCGGTAATTATGGTCTTGTTGCTGATGGTGTAGGTAGTAAGAGTTATACTGGAATTGTTACTGAACAATCTTCAGCAAATTCAAGTACATTCGTAGTTAATTTGAATTCTCCAATTTTAGGTATAGTTTCTGCAAGATATGATAATACCACTGGAATATTAACTGCAACTACAAATATTCCCCATAAGTTTTCAGTTGGAATGGGAGTATCTTTACATGGTTTGGAATTTAATTGCCCTTCAGGTCCCGGAATAGTCACATATCCTTCTGGAAGAAATGGGTATACATTCAATACCGTTTCTGTTGCTCCCGGTAGATACTATGATGCATATAATTTGATTCAATCAAATCGTCAAGAAATTGTTGATTTGGCATATAACGCCATAGGAGTTGCATATACTGACTTCACAAATCCAAGCCCAGATAAGTGCAAAAGAGATATTGGATATATTGTAGATGCAGTATCGATTGATGTTAGAGATTATACAAGTAAAAATACTTTAGATGCTACTAAAGCGTATTTTAAATTAGATGGATCAATTTTAACACATGGTGTTGATGGAGAAGTTCCTCAGACAATTGTTGGGTTTACTTCTGCAAGAGAATTAATGAAACTTGCGATTACTAATAATTTAACAAATAAGGATTTATCAATCATTGCAGATCCTCTTACAGGCATCAATACAAGTCCATCATCATGTGCCGATGTACAGTCATTCATAGACAATCTTGTTGGTATTATCACAACTCGCCTAAATGCAGGAAATATAAATGGAGCAAACGCTTTGCCAGCGGTTTCTATGGCAAGCACCACATTTAGTGTTTATGTTGGAGTTTCTACTCTTCCACATGCTCATATTTCAAATACAGGAACAGTAAATATCAGTATTGTAAGACCATTCGATGGTCAAGTAATTTATTTTGATAGATTATATTATACAATAAAAGGTATTGGTATATCATCTGGAGGTAGTGGATATACTGGACCTGCAATAGTAACTATTGATCCACCAGAGTCTGACTGGGGCATACCAGCGACTGCATCTGTGCAAATTACAAATGGATCAATTTCTTCAGTTGATATTATTTCCGAAGGTAGGGGATATACTGTTGCACCAAAAGTTACTTTTAGCTCCCCAAATGCAGGAATAAATACAGCCATAGGATCGGCAATTATTTCTCCTGTATATTATGCAGTATTGAGTTCGACTCCAATTTCAAGTGGAATCTGTACTATTACTGTTAATGATACAATTCCTTATGTAGTTGGTGTTGGCAGTGAAGTTAATTTCTTCAAACAAAGTCGTGTTTTAGCTTCTGGTCATTCTCTAGAATATATTGGTTCTGGTGTTGACATTGCAACAGCTCTTCCTAGAAATGGTGGTGTTCCTATTCAACAAAATGAAACTGATTCTAGAAATGGCGGATTGGTTGTTTATACTACTACCGATCAATCTGGCAATTTTAGAATTGGTGATGGAGTTGTTATTAATCAACAAACAGGAACAATCAGTGGTGCATCTTATACAAGAAGTTTATTTTCTACAATGACACCATTCATACTCGCATTAGGAGGATAATAACATGGCATTAGCACTTAATGTATTTCAGACAGTAACTTCAGTAGTTTCTACAAGTCCAGTAGAAGTTTACACTGCTCCAGTCGGATATACTGGCGTTGTTCTTTTGGCACAAGTCACAAATATCGGAGCATCTCCCTACGATATAACATTTATTCATAGAAGAAGCTCTACTGATACTGAATTGGTAAAAAATTATCCAATTTCGGGAAATGATACTGCAAATCTTCTCTCAGGAAAATTGGTTCTTGAGAGTGGAGATAAATTAGTTTTGTCGGGAAGTGATGCAACTAATTTAAAATTCATTGCAAGTATTTTAGAAACTCTTAACTAATACGAAAATGACAAAATATCTCAGTAACAGACAAAAAAATCTTAAGGTTGGTATCATATCATATACCGAAAGTAGTACGGTATTAGAAGTTACTGGGAAGGTTGGTATTGGTACAACAAATGCTTCATCAAAACTTCATGTAATTGATGATGTATTAATAACAGGTGTTGTTACCGCATCATCATTTTCTGGGACTGGTGGATATTTAACTCTAGGTTCTGCTGATGATGGAAGTTTAACATCATCAGGAGCATTGAATACATTCACAACCAATACAAAAATTGTCAATAGTATAGATGATTTAAACGAACTGGCATTTAATATTATTAGAAACACTGCAGTTACTAATGTCGATTTTTCATCAAATGTGGTGACTGGAGGTTCTCCTTTATCAATTACTTTATCAGTTACAAGTTCCGGAAACGCAAATAGGTATGATGTTGATTGGGGCGATGGAACTACAACTTCTAACTACGCTTCTGCTTCTATTCCACATACATATACCCAACCTGCGGGAGGATTATTCTCAATCTCTTTGGTCGCCAAAAATAACTCCGGAATTGGAGCAGGGAGTAGTTATTCTGCGGCAAAGAGTAATTATATTACAGTTTATACACCAGATCCAGTTGTTACTTTTGATTTATACAGAGCATCATCTGGAGGTACTGCTCTCTCAGGTAATGATTTATATGTTGTAGAAGGGCAATCTTTATACTTAGATAATAATACAACAAATACTAATGGCGCAACAGTTAATTATACAATGAACTGGGGAGATGGATCAACTAATGATTCTATCCTAATTAATACTGCTAATGGAGGTGCTGATGCTTCTGCCGCTAGACTTCAGCATACTTGGAGTCAAGGTACAAATAGTTCTACAAGTAGAGATACACTTACACTAACTTTAAACGCACACAATACAGCAAACCCATCTGTTATTCCTGCTACTGGAACATCACTATTAAAAGTTTATGATGATGCTCCAACTGCACCAGATGGACTAAGCAGCAAAACATTATCGAATGTTACTAGCACCGGGACTAGTCCAAGACTTGTTTCTGGATTTACTGATAATACTGGAGGTACAACACTAACAGCAGGTACTGATGTTAATCGCGTAACTAGTGGAACTGCTGAAGCAACAGCAATTTCTTCTTTTGCATATGATGCAAACAATGGAACTCTTACAGCACAGGTGAATGGTTCTTCAGATGGTTCCCGAGTATTAACTAGTGGAGATGATTCAGGAACTTATACGAGTTTGGTGATTACTGAAGAGAGTGATTATCAATTATTGAATTCTTCTGGTTCTACCACTACTTTCGCATCAAGCATATATTATCCAGGATTATATAAAGGATTCAAAGCAAAAGTTTCTAAATTAGTTTCTTCTTTAGCAACTGGTGTGAATAGTATGCAGTTGCTTCATAGTTCTACTGGAAATACTAATACAGTGCAGTTTGTGAAAGATGATATAACCGCTACACCCGTTGTCAGTATTTCTACAGCAACACTTACCGAAAATGTTGCCGGCACTTATCGATATGTTTCTGGTATTCCTTATTATAATACTGGTTCACCATCTCTTACTTTATCTGGACTGACAGTTACTAACCTTACTGGGCAGACATATACTAATCAATCTAATATTGTTGAAGTTGATACTGGAACAAACCAAGAAGGAACTTCAAGTGCGGCTACAAATGATACTGATTACACTTATGCTCAGATTGATGGTCCTTCAAGTATGCTGAGTGGTGGGATACCGATTGCTAATGTTGGAGTGTCTTCACCATATGCTATTGCAAGTTTGACCGTTCCAATCACATCATCAAGCGTAAGAACTGTTGATAGAGTTAGAGTTCGTGCTAAGAATGTAAATGGAACCAGTAGTTACACAAGTGATATTTCAACGAACATTCAAGTTCATACTGCATCTCAATCTGGAATTTCCGAAATTTCTATAGCAGTTCCTTCTGGACTTGGTGATGGAACTTACACTGACAATGGTAAGAGAATATATGATTTTGGTCCCGGAATTACTACAAACACTCCATCATATAGTGGCGTAACTAATTTTTACACCAACAACCCATATTCAGAATCTTCTTCTCCTGCGGGAATTACTGCAACAAGAGAAGCGGTTGTGAGATTGGGTAGCATCACTCATAATCAAGTGAACTACTCAACTGGATATCTCCCAGTTGGTCCAGATTTTTCATCTGGAAGAAGTGGAACTCAGTATTTCACTTTTGCATTTAGAAGAAAAGTTGTTGCTAACTTTGATATTAATATCACAAGTTCTACAGGTATTTCGGGTCTCTGGATTGCTGCACCCGGAACAAGTATAGATACTACAAGTGGATTAAATGGTTGGTTAAAAGCAGACACTGCTTATGCAGGTTCCGGTGTTCCGGGGAGTGGATCTGGTGGAAATGGTTCTGATGGTTGTGCTGTTACTAATGGAGATAGAATTATTGCTTCAACATCTTTAAGTGGTGGATATACTATGACCTTAGGTAGCGAAAATATGAGTAATGCTACTGGCAATGTTGTTCTCGTAAGAATTGCTTTAACATCTGGACAATCTATAACGAGTCTTAGCATAGGAGCTGCTGCGTAAAATGGCCATTTCAAACGATCAGAAGATTGATTATCTCTGGAAAAAACTTGGTTACGGTAGAACAAAAACCGATGTCTCGACAATCAAAGATGCGGTTAATGAATCTATTTCAAGTCCTCTACTAATAAGAGGGGATAATGTTTGGTCACAATCAAATCTAATTCCGGGAACAATTCCCGGCAGCAGCACATCAGTAGTTACTTTATATCCAACATCATTACCTGTAGAATGTATTGCTGATATTACATCATCAACAAATAGGACTTGGAAGACAAATATAACAGATTGGATTCCTCCCGAAATTGGTTCTACTTATCTTGTAAAAGTATATGTTCATACCTCAGGAAATGCAGCAACTGCCGCTTCATCAGGAACTCAATTAATTGCTGCTGGTTCTGGTAATAATGACGAATGGTTCTTTGATTATCAATCTGGAACTTTAAACTTTATTGGAACTAATCTTCCAAGTGGAGTCAATTTTAGTGGGAAGAGTATCTATATTAGTGGAGCAGTTTATAGTGGAGTTAAAGGAGTAGCAGTTGCTGGAGCAGCATCATCCTTTTCTTCAATATATGTTTCTGGTATTGGTACTGTTACTACTCTGGATAGCACTACAGGGGCAGTAACTAATCTCAGTGGTACAAATATCAACTATACTGGTATTGGTACTATTACAACTTTAAACGGCACTACAGCAAATTTAACCAATATCAGTGGTACTAATATCAATTACAATGGTATTGGTACTATTGCGACTTTAAACAGCACTACAGGAACAGTAACTAACCTTAGCGGTACAAGTGCAAATTATTCTGGAATCATAACTGCATCATCTTTCCACCCAAGTAGTGGATATATCCAAGCAGCGGATGGAACTAATTCATTCTACATCTATAGCGGAACTGGAAATGTAGCATTTCAGGGAACTATTGGTGTAGGTACAATCAATAACACATCCGGACATAAGGCACTTGATTTCGGTTCAACAACCACACCATCAGTTAATATTACAAATAGTTTAAATGTTGGTAGTGGAGTATCAGTTGTTGGTGTAGTAACGGCATCAAGTTTTAGCGGAACTGCAACATCTACAACTAATATTCCAAATTTAACTGGCGATGTAACTTCAGATAATACTGTAACTACTCTTGCAACAGTTAATAATAATGTTGGAACTTTTGGTTCCCAAACTTCAATTCCAAGCATCACTGTCAATGCAAAAGGTTTAGTTACTGGAGTAACTACCAGTTCAATTATTGTTGGTGATGGAACGCTTACTCTACAAACATCTGGCATTGGGTTGTCTGGATCACAAACTTTTACTGCTAATCAAAGTAATAATACAACATTTACGGTAACTTCTAATGCTACAAGCGATAACACTTCTTCATCAATAGTAGCAAGAGATTCGTCTGGCAATTTTAATGCGGGAATAATTACCGCTACAACATTTTCAGGATCTCTTCAAGGTAATGCATCTACAGCAACTGCTCTTCAAAACTCAAGAACATTTGAAATTACCGGAGATATTGTTGCATCTGCAATTAGTTTTGATGGAACCGGCAATGTATCATTAGCAGCAACAATTCAACCAAATAGTGTTGGATTAGGAACTGATACAACTGGGGATTATGTCCAAACAATTTCCGGAACTGCAAATCAAATTACAGTTACCAGCGGAACTGGAGAGAGTTCTTCACCAGTATTAAGCATCCCAAATCAATTTACTGCTCCACAAGATGTAACAGTTACGCGAGATTTATTTGTCAATCGCGATTTAAGTGTAACGGGTAATATTACAATTGGGGGAACATCTGCAGCAATCTTTTCACAATCATTAAATGTATTCGACCCAGACATTGTTCTTGGATTTAGAACTGATGCACTTGGCAATGATGTTTCAAATGATAATACGGCAAATCATGGTGGCGTTGCAGTCGCATCAACAGAAGGAACTCCATTAGTTCAGTTATTCATCGCTGGTATCGAAACAAATCCTGCCACATATAAGAAAATTATGTGGTTCAAGGCAGGTGAGTTTGCTGGACTCGGAACTGATGCTTGGTTGATAAACTATGCTGTAGGTATTGGCAGTACACAATTCCCATATGGAACCAGATTAGCGGCAGGTGCTGTTCAATTCACTGAAAGTGATTTAGCAGTCGTAAGAAATATTAATGCTTCTGGCATAAGCACCATTATAACTTTAAACAGCACCACAGGAACAGTAACTAATCTTAGTGGTACTGATATTAACTACAGTGGTGTTGGTACTATTGTCACTCTGAATAGTACCAACGGAACGGTAACTAACCTCAATGGTACTAATATCAATTATAGTGGTATTGGTACTATTGCAACTCTTAATAGTACTACTGGAACAGTAACTGATCTTAGTGGTACTGATATTAACTACAGCGGTGTCGGTACTGTAGTTAACCTAAATGGAACTAATATCAATTATACTGGTGTTGGCACTATTGCAACATTGAATAGTACTACTGGAGCAGTAACTAATCTCAGCGGCACTGATATTAACTACAGTGGTATTGGTACTATTACTACACTGAATAGCACTACTGGGACCGTAACTAACCTAAGTGGTACGAATGTAAATTATAATGGCATTGGTACTATTGCAACTCTTAATAGTACTACAGGGGCAGTAACTAACCTTAGTGGCACAAATGTTAATTATACTGGTATTGGTACTATTGCAACACTGAATAGTACTACAGGAACAGTAACCAATCTCAATGGAACTAATATCAATTATAGTGGTATTGGTACTATTGCAACTCTTAATAGTACTACTGGAACCGTAACTAACCTAAGTGGTACGAATGTAAATTATAATGGCATTGGTACTATAACCAATCTTGGTGGTATAAATGCCAATTATGCTGGTATTGGTACGATTGCGACTTTAAACAGCACTACAGGAACAGTAACCAACCTTAGTGGTACAAATATTGATTATACTGGTATTGGTACTATAACCAATCTTGGTGGTATTGATATCAATTATACTGGTATTGGTACTATTGCAACTTTAAACAGTACTACTGGTTCTGTTACAACTTTAATAGGAACAGATATTAACTATAGTGGTATTGGTACTGTAACCAACTTAAATGGAACTAATATCAATTATACTGGTATTGGCACTGTTGTTACACTGAATAGTACTGCAGGAACAGTAACCAATCTCAATGGAACTAATATCAACTATAGTGGTATTGGTACTATTGCGACTTTCAATAGTACAAACTCTACGATTGATAATTTAAATTCGACTAATATCAATGTTTCTGGTCTCTCCACTTTTGCTGGTATTACAACAGTTGCTGGACCAACATTATTCACCAAACAATTAAGTGTTTCTGGTGTTTCCACATTCCATGGTGATGTAAAAATTACTGATGGCAAGAGTGTTTACTTTGGTGACGGCAATGATTTAAGAATTTATCACGATGGGGGCAATAGTTTTATTCGCGATATTGGAGTTGGAAATCTCTTTATTGATGCTTCCAACACTTATCATAGAGCTAGCTCACATCTTTTCTATGATGATACGGGAAATAAAACTCTTGCTACTTTTACTGCGGATGGTTCGATTTCACTTTATTATGACAATTTAAAAGTATTTGAAACCTCTGGAATTGGTGCAACTGTTTATGGTACTCTAAACACTCAAGATCTTAATGTAACCGGAGTAGGTACTGTTACAACTTTGAACAGTACTACTGGATTCATCACAACTCTAACAGGAACAGATATTAATTATACTGGTATTAGTACTTTTACCACTCTAAACAGCACCGAAGGAACGGTAACTAATCTTAGTGGTACTGATATTAACTACAGTGGTATTGGTACTGTAACCAACTTAAATGGAACTAATATCAATTATACTGGTATTGGCACTGTTGTTACACTAAACAGCACTACAGGAACAGTAACTAATCTCAATGGTACTGATATTAACTATAGTGGTGTTGGTACTATTGCTACACTGAACAGTACTACTGGAACAGTAACTAATCTCAATGGTACTGATATTAACTATAGTGGTGTTGGTACTATTGCTACACTGAACAGTACTACTGGAACAGTAACTAATCTCAATGGTACTGATATTAACTATAGTGGTGTTGGTACTATTGCTACACTGAACAGTACTACTGGAACAGTAACTAATCTCAATGGTAC